GGCGTTCACCGCCGCCCTGACCGCGCCCGTCCGCGTCCCGGAGGGGCCGCACAGCGCGGACAGCGCCCTCGCCATCGCCCCGGCCGACCTCTCGAACGCCGCCGGCCCGCCGGCCCCGACCGCCTTCATCGCGGCCATCGCCTCCGCCAGCCCCGGCGCCGCCTTCACCGCCTCGGCGGACCCGCCCGTCACGGTTATCCCGACGACCGCGGCCCGTCCCGGGTCCGCTGCCCTCCCGGACGGCCTGACGCGCCCGTCCTCCCCGATCCCCGGGTCGATCCCGCGCCCCCCGTTGTCGCCCGCTATCCGCGAGAGGGTCGGGTAGAGCGCCTCGACGGCCCTCGCGAGCCGCCCCATGTTGTCTGAAAGCCTGTCGTTCGGCATAACCAATCGCAACCGTTTGTTTTCCACCGGTATTTATCCCCCGGACGCGTCCCGGCGCCACATCAGGGTGGAAAACGTGAAAAACGTGAGAAAACCGGGCGCGGAAACGCGGTTTTCCGTCGGTTTTCCGGGGGTTTCCCGCCCGCCCGCGCCGTTCCGCCCTGACCCCGCGGGTTTTCCCCGTCCGGACCGCCGCAGACCGGAACGCGCTGGTTCCCAATCAGATAATTCCGGGGGGCAGACCCCTCCCGGCGCCCTTATTCCGCCCGGAACGCCCCCGCCCGGCGCGATAAAAAACGGCCGCGCCGTAAAAACCCGCCGTCTTATCCTTATTTTTGTTCCGCCGCCGCCACTTTCCGCTTTCTCCGGCGCGCGTCATATGTTCGGCATCCGGCGGCTTATGCTGGACGATACATTGGATTTGATGATTTGATTTGATTTGGATATCCGGCCGCCATCTACCTGGTCCGTGCGTCCGGCGGTTTAAGTTTATAAAGTTTATATATGTATGTATGTTTAGTTTATATTGTGATAATAGACATTGGATAATTTGGATATCATCACATATCCGATATTCTATCCGGTGTTCCCGGTGTTCGGCACGGCCGGCGGCTTATATTGTCGGAAGAATATATTGAGATATCCGTAGTATCCTATCCGGCGGGCGGCTTATGTGAGTGGGCGGGCGGCTTATGACATATTATTAACCTCTTGACACGCGATTGGGGGATATCGGGATATCCGGCGGCTTATATTGGAATATAATTTAATTGGATATTATCATTATCCGGCGGCTTATATTGGATGTCCGGCGGCTGATCTTAGCGGCTCTCCGTTCGTTTCGGAAAATTTTTTAACTAAAAATTTTAGATCTGTTTTTTTAAAATTTTAGCCGCCCGCATTTCTATCCGTTTACTTAAACGTTTTAATATCAGTATTTTAGCTACAGTTTAGTATCCAGCCGCCGGCGATTTCTGACGATCTTTAACATCCCCGTCCCTTCGCCTAAAACGCCGCCGGCTCCCTTTATTAAAACTTTAGTATTAAACCGTTCCGCGTCACCGTATCACTAAACATTTTAATGCCCGTCCCCGTCCCCCGCCTTAATCAGGAACCGCGCCGGCCGGCCTTTATATATGACATAAAGTCACTTCGGATTCTGACATTTTTAATATATGACGGCATGTCGCCGCCGGCGGTATACCCGGATACCGTCATTATTGGATACCAGCATGTTATATGATTATACCTTTTGACATCATGAAAATTGGTTCGGAATCCGGCGGCGGATGTTTATCCGGATTGTATGGAACGGCCGGATAACGGCCGGCGGCGGATTATACCTTTTTACACAAAATAAATTTCCGTATGTCGCCGGAAACCGCTATATTTGACGGGTGTTTTTTTATTATATAAAAAACACCTTAAATCCCGTTCCGGAAAAATTTAAGGACTGAATAAAAAGCGTCAGTTACGGGCTTTTCGCGGAACCGGCCGGTTTTTTGATATTTTTCATAAAGAGCTGATGGCGATGTCGATATGAAAACGGCCCGATCGATTTCCCTATAAGGGCGGAAACGACGGGCCGGAAAATTTAAGGATCGGGAAAAAAGCGTCAGTTAGGAAGACGGCCGGGACGCGTAACTCATTGAGAAATTTTACGGGAAAGTGCCAGTTAGGCGGTCCGGGCCGGATTTTTCATGATACCGGCCGTCCGGATCCGCCTCGCCCCTTGTTTTTTCCGGTCCGGGAACGCCGTTCCGCTATATCCGGCGTCGATTTCCGGCGTTATCGGATCGGAACCTTAAATTCCGCCGCCGGAAAATTTAAGGGAGACGAAAAAAGCGTCAGTTACGGGCCTGACGGCGGAAAGGTCCGTTTTTATAGAATCCATATAACTGGCTGGCGGCGAATCTTATGTGAAAACGGCCCGATTGATTTCCCGTAGGGACCGAAAATTCCGTCCGGAAAATTTAAGGATCGGGGAAAAAGTGTCAGTTACGTGATCTGTCCGGGTGCGTAACTGACGCTTTTCCTGTGCGGTTTCCCAATCAGTTACGCGTTCCGGCGTCCGAAGTGTCGGCATCTCCGCCCGCTATAAATAATTCAAAGGACAAAACGGGATCACATATGAATATGACCAAAATGGAAGGATACGGATACGGGCGATATGACGCCGGCCGGCTGGACGAGGGTTTCGACCTCTCCGGGTCGGATGTCGACTACACGGACACGTTCAGCGACATGGACCAGGACGCGGAGCTGATAAGCGAGTTCGCGAAGGGGCTGATGCCTGCGTTGTGGGTGCAGGACTGCGCCGGGAAGCGGCGGTTCGCCGGGCAGCTTGATCCGGTCGCGAGATCATGGGGCAAGCTCACCAGCGTGGAGGATCCGATGCTCGCGCTGATCGGATGCTGCGTGATCGACGGGAACGGCGACATCACCCTTGATGTCAGCGACATCACCGGGTGGATGGACCCGGCGGATCCGGCCGCGTATGGCGTGTCTGCCGTCGGCATCACGACAAACCCGTGGGCGAAAAAGGCGGCGGGCAATCTTCCGGCCGGTTCGGCGAGAAGAACCGCCATGACGAACAGCATGTATTGGGTCATGATGACGCTCAGGCTCGACAAGGCGTCCGCCGCGTGGAGGAAAAGGTTCGGCGGGCGGTGGAGGATCGAATCCGCCGGCGTCCGGGAGTTCGTCTCCGGCGCGATGGGAACGGCGACGGTCAACACCGCGCTCAACGTCATCCCCGGAAAGGACGGGTCCTTGCGCGGGTGCCCGCGGTTCGTCCGGGGGACCGTCCATGTCGACAGTGACGGCCCGGTGAGGAGTTCTCTCCGGGGCGCGTACTCGGCGAAGTCCCGGCTCCGGACGCTGGATGGCGCGCCGGAGGAGGTGACAGGCGTCTTCTCCGTTTACAACGCGGAGCTGCTGGCGACAGTAGACGGCGCCGGCTGGTTTAACCACGCGCCGAAGAAGGCGGGCGGCGTCATGGTCATGTGCTCCGATACGCCCGGACGCCAGATGTACACACTGTGAGGACCGGACGGGCAAGTGATTGCCCCGGCGCTGACCGACGGCGTCTCCAGATCATGGGGCGACAAATGTACGGAAATGGCAAGGCTGGACGGGACGGTCGGCGAGCCGGTTTCCGTCGACATCTCCGGCGGGGCTTATAACCACATGGCGCAGCCGGAGCGGAACGCGCCAGATAATGTCCGGCCGAAGGTCGCGGCGGTCCCGGCCGGGATGACGGTGGAAAAGAACGGCTGGTGACATAACAGCGACTGGTCCGAGATGGGCCGCGTCGAGAAGGCGAAGCCGGCGGAGATCGTGATACCGGCCGGCGCGTGGACGGCGGCGATGTTCCCGGGCGTGAAGATGGACGGCGGCGTCAGGGTCAAGGCGTATGTCGACCCGGGCAAGGCCGCGGAATTCGCCGCGTGGCTGGACGGCGCGAACCGCCGGTAGGAAAGAGCGGACTTTTTGATCAGTGGACTTTTATACACCAAACAGGAAGAAATGATCGGCGGATCGGCCGGATCCTCTACCTTTCGACATCAAATAAATTTCCGTATATCGGAAAAAACGGCTATATTAGCGGGGGGCTTTTATATATAAAAGCCCTTCTTTTATTAATATGTTTCGGCGCCGGTGTATCAGTGTATCAGTGTACTGACGCACCAATACAGTGCTCGCGTCATGGCGGAAACACGCGCGAGCATGGCGTGCGTTCCTTTATATAATAAATAAAAACCGTCCCGCCGGATAAATAACCCTGAAAAAGAAACAGCCGAAGTCATGAGACCTGAATTTTATGACGGGGACGAAGGCTGTTCCGGGGGGCGGGGGTCAGACGGGATGATGGCGTTCATCGGCTTCGGCGTCGGAGCCGGCGTGATCGCGCTGATCGCGGCCACGCTGCTTGCCGCGTTCGGCATGCTGTAGGACCCGCCCCGGTTCATTTTCGTTTCTTTCGGGGCGGATGTCGTTTCATTCCGTCCCTTTCTTTTTATTATGCGCCTTCCGCCGATGAAATATTTTTTCAAAATAAATTTCCGTATTCAAAAAGAAAGCGCTATATTCGTGTTGTCAAAGTCAAAAAGATTATAAAGACGAATCAGATATGGCTGTATCGAAAACATCCGCGAAAGAGATTGAGCCGACGTCAAGGTCGTATGTCGTCGATCTTTACGGCGACGTCGAGTACATGTGCGGGGGCAACGTCTCCAAGGTGAGGAACGCGCTTGTCCGGCAGGGCGCCGACAGGGCGTCCGCGATGAGGCCGGACATATACAACGGCGTCGTGTCGTGGGTCAACCCGGACGGGTCGCCGGCGTCGTTCGTGTCGTCCGGCGGGGGCGCGGCGCTCGTCACCGTCAGGAGATGCGTCGTCAGGAAGGCTGGATACGCCGCCCTGCCGTGGACGTCGATCGACGGGTATGCCCGCCGCCGGAAATCGGTCGAGGACGAGATGGAACAGGAAATCCGCATGGGTGACGTCATCGTCCGGGTGTCGGCCATCCGGAAGGAATGCGAGAAGACCGGCCTGCCGTACGATTCGGACTCGGCCGCGATGTATCCGTCGATGATGGACGGCGTGGTCCCGCTGGCGGAGCGGGCTGCCGCCGCCGTCGCGGAATGGAAGGACGCGAACGCGCGTTCATGTAAGAGCTGGATGGGGCTCGCGGCGGACTTCCCGGGTATATGTTCCGTATACGAGACGCCCGCTGAGTGGGTGTGGATTTCCGACGGGAACGACATCGATGCCGCGGGCGAGAGCGACGACCCGTCGAATCAGACGTGGATCCCGGACCGGGAAACACCGGATTTTATCAAGAAGGTCGTCCGGTGGGTGAAGCGGGTGTCCGAACTGTCAGGCCGCGACATAATGGCGGAGGCGGAGAAGGCGCGGCGCGGATTTCAGCAATAAAAGAACAGGAAAAACAGAGCAATAGCTTATGAGTGAAAGGAAAATATGTAACAGCGATATGTATGGCCGGTACACGAACGGCCGGATGCTTGCCGACACGATGACGGTGATCGCGGCGGCGCTTGCGGCGCTCGACGCCGGGTCCGTCATGGCGGGCGGGATCCCTTATTTCTTTTATGACGGCATGGCTGTGTTCTTCACCGTCGCGTCCATACTGCTTTACGGGGCGGCGGACTGCTTCGCCGGGTTCAGGGCGTGGGCGGCGTTGCCGATGTACGACGACTTCCGCGGGCCGCTGCTGTACGACGATCCGTATTGGCCGATCGTCAGGTGGTAGCGAAAAAATTTTTCCGGAAATATTTCCGTATATGAAAAGAAAGCGCTATATTCGCGTTATGAATTTTAACGCCAGATAATATGGAAGAGAGAAATTTTGATTTTAATTTGAACGAGACCCCCGACACCGGGGAGCAGACGTCGCCCTTCGACATGTCGAACATGGACGAGAACGACTGGACCGACACGATGTCCGACAACGACGCCGAGCAGGAGGTCAAGGCGATCACCGAATGGATGGACACGCACTGCGTGTTCTGTGACAGGCTCGACGAGTCCGCGGAGTACGAGGGCGCCGGCATCGGCGTCGAGGGCGGGCCGGACTGGTGGATCGCCGAGGGCGGCGTCATCAACGTCGCCAACCACATCAGCCTGAGGACCGACGGGGACCTGCCGCCGTACATCAGGTTCGGCGAGATCGGGAAGGACATATACATCATCGGGCAGAACCTGAAGTCGACCAACGGGTTCCCGAAGAAGGTCGGCGGCTCGATGTGGATGTTTGATTCCGACGTCGAGAAGATCACTGATTTCCCGGAGTATGTCAGGGGGAACTGCAGCTGCAGGAACAACAGGCTGAAGAGCCTGGACGGCCTGCCGCTGAAAATCGGCGGGGTGCTCGACGTGTCGGACAACGATCCCGGTTTCAGGTGGGTCAGGACGGACGGGAAGACGATAGACGTCGGCGTCGCGGTGTACGGGTCGCTCGACGAGAAGGGAAGGAAGGAATACAGGACGAGCAAGGACATGTACGTGAACATGGCGGCGGACGACAACCCCGACTCCGCCGCGCTCGCAAGGAAGATGTCGGAGCAGGCGAAGGACGCCGGATACCCGGACGGGACGCTCGCGGTCAGCTGCTCCGGCGACACGTCCGACGGATGGGTGTTCGAGTCGCACGGCGACATCTAACGGGATAACAAGTGGCGAAACCGGCGCGCGCCCGCCGGGAGCGGAAACGGCGCGGGGGCTGAACGCCGCGGCCCGGAGGCCGGCGAATGACTCTTTAGCTTTCAAAAACAAACAAAACTGTTTTCACAAACAATGGAAGACATTAAGAAGAAGATTTTCAAAGACGTGAAGGCCGGCGACAAGGTCTGGTTCGTGACCGGCGCCAAGGCGGGTGTCCCTTCGATCAGGCTCGGCCACGTGACCGAAGTCAAGCCGGACGCCAATAACGCGCTTGTGCTGTTCGACACCGACGTCCAGAACGTCGCCGTCCCGGTGGCGTCGCTGTTCAAGGACAGGATCGAGTTCGGCGCCGGCGAGACGCTGACGTCGGTCCACACCGCCGCGGACGCCGCGGACGCCGAATACAACGAGGGGCAGGTCCGCTATAACGCGGAGAACGGCAGGCGCGCCAACTCCGACGACGTGAAAAAGCGGGATGATGACGGAAACGCCGATGAGGAGTACACCGTCGCCGATCTCGTCAGCGATGTCGCGAAGGCGTTCATCAGCGCGCTGGCCGGCGTGAGCGAGGACGATGACCGCGAGGAGCCGATAGATCTCGGCATCGAGACCGAGCTCCCGGCCGCGGAGAATCCGCCCGCGCCGGACAGCCATCTCGTCCTGACGGAGAAGGCCGCGGCCCGCGAGGTGTCCGTCCCGTCCTATCCGTCCGTCCCGGCGGTGCTGATGATCACCGTCAACCCGTCCGGCTGCGAGAAACTGGACCCGGACTACTACACGGACCCGGCGATGCACACGCCGAACCCGCTCTACCTGGACCACGGCGTGCATTACCTGCACGACATCCTGATCCCGGATTTCCGCCGCCCGGCGTCCCTGCCGGCCGAGGACGACAGCAGGTTCTTCGGCGACGACACCGAGGCCGACGCCGCCGCCTGCATGATCGAGGACTGGATCGACTCCGCCTACCCGGAGCTCGCCCGTCTGGATTACGGCCCGGACGAGGACTGGTTCTACGAGGTGCTGCCGGGGTCGGCGATAGGCGTCGACACGAACACCGTTGAGCTCAACCCTTTCAAGGAGGACTAGCGGTATGGTGTTCAGGCTCATAATCGGCGCCGTCATCCTGTGCGCGCTTCTGTATTACGGTTACGTCGCGCTCGCGATGTTCGGGATCGTCGACGCGGACGGGGAGAGGTTCTCGTCATGGTCCGCGCTGATCCCGTTCGCCGGGCTGTTCGCGTCCGGGAATCCGTCACGGAAGGAAGACGCCGTCAGGGACAAGGCGCCGGAGAGGGAACCGGCGGCGGTGGACGACACGACCGCGTCCGTCCCGAAACGGAAAAGAAAAAAGATGCCGGCGTCTGAGTAACGCCCGGCGGATCACCTTGCGAAAGGGCGGGATTTTCCGCCCGCCCCTTTCATTTTTGTTTTCATTTTTGTTCAACATTTTTAACCAGAAGAAAAGAATGTCAGTGAAAGTTTCACCAAAGAAAATCGCCGTGCTCATTCTCGGCGTCGTCCTCCTCATCGGCCTGACCATGGTCGGCAAGCTCGGGGAGAACGTGAAGAACGAGGAGATCGTCGTCAACCAGTACCCGTTCACCGGCCGCATGGTCTACTGGACCACGCCCGGCGTCAAGTGGCAGGGATTCGGCGACGTCACCAGGTATTACAAGACGCAGCAGCTGTGGTTCGGGTCGTCCGACGGGAACGGCGAGCAGATCGGGTCGCCCATACAGGTGATATTCAACGACGCGTCCGACGGCGCCATATACGGGTCGCTCAGGGTCAAACTGCCGACCGACGTCGAACACCTCGCCAGGATACAGACAGACTACAACGGGATGGACAGGCTCATGACCGACCTGGTGAAGCAGACCGTCAACAAGGTCATCTACGCGTCCGGACCGCTCATGTCGGCGTTCGAGTCCTACGCGGAGAAAAAGAACGATCTTATATACTACATAACAGACCAGCTCAATAACGGCGTCTACAAGACCACCGTCCGCGTCGTCGAGACGGAGGATCCCGTCACCGGCGAGAAGAAGCAGACGAAGGTCGCGGATCTCGTCCCGGACCCGGACAGCCCGGGCGGCTATAAGAGATCAGAGTCGTCACCGTTCCGATATTACGGGCTCGAGATAGGGCAGGTTTCCATTTCTAAGATAGGATATTCCGACCAGGTCAACAACCAGATAGCCCAGCAGCAGGAGGCGAATATGCTCATTCAGACCAGCAAGGCCAAGTCCGCCGCCGCCCAGCAGGAGTCGATCCGCGCCGAGGAGGAGGGAAAGGCAGCGGCCGCGAGGGCGCGGTGGGAGCAGGAGAAGGCGAAGGCCGTCGCCGTCACCAAGGCCGAACAGGAGCGCGAGGTGTCAAGGCTCGCCGCTGAGAAGGCAGAGTTCGACAAGAAGAAGATAATCGCCGAGGGCCAGGCCGAGGCGGAGGCGAACAGGCTCAAGGTCGCGGCCGGCCTCACCCCGCAGGAGAGGGCCGAGTGGGAGTACAAAACCCGGGTCGGCGTCGCGGAGGCGATGTCAAAGGTCGCGCTGCCGAGGATCGTGTCGACCGGATCATCCGGAAACGCCGGCGGCACCGCGATGGACGCGATGGGGCTGAACATGCTCATCCAGTTGTCCGACAAATTGTCGAAGCAGTAAGACTGCATCATCGAAAGGAAAGACGGGCGGGACATGAAATCGCCCGTCTTTTTGCGTGTTAAATAATTATATCTACGTTATTCATTTTTACTATATAACGGTAAAAAAGAAAAGAACAAAATTATTATGGACGCTTGTAATAAAACACACGGATGAAGACGGGAGATCAACGAGGATTTCGACTTCTCGGACATGTCCGATGTCGATTATACCGACACATTGTCTGACATGGATGACAATGATATGCAATACCGCGCCGCGCCTGAATTTTTCATTAAATGGATGCGGCGGATATCCCGGGTGCGGGTGTCTGACGCCGGCGTGGCGTTGAATGCCGGCGGTATGTATGTGCCGAAACATGTCAAGTGGATAAGATGTGACAGTCCGGTGTTCGATCCGATGTTCATCCAGTCGTCCGGGCGGGTCGAACTGATGACGGCGGCAAGCGCCGCCGAGATGATCTCCCGCGCGCCCGGCCTGACGATGACGCCGCTCTCGCCGGCCGGCCGCCAAATTAAGAGCAAACAGTCCATATGGATGACGACGTCGACTTATTCCCTTCCACGTGACAATTGGGGGATCAGGTTCTTCATCACCGACGAGGTGAAGACGTTGACATCATGGGATTCGTTCCCGCTCATCATGGATTTCCGGTCTGCCGCCGCGCGGTCGTCAATGCGGCGCGCGATCGCCGCGATGTACGGCGCGTCGTTCAATCGATGGACGGTGGACCGCCTTCCGAAATGAATGACGTGATCGCTGATTGACATCGGCGATCAGTTCGGCGCGCCGGCGCCGACCGATATCAGGCTGTATGTGATCACAGGCGGGGCGGATTGCGCGGATCTTTTCCCGGCGAATCTTGTCCCGCGGGAGATCCGGTCGCTCAGCGACATACATGGCGAACTGCCTGCCGATTATTTAGACAGCACGCAGTGAGATCCGTGCTATCAGAAGGCGTCGCGCGACCATATGAAACGCCGCGGCGGGAGCGGCGGGATTAATGAGGGATTCGACTTCTCTGACAGGTCCGATGTCGACTACACCGACACGCTGAGCGATATCGACGACCGCGAGGGGCCGTGTGTCGCGGTGGAGAAGGCGTGCGAATCGGATATGATCAACTATGGCAGCGATCTTCGCGATGACGCCGACATCGACGTCAAGGTGATCCTCACGGCACGGGACGACAACGGCGACCCGCTCAGTCGCGACGGCGGCGGCAATGTGATCGTCAGGCTCGACGTCGATCTGAACGGCGCCGAGTACGCGCCGTACGAGATCAATATCGGGATCGATCTGTCCCGCGGCGGGTTCGCCCGGCTGGCCGACGCGTACGGGGGATGGTCGCTGAAAGCGGGACGGGTGTTCGATAACGGAGGGGTCGTCGGCGATGTAACCGCCCTGATCGACGACGTCACGATCACGCTCAACCCGTCGGCGGCGGGGGACCTTCACGGCGCGCCGGCGGAGGTGGCCGGCATTGACGTGCGTGTCAACTCGGCGGTGAAGTCGATGTCCGGCGCTCCGCGGAGGCTGGACCTCGGCGCGTCGCTCTATGTCGAGTCAGACTCCCTGACGTCGCTCGCCGGCGCGCCGGAGTATGTCGACGGGTCGGTGACGCTGGAGTTCAGGTACATATATGACCCGAATAACAGCTCGCGGCAGAAGGGTCCGGACTTCATGTCCGGACTGCCGGCGTTCATCGGCGGCGACCTCGATGTGGCCGGCGTCATCGCGGCCCCGCGGGCCGGCCGGGACGGCGCGTGCGAGAGGATCCTCCCGGCGCCCGGCCGGGCGCGTGTCGGCGGCAATGTGAACGTCAGGTCCGCCGATCGCACGCTGCCGCGCGTGGTACGCGAGAAGAACGGGAAATTCCGTGTTTTCACCGTCACCGCCGGAAAGGACAGATGAAAAGAAGCCGGGATCGCCGACGCGTCGACGTCATACTGAAGGACGGTTTACATGAACGCGATGAAAGGGATTGACGCCCCGTCCGGTCTCATATGTATCGACACGCGGCCGGCTGAGCCGTCCGGAAAGGACGGAAAACCGTCCCGGCGGAAAGCCGTGTCGGAGGGCTTCGACTTCTCAGACATGTCCGACGTCGACTACACGGATACTTTCAGCGACATGGACCAGGCCGCGGCGGAGAAGTCTGCGTTCACCGCCGGCCTCCGGAAGGCGCTCCTTTTGCAGGTCCGCACGTCCGCCGGGAAGAACGGGTGGGTCAGGGGGTCCGACCCCGTCCTCGACCCGCTGTTCGCCCGCGCGGTGTCCGGCTCGTCCGCGGACGGATGGACGGTCACGCTGTCCGACGCGCCGGGCGTCATGACGACCTCGATGTTCGACACACCGGCGTTCGCGGCCCCGTCTGACGGCAGGATCGCCGAGGCGGCGCTGGATCTCAAGGCGGCGCCGGCGTCATGGTCGAAGTCCGCTCGCTGGCGGCTCGAGCCCGGGCCGGGCATAACGAAATGCCAGCTGTTCATACTGCCGGCCGGGCCGGGAACAGGCAAGCGTTTCGGCTCGCTGATCGGCTCGCCCGAATTCGTCGGCGGCGACGTGAACGCCGGCGTGTACGGGAGCCTGACGGACGTCATCGGCCTCAGGCCGTCTGTCTGCAGGTCGCTTGCCGGCGCGCCGAAGGAGGTCACCGGCAACATCGAATGCGTGATGGAGGCACCGGGTCCGAGACTCGCTTACGGCCCGGGCTTCCTCGACGGCGCGCCGGAACGGGTCGGCAACAACTTCACCGTGACGTTCCCGGATGCGAGGAAGATGCAGCGTCCGACGACGTCGTTCCTGTGGGACGGCAAGGGGAACGTCGTGCCGGCGTTCACGGACGGGGTGTCCCGGCGGTGCGGCGAGATCAAAGTCGACGTCCCGCATCCGGGCGCGAACGTCGCCGGCCGGCGGAAGTCGGAGTCGTCGTCCATGTGGCTGGGCTCCGGCTCCCCGCGGAACTGGCCGCAGGGACTGTACGGCATGATGTTCCCGGATCTGTCCGCCGCCCGGGCGCGCGTGACGGTGTACGGCGACGCGGCCGCGTGCGCGAAATGGCTGTGCGTGATGAACGGGCTGGTATAAGATTAAAATTATTCGGTTTTTATAAATGTTAAACGAGAAAATTGATTTATCCGGCATGTCGGACGTCGACTACACTGATACATTTTCCAGTATTGACGAGAACGCGGAGATGGTGTCGGCTTTCGCGGACGCGCTCCGGCGTGACATGCGGATCACGAACGCGGCGCTGGCGGACCGGATCGACGTCGGATCGTCGGATCTGATCAGCATGGACGACGATCCCGACGCCGGCCGGATCATGACGTGGGACGCGGACAAGGTCCTCTCCATGGACCGATGGATCACGGTCCTGTACTGCAGTGTCCTGCTAAAGGACGGCGCCGGCGGGCTGAGGCGGTTCACAGAGAAGTACGGCGTCCCGTGGCGGATAAAATCGCGGTCCGGCTGTGTTTGCGTCAAGATCATCACGAAAAATTATGACGACACATTAGGCGCGCCGTCCTCCGTCGACGGAATAAAAAATGTGCAAGAGGTGATCAAATGGCCGCGGCTGTAACAAACAAAACACAGGACATGACGAATATCATGGCGGACCGCATGACAGACACATACATATGGGACGCGGACGCGCGGACATCTGTCGGCGCGGCAATACGCGAGGGGTTCGACTTTTCGGACATGTCCGACGTCGACTACACGGACACGTTCGGCGACATGGATCAGGCCGCCGTGGAGATGGCCGAATTCGAACGGTCGCTCGTCCCGGCGGTATGTTATTATTTTGATTCAGATTGTAACATGTCGACGTCAATCCGGCGGCGCGGGAACATGTTCGGTCACAGGATACGGTTCGACAGGACGGATGACATGTTCTGTGTGTATGTCACGGTCCGCGGCGGCTTCACCGGCGTCATACTGGATCTCGACAAGATCCCGGCGAATATACACGAGTACGCGATTGTCCCGGTTTATCCTGACGGGATAAATCATAACAGCAGCAGCTTCTGGGTGTACGCGATGCCGCGCGCGGACGGGACGCTCGTCGGGTCGCCGTCGTACGTGGACGGGAGTTATATGATCGTTCCGGCGCCGCCGCGCGAGAAGCCGTATTATATATTCTACTATGATCCGGCCGGCCCGGAATCCGGATTCCGTCCACTGCGGTCGTTTGAGGGCGCGCCGCGGGAGTGTGACGACTTCGGTGTCGCGAGGTTCGTGTCACATACGTCAGCCGGCGGCGCCGCATGGCGGACAGAGGTCAACGACCTGACGGGATCGCCGGATGTCGTCCGCGACTTCGCCGATTTCTCATGTTGCAGCTCATTGACGTCGGCGAAGGGCGCGCCGCGGCGGATCGGCAATTCCCTGTTACTGTGCGGGACGCGTGTTCTGCCGTGGGATGACGACGGCAGATGCGTCCCGCTGTTCGGCGACGGCGTCCGGCGCGAGATCGGCGGGCAGATTGCGCTTATGTCGCCGGACGTGGCGAAGGACAGAGCGAGTGGCGCGAATCGGCAGACGGAGATGGTGAACATCGGCGCGCCGGGGTCCGGAAAATATAACGGGCTGGCCGAATTGATAGCTGACGACTGCTCGTGCGGGGAGGGGATTATCATCGAGATGATGTCGTATAACAAGGCCGCGGTCCTCCGCGCCGTGACAGTCGCGAACACGGTAAGGTAAACCGGCGGGGAAGCAAAACAAACGCTAAAAAAATCCCGGGAAACGTTTCCATGTTTCCCGGAATTTTATTATATTTGCGTCATGAATATAATTGAGATCATACGAGAGCCGGGACGGTCGGCGGCGGGAAGGAGACTCATACGGATGAGAACCGGCGCCGGGAATACGATCACGGTCCCGGAATGGTGTTCGAACGGGCGGCCGGTGACGGCGGACCGTGTTTCCGCCCCCGTGTATGACTGCATGGCCCTGTACGACGAGAACGGAACGGACGCGTTCTGTTACGTGACGCCCCGCCAGTGCGTCAGGTGTAAGTTCTGCCGGTTCTACAGCGTCTATAACATGGTCGCGTGCCGGCGGATGTGGGATATGGATTTCTACGGCAGGGGGTTCGGCTCGTCGGGTTCGGCGTTCATCAGACCCCTGCCGCCGGGCGTGTTCAAACCCGCGGGCGCGGATATGGTGATGTTCGGAAGGAAATGGCGGCGGGGAATCCCCGCGGGCCGGCTTGCATAAAATGATCATGAAGGAAATGAATGAATTCGAAGGCCGCGTCATAAGGACGCGGACATATCACGACCCGGCGGTCAAGGTCGGCTTGCAGGAGAGATGGTGCCGGTACGGCCGGCTTCCCGTGTGGTGTCATGACCGATTCTTTGACGACATTGACGGCGGCTGGCCTGTCCGCTTCCACTGCGACATGCTCGTCCGTATGATCGCCGGCACCACATCATCCGCGCGGCAGGGCGGGCGGGCGACGGAAGGATCGTACATCCGCTGCATGTCGTGCGAGAAAAGGAACGGGTACAACACGTCGGTCCGGTGGCGCGCGGCGCGGCTGTTCGCGAAATACCCGGTCGAGTTCGGGGGTTAGGATGCGGATTATATGACGACGGTATGCGAAACAAATCGGGACGCCGAACGCGAGGCGGTCAGGCGGCTCTCACGGCTCTCGGAGCTGACCATGATGAAAGGCAGGACCGCGCCGGGCAGACGGACGGCGATCACGGACGCGGTGTATTTCAGCTATGACGAGATGGACCGGAATGCCGCGCTGCCATGCGGGATGTACGTCCGGGTCAAGACGATACTGACGCCGGAATGGTGCCGGTTGAAGGACGACCAGCTGCTCCGCGAATACAACGGCGCCGTCATATACACCTGTCCGGAGATCGCCGCGGAGAACGATATGTACAGCATGTCAGGGGACGGCCGGCCGAATTCCGGCGCGTCCCCTGTCAGGGGCTGTCTCCGGTGCAAGGCGAGCCGGCTGTATAACCTGAAGACCGCGTCCGATATGAAATATTATTTCGGCGGGACAGACTCCGTGCGAGATATGGTGGGACGGATGTATAACATCAGACGGCACGTCCGTTCCGCGGAACCTGTATAATCGTAAATTTACTTTCAGAATGGAGGGAACATCACAATACAAGATACCGGCGGAGGAACTTGTTGAGCGCGCCCGCCGGCAGCTCAAGGAGAAGAAGATCAGCGTGATCACCGCGCGGAAAGGAAGACGCCGCCCCGGTTACGGCTCCGGCACAAGGGCGGTCCAGGACGCGGACGGCGATATCGTGTACAGAAATTTTCCAGAATGGTGCTTATTCTTCCGTCAGGATCCGGTCCCGGACCGGATAATGGGGAGCAGGACCGCCTTGTCATGTGACTGTATTATGAAGGAGTCCGCTCTGGACCCTTCGTCCTGCGGATGCAGATACACCGACTGTATACGGAAGGGCTGCGACTTTTGCCGCGGCGCGTACAAGAACGTCGGCGGGTATATGGAGCTTCGGGGACGGTTCCGGCAAGTGGAGCGTTTTTGGTCCCAGCATGCCGACAAGTTCACGGACGGCGTGCCGGATTGGCCGCGGCAGATAGAGCCGTTCCTGTTCGACGGGTGGAGGATCTCGAAAAACTTGACGGCAGATGATTGACGGGTTCACGAGCATCACCGCCGGGTTTCTCGACGGTTCCCTGCCGGAAAACACCGCGAGGCGGCATTTTGTCTGCGCTGACATGTGTGACATGTGGAACGGTTCGGCGTCGGTTCCGGCGTGGTGCGACGGCGGACGGATCATCGCGGGATCACCGGCGCCTTATCCGTTCTGTCCGGCGGCCGCCTACCGGCGGATCCCGGACGAAATCGCGGCCGCGGCGGATATGCGCGGCATGCATGACATGGTGCTTTACCCGTCGTCATGCGTGGTATGCAGGTACAAGCGCGGGTATAACATCGGACTGATGTCGTTCTTCAGAAGGCGGGATTTGGAACGCGCCGCGGCACGGCGCGGACGCCGCGGTATGCCTGTGCGATGATATTGATTTGATATGAGATATAATAAGAAACATACGACAGCTGTATACACGACGGACGACGCCGTCCGTTTCCGTTTCGGCGCGCTGTATGGTCCGGGGTCGGTCCCGCCGCCTGTCTGGTGCAAGCTGACGTCGAAAGACACGCTCACTCCGCCCGGCCGGCGGTGCGACAGGATCATTCACGTATGGCGCGCGCTCGGCGCGGGCGGTTATGCCATGCACCACGAGCCGCCGGCCGGCGTCGAGCAGAAGTTCGTCATGAATTCGAACATGTGCGAGAGCGTCCGGCTGCATGCTGCGTTCTGCTGCGGATGCGCGATGAAATCCGGTTATAACACGGCGGTGATGGCGAAGGCCAGGCGCGCCGCGGCGGAAATTGAAGTCCACAGGGTCAGAAGGACGGCGATGGACATAATAAACAACAAAAGGACGGGGCAATGATAGTATTGAAAAGGATCACCACCGCGAACATGAACGACACGGCGGCGTCGGCTGTCCCGTTCGTCCGGTCCGTGATGTGGACCGGATGTCCCGACCCTGACGCCGCCGCGGAAAGAATCCGGCGGGTCAGGGGACGGCGCCGGCCGGGTTACGGATCCGTTCCGGTCATAATGGGTCCGGCCGAGAAATGTTTGTGCGCGTGGGTGCCGGAGTGGTGCAAGGCGCTGGACGGGCTCGACTCCCGGGATTACGGACATCTGCACGCGGCGTTCGACGGGCGGCACGTGTGCAGCATGATGGCGTTCGACGCCGCGTACGCGGACGGGTTCAAACCGGTTTTCCGCAGCGGGATTATCCCCGCCCGGATATCGGAGAAATGCATGCGATGCGGGCTGAACAGGAACTACAACCTGTCCGTCCGGGATTTGCTGTCACATTACAGCTCATTATATGACATGTATCGTGTAGAGCGCGATCCCGGTGATAAGTACGGCGACGTGTCGTGGCCGGAGTATGTCGTCGATTTTATTTCGTCGGCCATGTGGCGGCGCGGCAGGAAAATATAGGAACGAAAAAATTTCACGTTCCGCTTTTAATTTACGTTTTTTATCGCTATATTCGCTGCATGATTGATAATACAACATACGGCCCGGTGGATCAGATGACGGAGCGGGTCGAGTATAACGGTTACGACCCGGTCGTGTCGGCGGTCCGCGGACGGCGCCGCGCCGGATTCAGGTCGAGATCGATAACGAATCCGTACGTGTTGGACAGGTACACTGCGTTCAGCTCGGATATGGTGCCGGTCCGTTCCGTCCCGGAATGGTGCGACGCCGTACGGCCGCGTTCCGCGCCGCAAGTCTGCCGCGCGATTAAGGGCGAGTCGAGATTCATATCGGATCACAAGGCGGAGGCGCATGGAAATTCCGGCGCCGGAAGTCAGGAAAAGACGGCGGCGCATCTTTACTCATATCTCGACGGATGTCTGGAGGACCGCGCGCCGGTGCGGTACACGCGCTGCATGCGCTGTCCGTTGAACAACAGAAGAAACTATAACCTTATAGTCCAGTCGATGTTTCATGCCATAAACGTTTACATGAATATCCCGCGCCCGGCGCTTGAGCGTATGAAGTGGCGCGATATGTGTGACACGAGACTCATACCGACGGTGCTTTACGAGACGTTGACCGGATCCCGGGACGCGTGGAGACCACAGAGACTTTACAAAAACCATGCGGTATGACGAAGGGATCAGATGACGCGCTGTTCATGTTGCCGGTGAACGAGATCGAGCGGAAAGCGGCCGTCGTGAACATAAACACACGGGGGAGGCGGCGTCTCGGCATGGGCACGGTCACGCGATGCGCGTGGGACGATACGCTGTCGTTCGCTCCGTACAGGAACGTCCCTGAATGGTGCGCGCACAGGTTTCACGATTCCGGGGCGGTTCCGCCCGACGGCTGGTGCCGGCAGATATTCAGCGACACGATGCCCGCCCCGTTCGACACGGCGGTCGACATGGGCCGGACGGATGTCTGCAAGATAAACGACAACGCGAGATACGCGGAATGTGTGGATTGCGTCATGTGTGTCGGCGGCGTATACAAGGGCGCGTATATGCTGAACATCATACGGCACGCGCATAAACTGTCAAGGGGTTCAAAGGGAAATTTGCTCGGCATAAACCGGATGCGCGACATGATTAACGCTGATTACGAATTCTTGTGCACAATGGGCAAAACCGAAAGCAAAATGAATCCAAACGCGTGTTTTTGGAAGTGTACATATAAAGAAAAGTAATGAAAATTATATACGCGAAAACCGCGGAGGCCATCCGTCGGTCTGATCCGAAACCCGGTGACATCGTCATGACCGGGATAAAAGGCAGGAACGCCGCCGGCGCGCGGGTCGTGGTTGACACCGATCCGTACACGGACGCAATGGTCCTGCGTCCGGAATGGTGCGCGCCGCGCGCGGAGTCGGACGAGTACGGTGACTCGAAATGTTCGCCGTTCAAGATGGAGAACATGACGCCCGGCTCGGCGAGACGGACCGGCCGGTGCAGGTTCTGTAGGTGGTACAGGTCGCGGCACAGTATGCACGCCGCCGACATGCTGCACGACATGTGTAAATGGAACAGGACGATGGTCCGCGAAGGATCTATCACTTTGTGCGGGCTTGTCGAATACATGCGGCGGACGAAACCATGGAGCGATCATTTCAACATGACCGTTTTCCCGTGGAGAAGGATGCGGAGCGGTGAAATTTAATGGTGATATCATGGTGAAGAAGACAAAAGAGATACCGACAGATCATGATCTCAAAGTAATTTATGACGTCATGAAATCGGATGATCGCAAACATTATATATTGTTTGACCGATGCAATGGCGTCGACTACTGTTTTCCGGTGTGGTGTGACACTGGCTGGATGCATAACTCATATCCGTACTGCTCCGCGGAGCGGCCGGCGCCCCGCGGGATAATCGCCGCGGCGGTTGGCCGCGGCCGGCGGATCATCGGCATGTGCAAGTCAGTGATGTATCCTGGAATGTGCGTCCGGTGCATGTGTAAAACCGGATATAACATAAGTCCGGCCGTCAAAGCCAACAATCTGTTCATCGTGAAAGACAACGACAAGATGCGGCAAACTATAATACAGCATGGCGGGATGATGTTCATATAAACCGAAAATTGATATGAAAAACTGCGATTCGATTCATTATAAGAACGACATGATAACGGTCATGCATGAACGGATTCTCGGCGCCAACGGCGATTATCAGCTTATAAAAATGCCGGCGCCGCCGTGGTGTTGCTACGACAATTTCATCGTATCGTCAAGCGGGTACAGACAGACGTGCATGAAAATCGACAGGATCCTTGACGGGATGATCATCAAGACGTCGGCGGATGTCGCTTTGCATCGTACGACGTGCAACGGATGTAGCATGTGCAAAGGATACAACCCGGCATTGATTACGTCATGGATATGCAATTTGAGCGGCTATAAAAAACCAGAATAGACCATTGTGAAATATTTTTTGCCGTTTTGTTTTCTATTTCAAAAAATTTCATTATCTTTGTGTTGTTAAAATAATGGGTATGAAAAAGAGAAACGACATTATGATTTTTATGTGCGGCGTGCTGTTCGCCGCGGCGTGCTGTTTATCTGGTTTCCGTCTTGCTTCGGCGCGACCCGCCGAATCGGCGGCTGACTGCATAATCACTGAAACGAATCACGACGGCGGCGCCGATCCAGATATCCTGGATGACTGGGAGATCCTTCAGATGGCGATGATGAAGACCGAGTCCGGATTCGATCCGGCCGCTGTCGGGACGTCGAACGACCGCGGCGTGCTGCAGATCACGCCGATCTATGTGAGGGAGGTAAACAGGCTGCTTGGCGAGGACCGATACACGCACGACGATGCGTTCTCTGTGTCGAAATCGATCGAGATGTTCAATATCATGCAGTCGAAGAAGAATCCGCGCAATGACATGGCCCGCGCCGTGAGCGGTCATAATCCCGGCGGCGAATCGGTCGGATATCCGAAGAAAATCAGGGACAATATCGAGTTCATCAAAAGGATGGAAACGGCACGCGCCGAAATCATCAAGATGAGAGCAAACAATATATAGGAGATGAAAAAGAAAAAAGACAAAGGTCCGGCCGGACTGCCGGCGGCGCTGGCCGCACTTGTCACGAAATGTGACGCGGCGTATGAGGTCATGCAGGCACGTTATGCGGATCTGGTCAAGGCCGGTGTCATTACCGTGTCTGACAATGATGATCAGGACGGGAGATCCGGCACGAAGAAGTTTGTTGATTCGAACGTCGGGTTCATCAGGTCGGTCGACGTGATCAGTGATTTCATCGCGGCGATGAACGCGCCCGATGTGTGCGGCATATGCTCGCGGCGCGGCTTGTCTGATGTGTGCGGGAAATGCGCGTTAGAAAAGACGAAAACGATGGGCAACATATATTTCGACCCGGAAGACGGGTGGGAGGAGTAACAGTCATGAAAATAATTGATTCAAAGAAAGATTATTACGATTTCTATTCGGGACTTCCTGAATACGGGACGGATCCGGCAGTCGTATACGACCGGAGGAACTCTGTGCCGGCGAAGAAATGGATGGACAGTTTTCCATACTATTTCTATTCCAATTATGTCGGGATCTATGACAAGAAAGATGGCAAACCGTCGCCGCTGTACATATATGTGCAGCACGGATTTAACGTCACGGCGATAAAGGTCAACAGGACCCCCGTTTATGACGGTGACAACATGTCGATGGATCTGAAATATTCGGCGTACAGTCCGGAGGATCTGAAATCGGATATCGTGAAGTCCCGCGGGAAATATGTTTATGGTCTGAACAGGATCATCGAGCGGATGAACGGCGATTGCAAGCGATTTTCTGACGCGCCGCTCGCTTTGCGATTCAGCGCGTATCCGTATTACACGGTGACGCCGGGATCGAAAGACAGGAGCGTCGTCGAGAATCCGATACTGTCTGGATCGCCGCTGGCCGGCCTGCTGCCCGCGGAGGAAATATGGACGGACATATATGATTATCTGCTCAAGAAGAACGAGCCGGACACGACGGACAAAAGAGATGATCTCCAAAAGATCGCCGACGCGGGGTTTGATAAGAAGACAAGTTTTAGAAACATGTAAAATAAAGGTTATGGGAAAGTATTGGTATATTATTTTGACAATTATCATCATGTCGTCATTCATGATCGCGTGCGCGCCTTATTATGTCGTCGGGAACGTGACGCACAGAAACGAGTCAGGCGAGCTGATGAATACGTATCCGGAGAGTGTGATCGCGACGCAAAATTATGATTATAATCTCTATTCATATATAGAATCTAAATTTTTTACAGGTAACGGTTTATTTTTTAATGATCGTTCTGGTGAACGCAGATTCATTGCCGGCAGGATTATTCAGATCGACAGCGTTTATGTTATTAAAATCGAGGATTATTACAACAAGTCTCATACGATAAAGGATTCGCGCGGCAATATATTGCCGTCAAAAAATGATCTTATTTCCGAATATAACAAAAATGAAAGGATCATAAAGGACCTTTCCAAAATGAAGCGCGAAGCGGAGAATTCCAAATCCGGTAACGAACAATATATCGAAGACGTGAAGGAAAAACTCCGGCTGCTGAAAAACAGACAGGCAACGATAGAACGTATTCTGTACAGGGAATACGATCTTTATATCCGTACGACAATATAATCGTTAACAGCAATATAATCGTTAATTATATGAATTTATTTGACATGAACAAAAGACGTATTCGCAAGCTCAGACGCGGTATACGGCGGAATGAGCAGTATCTGAAAATGCTCGACATGTGCATTACGCGTTTCGAATCCGAAATCGCCGCGGCGGAGGCCAGTTTGAAAGACGCCAGGAAAATACGGTCGGAAATAATATGTGAGACGGAACAGTTCCGATCTGAGTTGCGCAAGGCGGAGGAGAACGACGACGCGTAACATATGATGAATCCGAAATTCATATGCAGGCGGATATGGCGGAAAATTCATGACAATCTCGTCGCGGTTTTCCGTCATCGTCGTATGTTAAGGGAGTGCTGCGAGCGGGGCGCGATGATACAGGCTCTTTTGGGCGTCGTCCCGCCGGCGTTCAGGATATCGGAGCTGAATTTCTTGAATAATCCCGGCGAGCCGATGTCAAGGTTCGGACCAATATTCGGATTTGACGGCGATGTGGGGTATGGTCCGAAATTCATGAGGCGGATGCGGATACTGCATCATTTTCCGTATATGATGCTTTATCATGACGGGATCGGCAAAGAAACAATCCGGTATGATTATGTCTTTTACGCGAACGAGATCGCTCGTCTGGATCTGATGTACAGGCGCGGACGTATCGGCCATGGTGTCAATCGGCTGACGCTGCCGATAGTCAATCCGAAAATCAATTCAACATGGTCAGAGTTGCGCGATTATGCGCGTACTGGTCGAACAAAATTCGAGGCGGCGCCGATGTATGAATTTGATTTGGTAAAAATGATGTACAGGAACAAGAAGATTGTCAAGAATCTGTTTAGTTACATTCCGCGGTTGAACATTCATAAAAAATCGCAGGACGGATCGATAGAATATAAGGTCGTCATCGGGGAAACGACTTTGCCGCTTGAACTTGTACATGACACGGAATTCTGCTATAAGGTAATGAGAACGCATCCGGGTTTTTTCAGTAAAGCTTTTGTGTTCTGCTCGAATATATGGTCGTGCGCGATGTTCAACGCGTATGAGTTTAACGGGGTGAAAAGAAAGATCAACCGGTGGTTCGGTTTGCATTAGAATCAAATATGGTAAATAATCAGCGCCGGTTCATCACCGGTGCATAATAATATAAACAGATTTGCGGTAGCATATGACGTTACATGTAAAGAAAAGAAACGGCAAGGTCGAGCCGTTTGATTTCGACAAAATCATCACCGCGGTGAAGGCCGCGTTCGACGAGCAGGGTATTGAGTTCGATTCATGGAAGGACGACATAATGTCGTCGGTCCGGGATAAATTCGGCGGGGACGGCGGTCCAGAGACGGTCGGTGTCGAAGACGTACAGGACGCGGTCGAGCGGATACTTGTCGACGCCGCCCCGTATGAGGTAGCGAAGGCGTATATCATATATAGGGAGTCACACAAGGAGATGAGATTTATCAAGGATCGGATCGACTATATGGATCAGTACGCCGACTCGTCGACGAACGCGTCAACCGCGTCGGAGACGGATCCGAATGCGAACATGCAGATCAAGAATGTCGCGAATCTCGACGGCGAGGTGTACAAGACAATGAACAGGAAAATTCAGCGTTACCGCATGCGAAAAAGATTGGAACAGGATTTTCCAGAAGTCGCGCGGCAATATGAACAAGATTTGGCGCAACATATTGTGTATGAACATGATGAGAGTTCAACTCCTGCGTGTAAGAATTACTGCGAGGCCGTCACGCTTTATCCATTGCTCGTTGACGGCACCAAGGGGATGGACGGTCTCGGCACGACAGCGCCGAAAAATCTCAACTCTTTCTGTGGTCAGCTTGTTAACCTGACGTTCCTGCTGTCGTCACAGTGTAAAGGCGCTGTCGCATTCGGCGAGTTCTTCAATTTCCTTGATTATTTCTGTGCGCACGATTTCGGCGATGATTATCACCTCCGCGGTTCTGATGTCGTGTCTGTCCGTCCGAAAAAGACAGTCATTCAGATGATCCACCAGGCGTATCAGCAGATAGTGTACGGGTGGAACCAGCCGGCGGGGAACAGGTCATATCAGAGCCCGTTCACAAACATATCATATTATGACAGTAATTACTGGCACGCGTTGTTCGACGATTTCCTGTTTCCTGACGGTTCGAAACCTGTATGGGAACGCGTCGATTTCCTGCAGCGTGATTTCATGGAGTGGTTCAACAAGGAACGGACAAAGACGATGCTCACGTTCCCGGTTGAGACGATGGCGTTGCTTTCCGACGGGAATGATATAATCGACAAGGATTATAAGGCGTTCACGAACAAGATGTACGCGAAGGGTCACAGTTTCTTCACATATATATCAGATAACCCAAATTCGTTGTCATCATGCTGCCGACTGCAGAACAAAATCAACGAGAACACATTCAGCTTCACCAATGGCCTGACCGGCGTGCAGACGGGATCGGCGAACGTCATGACGCTCAATCTTTCTCGCATCGTCCAGAATTGGGCGGATATGACCGGGTATCACAAGAAAGATGGAGGCAGGCCGGCGGGAAAAATCGACTGGTCCGCGTTCGACAAGTCATTCGCTGATTATCTGATTTCGATTTTGGAACGTGTTTACAAATACCAGATCGCGTATAAGTCGTTGCTTTATGACGTCGAGAACGCCGGCATGCTCAACGCGTCGACCGCCGGTTACATCAAAATGAACAAGCTGTATTCGACCATCGGGCTTAACGGCATCAACGAGGCGGCGGAATTTCTCGGACTCAAATGCTCGTACAATGACGATTACAAGCATCTTTGCCAGCTGATTACAGGCGTGATCAGCGAGCAGAACAAGATACACGGAAAGAAAGATTATCTGTTCAATACTGAATTCGTTCCGGCGGAAGGACTTTCAAGCAAAAACTACAAGTGGGATAAGGCAGACGGATATTGGGTCCCGGATAACCGCAACCTGTACAACTCGTATTTTTATCTCGCGGATGATCCTGAGACGAGCGTACTTGACAGGTTCCGTCTGCACGGCAGGGAGTTCACCGGACTGCTCGACGGCGGTGTCGGCCTGCACTGCAATCTCGCTGATCACCTTTCGGAAGCGCAATACACGAAATTGATGGATTTCGCGATCAAGAATGGCACGAGTTATTATACGTTCAACGTCATCAACTCGAGCTGTGATGATTGTGGCTATATATCGAAATCAAAGTTCACGGTCTGTCCTAAGTGTGGAAGTGAACATGTGTCATGGTGGACACGGGTGATTGGTTTTCTACGACCGATAAAATCATTTGATTCTGAACGGTATAAAGAAGCCGAACGCCGTGTCTATTCGGACAAGGCGAACGCGGTAAAAGACGGAGGAAAATCCGATGATTAGATACGCGGAGACACGTGTAACATTCGAGGAGGTGCCGGATGAGATAACGCTGTGCGTGAATCTCACCGGTTGTCCTTATACATGTCCCGGCTGTCACAGTCCATGGATGCGGGACAGGAACGCTGGTGAGATGTTGACATTTAATATCCTTGACCGGATGATACACAATACACCGGGTGTGTCGTGTATCGCGTTCATGGGCGGCGACGCGGAGCCTGATGACGTGCTGGCGAAAGCGAGATTCGTCCACGATAATTTCAACACGGTAAAAACATGTTGGTACAGCGGATCCGTCGCGCCGCCCACTGCGGGATCAGACGGGTCTGTATTGTCATATGATTCGCTCGACTACCTAAAAATCGGTCCGTGGATCAAAGAGCGCGGTCCATTGGGATCGCCGGGCGGAAACCAACGTATGTATATGAAATTGCACGGTAACGATTTTCATCCCACCAATCATGAGATTTTTTTGACACCGGATAAAAATAAATGGATTGATATCACATATAAATTTATAAAGGATTCTTTATAAATTCAATATGGAACGTATATCAGACGATAAGGTTTTCGCGATGACCGGACGGCATATAGAAGAATTGCCGAATGGTTGTCGCGATATAACATTGTGCGCGGGAATGGGATGTCAAAAGACCAAATTGTGTCATCGATATCTCATGTATGTGCGGTCGCTTGTCGACGGGGATGAATATGTCTATATGATGGACCGGACAAACGCGAAAGGCGAATGCAATGAGTTTTGGGATGAGACAGAGCGTTGACACCATTATGAATAATGTGAGGAACATTAACGCGATTATGAATAATGTGAAAAACATTATCGCTGAAACCGGATCGGATGATTTCCACAATGATTTCCGCATTGGATCCGGTCCGCTGACTGCAAGAAATACGGTCGGCATTCCACCTGTCGATGACAGGCCGTATATTGATATGTATACGTATAAAGACTCTATTTATACCGCATTCGCGTGCGTGCCGCCTGAATTCGCGAGATTAGTCAGAAACCTGCCGCCGTGTGATAAATTCAAGACTAATTATTTTTATCGTCCGCGACCAGAAAAGATGAAAGCCATCAAAAATTCGGCCGTAACAAATAATATATATTCAATGTCGTTGATGATCGCTGACGGTCAGGGAAGCTTATCAAATTCAGATATTCCGGATAATGTATTCATCATACCGACTTTGCGTACGGCGTTGACAGCTGCATATAATCATAAAATTCCTGTTCGGCATATAGGAAAGAGATGTGGCGAGTGGAAAAATGATTATCCGATTTTTGACAGATAAATCTGATAGTTTAATATGAAAAAAATGCATGTCATATTGGAAATTCCGGAACGAAAGACGAATGCCGGACCGGCGTCATGTGAATATTGTTTCTTCAACTACACGACGTCATATCCACAGAATTATCCATACGCCGCGATATCTGATAAACGGACGTACGGTGGATGCTATGGCATAAACACATGCTGTGACCATATCAAACAGTTCACAGCCGGGTTTCCAGCCGGGTTGAATTTTTGTTCAAGATTCGATACAAACGACGTCAGAGTAAAATCGATTTATCTGACAGACATAGATGACGCGGGACCGGATGCGGGACCGCGATAATCTATTAATTTAGGTAAATATAAGGCATATTACTTGTTTTGTTCAAAAACAAGCGATGACGCTTGTTTTGATTTTGCCCTGGGCACGGGGTGATGAAAGGCAAAAAAAAAACAATTTTATGTCTTTTCACAATCGGAGACGGATGCTGATGTCGACGTCGACCGTATATGTCGGACCGGGAAAACCGAGCGTGAAGACCGATCCAAACGGGAACATAACAGATTACGTTGTATCTGAGGAATATGATGTGACTGATACGGGCACGGACACAGAATTTATTCCGTTCAAAAGTGGATCCGGTTTTGTTCTTCACATAAAGGCGAAAATGGGGTCAAACTCCGCCGATTACAGCAGCAAGTTTCCGACACTGCTTCACGCGCTTGATTACGCGGAGGGTTCGACATCATCATATGAGGGATTTATCGTCAGGTACGAGAAATATTGAGGATCCGACCGGCTCCGGCTTGTCATTGGCTCAAGTAAAACAAACCTGACACTTGATTCGGACAACATTGTTGACATGACGTTTACATACAAGAACGGGACCTTGACCATCACCAATAATGGGTCAACAGTAAAAACCACATCATTGAATCTTACGAGAGACGATATAACAGTGTGGGTCGGCTCTGATTCTGGCGGAGGCAACGCGATAAACGCAACAATAATGGAATTTTCTATAAACAGGTTATAAATCAATTCAGATATGAGTTTCAGCATTATATGGGATAATATTAAGGCCGCGGCAAAATCGACCGCGCTGTGCATACGGTTCCCGTTCCTTTATCCGCGGAACAGGTTCACCGGGCTTCATTATAATAACTGGAAGATTGTCGAGTATCACCGTGATCATTGGGCAGATGCTGTTACATATGACGATCATTACAGACCGGTGATCAAAAACCGGTGGTTATACATCAAGATCAAATTTCTTGACTGGATGAACAAGTGGCCGCTGCAGATTATTCATTGCGTGCCGACATACACGGAGCTTGACATGATGCCGGCCGGTTGGCGTGACGCGTTCGGTATCAAGATGTGTAAGGATATCAGAAGTGAACTTAGACGTTTCCGTTTCACGCGGAAATACCGGATCATGGATATAAAAGAGAAGTATGGGACGCTCCGCTGGTATGACGCCGGATATCCGGCCGGGTCAAGAATACCGGAAATAATCGACGAATATGAAAAACTTTCATGGCATACCTGTATAATATGTGGTAGGCCGGCGAGACGGTGGACGACAGGATGGCTGTCTCCGTATTGCAGCGAGCATTGTCCGGATCGTCCATATAGCGAGGATCCTGCATTACAGGACGTTGATTATTTGTAACATTTAATTTTAGATTCAATGGAAGATTACAGAAAGCATACTGCGAATATCGTTCGCCCAGAAAAGATGGTGTATTACAACGAGGTGACGGTCGACAACTGCGCCGATGCAGTAAGAGACAAATATACGGCGATGATAGTGACATATATTATCGAGCGTCGGTTTCTTTTCTGGAAGTTCAAACAGATACGGCAGAGCGTTCCGTATGTGTCATCTGAGACATATCTCGCGTATGAGAAAGAGGTAAAGACGAATAAGAGACTTCGCGAGATCGCACGGAAGGAGTATTACAAGGCGATGCTTTCACAGGCGAGTGAGAAAGTGAAAGCACAGGCGCGCGACAAGAATAATAACGCCGATTTGTCAGCGCCGACATCATATCTTTCATAATCATTATGAACATGAGTCAATTTGTAAATATAGCGCAATTGGACGGGACATATAAGACGGTTGATATTGATTTGTCTGTCACTGAACAGAACGGATCGATCGGATCGGTTGGATATGTTGATCAGTCACAGACAATCACAAGTAATCCATCTGTAATCAGCGTTATTGATCACGGATTAAACTCGACTGTTACTTCCGACAGAATCAATGATATATGCATCCGGGTGTCGACGATATCAAAAATTTTGTCCAAACTGCTCAGAACTAATGCCGCGCGGTATTTCACGCATAATGAATTTGATAAATATGCAAATGAACTTGACAATATTGCAAAAGAGCTCGATTCTTATGTGTAGCTGATAAATAAAGCGGTAAAGATAAATATCCGCTCTATGAAAATGGTTTTCAATGATATCATCCCGTTCGGCAGGTTCTCTATGATGAACATATTCGGTGTTTTGTTTATCCGTAAAAAATATGAAAAGACAATTAGGGACGGAATACGTAACGGAAACACACGAGTGTTAAAATCATTGAACCATGAGCAGATACACACAGCACAGATGAAAGAGATGGCATATATTTTATTTTATGTCTGGTATTTCATCGCATGGCTGATAAGGCTGCTGACACCGCCTGTGAAGACCGCATATATCGACATCTCATTCGAGCAGGAGGCGTATAATCACCAATGGGACTTGTCATATCTCGATACAAGGAAACCGTATGCGTGACTTAATTATATGTTTACGTCATACCGCAAAAGCAAGTAGCATCAATAATGAGAGCAGACGCTTAACCCGATAATTACATATTCGCAATGGGTCAGACAAAGGAACAGAAAGCGGCGAAGTCCGCGGAAAAGTTAAAGCTGTATTTACAGGACGCCGGCGGCACATGGAATACGTATCCGGTATGTGCGAAAGACATATGCGTCACAACGGTGATCCTTAACGGCGACGATATACTGTTCGGCGATACAAAAAAGGATGGAAAATTTTATAAACGGCGGACAATTAATGGTATGGAATACAACTATATAGATGAATGTCTCGCGGATATGATTGCCGCCGACGGAAAAAGAAAGAAATAACGGATAACCATATAATTTGTCCCGGACTGAAATTTTTCAGCCCGGATTTTTTATTTTCAAAAATAATGTCTATATTTGTGTCATATTAAAATATCAATGGTTATGGTTTTCTTGATAATAATTATCGCGATACTTCTGATATCGCTGCTCGCCACAGGCGGCGAGATATTCAACACCATATTCGACGCGGATTTCGGATGTTCCGAATTCGGATGTGGATGCCTTATTTTTGTCGTGATTGGTATTGTCATCTTGCTCGCGTGCGTCCTGTAATATGAACAATCCGGATATAATAACTTATGCCGAAGCCGGCAAAATGACATCATCGCGGACTGTCGCCATTACCGCTAACATCGGCATGCTTCCATTGAGTTACTGGCATTTTGTCGATCCAGTGAAAAGGCACAGGCGGCATTTCAACAAACGGCGGACTCACTGTATCACCACCGCGGAGGCGCTGATACTCGGCGACGAATTTGATTTCATGTGGTTCATGCAGAAACATCCGAATTTCATACTGACGTCCAAAAAGCAGTCAATGGATATGAAGTACGAAAAAATCTCGATGCGGCAGATACAGGGTAGATCATGGGATTACGTCAATTACAAATTCGGGAACAGTACCGAATGGGAGGTGTCAAAAGAGTTTGCCCGTATGACAAGGCATATCGAAACGGGAACCGGGAAATATGATAGTTGGTGGTGGTCCCCTGATATGAAGATGGACGATGATATATTATCATATGACAACGGCAAAGACAATATCAGGAACATGTCGAAGATGATGTCGAAATCTGCATGGCGAAAATAATTTGAAATAAATTTTTTCTTTTCGAATATAACTATTATATTTGCATCGTTAATCAATAAAAAAACATACAATTATGAAAGAAGACATTATGATGAATTTCAGAGACAATGGTCTCGCCACTGAGTTTCTTACAGAAAACGAACTCAGAAAGAAATGCCCATGCGCCTTCATGACGGAGCCGTCTAACCCCGACGTGTCGACGCTGTATGTTCCGGCGAACACGAAGACCGTCATCGACGATATGGCGAAGCTCGGGTGGTATCCGGTCGACGCGAAGCAGCAGCGTCAGCGTGGCGACAGGAAGTATTCGTTCCATATGGTCGCATTCCAGAATCCGGACGTGGTCGTCCGCAATCTCGATGGCGGTGTCGACTGCTGGCCGCGCATCATCCTGACCAACTCGCATGACGGGATGCATTCGTTCAAGTTCATGGTCGGCCTGTACAGGGTGGTGTGCAGCAACGGTCTGGTCATCGCGTCCGACCAGTTCGCGGATCTGTCAATCCGTCATGTAGCATACACATTCCAGGAACTTCGTGACCTGACCGCCGGCGTTATCGCGCAGCTGCCGAAGCAGATAGAGATCATCAACGGAATGAAACGCGTCATGCTGACGAAAAAGCAGAAGATTGACTTTGCTTCTGCTGCGTTCAAAATCCGCCGCGGCATTAAGCCGGAAGTTCCGTTCACGTTGCCGTTCGACGTCGCTGAAGAAATTATCGAGCCGGTGAGGCAAGAAGATCACGGTGACGACCTGTGGACGGTATACAATATCCTTCAGGAGAAGATGACCCGCGGCGGGTTCAAGGCGTCGGCGGATCCGGCGAAGAAGCCGCGCAAGGTCAGGGCAATCACCGCCGTCGCGAAAGATCTCGACATGAACAGGAAACTGTTCAGATACGCCGCCGGGTATGTCATCGACTGCAAGGAATCGGACAATCAATAAGTCAAACAATCAAATCTTATATCATTATGGATTTAAGCTCAACGAAAATCAAAGTCGTCTATCAGGGCGAGCCAATTTATTCAGTCAACAAAGAGAAACGCATGGTGACGTGTGTGCTGCAGTACAAGATATCCATCCCGTCGCTCGAGGACAACACTGGTGTCGATCCAGCGACACAATGGCAGAAACCGTCCGCCCATGTGCATCCGTACACCGGATCGCTGATGCGTGTGTACAGCCGCTCGCTTTACGACGGCAAGAATCTGAAGGTCATCGGCCGTGCCGTGTGCTCGCCCGATGACGAGTTCAACGAGGAGATCGGCAAGAAGATCGCGTTGACGAAAGCGGAGAATAAGGCATATGCCGACACATTGTGTATCGTCGACGCCGCTGTGACAGAAATCGCATCTGTTTACACCAAACTTATCGGTATTTTCGCGGAAAGGACGATCAATGTCATCAAGGCGAACGGCGCGTATCTCGAAAAACTTACCGGTGACAAGTTTGATTTCAAAAAGTACATCGGTGTGGATGACGAGGAGCAGGATGATTTCGGTGACATTCCTTACGAGGTCATCGACACGGATTCTGAAAAAGACGAGCAGTAACGATGAACATCACCGAATTCAATGACGCGGTGTCAACCGATCGTATGACTCTTGTCGATTTTTACGCGGGATGGTGCGGACCATGTAAGGTCGCGGGACCAGAGATCGACAAGCTCGCGGCGGATCCATTCATTGCTGGGAAGGTATCCGTCATTAAAATCGATGTCGATTCAAATGGCGCGGACGAGATCACGGCGGTGTGCGGCATAAGGAACATCCCGGCCGCGCTGGTTTATAAATCCGGCAAGATTATCCGCAGAATCACGCCGCCGGAGATGCGGGATATCCGTGCGATAATCATGCGGGAAATCGAAGCGGAAGCGTAATCGACGGTAATCGCTTTTATTAAAAAGACGGGATAACATATTCCGTCTTTTTTATTATAAATCATAAAAATTAACGAATACCACATATATAATTTTTAGTTGATTTACAAGATTTTATTATGACATCACCTAATACAAAACGACGTCAGAACATGGAAAATCAGCGTGGCACATCGGTGAATAACAAGCCACCCGTGAAACGATGTACGATGCAGACAAAGACAATACGTGAGATTTTTGATTTTTTGCATGATGCAGTGAGAGATGATCATTCTGTATACGGTAAAGCATCGGAACAGGTAAAAATGGCAGTGTTGCTGTCTTTATTCCAGCCGGGCGTGATAACAAGATTGAAATCTGCCGATGTCCGTGTGGATGATCCGGATTATATTGACGGAAGCGTCATCACCGCTGATTTTCTGCTGCATATTGATTTCGACAAACTTTTGCGGCAGGCGAAAAAATTAAATGACGGATTATATCCAGTTCTTTCGACTGTATCGTTATTGCGGCCGGTACGCGGTACGGATGTTATGTGCATGACACTTATGTTCAAAAGAAATCCTGTTCGTCATATGTTCAGTAAAATCGGTGATATGATTGGATGTATGGTCGGCGTTGACAATAAAATATATGACATAAAAAATTGGTCATATGATGTGACCGCTGTATTATGCGGCGTGTCGGAAGACGAAGACAGTAAGAACAGTCTTTTCGCTTTGAGATTCGACGACGCGATGATGCGGATGAACGAGAAGAAACTGACGGATCCATACGGGACCGCGGATCATCTCTTTTTCCGTACAGGCATTACAATAGAAAGGATGCTATACGACACAGTCAATAGGCGGCTTAACCGCGTGTTTGAACGGAACGGCGAGCTGACATCAAAAAGCAATCATGAGGTGGTAAGTGCAGAGACTGTAAAGGGAGGATGTAAAATCGGTGATTCGGATTCGATTATATGCCGTATATGTATTGTATTTCGTAAGGCAAAGAACGTGTTCATCAAATGGATTAAAGAATAACACAAAAATATAAGAAAACAGTTTTCTATTTCAAAAATTATATCTATATTTGCAATACAGTTCTTTGACAAGATGACGGATTTCCGGAGCGTAAGTCTTAACAGCGCTATAAAGCAGACCCCGGATACAATATAGCGGATGGCCGATGTGAGGATATATAGTTCACAGGGCAGATTACATCCGTGTCGGAAGCGGGTACACCATTTAAGACAGCATGCATCATTTGGATATATGTATTTAATATTCAATGTATGGATGTATGTAATTGTCTATTTTTGATTATATAAGTTTTACTGGTGAGAACAATATTCGTGGATGGACGTCGTCTTGTCAAAGAATTTATTTATAGAATATTATAATTTTTTGGATATGAACTGGATTTTTATTATTATTGATTTCATGACGATTATCATCGTCGCGTTTTTTGTTGTACTTCTTGTACAAGCGATGCGAATCCAGGCGATAGATGATGAAACCACAGAGGATGAATCCGTCAAAGATGAATCAAAAACATCGCATATATTATGAAAAGCGGGGTAATCTGCCTGTCCAGTTACAGGACTTCAATATTGTTCATAGCGGGCGTGCCTTCGAACGGTGATGTCGAGCGGGAAACGGTCAGATCTATTATGCGTTTTATGCGTGAGACTGAAAACGAAGTCGACCGTGATATCGCGGACAGCATGGTAGACGAGATGATCCGGGGAAACGCCGGGCGGCATGATTCCGGTAGATGTGTGGGTTTTCTTGACTCTTCCATATCAGAACAGGATATGGTATTATGGGTTGCTGATCCAAATGATCATATCAATATTGCGCATGAGGCATTTCATGCCGTCGCGAGGATAATGCGCCGGATTGGAGCGAGACTGGAACCCGCGTCAGAAGAATGTTACGCGTATCTTTTATCCGATATTATCCGGCAGGTGAATGACATCGTGAAAATCGGCCCAGCCGCGGATATAGATACAGCAAATCTTGAAAACGGGGGTGCGATTACAAATAATAGCGTGACGTCTGATATAACAGAATAAGGGGGATTGTTATATCCCCCTGGTCCGAAACGGGCGTTCCAGTACAGACAGAAATGAAAAACGACCGTTTTCGGACGCCGTGATTTCACGGCATTCTGATTTTTGATTAGACATGTTATTTATCTTTTAATCTCATAAAATTATGACAACAATTACGGCGACACAAAAAGTGGAACATAAAACAATTATCAATGGCACGGTATATAATCCGTATAATAACAATGGCGTGAAAAAAATCGTCGATGATCTTGTTCCTTCTGCATCAGGTAGGAACCATATCCCGTACGGCAACAGTGAGGTTCACCCGCTCGCCATTCTAATACCGGAGGAAAGTATTTTTCCGCCCGCGGGCAAAGCAGATCTATTCGCCGGTGACAGTGATCTTGTTTTGAGGGAAATCAATAAGTCCGGATATGTCAATGGTGTGTATGTCATCCCTAAATCAGTTATAGAAAATTGGCGTCGGCAATATAAGAAACGTCATCCAGACGGCAATAACGCGGTGTCTGATACATTCACCAATGGAGATGGAACGCAGACACATGTTACATATAAACCCAATAGTATAAACGGCAGATTTAATGGCAATGGCGTACGAATCGAATGGGGACAGTTGTCATCTTTCAAAGAATTCAGACGATCTGAAAATGGACTGGAAAAAATTTGCCGCGCCGCGGATGTGTCGGTTCCGCTTTTTTAGTCATATCACACTGATAAATAATATATCAAGTGAAAAAAAAGATCTTTACAAATGAAAAGATTGGTAAGATATAATGGAAGGACGTACTTCCTTAACGAGTCGGAACAACCTGTCGGTAGGGCAGGCAGTCGTTCCGCTTGTGGCATTCGTCAGTCAGTACTTGATGATTTGATGCGTGACGCGTTCCAAAACGCGAAAGTTGACGCGGAGCGAGCATGTGATTACAATTTTGACAGTGATGCAGATCCAGATAGTGATTATGCCGCGAATTATGAGAATGATCTCGAATACGCTGGTATCAATCTGATTGGTGTCAACCTACTGAACTCATTGATTGCCGCCAGTGGCTGTACCAATTCACGTCAATTTGTTATCGCGGCTGACTTCCCGAATTATACAGGTCGTCAAGGTCATGGTGTCAGAGATAAGATCCGCGTGCCGTATGATCTTATTGTCGCCGCGGGCGTTGACAGTATGTATCCGGTCGGTTCATCATCAGATTTCGATGATTTGGCGATGTCGATATGGTATGGCCTTACCGCAAAAAATCATAACATCAGACTGGACAATTCGGATTTTGAATCATTGAACGATTTCAAAAACCTTAACATCGTGCTTTTTGATTTGGTAGATCAAATGTCGAATGTGTCACCGCTGCCATATGATCAGTATAATGAATATATGGACTCCATCGAGGACAATTTGATGGGTTAATCATATAGCATTCCTTCTAAAAAACCCACTGATATATATCAGTGGGTTTTATATTTGATGACGTTATCTAACATTATATAGTTCATTTTTTGTCATATCACGTTATCTGTTTTTCTGTTAAAGTTTTTTATTTTAATATTTTTTATTATATTTGCATATTAAAATACGATATCATGAAAACGACAAAAAAAGAAATCCGTGATACAATATTCATGTCACTGACGGATGACGGGTTGACGCCGGTGAATGTCAGTACCGGAAACGGGTATTTCATATTCGACCTGGGCGAGGACGCTGTGACGATATTCAAAATCCGCGGGATAAAAAGGTGGACATTCGGTATGTGGATCACCGACACGAAAACAGAATCCGGTGATCCCGCGTATATGATAGAGCTGTTCGGACAGCATGACGACTTGATTGATAAGTTCAAGCCGAACAGATCACCGGTGCTCGAGACGATGAAAGCGTTCACCGGCTTCACGTCAGACTGGGATTCCGATAAACGGAAAGATGATTTGTTTTTTATCACGCGGTCGTTCAAGAATCATGTCTGGCTGATAAAAAGAAATCCGTCATTTGCCCTTGCAAAATACTATTATGAGGTATGGGACGGAAAGTCAGAAAGTCTGTTGCGCTGGTTATTCCACCACTGGTGGTACTACAGAATATCCAGCCCATTGGCTGAAAAAATGACAGATGCTGTCAATACATTATGGGGAAAACTTTTATGCAGGATCATAAATCTTGTTGACGGAAAACACGCGCACGCGACATTTATAGACAGAAACAAAGTAGACAATGACGGATGGAAATCATCACCGGGAAAAGAGCTCAATATCCTGCATAAGTCACAAGATGTCAAGCAGGACGATGATGTCATGTACAAAGTATGGCGGCGGTGGTTTGGACGAAAAGGCAGGACCGGAGTGAGATGGTCCGCCGGTGACTGGATCCTCGTCACACATATGTGGAATGACACAAAAACAGGAAAGGTTGAGCCGTTTACATATCTAAAAAATTAATCAACACCTCAATCTGTAATAAAAAATGTCATGTTGATATCATATCATACATGACATTTTTTTAATTGACTGTATATGTGTCATACTATTATCTTATCTCATTGATCGGAATTGATGTGTCAACTTCAACAGATCCTTTGACAATATCCGCGCCGGTATGACTGGTGATTCCAGCTGTTACCATTTTGTATACCTTACCTGCTTTGCTTTTCGGATTTTTTGCGTCATTAGATGTGATGTCGTAGCTCGGCTCCGCCGGTATGGTATTCAATATGGTGATACCACCGACTTGCACTGTTCCAGTTGTCAGCAGCCGCCGTCATTCACCTGTGTCTGGATCATGCCCGACCGGCTGTATAGATTTAATTGAATAAAATGTTCCGCCGATATATTCTGGCATACCGTCTAAATTTTTTATGCGTTCCCCTCCACATTTACGAACAGACATATTATAATCGATGTGTTCCGGCGATCCTTTTAACGAATTTAGATTTGGACAATTGGTGATATTGAAATTTCCGCGGGTAATCCGGCGCGGGCATCCGTCTAATGAGTTCAGCTGATATGAACGAATTGCGACGCGGGGATCATATTTTTGGAGAGCCGGGCCAGTAGTACGGTCATTCTTGCCGATACAAACATTCAACCCGATTGTCTCTACCGGTGCTCCGATAAGGTTAAAGTCTGATGTCGGGATGAATTGTAATAATAGACGTGATACCGTACCTGCTATAGATCCGGATTTGCCGCCGCGAATAATATAATCACCATATTTTTTAATGAAACCGGCAAATCCGCCACGCGCCAAATCCAGAATAATAGCAGGATTTCAATACGGATTGTCCACTATTGTGACGGATAATTCCGGAATATCATTTTTGCTCTTACATATCACTGTCACAGACGGATAATCACGGTAGCATGGCACATAATCTGTTCAGAACGCATCCTGTAAAGCCTTTTCTTTTTCCGCGGATTCATCGATATCGGCGAATGTATTTGTGTAATCGGTATCCGACATATCGGTAAAGTCAAAATCTTCGTTTAATGACAACATATAGTCTTTATTATTTGTTTTATCCTATTAAATTGTTTTATCCTATTAAATTGACGACCATATCCTGAACGGTGCTCCCATGTCGCACGGATTCCTTACTGTTATCGCGCATCGCCCGGTAGGCAGCAGTTCCGGCGGCACGCTGTCACCACCACAGTTTAATCCCGCGTAAATTTCCGGCATCATAGAATCTTTGATTCTCACCTGTCCGGTAACTTTCGCCGGCATGCCAGTCAGATCTGTCAGATTCGCTCCCTGTATCCAGAATGTGCCGCCAACATATTCAGGTGATCATTCAAGCGACTGCAAAGGACCCATCATGTAGGTGTAATTATGTTTACCCAGTCACTCATCACCTTGATATATGTACTCAAAATCACGGTCCGCTCATTCCGGCGCGCCGTACAGCGATGTCAGACGACCATCGTTATCATCAACAGTGAAATACGCGTCTGTATAAGCCGGGCATCCTGTCAAATCACCGGCCAGTCCGGGTATGACATGCATGTGGTAAAATTGATCTTCGGGATCCGGATCGGGAGCTTCCCGCCGTCATCTGCCGCCGTTCAAAACAAAATCACGCAAGCAGTTCCGAGACAAATCGACCGTCACTTCTCAATTATGTAACGGTGACATGGTATATATGACCTCGCCGTCTATGTAGCGAGCATGCCCTATCATACTGACGACTTTTTCGCGGCGGCACGTGATTTGATCCTTCCGGTAGATTTCGCTGTAAACTGTCGGTACTCCGGATTGTGATATATCATTGAAAACGGTGCGAGTTCAATGATATCGTGCGACAACGCGTTAAGAAAGTTATTGACCATCTGCGCCTCATGATCCGCGTCCGCGAACGTTTCAGTATAGTCGATATCTGACATATCCGACATGTCGAAACCTTCGTTAATTCGTGTATCAATATTGATTTTCTTCAATCATCGTGCCGTATCATCTGGATCTCCATATATTTTAATATGTCATATGCAACCTAATACAATAGTATCAGGAAACATTATATGTGTTAGTCTACAACGATAACTGTATTGTTCAAACTCTATATAATCTGTTCACTTTGTTCGCTCATCTGATTTTATTGTTGATAAATCTATTGCTGATGAATCAACACCCGGATGCAGTATGTCTATGTAAATTTGACCGTACATCCGGCTTACACCATCTGTGAACGCCGGCCGGATGGCACCGTCCGAATCTCACAGAAATGAGTTATATGCCGGTCAATCAATCCTGTTTAACCCTATAATTCTAAAAATTCCAGTAACCCATTTCGGTGATCCGTTCAGAATATCAGACGATACCATACTGGAATCAGGACATATAATAACCGCCCGGAAATTGCCTTCAACTATTTGCGGCGATCCTGTCATCGACCGAACTGGACGCACTGATGCATCCATTGGTCATAATATCTCTTTTTCCAATGGTCCAACTTCTTCCTCTTTCTCTTCTTCCTCTTTGCCTATATATACATTACCGGCAATAAATTCCGGCATCCCACGTAAAGAGCCGTCTGCAGACGGTATTACATATAACATATGCATGACATTGAAACCATCAACCTTCTGTCGAGGAAGACGTCATACCGGAAAATTCGCCGGCAGGGCGGAAAGATCCAGACAGATCAGCACCTGCCGTGCTCTTACTATATAAGTATGTTCACTGTGGGTATTATACATATTTTCGGCAGCGGCTCTGCCATGTATACTCGAAAGTAGTTGATTAGCAGCCGGACAAGAAAACAACCGCACGTCATATCCATCCGCGTTTGTTCCAGTCACAGATGTTTTGAACAATATATCGAGCGACGGATCCGTTCCTTTTTTATATACAGCTTTACCATCCTCGTTCTGTACATATAGTTGTACAGCAGATCTTAATGTCGTGACAAACGTATAAAACTCCATCGCTTCATCATCGGAGTCCGACATGGCGTCGGTTCAGTCTGCGTCATCTTCTCTGGACAGATCAAAATCCTCAGTTATCCTTTGATTTGATAAATTCAATCCAGATTTAATGTTATATAGTTTCATAATCAATTTATTAACGCTTTCTTGATAATCCGGGAGTGAAATAAACAATCCATGCTTTATCTGATATATTGATGTCATCAAGCAATATACTGATTTTGCCGTCATCTATGTTAAGCTTTTTACCCGCGACCTTATCGTCAATAGGAACGCCCTTGTATTTTCCGTTTGTACGGACTTCATAATAATTATTATACGGTATGAACAATGTGCATGACTTTCAACTCCTTCGCATCCCATCTGGACATAAAGATATCAGCCCGCCATTCTTTGACCTTTTAACAAGATCCCGTATGTATTGAAGATCTGCATGACCTCCGATTTCAATAGGCAGTCCAGTGCCGGACTCGAACGTTTTATGAAACGAGTCCGCGCCATTATATGGATTCAGCAATACCGTAAAATTACCGCCGACATATTTTGGACATCCTGTAAAATCACGTGGGAATGGATCCTTACATCATGCCCCATATTCGATTGTGCAATTACCTGCAACATATTCCGGGCATCCATCGTATGATTTCATCGGATGTCTATACAGTCCGACCGGACCTTCTGACGCCAAAAGTATGAAATTACCGACAACCCGTTTCGGCATACATGACAATTTTCTGTCGGAAGACGGAATCACAGACAATTTAAGCGCGTACTTCCTGCCTACATCACGGCCGGATAATGAAATCGATGATCACTCTATAGGAAATTTAATTCCGGATCCGATGCGTAAGCTCAGACTGTAAATCCGTCCAGGCAATTGCCCGACTTTTTCCGGATCAATGATAATCTGAATACCGTCAGTATCATATTCCGCCCTGGTGATCGCACGTAAACCGTCCTCATCGATATTCACGATCCTATCATCTGACGGATATCTTAATATACCTTGATATTCAAATCCCTTTCATTTTTCTGCGTTTGAACAAAATTGTATCTGAGCGAGACAATATTTACCGGACTGTAGTTTGACCGATTCGTCATTCGCTTCGACACAGGCCGCGATAAATGCGTTCACCGCAGCGTCACGCACAGCGTTGTTGTCCGCGTCGGCGAATGTGTCGGTATAGTCAGAATCCGACATGTTCGACATGTCAAAACCTTCCGACAATGGAATATTATAAGAATTATATCAGTTCATCATTCATATTTAATCATGTATACTGATATGCCATCCACCTGACTTGTCTATGTTTATAATATTCCGTCCCATAGATTCCATAGATTTGACGGCTGGAATAGGAACGCATGTTCTCAAAAAAAGATTATTCTTATTGACGCCATATATCCGCGTCCATCCGGCCCTCAAAAAATCTTGCTTAAATTGCATCCTGTGCGCGCACCGGATGCATTCCGCGTTCATCATGAACACGGTCTGCCCCCTACTGATTTTCATCATCGGGATGCACGGATACGTCTTGTTCCGACTTATCATAGAAAGTCTGCACCATCCAGCAAGCTCGTCAAATGAACTTGCTCCATGCCTTATAATATCATTATCATTCATAATACAAATATAATAAAAATTTCAGGAACATTGACATTCCTGAATTTTTATTTTGATGGTTTTATTATGTTGTGTACACGTGTACACGTCGTCATATTAATCATCTGAACTATCAATCGTCATCCGATTATGAATAATACTGGCATGGCATCTTTCGCTTTTATATCTGACATTCCTGACATGTCATGCCGAATCCTTCTTGTACTTCACGAAAGCGTTTCATATAATTATTAATCAGAAAAAACTGACTTATACATTTTTTATAAAAATATATCCAATCATACGGCTTTGTCATGAATCGCAAATCTAACACGAACAGTTCCGAAATTATTATTTCAACAAGTTCTCACTCATCGTTTTCGTCGTTCTCTTGTTCATATACCAAAATATTGTCCTGCGTATATTGTTTTGTATAAATTTGCCCGAATATGTTTTTATACATCCCATACATATAGTGTCACATATATTTTTGTATCTAAAAAACCCGTCACGACACTCTTTTGCCATTATCGCGATACAATGTGTCAATGCGATACAATGTGTCGATCCGCACCATTTTGGTTTTTGCCGACTAACTGAACTTGTGACTTGACAGATTTGATTGTCTGGAATATTATCGTTCATTTCATTTAATATATGCTATATCACTATATGTCAAAGACCATATGTCGAAGACAAATGATATGACCACATGACGCCGGGCCGTAACGAGAATCTGTTCAATTCGGATTCCAATGATAACGGAAATGCCATCTGGCGTATATCAGCTAACGACATTTTTTCCGTCGGTCCGCACGCAAAAATTCAGCTGTCTGACCATCGGCACATTGAATTTATCTTGCTTTTGCTTTGACATTACTTATGGATATGATACTGTTATCTGATTAAATCCTGCCTGTTTTTATAGGATATGCATTTAATAAATTTCTTGCCCTGTACATGACCATATACGGCGACGGTAAACGGTTCAGATTCATGCAGCATTCATGTATGCAGAAACTGATTTTATTTGGCCATATATCCGTGTCTGTGATACGGAAAGGATACGTCTCGATGAAGATACGTTTCATGCGCTTGCAATAAGTGTCGCGGCACTTGCAAAATACAGGTCTACTGGTCACCATTTATTTCGTACTTATCTAAAGATTATCCCGTAACTTTGATATGCGGAATATATGTTCAAGATCATCCCGTATCTGAAATACCGACGGAAACGCGAAATTGACACATCTTATTTTCATACAAAAATTAATCTCCGACGGCCACATTTCAGATATTATATTATGATCAATCATATTTGCATACACTACATTCGGTCAGTTCGCATTTATGCCGAACAATCCCGGACATGCCACACCAACGCGGCCGTTCGGTCGACCATTTCATTTTGCCGATTTTATGTATTGTCGCCATCTATTCATTATTTGTTCCGGCTTTCCATGACGCGCCGGATAAGTTATAATATTCCAAGGTATGATTTAATGATCGCGCATAATTTGTCATCAAGATAACTCCGTTCATCCCAGTTTCATCTTCTTCGTTTATCATAATCTTTGTCATACAGTCTTTCACGATTTTCGCGGTCGTGTAACCTTTATATACGCCGCCTTTCACATTCAGACATGTATATAAAATTCCATTCATACGTTGAAAAACGCATTGTGTGTATCTCGTCGGACGCGTGAAAGAATGTTCAGATCCACCGCCGAGCGCGTACATGGTGTCATGTGTTATCTGTGTGCATTGCGTGAACCTGTTGTAAATCCCGTGGGACGCGTACGCGCACCATTCTGGCATGAAAATCGGATCATTATTATGCCGTGACCTCTGGACGATACGCATTCCCTTCCGGATTCGTCCTTTCGGCGGTTTGAACGTGATTTCATGCATGTCGAACATAGGATTATTCATTTTCACCGTTTCCTTTATGCCATTGCGCGGAACGCAGCTCATATAAATCAAACAACCTTTGATTAAATTTTATATACGCCGTGTTCAGGTCTGGTCTATATATATTTTTCATAAATGTTCTGATATAACGGGACATCGCAACACCGTGATACAGCCCGCGCACATACATACATCTGGTCGACATGCATTCGGTATATCTCGTCGGCCGGCAGCGGGGTCCCGACATGTCATCATCGAACGCAATGCATCTGCCGAACGCGTTGTCATTCTGCATTTGCGCACACATCACGAACGGATAAATCTTCTCCACTGGTTTGGCACACCACGCAGGCATATAGAATAAATTGTTCAATATGTTTCGCACTTTTCTGAATCTGGTCGGCGCGGATGACCTGCCTTTCACTTTTAACCGTGAGCCGGAATCAACAATTCCCATATCTTTATACGCTTTTATTTTAACCTTTATAATATGTTTATGTGTGAACATCCTTTTTCATCAGGATCTTGCATTTGCCGATTACCTGATACGGATTATAAACCATTTCGGCATAATGCGACATGGTGAGCAATGACGTCTCGACATTGTCATAATCCAGCCTGCCGTGCAAAATGATGGCCAATTCCCGACCGCAATATTTCATGCACGCGTCATATGACGACACCCACATCGACCTGCAGCGCGCGGTGGGAACAAGACATTTGTACTGCTTAGATTTGTCCCAGCAGTACTTGCCGAATCTGCAGTATTTCGGCTGATTCACCGACATCGGAAATGTCGGTTTACCTTGGTTGTTCATTTATATATTTCAATTGTTATTCAATCTGATATGTTGCCCTTATGCCATCCATGTCGCGGCGGGACCGAAACAAGTCTCGTCCATCCCGGATGCGGCGAACTGTATCCATACACATTGATATCCGGTACCGTGTACCTGCCAGACATGCCTTGTATACAGAAATGCCGAATATTATACATCATATTCCAACCGGATGTCAACCTCGCCATCCGCGGGTCATACTGTTCAGATGACTTCCGTATATGATTACACCGAATGCATTGCGTCATATACAGTCCTTTCGCGTTACGTTCGCCGTTCAGACGTTTCCAGCACATAAGTCCCCGGGCGGCGAGATCGCACCACATATAAGTCGGCAATGATTTTATATCATAACCATTCTTACTTGTTTTTCCTTTATTCATCATAAACATGCTTTCCTTGTATTGACTATCTTTTCCTGACTTCATTCTTGACTTCATTGACCACGCATTTTCATATATCAATGAACGTTCCTTTTGTGTGACAGCGCTTTTGGATTCTCGCCATGGCCGATATATGCGGTATACCTTACCGCCGCGAAATCATATACACCGGGACGTCCGCCAGTCAGTTTTTGCATACCGATGACAGTCATGTTCGCGACATTATACTTCCGCGTGTCCCTGCATGAATTCAATGATTTGTGAAATAGTATTCCATCGTCGCAAAACATGCAGAAATTCTTTCCCGCCGGCCGAACATCCTTTACTTTCAGGTCAACGGCCGCGGCCGCTCCGTTTTCGGTCAAAAGCGGTATATGTCTTTGTGGACCACCGAATATCGTTCTTAGCATCATACACTGACCTTGAAACGGACACCATGACGGCATCCCAACATCGTGCGTCTGCACCACCGGTATTGGCGCTCTTTTGTATATAGTATGTCATGTCTTTCTTTCATATGATTCATCAATTATAACACGAATATAACAAAAAATCAGGAACCGTGAAAACGATTCCTGAAATATTTTTACGCCCCGATGAATTTATGCCTAAAATTCAAGCTCGTTCAGCAGATGATTCGCGCGATGCATCACCGCTTTCGGCGAATAATTGAATTTACTGACATAATAGACACAGTTCATGCATGTGCTCTGATACAGCCGGACGTCTTCCGTCAGCCGCGCATGATGCTCCGTCCGCATGTTATAATGAAACCTGCTGGCGGCGAAACGCAACGACTGCGGCCATTTCAGACAATTTGTATCAGGAAACGATCCGTCCGTATCGATCCGCAAGAAATGATTGTCGAGATACGGAGCCGAATTAAACGGGTATTTCACTCGGCACCACGACGGCCGCGCGCCCGAACGAAACGACGGGCCGGAAACAACAAAAGATTCAGAAGATAGTTTGCTGTTCATTCGGTCATCCGATTTTAACGTCTCGCTGCCCGGTCGGCGCAATACGTCGCCGCGGCGCCCAGCGTCTTACACCTACACTCATACCCCATGCCGCGGACCATACCGACCGCCGCGGCGTACACGCCGTTCGACTTGTACCTGTCATCCGGATTGATATCGATATCGATGTAGTCAACCTTTCCGACGCCGCCCGCCTTCAGCATATCCGCCGTCGTGATGCTTCTCGACACCTCGTTCAGCAGCCGAGCCGCGTTGGAAATCTCTCTTTTCTTGCGGTCGCGCTCATACAGCACATGACCGCCATGACCCGGAACATACAGCACAATGACGGTAGCATATGAAGTTACAGGACCGTAATTCTGTGAATCACTGCCTATTATGACCTGTACCGGTGTTCCCCGACGGGATTTGATGTATTCCTTGACATATGCGGCCGGATCCTCTACCCTGCCGCCTTTCTCTGTCCTGAACATAAAATTAAAAGTCTGCTGTATATTATATGAAAATATCTATCCGACCGCATATTAATAAAAATCCGGAACACACGGTCCCGGATCAAAATGGCATTGTGAAACCGGCTATTCGACCGGATTGACACTTGTCTTTTTCTTCCGCATGGTTTTCTTTTTCACAGGCGGCTCCGGCTCCACTGTTGTTGTGCTATCATCAGGCGACACTGTCATCGTATTGCCGTCGGAATCCTGACCGTCATCATTCGGATTCGTAACGACATTACCGACTGTTTTGTTTACCAGCACCGGATTGATAACATCATACGGCTCTTCCGTCCCGATCCTGTATTCCTCCGCCGATTCTGGTATGTCGACATCATTTGCCGCCGCAAGATTATCACAATCTTTGTCATGCGCACACATCGATAGCACGTGAAACAACATCATCACTGTCCCGGCAATCGCAATCAGAGCAATAATTGCTCCGATCACAAACAAAATAGATTTCAATACAACCATATCTATTAAAATTATAATCAAAAAAATCATCCCGCTGCATCGCGGTCTTTCCACGTACGCGGGTGATTATATCCACCCGCCGTCACGCCGCGCGTATTCGCCGGTTTATGTATTATATCCGGTCTAGCCTACCCGAAGCTCAATACAGCGAGATCCAAAACGCGCACGCTTTAACCGCGATTTACAAGGCCGTTCCCGCTGGCAAGGTCCTTGCACCGAAGAAGGACATGGGATGATCCGTATTCCTGGCGTGACTCGAACACGCAACCCTTTCGTTAGGACCGAAATGCGCTTCCATTGCGCCACAGGAACATAATGCGCGGAAAGTGGGAGGCTCGAACTCCCGCGCCGCTTGACGCGACCTAACGGTTTAGCAAACCGTCCCCTTCACCGACTTGGGTAACTTTCCTTAATATCAATTCTATATATTATATATCGTCCCCTGGACGATTATTCATATAAAACCGATAAATACTGCATCTTTTGTCCAGACGTTCGTCACGGGTCAAATAAACGAATCCTATATTACAACAACGGCAGACCAGCGGTGAACTTGTCGATTTCATCCGCGTAATACGGGCCAATCCCGATACAGGTATTCGTCGGCATGTCGTGAAACTCCGTCCGACCGCAATCCGTTATAAGCGCCACAGGAATCTCCGGTGCGTCCATCTGGATCTGATTGTACAGGTCCCTCAACGTGTCGTCGTCCGGCACAGATACAACAACCTTCGTGAATATACCGTTCAGCCATGTGTCAAGATACGTTCCTTTCTTGAACTCGACGTCATAACAGCACATGCCGCCGGCCTCCCTTTTACGGAAACACGACAGCAGCGCGGCCGTCGACGCGTGCGCGACCTGACCGGCGAACTTCCCTTTCCTTATCGCGTCCTGCCCCTTGAGCAAATCCTTCCTGAACACGATGACCTGCTTCACCGGTCTCGCGTCTTTGATTTCATTATGAATCTCTTCCATTGTAATTTTGAATTGAATTAATCTGTCAGCAATGTGTCGTCGTTGTCTCTGATGTCCCTGTCAATAAACCTTTCCTCCATATTGGGGATGTCGACCTTTGATTTAGTCACTGTCACTGTGCGTTCAACCCGGTAAACATCACAGTCACTGAGATTGATCGTGACAGTCTTCCCGCCTTTCCGCATCGAGTTAAGCGTCCGCTGAAAATCGACAACAAAACCGGCGGCGAGCCTGTCCTTGAACTGATCCGGTGGGAACGTCATCCTGTATGACGGATTCATCCCTGCCGGCCATGTCACTTCGTACCGGATGATTTTTCTTTCCTTATTCTCCATTTATAAATCCTTTCTTTTATGTCTGTCATGTTTCTCCAGCGCCGGGATGACTTTGCCGATAACATCCGCGTAAGACACCGGCGCGTAACTATTATTGTCGACGCCGACGTCATACTGCCCCGGGAAACAGCACATCCTGACCCGTTCAGAATCAGAGCCGTCTGACGACGGGCCAGAGTGAACATGCCCGTACAGCTGGATGACTGTATCGTCGACTCCCTTGTCCTGACCCGTGTAGCACAGCAGCGGAAAATGCGAGAGCAACAGCTTTTTCCTGCCGACCTTAATCAATGTCTGATATATGACATCCTTGAACATGTCCTGCACCGATGGGGAAAGTGAATGCCTGTCATGATTCCCGGCAACAAGATACACCGTCCCGTTGAGCCGTGATATGATCCCGGCGATTCTGTCCTGATCCATCCCCATCGCGAAGTCGCCAAGATGAAACACAATTCCGTCCGACGGCACGACGGCGTTCCAGTTCCGGATCAGCGCCTCGTTCATTTCAACCGCGTCCCTGAACGGACGATTGCAGTATTGTATTATCCGTTCATGCCCGAAATGCGTGTCTGAAGTAAAGAACAGTCTGTCACCGCTCTCGAATGTATAATCAAAATCTGTCAATATCTCCATGACCCTATGATTTTATTTTGATTGTTTAACCTATCGCGACGCAATTCGAATCATATGTGCTCGCATATCTCACGTAGTTACGGCGCATATATTCCTGTTTCGACATCGCATCCTTTATCTGGCCGGACGGCGAATCGCTATAATGCAGCTTTACCTCACTGGTGATCGTCCTGTGGTCAAACAGCGCCGATCCGATTTCCGCGATGAACTCGTCTGTGTCAGAAAACTGCCGCATCTTCCCGTTCTCAGTGAAGCACAACGCGTCACGCACATGATCGACACATGTCACAACGAGATGAAGTCTCGACTTCGTGCCGTTCACCGTCTCGCATATCATGTGGCGGTCGAGCGCGTAATTGAGCAGATCGACGTCAAGAATTGATTTTCTGAAATCTTTCTGCCACTCGTTCATCACATTTGTCTCGTCCGGATCATCCGCGATATTGTGCGGCAGCGTCTCGTTCGTCATGAAACCGGCGCCGTGCCGCGTCTGATACGCGCGGGTGACGAGATATATGTCAGAAGAGAACACAATGTCGCGCATGTCTTCGCCGTTGTTTCGTAAGAATATGTCGTTGAGCATGTTAATCGGACGTTTACCGAAACCAAGATCGTTATCGAACGCGGTGAGGTTGGACAGTCCGGTATCGGACGGCGTCGTGTTCGGCGCGAAACCATGCGTCTGGTCAAGCAACAGTCCCTGTGACCCTTCGAATATCAATCCGTCCGAACATGCGGGAAGCGGACCGATTGAAAAATGTCTGCTGTCCCTGATGATCAAATCGACGGCGGAAAGCCATCTGTCGAGCTCGAGATCGATATCTGCCGGCAAGACGCCGGATTTGCGGTACCAGCCGGCGAGTGATTTCAGTTTGGTCCGTAAGACGACGGGATACCGCATATCGCCGGCGGTGATCGAGATACCCGCCGTCTCACGGACGCGCGTCGCCCACACGCCCATCCCGCACGTGCCGTCCGAAATGGTGTCACCCGAATGTTGGTTTGCGTACACCTCATACGGTGTGGTCAACGGGACGCGGGGGTCGATGACGCATTTCGGAAGATACATCCAATATTTTCCGCACATGTCATGAGCGGCGTCATCTGGCATGATCATATCAAAACCCTTGACCGGGACTCCGACCAGCTCGTTCTCAATCTCATTCCCGATGGCACGGAACTCGTTCACAGCGCATTGCGGATCGAACACGCAGTATTTCGAGACATACGTATTAAAGTCCGAAAGCGTCCCGGAACCGAGGGTCGAGAACACATGACGGATTTGATGACTGTACTTGTCTGACTCGAACGTGTACGGTATCATCCCGTCAAGTTTCGACACGACGGTATGTCCCGCCTGCTGCCCGCCGGAAAACCTGACGACACACGCCGCCTTGTCTCTGTACGGCGCCGACGTTGTCCGCGCCATTTTATCGGCGAGCCATGCGGTGACTCTGCCTTTTCCCTCGTCACCGAATCCCATACCGATAACGATATTTGTTTTTACATGTGTTGTCTCTACCATAATCCAATTCAATTAACAACACAAATATAACGCTTTATTTTCACATATGGAAATTTTTATAATAAAAAACGCGGATCCGCCTGTAAAAAACGGATCCGCTGAATCATTCACTTCCGGCGCCGAACTAAGATTCTTCCGCCGCGTCGTTATTCTGATGCTCTTTGTTTTCGGTATCAGACTTCACCTGTTCCTGCTTCTCGACCTCAATCGGAGCTGTCCCGTAATTGATACATCCCATATTTTTATGTAATTATTTTGATGTTGCTGATTTTTAATCGTCCCAGTCGTCATCCGGAACGGCCCGCTTTGTGCCCGCCGGCTTGATCGTGAAATTATCATCGTCATCCAGCCCGACAGTTTCAGGCTTGACTTCACCGTATGTCTTTATGGCGAGATCCGCAATCACATCCGCGACTTTCTCCTTGTCGTCAACGATAACGCAATGATCACCGCATAGCTGCTTCCAGAACGACTGAACGGAAGGGCGTTTTCCGGAATATGTGGATGTCAGGTTGATATGAAAGCATTCCCATTTTTCAGACGCCGCCACAAACAACATGTTCGCGTCACCCGCGGACTGACCGGCGCAATCCGGACCGTATAATCTCTTCATATCGGAAAGCGGTACGGTTTCAAGGGTCTTCTCGTCACCAATTGTGACGCACAATCCTTTCTTTTTGCGTTTTTCCCACGCGTCGGTCGACGTATGCCTCGCAGCGACATCCCACGCGAGCAGGTATGACTCACCGTCATTACCGCCGCCGCCCCCTTCGATGTATACTTTCGTGAGCCAGTGATCGAGAAGTTCGTCAGACGATTCGAACTGTCCGACCTGCAGCGGCGCATCGTCCCACTCATGATCACCGATGCCAAGGAAAAGAACCTGTGGATCCTTAATGCCGGACTTTATGATCTTGTCCATGATGGCGGGCAATCCCCTCTTGACAAGATACGTGGGGATTGAGCCCATCGATCCGGTGACGTCAAGCGCGATGATGATCGGGAACGAATCCGGATGTTCCGCTGAATCGCGAGACTCCCTGACGTCAAGCCCGTACGGCGACATCTCTGAATTCAATGACCGCTCCGTGAATATCTCACGTGCGGATTTGTCGCGATAACCATTCTCCGCCGCACGGATCTCCCGTGCGGCGGAGCTATATGTGCCGCAACCCATTATTCCTCCTCGAACTCGTAAACCGTGAGATCAGGAAGGATCTCTTTGATCGACTCAGCTTCCTTCAACGGGCCGAACAGCTTCTGATAACGGTCGCATGCGACCTCGAGCTCGATTTTCGCGCGTCGCTCAACCTTGCCCATCTCAATGTCCTTCTGGTAGAGTGACTCAGCGGAAAAGTCCGATGGCACGACATTGGTTTGACCCAACCCGGACGGAACAAGCTCGTTGATGATATCCTGTCTGTCCATCTCGACCTGACGGCACCTCTCGACGAGATCCTCGATCTTACGGCGGTAGACCTTCTCACAGTTCGTGACGACGGCCTGCGCCTTGGAATCACGCAGCTGTTTGTAATTACGCATCAGATCGCTCTGGAACTGATTCTTCTTCAATTTAGCCATAACTTTGTAAATTAAAAGGTTAAACAATATGTCATCAAGAATGACAATGCGAATATAAGAGTTTTTTCCGTAACAGAAAAATATTTTCAAAAAATTATTACCTGATAATCCTGCAATGCTTCATTATACATCCTTGCTGTTCTGAAATCGACGACAATAAACGTATATAACCGACAGAAAACTGTTCCACAGCATATTTTTTTCCGGTTATACGGCGGTCAAGATCAATGACGTTTATATAATCATTTTTCAGCAGCGAATTTCTTATGCCTTTACACAATATTGACTTTCCGTTCTCATCGACATTATGCGCGTTTCGCGTTGAATATGTTGACAGCATCTTATACTTCTTTACTGTCGGCTCTGCAGACGGACGGAACACCGTGTCGAAATCCTTCATCGCGGTCCGGATGTTCGACGTCACTATCTCGAACCGCCTGGCATAATACAATGTGAGAACGAATCCGATACGTCGCATGTCGCGTTCCTCGTCAACTTTCTCATAATAATGTTCAAACCGTGTGTTATCCATGATTATTATATATAAAATGTCCCGAACTTATTTCACAACAAATCCGGGACCAAAAAAGAGGTGTAATCAAAAACTTAAATCTATTAAATCTATGTGTATTGTATATATCACATTAAATATCCAAATCCGAGGGCGAGGCCGGATTCGAACCGGCGTCAAACGGTTTTGCAGACCGTGGACTAAACCGCTCATCCCACACGCCCATCAACTCTCTGAGCCACTCATCAGGTTCGAACTGACGACCTGCGCGTTACGAATGCGCTGCTCTACCGACTGAGCTAAAGTGGCATTTCGGGTCTTATAACCCGTTTCATATATTATATATCGAGACGAAAGAAATTATTCTAATATGTCTATTCTGATATGTCGATAATTTCTTCCGGACAGGTATACTTGCGTTCAAACTCCCGGTCGGACATAAGACACAGTTTGACGAAATCAACAAATGCCCATACCGCTGTCACAACAAGCGGGATGAACCCGATAAGAAGGAATGACGTGAACCATCCGACCAATGTCAGTATAAGCAGCGTCTGACCATGTTTCTTATCGTTAAGATAAAACGCATGCACGCCCAATGTGCCAAGGAACAAAGCGAGCAGAATCGCGATAATACGTTGTTTCATTTCTGTCTGAATAATAAATTTAGAGGCTCCGGCCGGAATCGAACCGACAACATCTGAGTACAAAACAGAGATTATACCGTTTAACTACAGAGCCTTAAAAAAACGGGTAAACACCCGTTATGCCGGTAAAAATTATTCAACTACTACCGAATCCGCCGTGGCGGTCGAATCAGCAGAGGACGCGATTACAGTCACATTGTCCTGATCCGTGACATCCGCCTTTTTGTTATTACCGCATGACATGACGCAAACCAGCATCGCGGCGGCGAGAATGAATGAAATGAATTTCTTCATAACACACAATATTTTGTTTTTTACTGTATTGACTACAGTTTGTCTTTGAAATATCTCCAGATAAAAAATGCAGAAACAATGAAATTCGCTCCGGCAATCCATCCATAAAAAGGATCAACTGACTTAAGCGCAACCGCGTTCCACACGCCGGAAGACGTGATCACCAACAGCAGGACTGATACCATTACAAACGCGATCCATCCGAATTTCCTAAGATTATTATCCATATTAAATTATATATGATTCTGATATATTTTATTTCAACACGCGACTGCATCCGACAATACACGCCGCTGGCAAATTCGTATACGTGAAGAACACACCGTCCCTGTCCATCGCGAGATCTTGATAAAAATCGACACCCATCCCGCGGACGTCAAGCTTAAGGACGGACAAATTCTCTGGACGCTCCATCAATTCCGGCGCGTATTCAGCGAATATATCGTCATTAACATCCATGATATCTGGATCGGCGAACACATACACACGCCGCGGAAAAATACGATACCTCGCCGTTTTCGTTCTCAGCCCATTCCGCATTATTGATGGAATATTATTGACATCTGTCATATGGAACACAATCCCACGGCATTCGCCGTATATGTATGAACTCATATTCCTGGAATATTTCGGCTCGACCTGAATGACATTATCCTCAATATGGGTGACGTAATACCCATAAAAGTCAAGTATATCCCTAAGCCCGGGGTCGTCCTCATATATTTCCGACATGATGAACGACGGAAACCGCAGCTCTATCATGTCAAGCTCCCTGTCTTTTCCGAACAGCGGATTTCATCCGTCAAGATGATCACCGAGATACCGCTCCACCGCCTTCATCATGATATTATAATCATGCGTGTTCAGATTCTCATTGATAAAATCGAACCGTGGATCGGCGCCAAACCTGTTCCGTACATCCGCCGGCACAATTCCCCGCGGGTAAAACGACTCAAGCACGGAATACCGCCTGCCCGCGCGAATCCCCGCGTCAAGTGAACGTCCGCCGGACCTGATATATTCATTGACCGAAAAAGACATATACAAAAAACATGTCCGGACGGTTTCATAGGGTATCTGATCTTCCGGACATCTATAACCCGGGACTTCACACACCATAAGGCCGTTACTAAGTGTGCACCTTACAGACACGCCGACCCGCGCTTGCCGTCCCACTGATCCCTGGACATGTTATTATTTTATTTGCGGTCATACCGGGATTCGAACCCGGACCGCGCGGCGTGACAAGCCGGCATTGTTACCATTCAACCATACGACCGTTTCATATATTATATATCGCTCACTGACGCATTATTTCAAAGAAATCATATGGAACGGATGGAATGGATCGAACGTGTCATTAATATCGACAGGAGGCGTCATTCTCTTCACTGGTAGTTTGAGATCAAGATGATACATCATATACATCTTGACCGCCGACATGACATTTATTCTCGTAAGCATGTACTTTTGCGCCGGTGTCAGGTCTCGCTTAAAATCAAGCATATTTTGTCCCGGCGCCGGACCTTGTGTGAAATCACGTATCGGCGTTTGTAAATTAACTGTCATTAGTCTGTACTGTTTATGTCATTTACATCATATTCGGCATGTCTGCCAGCGTGCCACTTGTTTATATACAGTCTGACAATATGGAATGAATATGTGATACTGTTGCAGTCATAATATGTATCATCCGTTAGCCCGGCAAGATACGACGCGTAACGGGTATACGACACGTAATCGTCAATATTGGCAAGCTGATCTTCTACATGAACAGAATATGATTCCGACCGGCGCATTATACTCCACAAGAAACCGTGCACAATTTTAGGGTAAACCGAATATCTGCCGACACAGTGCGGGCAGACACGGCATATCTTTGATCCGGTTCCGCGGTTAAAATAATTCGGATGCGCGATATAGTTCATGTATCTCAGATGATAGCATATCGCCGTGTCATATTCCCGCGCGGCCGCGCAATATGGCGGGATCGAAATGTTCGAGACGCGAGAATAATTGCCGTATGATTTCATGGATTCCATAATTACACCAGTTTGCCGTGATCAACCTGATAAATCTTGTCGGCGCAGTATTCCGCCCAATATCTCGCGCGGTCCGGTGTCATGCCGCAAAGTTCAAGTATTCCCTGATCTGTCTTCGCCTTCGAATCTGACCAGTCGATGTTGGGAATCGAATCAAGCGTCCTTGCCGTTATACGTCTATCTTTTTGTGACCGGTAAATCAAAAAACGAATAAGATTTCCCTGACACGACTGTTTGAGCTGTTTCGCAGCCTTTACCGAATTAACGAATAGCCCGCAATAATTATGCGCGGTCATATGTACAAGCGCATCATTCAACGATTCAACTGTATCACAAATTTGTCCAGAACTTTGTGATATTATTTTGCCGTTAAATTTAGTATTCGTTCCGCTTATTGCGGAAGCGACAAGACAAACCTTTTTATTGTCGAATTTACTGGATTGTTTGGCTGCTAATTCATTACATTTGATTATTTGCGCATCGGCGGCAGATAAATTTGGATTCATTTTCCTTATGTTTCGGCCATCACGTAATAGCGCGACATGATTTATATGACCGACCGATTTCATCGCGTCGAAAAGTTCAGACTCTTCTTTGACGACATCCGACTCTGACAAAGACCTTACTGTTTTCGTCGAACCTGTCAAATCGGTCACAGTTATCACACTGTCGTTATACGGCACGAAATTGTATATGCCGACGTTCTGCATGTTCGTCCCTGAGAACATTTTCGATGAAATCTCCTCCACTGACAACAATCTGTCGTCGAATGCGACATTGTATTTCTCATACTGCTTGCTTGTCCTTTTGATAAAGCTGAACGGAAACAGTGACACGACATTGTCCGCTATCTCGAGCGCGGCTTTCGTGAAATCAAGGTGAAGATTGCCGCCGCCGGTCGTACTGTACGGCGGGTTCATTACAACCGCGTCGAACCTTCTTCCACCGCCACTCAACATATCCAGTTTGCTGTCCATCGTATCTCTGTTATATTCTTCCATATATTCTACTGTGAAATTTCGGAATATTTTATCGTTCAGTTTGTTTCCGTCCATCTTTTTATATATGTCTGGATTACTCGTTATATGTCGTTTTACTCCATTCATAATGTTTTCACGTTCAGAATCAAGGCAATACGCGAAAATATGTTCAGACAGGATATCTTCTATAAGTGATTTCGCTTTAGACTTCGACATTGACATTCCGTTATTATAAGTGAACATCGCGTCCAACAGCGCGTTCACGAACGATGTGTCCTTGCACGCGAAATCGCAAACTTTCAGATTCTTATTGGAATCGAAATCAAAAAATCTCGGATTGATCGCCGTCAGTTTATCAACCATCATGTCCGCGATCTCACGCGGGGTCCTGCTCGCCGGGATGCACCAGTTCGTCCTGACGGTCTTACTTGTTTTGCCGATGCGGAGGAATTCCCGTACCTTACTGTCAAGTTCTGTGACAGAAACGTCACTGTCTGTCGATATGCCGCGGTATAATTCCTTCTCACTTATCTTGTCGTTTTGCCCCAACCCAATGACCGCGCGGATCTCGTCATCGGTCATAAGTTTGACACCATGCTTTATCTCATACCATACATGAAACTCGTGATCCGGATTCTTTCCGGGATTTTTGACGACCTCATACACATGCATGGCGTACCACCTGTCATTCCTGGAACTCGCATATCCGCGCAGCTCTTTCATCCTTCGCTCGACGTCATCTGCGTATCCGACCTTAAACACGTTCTGCTTACGCTGCTTACGCAACTGATCGGTCGTCGCTATATAGATATATGTCGATTTCATCACGTTATCATTTATCTTTTCCATAACCTGTTATTTTTGTAGCACGAATATAGCGAAAGTTCCGGAAACATGAAAATATTTCCGGAACTTTTTTATATTATGTTATTTTAACGGTCTTTACTTATGAATTCGGCAGCTGCCATATATAAGTCTTATCTCCGATCTCATCGTTCCATGCGATGTATACGGCGGAATATATATCTCCATCAACTTTGAAATCCGGCGCGGCTCGTTCACGGTCGTCACCTTTAATTACGTGTGATCAAGCAGATTTTCCTCCTGTGGTCATTTCCAAAACCGCACCGTCTGACAATACAGTGTATCCCCGTTTTTTGATCATATCCGGAATCGTATCTTGAGAAAGATAGCCGGCATTTAGTAATCCACCGATTTTTACTTTATGCCCTGCATTCAACGGAAATCGAGCGCACGGTGAATTCACAACCGACATATTGCCCATAATTTCGAACGGGCATCCCAACAATGACTTCAGCCTGCCTGGAATATTCGCCTTTGCATACCAATAAAACGACCCGGTGATCCTGTCTGGACCGCCAGTCATGTCATTGACGTCCGCCCACATATCACGGACGATAAAATCTCCGTCGACCTCCCGCGGGGAGCCGGTGAAAGAAAATGTATTAAACGGCTCATCTAACTGAATGGTAAGCCTTCCACATTTATCAGGACATCCAGTCAAATCGATGTCCATGTTCCCTGTATAAATCATATTTCCGCCGTCTCCATGTCCGGCCGCGGTCAATTTGACGATTATCTGGTACAATGGATCAATCGTATAACTGATATTATTTCGGACAATTTCGGCGAGTGCGACACCGTCAGCAAAAAGATACAAATTCATATTGTCATGCGAGAAATCGCAATGCGAAGGAAATTTCAAATCGACATGTGTGCATTCATCATTCCAGATGAAATCCGGTATGGTCGACTCGCCGTATCATGTCAATATATGCGAGCGCAATATGGACTCCTCTGTGTATTTCTTTTGTTCTTTCTCGTCAATATCAGAAAACGTGTTGGTGTAGTCGACTTCGGACATTCCAGTCAGATCAAATTCTTCAGTCAAACAATATTTTTTAACTACCGTTATTCTTTCTGTCTAATTTTATTCAACGTACACGCCGTTGACCTTTGCCAATCATTTGACACATACCACCGGATCACCGTATACAACCACATTACCGGTCGAAACTTCCATATCCGGAAGCGTTTTGCCGACAAGACTCGGAGGCAGTCTCCGCTGCGATGATGAGGTTCCAATCACAATAAGGTCACATTCAGATTTCCGCCGTTCCACAGAACGGGCGCCAGGATGCGGTGGGTATACAAAAAAACCTTTCACCACCCGTCTGATACCATCAGTGAAAGCCGGAATAATATTTCCTTTTCCGTCCCACAAAAATGATGTCATGGAACGTGACATGCGTTCTTCTCCAGTCACATGGACCGCGAAGTTTTGACCGATCCGTTCCGGCGCTCCGTTCAAAAAACCCGGGACAAACGGACCAGCGGGATCCATAGTACAGATAAAATCTCCGGTCACTTCCACAGGCGAGCCGATTAAAGTACGCAATGTTATCGGTTTAAGCCCGACCATCGGCTCAATAACGGGATCACCAGCAATGACATCGCCGAACACATATTCCGGTGATCCAATCATCGATCCGTTTCTTTTTCCAGTCCCCGGTCCGGCAGGGCGGATATACAAAATATATCGTGTATTGGATTCTGGTGAGGATAATAGACGTCATCGCGCAGTTTTCACTCACGATGCAGTGGCGGACGCTAAATCTAGCACAATACAAATAGTATGGAAACCATTATTATCCACAGATGTTCCACCAAATATATTAAGAAGAATTGCTTCTGATGTGGATTTGATATCTACATTTCATCCGTCTGCAGCAGAACCAGATACAGCAGTGGCGAAAAGCGAGTCAAATGCCGGATCTGAACCACGGATAAATCCTTTCTTCTCTTGTGTCTGTGCGCGTATAAGAATGGATTTCCGGAGGCATGCCGTGAAATCAAACATTTCCTCCGCTGCTTGATCCATATCACTGAAAGTGTCAGTGTAGTCGACATCTGACATGTCGCTGAAATCAAAATCTTCTGTTACTAAAAAATCGTTCAGGTATTGATTTTTTTGTATTTTAATCTGGTTACTCATTGACTTTCTATATATTTGCTTATCTTTTAATAATACAATGCAACACCTATATATTATCATTTAATTTCATCACGACCTGACCACGGTTGTCACCTCGCCGTCAACGGAAAATGGCGCGCCGTCTGTCATCATAAAATTACTTGTAACGATTCTGACATTACATGCTTCGGTTTTTGACACAATCCGTCATGGAAGACCTATCCGCCTATTGAACTCTATCTGCCCGTCTTTGCCAGGATATAATATAATCGAACAAAACAATCTGTATAATCCAAAATGATGCATTACTTTTTCCGCGTCCCATGTCAAAATCTTCCCAACGATGCAATCGTCATCTATTTTGATTAAATCAACCCCGCCGACATCAAAATTATCTGGAATTGCTGTATTGGTAAGATACAAATCTCGCCTTAATGCATTGGTGAAATTATTAACAATTTCTGCATCCTGATCAATGTCAGCAAATATATCAATATAGTCTATATCTGACATATTAGACAAATCAAAATCTTCGTTAATATGGTTCATTGTATTTAAGTTATAAAATCCAATAATTCAATATACTTTCAAAAAACGGACATATCCGTATCAGTGCAGTCCGTGTCGGATATCTCCGACATGTCAAACTCTTCTTGTACTTTATAAAAACGTTTCATATAATTATTTATAATAAAAAAACTCCGGGACGTCACTGCCGCGGAGAAACCAAAAAACAATTATGAAAAATTCATTATAAAAAGTTCGTAAAATCCAAAATTACAGATATTACCAACTTGACCTGTACAGTTCTTTATACATGGCCTTTACCAGGTTAAGCATCTTGTTCAGAAGATCGGTCGGCGCGAAACAAGACTGGAACATCTTAGTGACAGCAGACCAAATCTTATATGCCATATCAGAATCATTGACAACATCATGTGACGTAATTGCAGACTGCACCATAACAAGATCCTTGTCATTCACCAGATTCTGGATAAGCGAATATATAACATCGACCGGAGATTTCTGCATATTTTCCACCGCGGCAAAAATGATGTCGGAAAGCTCTTTCTACGTCATCTTCTCTCCATTCTTCTCCAATATCATCAGAACCGCGTCAACCGCATCGGATGAATTCGCATATTCGATATGATCACCAATAGAAACCACCGCTGAAATATCTTTCCTGTTTTTTGACATATCCGTAAAAATAAAGTGGACTTTACGAGAATCGAACTCGTACCTGCGGCATGCGAAGCCGCTGTGCTGACCGTTATCACCAAAAGCCCGAACTGGTCGGGATGAGAGGACTCGAACCTCCGACCTCCGCGTCCCGAACGCGGCGCGCTGCCAACTGCGCTACATCCCGATTTTTGTGGTCCCTGAGGGCCTTGAACCCCCGACTTACTGATTATGAGTCAGTTACTCTGACCAACTGAGTTAAGGGACCAAACTTGCAACGGGTGATGGACTCGAACCATCAATCCGGAACCCTGGAATTTTCCGGAAACAATACACCGCAAAATAATTCACGCGGCGCGCGTATACCATTCCGCCAACCCGTTATATTCTCGCGGCCGGATATAGATTCGAACTATAGACTTCATGCTTACAAGGCTTGCGCTCTGCCAAACTGAGCTATCCGGCCAGGGCGATAATCCAAATATCCTCAAAAAACCGCCCCAAATTTTGTCTGATGTGTTCAACGTATTTATACTGAAGCTTTATCGATATTCATTCATGTGAAAATCTGAAACCGCGCTGTTAACCACTTCAGCAATCCCCCGTATATTCAATAAAAGTAGAGGGGGATGCGGGAATCGAACCCGCGAAACCGCGGTCTTGAAGTGTATAGATCAAAACGCTGACATCAAGACATTGACTGTAAAGCCAAAGCTATTGACACAACACTAAAACTTGATCGTCCAGGATCTTGTTAACGTTGATGCTTAAGCTGAAGCTTTTGTCAATATATAAAAATTATTATGTCAAAGAAAAAATCAATCCAGGTGTTTCGCGTCACGCTCAGATCCTTGATCAGTGCTACTGAACGCCAATCAGAGAAGGCGTCTGTCTCTTATTGTCAATTACCCTTCGGTAATATAGTCAACAATGGAATCAACGTCGAACTCCGGTAGCTGCACATCGGTGTCATTGACCTCCTTAAGCGCGGCAATAACGGCGGCGAGAAGATCTGACTTACGCTTGAGCAGTTCGGCGCGCTGACGCTGTGTCCACTCGCCGGTAAACTTCTGTTGCGTGTAATCACCAGTCTCGACGGTCTTGCGTTTAACCGTCACTTTCGCCGAATAGTTTGAAGGAAGATGAGCAGGATCGAGATTCGGATCCTTAAGGATCACCTCCTCATTCTCTGTTGTACGGGTAACGCCCTTGACGAGCTCCGTCTGGAACACCTCACGTCCGGCGTACTCAGGATCAGTCACAGGACTCCACACCTCCGCATCTGATCGGACAGGAATGTTTTCATATACGGTGGAAAGCGAGGAGTTGGTCAGCAATGACTTGAGACGCATAAGCTCAAGCGCGGTAAACTTTCCGAATGACCTGCCGTTGACGACAAGCTCCACTCTGTTCGCGCCAGCGGAATTCGTCTCCTCAACTGTGAACACGTCCTTAAGATATTTCTTAAGACGATCATTGAACCAATCGAGTTTCTCTCCGACCGTGGTGACAACCTTAGTATTGCCAATTTTAGACGGATCCTCAAAATATCCGGCCCTTGGCTCGAAAGTCTTCTTCTCGCCTCTGAATGCGCCCTGCTTCGTCTTGAAGAAAGCGCCGTAATCGGCAAACATCTTGTTCACACTCGCCGCAGCATGATCTGTCCTGGCCAGCAGCGTATTCATCTTTGTTTCTGTCATAATCAATAAATCTAATTCTGTCTGTTAATATTCGCACCTTCGGTAGGATTCGAACCCACACTTAATGGTTTTGCTTACCACGCATGTTACCATGCCGACAAAAATCGTTGTGGTCTGGAGTACGTATTCACCATACGAAATCAATCGCTACAGGTGCATGATTATCTACTCTCTCGCGGCCGGCAAATCTACCGTTCCGACGTCGTTACCGTCAGCGTGACCTGTTACGGGTTCAACGTTATCATCATGTCCATTGCAAACCTTTCGATTTGCAAGCTCCAATTGTGTCAAATACACTCTATATAAAGATCTGGATGAATGCTAGCATTCATACACATCATATACAAACTGTATTCAACATTCTCAAAGACCATTGTTCTACCGTTAAACTACGAAGGCATCACGGTTTTGGTAGCGGGAGGGGGATTCGAACCCCCGACCTTCAGGTTATGAGCCTGATGAGCTACCTCTGCTCTATCCCACAAAATTTCTGCTTGTACGGATATCAGGACTCGAACCTGAAATCGCTTGAACCGGAATCAAGAATGTTATCCATTACACCATATCCGCATGTCTCGTAGCGGGAAAGGGATTCGAACCCCTGACCTTCAGGTTATGAGCCTGATGAGCTGCCTCTGCTCTACCCCGCTATTTATCTTATTGACAATCAACATAAATTATATATGTAACTGCCAAACTTTTTTCAAACTTTTTTCAAAATTTTGAGCGGGTAGCCGGAATCGAACCGGCATTTCCAGCATGGCAAGCTGACACACTAACCGTTGTGCTATACCCGCAACCAACAAAAACACAGTTATGAAAACAAATGACATCCAACTACAGGACGCGACCGTCCCGATACAATTTTGATTAACGTGAGTCTTGACCGTAACTCATTTCCGTGTTTTCCCGGAGGAAGGCCGGACATCATTCTGGCGGAAAGGGCGGGGCTCGAACCCGCAAGCCGGTTACCCGACCACCGCTTTTCGAGAGCGGCCGACTACCAATTATCACACCTTTCCAAATTGATCCTGCAGGGGTCATCTCTTCTTTGCAACCGCTATTCCGCGAATGGCGCTTTTTATCATCCGGACATCCGCCGCCGAAAGCAGAGCTGTATAGCGATCCGATAACCGGTGGTATTGCCTTCCTGCCCGGCCCGATCCACACATATACCCTTCAGGATCCCGCGGCCTGGCAATGGCCGCTTATCTGTGGTTGAGACGTCTGGATTCGAACCCGAACGGACTGAACCAAAATCAGTAATGCTACCATTACATCACGCCTCAATTAACTGTATTTCAATGAGCATTCTTTGAGCGGCGTAGGGGAGTCGAACCCCCGTCCCCGGCTTGGGAAGCCGGTATAATACCGTTATACTAACACCGCGTTTCCGTCATTCATATATTATATATCAGACGGACCGAAATTTTTCATAATCTTTTAATGAACCCGCGTCTGGTACCGTCCCGGCCGGGACACGGGTTTATACAATCATGGCAAATAAAACAAAACAACTTTCATTTTTTTTGTATCGCAAAGATAGTGAATATTTCGTAAATAAAAAATTTTCAAAATAAAAAATTATCACCAGAACATCCCGATTCTCATCGCCTGTATTATATCGGCGGGATCATGCACCCGTGTTTCGGGACGGAACCGTTCCCTTATGACTTTACACGCCCGGGCAGTGAGCTCCGGATAATACCGTATCAGCGTGCCGTACATGTCCAACGGCTTATCCGGCTTAGTAAACCGCGCGGATTCCCAGTCAATCAACATCTCCGCGATATTGTCATCAGTGATATTTTCTTTATATACGATCTTACCGGTATTATCTTTGTATTTCGGATGATGGCCGGTGCGGCGGCAATGGATATCGCTTATCCTTTGCGTGCCAAGCCACGGCGCGAACGTGTAAAGAGCAAGTTTGTCCATATCATGGAACCAGTGTGTCACCTTGCCGGTGAACTCCCGCTCAACAATTCTGAACACACGTCGATGACGGATCGTATACGGAATATGTGCATAACTATCTTTGATATTGTCAATCAATATGTTAATTTTTGTTCTCATACTTATTACGTTTTTAACAGTACAAATATAAGCATTATGTTTGACATATGGAATTTTTATACAAAAAATAATCGGACACATCTCACGACGGATCCGATTATAAAAAAATTATAAATTATGAAAAAAATGAGTAATAAGCAACTTTATGATCCAAAGAACAAAATCAATGTCGCCGCGACCGCCGCGCATATAACCATAAAAACAAAAGACAGTCGCAACTTGCGGATCATATCCGGATGAACATACATATTGGCATCGGACTGTCTCTGTATCATCCTTGCGATTGAGACGAAAGCTGTGGCGAAGCAGGCAGCGAGCAATAATATCAATATAACAACAGGTGTCATAATCTATAAACATTCAATGTATCCCCGCCGGGACTCGAACCCGGGTTTCCGCCGTGAGAGGGCGGTGAACTTGCCGTCTATTCGACAGGGATATACCCGCCGCGAATTTCTGTTGCCGGGCATCGCGGCGAAAGCTGCCCCGTCGGTCGTCACAGGCTCATGTCCTATGACAATTGACAATACGTATTAACTTTTAGATGCAGAAGCCGGGCATGGACTCGAACCATGATTTTCACGTCAAACGGTTGATCCCGATACCAACCGGTTGCAGACTTTATCGGGAAGCCTGAACAAACAACGCGCTGTCCTTTTCCGATTAAACGAACCGACTTATCATTCAGGCAGGAACCACTCATATCCTTCACACATACACAGGGTATTCCAACCCTGCTGTTATGACAGATTCAGTTGTATCCCGCCCTGTGGTTCCACCGGGACTCGAACCCGGATCCAATGCTTAAGAGGCACTTAGTCTGACCGTTGACCTATAGAACCGTACGGGCTGTTTCAACCGCCCTTTCGTCGCGCCCGATTTACGTGGTTACGGGACAGCAATTTCGGCTGCTTAATAACGTATCGTGGGGCGGGCCGGTAACGATCCGGCTCCTCCGGTTTTTCAGACCGGCGCAATGACCTCATCTGCCACCTCCCCATTCGCACCGCCGCCGGGACTCGAACCCGGGTTGCCGGAATGAAAATCCGGAATCCTGACCGTTAGATGACGGCGGCGTATCAATATTTTGTGCCCCAGCAGGGACTCGAACCCTGAACCTTCTGATCCTAAGTCAGACGTGTCTGCCAATTTCACCACCGGGGCGACGTATATCCTGTACCCAAGGGAGGATTCGAACCCCCGTCTGGACGTTAGAAGCGTCCGGTCCTTCCGCTGAACGACATGGATATATTGGGTGATCTTCATGGTTGTTAATCCCGGGCGTCACCCCTCATGACATTCTGCCGTGTCAAAGACGGCAGTCCTCATGTGTCATCGCCCCCTGACCGACGACGCCGACTTGCCGCGTCAGGTTGTCAGTTTCTTAGCGTCGACTTCAACTGACTAATGCGTGCCCAGGGCAGGAATCGAACCTGCAGAACCGCCGGTTTGAGCGGCGTACGTATACCAGTTCCGTCACCCAGGCATCATTGTGCGAACAGCGGCCGTCATTACCATACGTTAGAACTGCATCCGTCATGATCGGAAGCGTGGTCCTACGTGCATCACCTCAAACTTTTCTAATTGCGGCCACGGCCGCATGCTGCCGCCCGTCATCATACTTAGTTTTTGGCTGTGCCTTGCTCTTCCCGACCCGGCCGCTGTTGTGTCAAAGATCATCGTACGCCCGGCGGGACTCGAACCCTGCGACCCCGTGATTAAAAGTCACGTGCTCTACCAACTGAGCTACAAGCGCATCCTTTCGCGGGCCAACCGGGATTCGAACCCGGATAAACGGATTAACAGTCCGCCGTAATGACCGTTATACGAAAGGCCCTTTTATTTTCTGGTAGGGAACCCGGGATTCGAACCCGGAACCTCATGCGTATCAGGCACGCGCGCTCGACCGTTGCGCCAGCTCCCTGTCATTGACCCCCTTTCGGAGGCCGTAAATTATTATGCCGTTACAATCAACAATGCAAAGATAACGAATATTTTCTAAACAAAAAATTTTTCGCGAACTTTTTTCACTTTATTTTCCGCCGGTCGCGGTAACCCGTCTCCACGCCGCCACCATGAACATGTCGGCGTCATTATCATTGTAAAAGCAATCTATACCGTCGACGAACTGTACGTCCCTCGCGACACCGTACATCTCGTCTATGTAGTTGAACACCGCCTGTCCGAACCTTATGTATGACGGACGCTCCGCCGCCGCGGACATGACATCCGCCCTGAAATCATCAAAACTCAAATCCATAACTTCCAATATTTCGCACCCCCGGCCCGACTCGAACAGGCATTAACAGTTTTGGAGACTGTCTGCTTCACCATTAGCGACAGGGGCGTACCGCGGAAAGGGCGGGATTCGAACCCGCGGACCCATCAAGGCCTCCGGTTTTCAAGACCGGCGCACTAAGCCAACTATGCGACCCTTCCATTATATCTGGTGGGGAAGGCGGGATTCGAACCCGCTGCGTGTCATTGTACCGGATTTACAGTCCGGCGCCCATCCGCCGTCTGAGCAGCCTCCCCATACATTATTTTCTCGTAGCCCGGGCGGGATTCGAACCCGCATGGGCCTGCGGCCCGACTGGACTTAAATCAGTTATGGCTTCCATTTCATCACCGGGCCATATTCGCGCGTCCGCGAGGATTCGAACCCCGAACCTCCGCATCCGTAGTGCGGCGCTCTATCCGATTGGGCGACGGACGCTTATAAAAAATTTCCGGATTCAACTTATCGAAGAATTCGGAAACTCAAAAAATTATACAATTATGAGAATAGCCTTATTCTTCTATGTCATCCATATTATATCGTTTAATGGAAACACCGAGATACAATGATTCAAACCGTTTATTCAGCGGCCATGAATTAAATATGTTCTCAAATTTTCTCATATTCCAATAAAACAACCTACATATATTATATATGAATGGTCATTCATTTTTTTATTTATTCACAAGAAATCAAAAAAAACGTTATTTTCTGATTTTATAGAAATCTGGAAGCTCGTCTTCGATATAATAACGAACGATATCTGTATCCGGCTCGATCAGATGCTGGACACACCAATCTGTGTACATACTGAATATCACGTTATCTATATCAGTCGGGGAACCGGAAAACCTTTTATCGGAGAAGTCAAAGAACGGAACATAACGCAATGGACCGGCATCCAAATGTTCATTATGTTTTTTGCGCTTGACACATATTCTGGCGAAGTCCGTCTTGAAATAATTATAGCAATTATCCCGATTTAATTTGTCATAAAAACGAATATAAACATCAAGTCGGTCTTCATTTTTATCCGTTTTATTAAACTCCGATATATTCCGACATATAACAGATTTTGCGCTCTTACCGTCACCTTTTCCCAAACCAAGTGTCCAAAAATCACCGTTCGATTTAGACCTTATTTTTTTATCACCAGCGAAGCCAGTCATTCGTATAACAGGTGAGTCGGTATTATCATAATCAATACAGTTCTTACTGAAAATCTTTGACTTCGCGTTCGGACTACGCAATATATGACTTTCTACACTACCGTTCTTTTGTACAAGTTCATCTATAAACTTTATGAAATTCACATACTTGTCCGAATGTTTATACAAATCAACATCGGCGCACCGGTCATACCTGTTCCCGTTGAACATCAGGCATCTGTCCGGATCTTTCTTGTCAAAGAAATCGATAGTGATCTCGCCGGCGATCATCGCGTCGTTGTTGAACATCGTCGTCCCGTGGACGCTGTCGACAACGGTATGATACATGTCGGCTGCTTTCACGATCGCCTTCGTATCATCATTCGATGTCTGACACCCGACAAGCCATGCCGCCGGCTGTATAGTCAACACATACTGATCCGATATCTCCAGCGCCTTTCTCAAAAACTTCAAATGAAGCCCGCTGTCATACGGCGGATTCATCACCACCGCGTCGAATCGTCTGCCGCCGATGCAATCGGCGATTTTGCTTTCCATTTCTTTTCTGCTGTCTTCCATTGAATAAATCGCGCGTATGTTTCCGTTGTCGACAAGCTCATCGATAATCCTGCCGTCCATCTTTATATTAAGCTCATATATTATATGATTGCGGATCTGCTCTTTTACCGCGTTCTTACAATTCTCTGTATAACAATACGCGTATATGTTATCAGCCAGGCACCGCTTTATTATCTCTGCCTTTCCCATTCCTTTTGTGCATTTGACAAACCTGTCGATGGCCGCGTTGATGAACACCGCGTTTTTCGCTATCATCGTGCAGATGGTAAACGGTTCCTTTCTGCTCCTTTGCGACAAATCAAAATTATCGGCCATCTTATGATCAGGCGACACACATCCCGGCCGCATCTTGAACATATACCGGTCAAACATCGTCTTCACGCAATCGGCCGGTGTGTAAACAATCTTGACATCGTTCGGCCTGCGAACACGGCGGTTATCCGGTTCCGCGCCGAAATATTCACAGATCATGTCATGCGCCGTCTCCGGACTTATCCGGAAAAGTTCGGTGTTATCCGGATATTTCGGATGATTCTCTACACGTATTATTCCATGCCTTTTGACAAGATACGAATGAACTTCATGATCAAACCCAGATATACGTGTCTTGTACTTGCCTTTATCATTCACGTACCCTGTGTATGACTCCGGCACCAGCACTTTATATTTTGTAAACCACCGTTCGTCTGGCAGCAGCGCGGGCTTGCCGGCATTCGCATTGCACAGCTGAACGACACGGCTTTCTGGGTTATGAGACTCCCCGATCTTGACGATCCCCTCGCGTTCAAGCTCATTTGTCGTCAAGACGTATATCCACATCGGATCATGCCGGTATTCACCCCAATCAGACGGAACAATGTCAGTCACAATGTTATTTACAAGATCAAATGATTTCATTATTTTCATATCGCACGTATTTTTGTTACAGCAAATATAGCAGTAATATTTCAAATATGAAAACATTTCATATAAAAAATATCCGGATGCGGTTCACACCGGATCCGGAATCTTTCCGTCCGCGCCGTCTCGCGACGGCCTCGCGGCATCTCTAATCCCTAAAAACTTGTATTATTGTATGAAAGCAAAAAATGATGAAATTAACCAATCAATCTTGTTCTTTGTATTTATCCGACGTTAGAACAGCGCCGGTGCCTTCTCCCCGACAGAAAGGGGTTCCCACCTCTCAAAATCCCATGTGAAGAAATCATGACAAACGATGTTATGATCAATCACCGGTTTGAACGTGCTGCTCCACATGTCGTCAATCTCTTTCACGGCGACGTCATCCGGCGCGTTCAGCGCGGCATACAGTTCCCTACATTTTTTATAAACAATGTCCTTGATCCGATCTTTCATCTCGTTGACATTATCCGGCATCAACTCAACCGCGTAAACGGTGGACAACGCCATCGTAATTTCCGTTATATGATTGATATTCTCGAATCTCCGTTCGAGTATCGCGATAACAAAATTACCATTACCGGCGGACGGCTCCAATATCGTCTTGCCGAAATCAGTGAACACATCGTCGGGAAGCTTGTCAAGCATCATGTCGACAAGCGGCCGCGGTGTAAAATACTCCTGCGTCCCGCCGTTACCCGCGCGGCGCGCTTGTCTGATCTTATCTAAATTGTTACTTTTGTTCTCCATATAAATTATACTGTTCACGATTCAGATTTTTTACCGACTACATATCCGGTATTGACATCAAACCTGTGATCAAGCTCGTCCGTCATGCGGGTGAAATGCTTCTCCATCTCTTCCGCGTCTCGTAATGTCATGGCGGTACCACAATATATGCCGACCCTGACATAATAAACTTTACTGATCATTCCCGGTAGAATTAATCATTAAAACCATGTGTCTTCTTCTTTTGTGTCTTCTTCTTTTTCACAATCGACGCTCTTTTTCACCGTTGCTTTCGTGTTATCTTTGCCGTCAGCCTTGATAAAAATGTCGATAATGCCGTTGACACAACATACTGTTATCTTTCTAACTAGCATCAGCAATCCATACAGGATGATGATGAAAATCGGCAGCGGCCATATGAACGCAGACAACACAGTGAATATCACGTTTACGGACTCCGCATCGGACTCCGCATCATTGACCTCACTCTGCAGATGGTATCTTTCATCATCAACGAAAGCAAATATTTTTTTGTGCCAGAAATTAAGATCTCTTTTCTATCGTATAAATCGCCGACGCAAGTATGACGCCAGTCAGCATATACACAATTATATACACCAATACTGTCATATCTAAAATTCTATTGCAGTGAATTTCTACGTTTTAACTCGATGACATCCGCGAGATAATCAAATGAAGTGTACAAAATACTGAGCGAGAAGCAGGCGCGGTCTATCGCAATCCGTTCCGCTTTCGGAAGATCATCAATATGGTCCTTCGCCGGCGTCCCCTCATACAGAACGTTCATCCATCTTTCATGCATCTCACCGATCTTCTTGATATCGGTCGTGAGCATATCACACAATTCAGACTTTTTCATTGGATTTTATATATTTGTAAAAACAATCAATAATCTTGCCCGTATTTTCATTTAATTTTAATCGATGTCGATGTCATTTACATCAATCTCAACGGTTCTTGTACGATCGCGTTTTTCCGGATTGGCAAGCCATGTCGTGTACCTGATCGGACGAGCATCATAATACGGCGTGCCGGTCATCGCCTTGTACAACATGCTAAGCTCGTGCATGTGGTCGGAAATAAACTCCTCTCCGCCGTCAACAAACATCGGATCGCCGAGACCGTCGGCGTTGCGGACGACAAACGTATTATCCGGGTTGGTGATCTCTATCTCGTCGAACGTGTACAGTCCCTTAAGATCATCCTTGATTTTCTTGATGATTCTCTCATTCTTCTCAACCTTCGTCTCGACGAACTCTAAACCACGGCCGACGGCGTCGGCGTGTATCGCGGACCTGACCTCCGCCGCCTTGAAAAAGTTCATGACGGTCGTTTCGTTCGTTAACCTGTGCTTCGCGACAGCCTTGTTCCACAAAGGGCGAACAGACGGACTGATTGCCGGCGCGGCGGTAAATAGCTGGTTGAAAAACTTCCTTGCCTTTACCGGTGTCGTGACGTCAATTCTCTTGACCTTGCATGTCATGATTGCCGCGGTGATGCCGATAACATCGGCTTTAGTGAGTTCGATTCTTGATGTTCTTGCTTCCATAATAACTGTTGTTTTTGTATGTTAAACTTTACTGTGTTAATTTTAACAACACAAAGATATATCAAATTATTCAAATAAAAAAATTTCAGATGAAAAATTTTCACCTGAAATTCATATTTATATTTAACTAACTGAAATACAAATATTTAATAATTATACTTCAATCTTGTCTGTTTTCTCTGTCATGACATGATCGACAAACGTGCCGCCGTAAACAGACACCTTGTGTATCTGATCCGTCCCAGACCCGTCATCTATGATGATATAATCCCACGGCCATAGATCATAACGCGGAACGCGCGCGACATCCGCCTTGTCCTTCGCCGTGACATACGGGAACCGGATCACGAACACCGGCCTGATTTCGGGACGCATTACGTTTATCATATTCCGACATATCCGACCGACCCAGATGCAATTCCGCGGACTGCCAGAAAACTCGATATAGTCATACAGCGCGGTGTCGGTGAGAAGAATGTCTTCGATGAGCTTGTCTGTATCAAGCGACTCCGGCTCAACAACATTTATCTTATACACACGTGACAATATCTCCGCTTTACTTCCGTCTGAATAACTTATACCACTCATCATTGTCACGGTTTTTCTTGTTCGCGTGTTCATGATAAAACCGGTAGTCGCACCAGTTGTAATCATTCATTATCGTCTTCCCGTCCGGGATGTTCGCGTCGCCGTCATCAAGGAATTTGTCAATATTAGATCTTATGTAGTTCTTCTGAGAGCTCCGGATCTGCCGGCGCAATATATCCTTGCCCATGCCGTTGTCCTTAAAAACGGCCTTTTTGTATGACTTACTCATAAAATGTCAGAAATTAATAATCCCATTCGTCGTCCATACCGGAGTCATCATCCGGTTCATCATCAACGCCGTCGTCAATATCGTCATCATCTGATCCGATATCGAAATCGTCTTCATCGTCACGAAGCAACCCGTCTATGTCCGAATCGTCATCCTTGAATATATTATCCCAAAACGCCATATGTCATTATCGATTTTTTACGGTAGTATGGATACATGACTACAATACGACCATATCATCACCGTCTGAAAACGTCGCGATGTCATCCGCAAGCGCGTCATTATTATCACCGAACACCCACTCGTATTCCGGCATCGACTTTATACATTCGCGTATGCTGTCGATGACGTCGTCTTTCTCCCTTCCGGAAAGGCTGATTCCATTATTCTTGAAATATAGCCGTATCTCGTCCTCGACGTCCGGCCAGACATCACCGTCCTCGACGTCAAAACCGTCAAGCACGCCGATCATCTTCCTCGCGATATTCTTACATTCCTTATCAGACACAGAATACGACAGATCCATATCAGCGAACATGTCGATCAACAAATCTGTCAGGTCGTCACGTCGCGATTTGACAGACTCGTACAGTTTCCGCGAGCGTCTGATCGATTCGGCGTAAACCCGTTTCAATGACTCGTTCGTGTCCTGCTGATTGTTCTGTTGACTTTGACCCTGTTGATCGCTTGACTGCGCTTGCTTCGCCGCGTCCTGTTTCTGCAACGCCGCTATCTTCTGCTTGAGCGGCGTAACCGTGTCGTTGTACTGTTTCTCCGCCCTGGCAATCGCGTCGTTCAGCTGCGCTATCTGTTTCTGTATGTTCGGATCAGACACCTGCACATTAACCATTTCTTCTTCATTGACGCCTGACCGTTTCCTTAACATGACAACACTCATCACGCTGAATTTCTATTTGAATATTTATCGGGCGGCGCGCATAGCACCATACTCTATAACCGAATTGACGAATTCGTCACTGTACGGAAGATTCGCCGTATTATATATAACCGGATCGTTCTCTGTCATCTGAATGAACGCGGTCTTGATGTCATTACCGATACCGTAATACATCCGCAATATGTACTTATATATATACAATTGCATCGAATACCGATAATACTTACATTCAGGGAAACCCATCATCGGCCCGTGAAAATTCTCGTACTTGTTCTCGACCGTGATTTCATCGTTGGACTTCCAGTCGAACAGCCACACCGCGCCGTCCTTGTAATAAATCGCGTCGAACCTGCCGCGGATCCGCTTCAATGGATCACACAGGTCACGCTCCCTTGACATAAACTCATACCCGGCTGCGGCGAGCGTATCCAATGTCTTCCCCGCGCATTCCACTTTCCGACGCCATTCTGTCTTCGCCGCGTTCAGCCTGTCATTCAGTCCGGTGAAATCATCCGGCGTCATCGCCGATTTATCGAGCATCGAACCGATGAAATCGTCGACCAGCCTACCACATTCGCACGCGTCTTTGTTTTTCCTGTCCCAGCAATCGAGAATATCCTGAACTGACATGCCGTGATACTTATATTCCGGACCCATCCGCTGCGCCTTCTCGTAACACTTGCGTGCCGTCGCCTCCGCATCAAACGGCGAAGCCATAGAATCAAGTGTCTTGCTGACTGTGGTGACACATGATCTCGCTTCTTCTTTATCTACACCTAACTTATTGGATAATAAATCCTTAAGTTCTGTCTCGCTGTATATCTTAGATTCCATTTATTGACGGCTAACTTGATTTTCCTTTCGCTGTCAACGGATCGGACGGGAACACCGAAATCCTGGCGGAACTCTCATCATACACGACGAACGCGCCCGGGACGGTTCTGACCATATATGCGCCGTCTTTCGTCTTAACCGCGATGTTGGTGTTATCACCATCCGAATACAACAAACCGTCCACAGCATCGACAATCTCGTCACCATTCTTTATTGTATATGACGTCGACGGCGACGTCACATACTCAACCTCCGCGGGATAACTCCGCGTCTCCGTCTCGTTCGGATCCGGCGGCACAACTTTCGGATTGTCTGCCCGCTTCTGCTCCCAATACACCTTAGACAATGACCCGCATATATAAGCGACACGTTTGTAAAACATGTCATACTCATCCTTCCCGCATATATTCCTCGTCCGCATCTGTTCCGGATCGACAAACACAACTACATCATCAGCGGCAAAATGATCTATATTGTACAAGTTTGTCAAAAGCTGGTTTTCCTTGAGCTCGCCTCCCGATCCATTCAATGGCTGGTAAATCATCCCTATCTTCCCCGCCAGCATTTTGTAATTGTCATCATTACAAAGCCATTCGTCATACACGTACGGGGTTTGAACATCCGGATCCTCCATCTGCGCGTCGTTCTCAGCTGCTATGTCGATAAACAAATCACCAATATACACGACCGGCGCGTTCAGACACTTCAGCCAGCCGTGTACTGGATAATACGTCCGCGCGAGTGACCTTACAGTCACCCGCGGAGGCTTCTTACTAAGATCGGATATCGGCTCGACCCTATACAGCTTATTATTCGCGTACACAACTATTTTCTGGTATATCTCGTCCATACAGATTTAATTAAAATGTAAAACTGAAAGTCTGGCCTCCCGGTCCTCCCGGACCGAAATTGACATGTCTCGCCGCGTCCTCCGCCGCGACCTGCTCCTTTGTCTTTATCGCGATGATCTCGCCTCGTGACGCGTCCTCATTCTTCTTGATCCACTTCATCGCGTCATCCGCCGTCTTGAAGCATGAATCCATCGGGACCTCGCCATACGGCGTGATGTACGTATACGAGCTCGTCATGTGGTTATATATGACGCCGGCCGACGGGAACGACATTATGACCATCTCCCTATTCCCCCTGTTCGCGACGAAATAAAACTCGCCGTCCGCGAACTTCGGCGCGGCCTTGACGTCGAAATTTTTCTTAAGGAAATCAAACGTACATTCTTTGAGTCCCCTCCCGCCGGTAGTGTAAAACTCGTAATAATGCGTCTTGTGATCCCATTTCCCATACATGTTCTTGTTCCCGCCGAAATCCCGGCCGGGACGTCCCCCGCGCCAATTATCTTCTGAATAATACTCATCGAACCTGTCGTTCCCGTTCATCCTGACTCTCATATTTTTGAAATTTATAATACCTCTTATAATACCTTATACCAATCACATATGTCATCTCGCTTTAGCCAGAAATCCGAATCCGGAATTGTCATGTCATGACGGGTATGCGATATGTTATCCCTGAGACGATCAAGCATCACATATTTGATCCCGTCAGTCGTCTCTTCAGCGTGCGCGTGAAAATGACCGTATAGCCACAACTCCGGCGCCGGATCCATAAGTTTCCGACATTCGGTCAACGTTTTCCGGTCCTTGTCTATGTCGTCACGCAGATTCTTATCACCCAATGAAATAAAATTCTCCAGCACGTCCGCCGGAGCATTACCCGCGGTCGCGTTCACAAAATCCGGGGCAGTGTGACTACACACGATATGCCGACCGGGCAGCGAACAGAATTTCTTTATCATGTTCTTCTCCGGCAGACAAACCTCCTCACCTGTCCAATACTTGTACCCGTTCAACTCGCGAAGTTTCCGGTCGATCGACACGGCGCCGCCGATGACAAGAACCGACAGATCGTCCTTCAACCGGACGACCGAATAATCATCGAGCACCACAATGTTCGTATAGTCATAATCAAACCCGGAATCGTTGAACTTGAACCAGTCCGGATCGTCATGATTGCCACGGAACATCAGAACTGTGACATTCAGATCGTATAGTTTCGCCTGCATCGACTTGAACACCTGCTCGTAATATGCCGGTTTGCTAAAGCCAAGTGATATATCACCGCATATTATAACCACGGCGTTCTTGATTTTCTTCCGTTTGAGATCAAATATGAACGTATCAAACGACCCGTGTATGTCACCGCACGCGTATACCGAACTGAAAAAACGCGAGCGCAAATCTATGTCCTTATTAAAAAACTTCATTACAGAATATATTCAAATTTCATGTTGCCGGAATCATGACACTTGTAAAACCCGCGGGCGGTCATGATCTCCGTCTCCGTCATGTTCGGGTCCGCTCCAGCCTTGACGAGAAGATTCTTCCTGCACGAATACCGGCTCAATGTCGTTCCCCTGCCGTCCGCCCAAAAATAACCGGGACTTGTATATTGTATGAAAGTAAAGCCTAATTTTTTATACAAGTTACCCGATGACCAGTCTCTCCTCGCGTATGTGATGATTTTCCTGAACCCGGCGGATCGCAAATCCGGCAGAGCGGCAACGAACAGTTTCGACGCCCCGCCCGGAACAGATACCCCGTTCATAACACAGAACCGGTAAAGCTCGCAATCCTTCCCGTCGGCGCCAAGCATCCGACGGGTCGGGCCGAATGTCATCGCGGCGACGAGATTCCCGTCATAAAAAAGGCCGTACCTATACGACGCGCCCACATTACCCTGCAGATGGTTGCACTCGAAGAACCGTCTCGATTCGGCAGCGGATATATTCCTGACGACACAATTACGCGCGTACGCGACGGCGGTATGTATACCGAGCTTGTATCTCAACATCGACAAAATCAATGATTTTTTCGACGACCACTCGTTTTCCCATATATGGATGAGCTCTATTCCTTTCGCCGCACACATGTCAGATTTCATCTTATGGTAATCGATCGGCTTGCCGGATCTATCACTATGAAAATAAACACCGTTGAACTCCACCGCTATTTTCTTGTCGGGAATATAAAAATCAAGCTCATACGGCTTTATTATGGACCTGTCGTTCATGACATATTCGATACCGAACAAATCAAGATTGTTCTTTATCTCTATTTCCGGACCGGAATAACTGTCAAGCGGATTACACACAGGGCAAACCGACGACACATTGATCCGCTCAGGTTTTGTCCTGTTATTGAACGTCTTGACGTCGAGCTCAATATCACCATGGACCGGGCATCCGTTCTTGATGATGACGGTATCGTTATCCGTATATTCAATATCGAGCCCACGGTCCTTCCACATATCCACCGAATTCTTCCGTACCGAACTTACGGCGGACGCGCGGTGATCCGGCATCTGAAACGCGTTCGCGACGCCGTGCCGCTCGATCATCGTTCGCTCCGCCTTCTTCCGCACGGATTCGGCGGAAAACGGGGATGACGTCACGGCGCCGTATCTTTCGCCCAATGTGACGGCACGTTTCGCTTTTATATCACCGCCGTGTTCAGAATACGCCGTCCTGAGCGCGGCAGAAACGCCGGCGGAATTCTTTTCCTTAACGGACAGATCATTGTTCCTGCATTTAGGGGAGCACCATTTCGGATACATCTTGTTGCCGGTGTCAAACCTGACGGGCTTGCCGCACACCGGGCAAACCGGACATATCTCTATACCGTTTCGCAATCTATACAGAGACTCCTTCAGCGCGGACTTCTCGTCGGTCCAGTCAATATCCGGATACCGGGCTGTGATATAGTCAAAATAACCATGATTCAACAGCGCTGTTTTTGAGCAGCGCTGCCGAACAATACCGCCGTCCTTACCGGTGATGTAACCGATAATCTTTTCGTCTGTTCCCGGATCAGTCATTATGACATCGCTTTGCTTGTGCGCCGCTCATAAACGTTCTCGAGATAATTGATCTCGTCGTCCGCCGCCATCATGACTTTCTTGAACCCCTTTCTTTTCGCGTAAAAGTCGGTCAGTATCTTAGGCAGCAGTCCCTTCTCGTTCCGCTTATACACGGCGCCGGAAACAGTCTTGATCTCGTCCGCTTCCGGCGTGTACGACTTGTCTTTCTTGATGAACGTATCAGGGGAAATGTTGAACTGTCTTTGAGTAGTCGGATACAGAGAGTTAAAATCAAGGGCAAGGATGTTCCTGTAAATACCCGGTATCGTCGGATACACATACGCGCCTTCATAATCCTGTTTCACCGCGTTGTTCTTGACGTTGGGAAAAACCTTGCCGTCCATCCAAGCATACTCACACTGAACAATCTCGATTGTACGTACAGGCGATATATTGTTCAGCAGATCGACATGCGTCAGATTTGCGAGCGCGTACATAGTTTTCGACGTCTTGATCTTCTTATCGAGCTCCGCAACAAGAACCGAGTCTATCGCATTATAAAACACATAGTTGTCTGGTTCCTGCTCCCACATATCCTGAAAGCCGAGACTATGCTTCACTTTTGTAACGCCAAGTGCGGCGGAAGCGACGAAATCAAGCGTTGAGTTCTCCTTCACCTCGACAGTCCTGTCCCATTTCTTGTATATCTCAAGATAGTCGTATATGACCTTGTGCATCGGTATCTCCGCCGTTATCTCAGATTTCAGCACCTTGTGCTTCGTCCACTTGCCGGTCGGCGAAATATTCTTTATGTTCAGTCCGATGTTCTTGCACCTGTTATACAGATACGGCCAGTCGAAACCGAACAGGTTCCAACCGGTCAACCCCGGAATATTCTTCACATAATTAAAGAAGAAATCCTCCAGCATGTCATACTCGTTCCGGTAATACTTATATATAAATGTGTAGTCGACACCGAAACGCTCCGTGTGTTCCTTCACCTTCTTCGCGATGCCAGATATCTGGTCGTCGGTCAAGACGGCGCGGCCGAATACTGTCACGACGTTGCCGACAACGTAAGATATCGTCGTCACCGGTGACTGAGCTTTCGACGGCTCAGGGAAACCGGTCCCGTCGACTTCGACCTCAATATCTATGAACGCGGTGGTCGGTATGTTCATATCGTACAAGACAGACATCTGCGGATAAGCCTTCACCATCGAGCACAGTATCTCATGTTCCCTGTTCTCGCATATATCTCTGTTGTCGTCGAGGAACCGTTTCGTCACCGGCTTGCCGTCCCATGACCGGTAGTACGGATCCGCGGATCTGTCGCCGTATTTCGAGTAGCTCCAATTGAACCACCAGTCCTTCGGTATCGGATAGTTAAGGAACTTGACGGTCCCGTCAGCACCGACATAGCTGATAAGCTCTGTCTTCGTCACGTTCCCGTCCGGGTCGCAACCCGTCAGTATCTCTCTGTTTATAATCATACGCAAGATTTTATCAAATCAAATATTTTATTAGGACGCCGGCGGTTTTATTCCGGACCGATAAATATACAAACGTAAACAGGTCAATGACAAATGCCTAATTTTACAAGACCGGAATTGAAACAGCTTCACCAGTCGACGCTGATCGGCGAGCTCCCGTCGATAAGCAATGGCAATAACGACGCGTTGATGGCGCTGCTCGACGCGGTGTTGTCATATGGGTCGGACGGGACGGACGGATACGTGAAAGTGCCAGTACACACAGAAGGCAAGGTGGAGGGTGACACCGGTAAGTTCAAAAATTTAATCTGTGATGGTCAGCTGACTATCAAGAACACAGACAACATAACGGTGGGAATCGGCAACGTAACATATGACGACGGGACTGGCAGATCTCTGAAGGACGTAATGACCGCGATGGACTCGAGCATCGGCGAGCTGTACAAAGCGCTGACGCTCGCACATCTATTCAACGACGGCACAGGCGGGACGTCCGGCCAGTCGATGAGAACGGCAAGGCCGGTGACGGTGGAGCAGCAGAAATCCACGGTGGTCGCGGTGTCGACGACGCCGGCGACGCTGACGGCGGCGGACGCGAACAGATACCTCGCCGCGCTCGACGCCGATGTGTCATATACATATCCGCTCAAATACTACATGACGAAAGTGTCTTATGATCCGGACAAGTTCCGCCGCAAGGCCGATTATGCCGATACGGTGAAGGGCGAGAAGTTCAGGTATTATGAGGTCGGCGGCGCGAGATATCTGAAGATAGACAACGAACTACCGGCCTGCCCGCGGGGGATGTCGAAGGGTGACACGGTCAGCCTGATATTCAACCCAAAAACGGAATCCGATTTCGTTGTTAGGCTTAATGATGGCATCAGCGTGAAAGTGATGAAATCCGACGCGGAGGTGACACAGCTGACGCTCGTCTGCGCCGGGACAGACGAAGACGGCAGATGTGATCTCAGAATCATATCGGCGTCCGGCAAAATAGAAAAGGCATAAGGCAATGGCGAAATTCAAGACACCCGTTCTGAACGCGATGCGAACGCAAGGCGGCACATTCTATACAATGCCGTCGGCGACGGAGGACGTAGGGCTCAACATAAACGAAAGGGGAAACAAAGTCGGCGTGTCACATTACGCGCTGCTCGACCTGCCGGGGACAAAGGACAACACGACGGCGTGGAAAAACCGCGGATCCGGGTCAGACAATCCCGGCGTCATGATAAAGGACGAGCTGCAGCACTATATGATGAATCTCGAGACGGCAGCACGGAACGAGACTGGTTATGACTACTCCGCGAACCTGACCGTATCCGAACGCGCGTTCTGAAAATGGCTGCGACATGAGGGGCTGATCGACATATCAGAGAAGGTGACAACACCGTCCGGCTCGACATATTACAAGGAGAAAGCCGGATCGGAAATCGTCAGGGGATTCGGCAAAGTCGCAGCGGCGAACTACAGGACGGATGACCGGACAATATACAACGAGATATATGTACAGGTGCCGTCGTCATTCGGCGGCATGACCGCATATTTCAAGAAGGTAGAGGACGACAACTGAAAAACCGGGTCGACCTTCGCTCAGGAGACAGGCGACGCGTCTCCATATTACGACGAGTCCGGACTGGAGGCGTACACGGTAAGTGATGACGACTGCATGTCGATGGAGCTCGACATAAACGGGTTGCGCGATATATACGGGACATATACCAACGCGGCAGACGCGCATTCGCTGTCGATGGATGATCTCGCGATAGGCGTCGACAAGCTCGGCATAAAGCCGGTGGCGGAATACACGTTCAACACAGTGCTCGTGTATTACTCGATATACGACAGCGCAAGCAACAACATACTGGCGACAAATCTTTTCGGCGTATTGTTTCTTGACGCGCCGAACGGGACGTCCGGGAGTTTCACAATTCCGTCGCTAACGAAGAAGAAAAGCAACGCCGCCGGATTCGGTAACGGATACTCTTTCAGGCTGAACCTCAAAACAAGCTCGATAACGGATGACACGACGGCGGAGATATCGGACTGGTCGACTGGCGAGTCGGAGATAACGGCAGATTTCGCGAACGTAACGGCGAACTTGAACAAGGCGCTGGATCTCATGCGGTCGAACATCAAATTCAACAGATCGCTGAACGACAAGTATGACGCGCTGACCGTGAAAGTCGACACTGTGCTGTCGGCGATATCGGACGGGTCGGCGGTCAAGTACGCGGAAGATAACCACGCGTCGCCGCTGACGACACACGGCGCCGGGACCGCGAAGCAGTACGGTCATGTCAAATGCGTCGGCGACTACATGACGCCGGCGGAAGACGACTCCGCCGCGTTGTCACAGGATTCGGCGTGCGAGATGTATCTTAACCTGCTCAACCTGTGCGGGCAGACGGCAGTAAAGCATATCGACTTGTCCGATACGACATATTTTCCAGACGAGACGAAGAATGTCACTATCACGGACGGCAAGATGTACGTGTTCGACAATATAGACGGCGCTGTCATCCGGATCAGCATGCCGGCGAATGGCTCGACCGAATACAGAGGTCAGTTCAGACTGAAAACCTCCGCGACGGTCAAATTCTTATATGGCGGGGACGAACTGACAATGTCAGGACAACCCGCGGAATTCACGGCAGGAACATACAGATACAGCATTGTCGACGGATTCGGCGTCATGTGGTCACAAACCGTATAAGAACGGGTCGGAACCGACCATTACAACAAAAAACCGGACGGAATTAACCGCCCGGTTTTGGGTTTTTATAACAAATTTGATGTAGCCGCTATGTATCGGCGACAACCTTGTAATCCTCGTAATTCTCGACAGAATTGTAAAGATCCATAAGCTGATCGGCGAAATCGCCGGCGACACTAAGAAGCAGATCATATGTTCCCCACCCATTTTCTGGTGTCGTTTTTATAATGACTTCCGGATCAAGATCATCGAGTATATCAACCATCCTGTTTACAAGCTCAACGTACTCATATGTCACATAAACGAATCCGTGATCATCTGGATGCCACATCAAATCATACAATGTGTATCCGTCCGCCTTGACCTCCGCCGCCATTTGGGTAAGGTTATGTGTCAGATTGCCATGCCAGTACTCATCGGTCTCATATTCATGAACTGTAATTTCTGAAAGATCACAATCAGGAAACGCAGTCTTGACCTGCTCAATCGTCTCACATTCAAGCGTCCTACCGTCTTTGCGGTAAAATACGCCTGTTGTTTTCTTCTTAATTGGCTCAGGTGAAATTATATAAAGATCCAAACTCATAATACCTGATTATTTGTTACTTGATCCCTGCCATCCCGCGCCGCGGAGTGAATCAGACTCATTGACATATTCATTCCACTCATTTTCGGTGAGCATACCGAAACACGGCCGAACAAGCGGAATTGCCAGAAATTGTACAAGCTTCTCATTTTCATACAGACGAATCTGATCAGTGTTTGATGTATTCATCAACGAGATATGAATCTCGCCGAGATAGTCTTCATCGACAACACACGCCCCGACGATAAGTCCTTTTTTCGTCGCGACACCAGATTTATTGAACGCGATAAGCGCAATGTCTTTTATATTGAACCTTGCTTTAATACCGGACGGTATCGCCACACGTTCGCCGGGCTGCAGTGCGATATAGTTAAGATCGAAATCATGGTCATAACCAAAGATATGTGACTTCCATCCACTACCGCTTCTCGCCCGCAAATCTTTAGAAAAGACTGTATCGGCGATGGCGGGGCATGATTCCTTATCATCATCCGGCCAATTTTTACCATCGCGAAAACGCGGCATATAAAAATCAATGCCGGCGGCAGACCATGCCCGTGTCGGGTCATTCACATCGCGACATTTGTAAAAGTCAACCGGATTCTGTTTCGTCTTTATGACCGGCGCGGTCAACCGGTCCAGAACTTCTCTTGTTTCTTTGTCAAGCATAGTCAAAAATCATTTGTCTTAATATATTATTGAGGCATTGCTCAACTTTTTCAAAATGCCGATATAAACAGAACAACTTTTTCCGGAGCGAAAATATAAGGATGATCCTGTATTTCAATAAATAAGATGCGTATTTTACTATGGCGACAACATCGGACAATCTTGAACTCACGCTGGATGCGATGATAGCCGACACCGATACCGGATCGGTGGAGGCTGGAATATACATAAATGACGACATGACCGTCGAGACGCCGGATATCGAGACCGAATCCCGACTATGTAAAATGCAGGAACGAATCGACAAGATAAACAAGTTCATTACGAAAATCGAAAAATACGCGGATTTTATTCGGAGAATCGATCTGAACAGAATATTCAACCAATTCGTCAATGGCATCTCGAAAAAAGCAGCGTCCAAGATAGCGGCGATGCAGAAAAGATGCAGGACCAAAATGGAACTGTTATCACTTAAGATCAAAAAAGCAAGCCTTTACGCGAAACTATTGATAGTCAAAATAAAGCGAAACTTGTTGATGCTCGCGGCAGAAGGAAAAATCGCACCGGTACTACAGGCGATGTTCTCAACGCTTGTTATTATGATACAGGCAGTGCTGAAAATAATAGCCGCCGTGCTCAGCGTCATATCGGCACTACTGAAGGCGATACCGAAACTATTCACCATCGATCCGGAAGGGATCGCCTTTTTCCTGACACCGAAATCTATGCGCCCTGTTAAGACGAAAATATTGAATCTCAACCAATCGTGCGTTCGCGTTATACCGACACCAGTCATTAAAGCCATAGACACTGTACTCGACCTGCCCGTCGTCGCGATGGGAAAACTGAAATCGGTAAAGATGGCGTCATCTATAAAAAAGGGAATGTCTGCTGCAAAATCAGCATTAGGCGACATCGACACCGCGAAACCGACAGTTAAATGAGATTCGCCTACATTCGTATATGACACACGGGAAAAGATATTGAAAGCGATAAACATCGCGCTCGCGTTACTTCCGCTTGTCGAGCCGCTGCCTAAGTACGAGCGGCTTCCTATATGAAAAAACCTCGGATTTTTCCTGTGACTCGCGACGGGATGAAATCTCGCCGGCAAGCAGTGTTTCGGATTGATGGGTCAGCCTTAGATGTTAAATGTTGAAATTCGGGAGCGGCTTGCATTCTATTATCCGGACCTTCTTGAACGCGGTGAAGTAAAGCACCTCATCGACACACGGATACAATCCGGAAATCCGCGGCACGTCCTTGTTATCCATAAGGATAAGCTCGTCAACAAGTGATTTGTCATATCCGGACAGCGTGTCGCGTATACTGTTTATGACGTCACAATTAAGATTCCTGTTGACGTATATTATACCGGACGTCCGTCTGCTCCGGGAATAATTTTTCAACAAATCAACTATCTCATTATTGACTATAAACGCATTGCGCTCCTTTGTGACATCAAGCCCGATATCATTGATGATGAAATCCACATCTATTATCTCGAATGACCGGAGATTCGTGAACACGTGCTTCAATGTACTCAACGGCTCTATTGTCATGTATAACTTCATAATAACAAAATAGTTGGGTGATAAAATTTTACTATTTATCACCCAACACGCTTTACCAGGAACTCCCGTTATTCATTTCCAGATTTGTACTCTTCCATCACGGATTTAACGATCTGCTCCGCCGCCGGGCCGGTCGTAAGCGAGTCGACAATATATTTCCGTATGATTTTTTCAAATTTATCGGCACCGCCGTCGAACTGTGTCGACACCAGCTTGTACAGATCTTTCGACGGCAGTCCGATCTCTATCGTGACGTCCATGCTCGCCGCCGTCTTCTTCGACGAGTTCACAAGAATCCAGACCGGATCTGATTCGGATATAACGTCAGTCGGCGCCTTTATCACAGTAGATTTCCCGCTGCCATCCATAGTCTTTAATTCTGCCGGCGGCTCAATGACCGCGGCGGACTCACTCTTCTGGACCACGATTTTTTCCGGCTCCGGCGCGGCGGAACACGTGTCATCCGGTCGGCGGCGCTCGCGCATCGCCGTTATCTTCCGCTCATTTTCTTCAGCGAAATAATCGGCTGGATCCGGCAGCGGAAGGAACGGGCCCCTGAATTTCGGCGGTAGCAGCGTCACCTTGCCGACGGAAGACTGTCCTATTGTGTAATCGCCGTCGCCATTCCTTGTCGCCCCGACGATATCGTCAATCGGCGGAATTTCTACCGTGATATCATTACCATCCGCGTCGCCGACGGTCTCGACCCTCGGTTTTTTCACATCCCGGCCCCACCTATCATACGGATCCTTAATCTCGACCAAAAACCTGTTATGTAACGAATTCGGATCATTCGTCATCGCCGCGACAAAACGCATGTTCATCGAATCACCGGAATCGAAATCAAGAAAATACTCGCCTTTCTCATACCTTATGCCGGCAAGCGTCTCGACCTTACCGAAATCATCTCCCGTTATCCACTGAAAGTAACGTTTCATATATTTTACTATCCTATTTTTACATTATTGACCCGCGCCGACATTACCCCCGTCCGGCAAGATGAACCCGCCGAACTGTCTGATATATTCGTCGACCCACCCGCATCCGGCGTATTTTGGATCCGACTGCCAGTTATTGTAGTCTTTTCTGAACCCCTCAAGAGCCTCCTTAAAATGTTCAGCATAATCGCCGTGTGAAATTTGATTGAGCCGCCGCTCATATATTGTGAATGTGTGTGTCGTCCCCTTGACCCGCCAGCACACACTCTGCATCGTGTCATACATATTCGGCTGACCGGTGACATATTCCACTGTGACCGGTTTCCACCCATCCGGACAGACGTCCACCGTCTTGACCGGTGTGAACGCCTTGTTGAAATCATAAACAAACGGCATGACTGTTAACCGTCAAGTTGATCAAACTCCGATTCTGACCGCTCCGCCGACATCGTGTAGTCCATGCCGGATCCGGTTGATGTCCTTGTCGAATACCGTGGATTGTAACCGCCGTTATTACCGGAATTATAACCTCCATTATTATAACCGTCATTATAACCGTTGTCATACCCACCGTTATAATATCCATCATTATATCCGTTATTATATCCGTTATTATATCTGTTCCCACGGTTGTCGCGTCTGTTGCATGAATCATTATCATCACCGCCGACGGTGATGACCTTCTTGCCGAACGTGCTTGACATCGCGCCGGATATCTTGCGGACTCCAAGCAAGGCGGCGGCGATGGTCAATATGGTCAGCGACTTATCCATCATCTCGAATATATTGACTGCGTTGTCTGGATGGATAATAAAATACGCGGAAAAACACAAGAACACGACAAGCGCGACACCGGCACACATCATACCGACAAAACCCGTCGCGGACATCTTGCCGCCGTTCGTTATCATGCTCGACATCTCCGCGCGTTCGGATCCGCCGTCATTATTTTTTCTTTTTGACATTGAACACAATTAATCTTATATATAATATAAATACTGAACGTCATTTTTTATAATGAAAAAGGCGGGAGCCTCACCTCCCGCCTTCGCTGTAACAACATGTGTCTAATCAACGGAGCAGTTCAATATATCGTCGATCTTCTCGACCTTGACCGACTCAATCCGCCACTCGTCCATGCATGACTTGAAAAGGTCCTGAACCCGATCCGCCGCGGCCTGCGGCGATCCGGCGTTCATCACAAGATAAGTTTCCTTGTGGTTCTTTATCTTGCCGTTGTCCTGCTCGACACCGACTTTCACCGTCACCTTATAGTAACCGAATGATTCCATACAAAAAATCGTTTTGTTTGTTAAAGTTTCACGACGCCCTCGCCAAGGATTCTATTGTAATGATCCTCCGACTTGAACAGGTTGAGTGGCTTGCCGCATTTCTGACACAGCATCACATCAATCGGGACCGTTTCCTCCCGGCCGGACGGGCTGGCCAACGCGCTGACCCGCTTAAACACGACGCCCGGTGTAAATACCGTGCATCCGCATGCCGAACACCTGACGTTCTCCGCGTTCAGCAAAACCTCTGTCTGGTTTATCGCGCCAACCGCCGGCGCCTTCATTTTCATATCCGCCATATTATTTCCTGGTGTATTTGTAAATTGTGTATAATCCGATTTTTTCATCCTTGCCGCCGCCGACCCGTTTCCTGACAGGAAAGATCTTATCAATATTCTCCCATTCCGGAAAATACGTGTCGCCGTCATACTTCTTGCGAATGACAGTCAGCATCAGCTCGTCGGTTTTGTCAAGAAAACTCCTGTACAGCTCGCCGCCGCCTATCACCGCTATCCACTGCCCGCCGTTCTCAGCATAATCGACAACAGATTCGGGACTGTCGTACAACATGACACCGGGCGGATAATCGGACAACGTCGAATGTCTCGACACGACGATATTAATCCTTCCAGAAAGCGGTTTGCCGCCGGGTAATGACTTATACGTTTTCCTGCCCATAACTATGGTCTTCCCCATCGTATATTTCTTAAAGAAAGCGAGATCGTCCTTGAATCCGTTACCCCACGGCATCTTGCCGTCCTTTCCTATGACGCCGTTGGACGCCACGCAAGCTATCATACCGATCATTACACAGAAACCTTCGCCTTTATCGCCGGCCACGGATCATATCCTTCCAATTTGAAGTCGTCATAACCGAACGAGAACAAATCCTTGACGTCCGGATTGATATTCATGACAGGAAGTGAACGCGGCTCACGCGTCAACTGTTCTTTTACCTGATCGATATGATTTAAGTAAATGTGCGTGTCGCCGAACACATAGACGAGCTCACCCAACTCATGGCCGGTGACCTGCGCCATCATCATCGTCAACAGTGAGTATGACGCGATGTCGAACGGCACACCGAGAAACATATCCGCGGAACGTTGATATACCATGCATGACAGCCTGTTATCTGACACATAAAACTGGTAAAAACAATGACACGGCGGAAGTGAAGCATTACCGGCGGCGACGTTCGCGGCGAAATCTTTAGACGACTCATCCGGAAGCACAGCTGGATTCCATGCCGACACGATGATCCGGCGGCTGGACGGATTTTCTTTCAGCGTCTTTACCGCGTCAGCAAGTTGGTCGACACCAGTACCGGCGAAATTTCTCCACTGCGCTCCATAAACAGGGCCGAGATCACCATTTCCATCCGCCCACTCGTTCCATATTCGCACGCCGTTGTCTTGCAGATATTTTATATTAGTGTTTCCAGAAATCATCCACAGAAGCTCGTGTATTACCGATTTCATATGAATTTTCTTCGTTGTGACCAACGGGAAACCGGCATTCAAATCAAACCTGACCATCCTGCCGAACACACTCAACGTGCCGGTGCCAGTCCTGTCTTCTTTCTTAACGCCGTTCTTCAACACATCCCTAAGCAGATCAAGATACTGTATCATCCTGTAACTTTTTGAATTTAATTCGGCCAGTAATTTGGCCGGTAATATCGGACAATGGACGGAATTTACCGTCATGATCGACCTTGACATTTATCTTATGATCACCGTCAAGAAAGAACTCATTGACCGACATCGCCTCACGGAACATCGACATCTCATACTCTACACGGTTGACCTTGTCGTCATACTCCATCCCGGAATAATAAGACTTGTCATCGTCATTGCCAATCGCAAAATCAGGATCCGCCTCAAGCAGGACCTCATACATGTTAGCGCGCCAATCGACCAGTTTCTTCCGGATCGGAACGACTATGTCATGTATGCGTTTAATCATCTCACCTTTTGTCTTGCCCCTGTAAATCGGACCATAAACATATTCGTCCTTCCATGACCGATCCAGTATCAACAGCGTCTCATTCCTGAACTCACCGTCCCTGTTCGACCTGTACTCTTCATATTCCATCTCGCAAATCTCGCGGGCTAGACAGTTGAAATCCGTCCGGGCGACACAGTGGATCGACACGACGCCGTAACCTTCTTTCGTGTAAAAATCGGCAAGAGCACGAGCCACCGTGCTCTTGCCAAGATTATCAACACCTTCCAAAATTATAATCTTCATAATACAGATTATATAAGTCAGAAGACAGATTACTTATGTCTTTTTTCAGACACGGATGAGTCAAATGCCGCTTTGAGCTTGTCGAGCGGATTGATATCGGTAAGGATAATCCTCTGCCGTTTCGGCTCGAACACGATATTGCTGATGTACAGATCGACCCCGTCACCGGTATCGATGCGGTGCGCGTCGAAATCACGGCGGAAATCCTTGCTCATCGTTGACGTATGAACAAGTCCAGAGAACACCCACTCACCATTGGTGTCAGGGAACTGGACGAATACACCGAACTTGCTGCAGCCGGTGACACGTCCGGTAATCTGCTGACCGATAACAAGCTCCGTCTCAATCTTATGCGGCAGAATCGTACTAAGATACTTCTTATACGACACAATGAAGCCAAGGTTCTTGACATAGTTGATAACCATGACCGGCACCTCCTTGCCGATGAGCTCAGAGAAATCCGTGATAACACCGGCCGCGGCGAGCGATCCCGGCATGAAACACCTGATACCCTGCACATCGACGATATAGCCGCCGTTGTTCGCGTCAAGCACCTTCGCCTTGTACGCGAAAGTCGGATTCTTGAGCTGTTCGGCGAACTCTGACTGGATCTTCGCGATGTGACCTTCCCAAATAGAGGTCCTGCCGCCTTTAATCTGCTTCGCGTAAACGCCCTGGTTAAGCAACGCGTCGCGGAACTTGGAATCAGGCTTCGCGATCTCATCCATGAACTCCCGGACAGACGCGCCGTTACAAGCGTCGATGAACTGTTTCTCCTTATTCATGTCAACAATGACAGTAAGTCCCGCGTCGGTGTCGAGACTGATTTCATGGTCAGAAATCCTGGTCATCGTCTTCGCCATGACGACAGTGTTGACACCGAGATCCTTGCCGCCGCCCTCTGCAGGCATGCCGTTATTCTCGTACAGATCGTAAAGCTTCTGTGCGTATTTCTCATGGCAGAACACCAAATCCTTCTTCGATTTGGTCTTCACCTTCTTATTGACGCGCAATCCACTTCCGTCCCACCCGTCTTCATACAGGCTCCAGTCAAACTCAGCCGCAGCCTTTCTCGACCATTCGAGCTGGCCGTCGCTCTTGATATTTTTAATGTTACTCATGTTTCAAAGCAATTTGGAGATTAATCCTCGTTGACAACAGAAATGACGACCTTTGACACAGCGCCCTTGTCTGACACTGTCTGCATGCACAACCTGTCGACCGCGCCGTTGACCGACTTACCGAAGAACACAGTATAATCGTCGGACGACTTATCGAGGAACTGGATGAACATGTTCCTGAAGATCATGACGCGCACCGGATATCCGGGTTCGGAGTCAAGCTCGCCTATCTTATAGACGAAATTCGACTGGTTGTCCTTGCCAGACTTATCCTTGCCGGTGTAGTCTTTGACGTAAACGTCCTTGCCGTCGACATAGAACACGAGCGTGTCCTTGTTCGGATCAATCTTGACGATGTCGGACGTCTTGATAACGGACGCGATGACAGCGGACGGCATAAGGAAATCGACCGAATCCGTCAGCTTGAATATACTGTTGTTGAACTGGTCATCCGGAAGATACCGGAACTCCGCCGGTCTGAAACCATCCATCTTCATAGTGAGAAACGACGAGTTAAACTGAATATTCTCCGCGATGAAATCTGACACGCCGCCGGACGCGTCGCGGAGCACATCATAATTGACAATGATGTCAAACGAGTTCTCGTCCTTCGCGTCGGACTCGAAACGCTCGATGATGCTGATAATCTTTGGAAGCTGGACGAGAATTCCAAGCTTGATCCTGTACTTGAGATCCTTGAGCTCGTCCGTCTGGTCATGCGCGGAAATCTGCATGTTGCAGTCGTCGAACGATATCGCGCTGAACTTGATCGCGTTCCTGTTCTCAGAGAACGTCTTCGCGATGAACTGCCGGTTGAAAGGATCAATCTCGAGCAAAAGACTTCTTGAAATTTTCTGGAAGTCCTTGAGGTAATTGACGAACTGCGACGACGATCCCGCCATGTGCAGCGTCAGTTTGTTTTTAGGCATCTGTAAACCTGTTTTAGAAAGTTAAACTTATAAACCGTGACGAACAACCCGTCCGTCTGAATATTATATACCGTCCGTCGCTGTTTTATTTTTCATCAAATTCCGGGTCCCGGATGATAAATATACAGAAAACATAAAACGCGTTGATAATGGCTTGCAAAAACTGCGGCACGCCGGAGTCCGCCATGTCGGCGAGAACCGGATCCGCAAATAATACGGGTTATTCCGATAATTTTTTCATGTGCGCGTGTCCGGAAAAGCCGGGCCGTCCGATGGAGCGTCCGGCCATCCAATTTATGGCATATAAGAACACCGCGAATGATCTCGACGACGCGGTCGATATCATAAAGAAGAAACGCCCGCCGCTCAGACCGGGTGAGCCGGCGGTCGTGCCATATGAAGTACATGTTGTTGAGGACGGCAAGGAACTCAAAGAAATAGATCATTACGACATGATTCTCGCGATAGGCGGGGTGAACGGGGAGGACCCGATGATAATCCCGTCGTTGCGCGAGATTGATTCAAGAATCGAGCAGATCGCCGCCGGCGCCGTATCCGATATTGTCATATCTGAGATACAAAATAACAAAATCATACAAGAGACGATTACCGAAATCGTCAAACAGACGGTCGGGAACAACGTCGTGACGAAGGATCAGCTCGACGACGCGGTCAACGACGCGATACAAAACGCGAATCTGGTGTCAGCCGATGATGTCAAAGATTTCGTGAAGGGGTCTGACGTCGACAAGAAGATCGACGAGAAAACTGCAAGTTTTGTTAAGGCGGACGAACTGGACGGTCTCGCGACGAAAGACGAAATCGCCGGTCTCGCCACCAAAGCCGAGCTTGACAGTCTCGTGACCAAAGACGATGTTAAAAACCTTGTCGACGCGAATGAAGTCGAGACGATAATCGCGGATAAAGGTTTCGTCACTAAATCCGAATCGGACAAGGCAATCGCCGCCGCCGTCGCCGCGATTGACATTCCGGAAGTGCCGACCGACGATCATATAAAGGATCTCGCGAAAGAGGTCCATGACGCGAACATGCCGGAAATACCGTCGGCAGACGACATCCGGACAATAGCGAAGGAGGAAGCCGCGGCCGCGGCGCCTTCGGACGACAAGATAAAAGAGATTGTCAACACCGAAATCAAGTCCGAGACGACGAAGGAGACGATCACGAGCATCGTGTCGGAGACGGTGACAACCGACCCGCAAATCGAGGAGAAGATAACGGAGGTCGTCAAGAAAATCGACTCGAGCATGAGCTGGAAGGATGACAGCGGCGATAGCGGATGGGACACCGAGATCGACGGCGAATAAATCAAGAATAACGATCTACAAGATATGGCGACATTAAATTTTTACAGGGGCAAGCTGGAGGATTACAAGAACCCGGTCAACAGGGAAAAGTACACCAACGCGGTGTATTTCGCGACGGACACGAAGGAAATCTGGATGAACGGCGGATCATATGGAAATATCAGCAAGACGCTGAAGGCAGAGCTCGCCGGCGTGCCGGGTAAGATACAGACGCTGGACGACAGCGTCGCGGAAATCCGGGCCGTGCTTAAAAATTACGTGAAAGACGTTAATCTCGACTATGACAACGGCGTGCTGACGGTCAAATATGTCGACGGATCCGAAGGCAAAAAAGAATGGAACCTGAAAAACCTGTGGTCCGCGTCAGTGGGCGACTTCGACACGTTCGGCATGCGTCTCACCGCGGTCGAGAATAAAGTCAATCTGATAGAGGAAAATCTCAATTGAAAGAATATCGGATAGACAAAACAACGAATATATCATCTATTTGTAAAGACACGTGTTCGCGCGTGTCTTTTTTGATAAATATAGCGGAAATTTCCGGCTCGTACCGGAAACAGAAAAACAGAAAAATAAAAACAGGAACATATGATTCAGTTCTTTTACGGCGCATACGCCGGATACAACGCCGAGACACACGGCGCGGGAATCTATGTATGTAACGACCGTCCGACCGTGTTCATGCACGGGCAGGAAATCGTGTCGTCGCAGGTTTCCGGGATCCAGAACCTCGCGTACATGTCAGACGTTGCGGGTATCACGGACGCGGACAAGCCGGATAACGCGGCGGGCGCGATAGAGTTCACCAAGGCGGACGGCAGCAAAGGTTACATCTATATCCCGTACGTCAAGGCGGACAAGGACGCGAGCACGCCGGACGGCGTCGCCGGACTGATGTCGAAAGACGACAAGGCAAAACTTGACGCGTTCGAGTTCTCGATGATAGAGAGCATCAAGGCGCTGCTCGAAAAGGGAGAGTTGCTCACCGTGGCGGCGGCTGACGAGAAGTTCGCGACAAAGGCCGACGCGTCGGCGGCTTCGACCGCCGCGGCAGAGGCAAAGACTGCGGCGGAAGAGGCCAAGACGGCGGCAGACGCGGCGCAGGCCGGTGTCGACGCGGTCAACAAGAAGGTGACAGACGGCGACATCCTGACGAAAGGCAGTGTCAAGGAAGGCGACAACGCGCTTAAGATCGACGAGAGCGGCAAGCTTTATGTCGAGACGCCGAAGACCGGTGAGGTCGTCGGATCCGGACTGATCGACGCGAGCACGGTCGAGAACAAGACGACCGTGTCGTTCAAGCTCAACTCTGACGACAAGGTGCTCAAGGCCGGCGCGAACGGGCTCGAGACCGTAATCGGGCTTAAGTATGATGGTGACAAGAAGACGATAAGCCTGACCGGCAAGGATGACGCGGTGATCGGCAGTTCAATAGACGCGACGCCGTTCATCGTCGACGGAATGCTTGATAGTGTTGAGGTCACGACACAGGACGGCGCGAAGGGTCTCAAGTTCACATGGAACATCGACGGCGAGACGACCGGCGAGAAGAAGACGTCATTCGTGTCACTCGCGGATTTCAACGCGACGACATACACGGCTGGTGATCACATCGCGATCAGTGACGCTAACGAGATATCAGTCAAGGACATGGACACCGCGATGACGGTGACTACAGAGGAGATTCTGGTCGGCGGCGGTATAGCGGAGCCGTCGATGTTCACCGACGGCAAGATCCCGGCGGGAACATCGCTGCAGGAAATACTGACGCAGCTGCTCTGCAAAGAAGAGTATCCGGTACCGACGTCCACACCAGGAACGGCGTCGATAACGACAGCCATATCCGGCGGCGCACTCGATAAGGCCGGATCGAAAGTCGAGGTCGGGACAAAGGTCAACCTTTCGGCGATCGCGAAGCCGTCTGCAACATGGAAGAAGGTCGGATCTGCTGTAACGGGCATCACGTACGGATACGCGGACGACGCGGCCGGAACGAACAAGTCAACGGCGAAATCTATCACGAAAGAATGGGGAACACCGGCAGTGACCGCGGCCGCGAACGTCACTGTCACATACACAGGTTTCAACGGCGCTACTGCTCCGGCGGCGGCCGAGTCGATCGCGGCGCAGACCGGATTGACTGTCGGCGAAGGCGCGAACACCGTGAAAATCGACGTGAAGTCGGAGGCGTACACAATCTCATGTGACGGAATCCCGTCAAAATACGTATGCTCGAATATCGGTCATTTCAGCGAGGAGCACAAGACGACCGCCATCGCGGCGATAACAGACAAGGCCGTATCGGCGGCGACAAAGAGCGATAATAGAACTGTGACCGGCGAGCGGCACTGGTTCCTCGGCGCGAAACCGTCGGCGATCGAGCTCAACTCCGCGAACGTCAGGGCGCTCAGCAACAATGTCGCTCCGACGACCGGTGAGATCACCGTGTCAATCGCGGAGGGGACGAATGCTGTGTATGTGGTTGTTCCGACCGGTAAAACCATTACGAAAGTGGCAGACACCGGCGCATTCGGCACTGACATTAAAGATTCTTTCAAATCAGAAGGATCCGTGCAGGTCGAAGGCGCGAACGGATTCGCTGCGGCGGAATACACAGCATATGTATACCGTCCGGATGCGGCTCTCGGCGCCAACACATATAAAATAACAATCGCCTAATTTAACATAACAGAATAAGTCATGGCAAACTATACAACAGATTTAATCATCGACGGTAACAAGCTTGACTGGGCGATGTCGTTCCAGCGTACCGGTAAATTCCCGATCGACCGGTCGGGATGGTTCAACAGTTACGCGGACGCGGTCGCTTACGCAAAAGGCGACGGATCCGACGAACGCGGAATCGGTAAGACACGGTATATCGGACAGATCATATCAGTGGTCGAGAACGACGAGGTCAAAATCTACAAAATCCTCGCCAACAGCACGCTCGAGGAGGTCGGCGCCGGCAAAGGGCTCGGCTCCGTCACCGCGGAGAACTACACGGAGGCGATAAGTCTCGCGACGGCGGACAATGTCGGTCAGATCATATACGTCAAGTCTGCGGAGACGATCGACGAGACTAAGTATGACGCCGGCGCGTATATCGTGTCGGGCGTCGGGACGGTGATGAAGCTCGCGCAGAGCTCCGCGTCCGGTGATGTCGCCGGCGACATCGCGGATCTGCAGCAGTCCGTGTCTGACGTCAAGAAAGACGTGTCGACGAACAAGGACGAAATAGCGGCGATCAATGAGAAAATCGGCACAATCAACGGCGCGGCGGATGTTACCGGATCGGTCGACAACAAGATCGAGGCGGCGAAGACTGAGCTTACCGGCAAGATAGACGCGGTCAAGATCACGGGCGACAAATCCGTGACGATCGGCGCGGACGGCAGGACGGTGTCTGTCAACATCAAGGCGGACGCGGATAACGCACTCAAGCTCGACGCGGAAGGCGGGCTTTATGTCACCGCGCCTAAGACGAAGGAGATCAAGGGTGAGACGGGTAACGCCGTGTCTGTGGTCACCGGTGAAGACGAGACAACAACAATCAAACTCGGCATCGCCGAAGGCGAGAAGGTCCTGACACAGACAGCAGACGGTCTCAAGTCAAACATCAAAATCGCATACGCTGATCAGAAGGTGAAACTTCTCGGCGCCGGAGACGCTGTAATCAGCGAATTTGACGCGGCCGACTTCATCAAGGACGGCATGCTCGAGGATGTCAATCTCGTGGTCGCGACGGCGGAGAAGCCTGTCAACGAAAAGACATCGGGCACGTTCGTCGAGTTCAAATTCAACGCGGCGGAGAGCAATAAGGTGATCTATCTCGACGTGACGTCGCTCATCGACGTGTACACGGCCGGCAACGGCGTCGCGGTCAACGGCAAGACGATCTCGATAAGGCTGTCGGAAGATGAGAAACATCTCGAGTTCACAGAGGGCGGCGTGCTCGTCACGAAGGACATCGTCGGCGCGGCGGATCTCAAAACGGTCAGCGACGCGCTCGCGGCGCTCGACACAAAGGTGACAGGCGAAGGCGGCGTGACAGAAAGGCTGACCGCGGTGGAGAATACCGCGACCGACACGAAGTCGGCGCTCGACGCGCTGAAGGCGAACCTGTCAGACGGCGAGACGTTCGTGAAGGGCGTCAAGACGGCAGACGGCGAGACGCTCGTCAAGGCGGAAAGCGACGGAAAAGGCACGGTGACGCTGTCGTCGACGGACGCGCTAAAATCCCTTGTGACCACGGTCGGCAAGCTTGGCGACATGGCGTACGAGAGCAAGGCCGATTATGTGACGAAAACAGAGATGGAATGGATCGTCGTGACCGGCGAATAAAATGAAACAACGGTGTTTCACATCATAACGCGAAACATCGGATAAATATCATAACGGCGGGGTAATCCGCTCCGCCGTTTTTTCAAACAGAAAAAAAAAACATCCAGATATGGCAGGCGATAAGACAAAATCACTGTTCCAATATTATAAAAAACGTGCGACTCTTGACGCGGCGAAAGAAAACATGCCGGCCGGCGCGATAGCGTTCCTCGAAGGTGAGGGAAACGGCGTGATTTATTTCAAGGCAAGCGACACCGAGTTCAAGATTCCGGGGCTGGTGAACACCCTGACCGGAACGTCGACGACGAACGCGTTGACCGCGGCGCAGGGAAAGGCGCTTAATGACGCGATCACTGCGCTGACAGGCACGGTCAATGATCTCAAAACATCAACCGGAACAGACGCCGCGAACAAAATCGCGAAACTCGAGAAATCGGTAAGCTCTATCATCGCGATCCAGCAGACACTCGTCCTTACCGCGGCGGAAGGCACGCCGCTCACCGTGACGTCGGGCACGCTCAAAACGGCAGAAGACGGCACCGTGACCGCGGAGACAAACGCGACGATCAGTCTCAACATTAAGGCAAGCAACGCGCTTAAGGTCGACTCGAGCAAGAACCTGTATGTCGACAACTCGGCGATCAGCATCGGGCAAAGTCAGGTGAGCGGCCTTTCCGATAAGCTCACCACAATTGACACGAGCATTAAAAACGTGGACGGTAGCATCGGCGATATATACGAGAAGCTCGACACCAAGCTGAACAAAACCGACACCAGCATATATACATCTGCCGAGAAAACAAAACTCGACGGCATCAACGCCGGCGCGCAGGTCAATGTCATCGAAAGCGTGACGGCGACCGATTCAGACGGAGAGTCGACGCTTACCGCGACAATAAGCGGCAAGGCGGCGGACATCACGAGCCTGATCGACGCCCGCGTGAAAGGCGAGCAGGCGGTGAAAGGCGTCAAGACCGGCGACAAGATCCTGACGCTCGACTCCAACGGTATGCTTTCCGCCGCCGTGTCGCTCGTGTATGATAACAAGAACATCATACTCAAAGACAAGGACGGCAATGCGATCAGTACTGTCAGCGCCGATCCGTTCATCAAGGACGGCATGCTCAGCGACGTTAAATATGATGCGAGCACGAAAACAATAACGTTTACATGGAATACTGATTCGGGCAAAACGGATCCAGTCACGATATCGCTAAAAGAGTTTATCGATACATATAAGGCGGATGAGAAGACAATCACACTTGATGAGACCGGAGACAACCCAATATTCAAGGTAAAGGATGGCGTTTTCGTCAAGACGACTGATTACGACACGAAGGTTTCCGCGATTGATAACAGCATAAGCAGTGTCAAGAGCAGATTATCGACGGCAGAGAGCAGCATCGGAAAGCTCGAGACAACAGTAAGTTCACACGCGGAAAGTATCAGCACACTTACCGATGGATCGACCAACGCAAATTCAGTGAAAGGACAGATCGAGGCGGCGAAGAAAACGCTCACCGGTGACGACTCGAAATCGACAGACAGCAGCATCGACCTGTACGGCGTGCGCAAGTACGCGGAAAAGATGGCGAGCTCGGCCGCGTCCGGCGTGGCCGTGACGGCGGAAGGCGACACGCTCATCGACGCCAGCGCGTCCGGCAAGAAGGTAACTGTCAAGGCGACAACCGCACTCTCGACCGCCGTGTCGAACGCTAACGCGGCAGTAAGGAGTGTGACGACCGGTACCGGGGTGAACGGAACGATCAGTGTCAACACTGGCGGCGACACTACCACCGTGACGGTCAAGGGGCTTGATGCAACAGACATCCTGGCATTTAAGAAAGCGGGCGATTACGCGACATCCGCATCACTCGCCACGACAAATTCGAATGTATCCGCGGTATCCAGCCGCGTGACGACGATCGAGACGTCACTCGCGTGGTATGTCGAGGAGTAATCCGAACATCACTGATATGAAAAAGACGGGCGGCACCCGTCTTTTTGTTTTTATATAATCATATATTAATCGCGTCATCCGCCCGGACGGCGGAAGAACCGATAAATATTAAGACATGGTTATCATGAAAAATATACACAAGCAGATATAATGGCGGTCACAAACAAAATAGGCGATAACACCGTTTTCCTTTATTTCCCGACGACGGATAAGTTCAACGCGAAAAAATCAAACATACCGGCGACATCGGTGACGTTCATCGCCGACACCGGCCAAATATACGCGAACGGCACTATGTTCGGCGGCAACACGACGACGCCGAAGGCGCACGCGGCGGGGTCAACCACATACGGCGGAGCGACGGCGGATTTATACGGGCATGTGAAGCTGTTTGACACGGCCGGGACAGAGAAGGCGAAAGACTCTGCCGCGGCGACACCATACGCGTTGAGCGTGGTCAGCACATCATTGGGAAGCAGGATAAGTACGGCAGAAAGCGGCATATCCGACCTGTCAACCGCGTTGAAAAAAACGGACGGCAGGATAGGTACAGACGTAATCAATTACCTGTCCGTCGGGACGGGCATAACCGTCACAAACAACACGGATTCGTCAGGAAAGAAGTATGGAACAATCTCCGTCAAAGCAAAGGCGACGGATGTATCGGCTTCCGTCGGCGGCACGACATCCCGCGTCTATGCTGTTGGTGTTGACAAAAACGGTGATCTCGCCGTGAAAGTGGATTGGAGTGTATACACCCATCCGTCCCATACAGCGATAAACAAATCGTCGACATGGCTGACTGGTATAACGGTCGACGGTCTCGGTCATGTGACAGCTGTGACGAATTCGTCTCTACCGACCGCCACAGATAAGACGGCAGGAATCGTCCAGTTGACCGACTCATCCGTCACCACGGAGAACGACACGAAGTACACAGTGCCGACGATAAACGCTCTGAACGCGGTGAACACCGCTGCGAAAAAAGCGGCTGATGCAGCATCAGCCGCACAGGTGACGGCGAACAACAAAGGCAAGATAGAATCAGTCGATGCGAATGACGCGTCCGCAGGAATAACAGCGACGACATCAGGAAAGGATGTGAAACTGTCGCTGAAAATGTCGGACACGAAAAACGCGGTCGGCAAGATCGGAACGGGTAAGGTGTACGGGGTCGGGATCGACTCTTCCGGATACCTGGCGGTGAGCGTGCCGTGGCAGAACGACAACACGGTGTACACACATCCATCACATACCGCATATAATCTCAACACAAGCGGCAAATTCATATCCGGACTGACGGTCGACACGTTGGGTCATGTGACAGCCGCGGCGGAATCGTCGCTGCCGACCGCATCGACATCAGCGGCAGGAATCGTCCAGTTGACCGACTCATCCGTCACCACGGAGAACGACACGAAGTACACAGTGCCGACGATAAGTGCCCTGAACGCGGTGAACACCGCGGCGAAGGCAGCGGCTGCAGCCGCATCAGCCGCACAGGTGATAGCGAATGATAAAGGTATCGTGAACACAGTGTCTAACGGCGATGGCATTACGGTCACGAACGGATCATCAGCAAACGTCACGGTGAAGGCGAATCTCGGCAACACGACGAAGCTCACGATCGACACGACTAAAAAGGTGTACGGGGTCGGCGTCGACGCGTCAGGCAAGCTCGCGGTGAGCGTGCCGTGAACAGACACGCTCACGAACTCCGTGATAAGTCTGACCGGTGACGTAACCGGATCCGGAACGTCGTCGATAGCGACGACGATAGCGGACAACACCGTCACAAGCAAAAAAATTAAAGGATTCACGAACAGCGCGTCAGATTTCACGGCGGACGCGTCGGTCAATGTGCCTTCAGCGGCGGCAGTGAAGTCATTCGTCGAAGGGAAGGGTTACGTGACGTCGTCCGGCGTGACGGAAATCGCGGGCGGCGCCGGAATATCCGTGTCGGGCGGAACTACATCGAAGGCGACAGTGAGTCACAACACATCCGGCGTGACGGCTGGGACATACCGGAGTGTGACCGTCAACGCGCTCGGACACGTGACGGCAGGGTCAACCCCTACCACAATATCCGGTTACGGACTGACTGACGCGGTATCGAAGAACGGCGACATAATGACAGACAACCTGTACATATCGACGGACTTGTCGAAAGATAAAGGATTCGTGGTTGACGCGTCGTCAACACAAAAAATGGGCCTTATCGTCGGATCATCGTCGAAAAACGCCGGTTTGTATGATTTCAAAAACGGTAAGTGAATCCTGGCTGAATCAGAGAGCGGGACTGTGACGCTTAACGGCAACGCGACCACCGCCACTACGGCGTCAGTTGCCACGACTGCGAACAAGCTCGGCACGAACGCCGGATCAGCGACGAAACCAGTGTATTTCAGTGGAGGAGTGCCGGTCGCGGGAACATATACGCTGGCGTCCGCCTGTGAAAAAACAGCCGGACCCGCCGCGGGGAACGTGCCGGTTGTCGGGGCAGCGTTGGGGACGGCAGATAACGTTCCTGTAGTGACGAACACGTCAGGACAGCTCATGCCGCACGCGTCCGGCGCGCTGAAGTCCGCCGCGTTCAAAGACGCGTCGACCGCGGTGTGGTCCAGCGACAACGACGTTCCGACCAGCAATGCGGTAGTCAATTATGTGACGTCGGTGGTGAACGCAGCGGTCGCGGATCTGGCGAAGGCGTTAAAATACGAAAGTGTTGTGACGTCGGAATCAGGACTGGCATCATCAGCGAAAGGCGCTGTTTATTTCGCGAACGGGGCGTTCACACTGTCCGCGGCGAAATCATCGACCGGCACGCCGCAAACGCTCGAGAAAGGCGACATGCTCATCGGCGACGGAACCGGCAAGTTCGGTGTCGTCAACGCGAACTGGACGGCGGTCGACGGTTCGTCCGCACTGCAGTGGGGACAGACCGTCACATTGGCGACAATCGGCGGGAAGACGATAGACGCGCAACTCCCGGCGGCCGCCCCGTCCGGATGAGGACTGTCAAATTTCGCGACCAAATTCTGAAAAAAGACCGACGCGGCGCTGAGCGGCACGATAACGCTCAACCCGAACACGATGTATGTGTGGAGCTCCCCGTTCACAGGAAACGTGACACTCAACCAGGGCACAGCGATATCCGGAATCGTGAACGAATATTGCGGACGTTTCACGGCCGGATCAGGCAGCGTCACGTTTACCGGTGTCACGATGTGGAACGAAGACAGGCCGGATATTGTATCCGGGTCGACGTACGAGTTCAGCATCATCGACAATTACGGCATACTGACAAAGCTTAAGACTTTCTAATATATCAGATAGAGTAAAGAAAAAGATCAGGAAACACCTGATCTTTTTCTTTTTTGGACATATAATATATAGAAAGTTAAATTCTTAAAGTTTAATAATTTAATATATTAAAATATTATCTATTCCCAACCGAAATTTGCTTACACAAATTATATGCGGAAACAGAAAAATTATTTTGTCCCGTGTGAATTTTTCATATGATCTGGATTACGGCCGGGATTCGATAAATATCAAGACGGGTTATACCCGTCTGAAAAACGAAAACAAACAGGCGAGAGATGGCATTGAACAACAGGCACAGGCTGCTATCGGGAGGCGGGGTCGACCCGTCGATATCATTATCGCGGACATCATACACGCCGGACGCGGCGGCGGACAAACTCACGTTCACGGTGACGTCGAACACGGACTGGACGGTATCGTCCAACCAGTCGTGATGTTCGCTCGACGTGACGTCCGGACCGAAAGGGACGACGGCCGTAACGGTGACAATCGCGTCGAACACGGGCTCGCAACGGACCGCCGTAATCACCGCGGTTACAAAGAAACGGGGCGTTAAGGCGACATTGACCGTCGTGCAGAAAGGCGACTGGATCATGTCCACGACATACTCAATAGGAACATTAACCGCCTCGCCGGCGAGCGTGGCCGCGTCGGGCGGCGCATGTCAGGTGTCAGGCGGCGCCGGTACAATCGTATACACGTGAAAATCCGGCAAGGCGAACACATCCGGCACATTCACCCCTTCCAAGTCGGTGGCACGGACGTCAGGGTCGGCAGGGGGATCCGCGTCGATAGACTCCGCCGGCAAGGTGACTGTGTCGTCACTCTCGAACAATTATTACGACGGGTCGACCGTGTTTACGGTAACTTACTCGTACTCGCCGGCGACGCCGTCGACCGGAACACTTTCCGGTCCGGCGTCGAAAACGGTCACGGTGACGCAGGCGAAGAATGTCATAACGGCGGTCACGATGGGGTCTGTTGACGGCGGCGCGATAACGTCGAGCGTGTCATATTCGGCCGCGGCTGAGTCGAAGACATTCGCGAACGTAACGGCGGCGTCGATATCCGGTGTCACTGTAACATTCTCATCGGGGACGAGCGTCGCGAACTACTCGACGTACGGGACATTATCCGGACCGTCGTACTCATGGACGACGTCAAATTCAGATGTCATGACGCTGACCTCTACCGACGCGAACGCGATTTCTGTAAAGAGCGTGTCAAGAGGCACGACATATTCGGCGTCGGCGAGATCCGCGACGGTAACAAGGACCGCGACATATTCATATTCGTTGAAATCGTCATATAACGGCGGGTCCGTATCCACGAAATCCGCGGCTGGATCATGCTCCGGGACGGCGAGCCAGGCGGCGAACCATGTCGCCGTGCAGTCGGTGACCGCGAACGCCGGCGCAATAACGTCGAGCGTGTCATATTCGGCGGGAAAGCAGTCGAAGGCGTTCAGCAACGTGACATCCGCGTCCGCCGGGACGTGCACGCTTGTATTCGATTCAGGATCAACAACGACATCCGGCGTCACGACATACGGCTCGTGGTCCGGTCCGATTTATTCATGGTCGACGTCGAATTCAGGCGTCGCGACGCTGACATCCTCTAACGCGGCGAGCCTGACTGTCACGAGCGTCGACAGGGGGACCGTCACCGGCGCGGCGAGATCCGCGACCATAACAAGGACCGCGGTAATGACGTTCACGCTGAAATCTGATTACCAGACAAGCGGCAGAACCGCGACCAAATCGGCGTCCGCGTCATGCGCGGGAACGGCGAGCCAGGCGGCGAACACCGTGACGTACGGACTGCCGTCATTCAAGGGGCTGCGTTATGACAAGATTGTCCCGGCGGCGGGCGGGTCCGCGACCCCTAAATGGGATCTCATGTATCAGACGGCAACATATACGTCAGACACGGGGACAGTGACGCTGACGGAGGACGAGATGAAATCCGCGTCCGACTGACGGCTCACACAAGCGATCACGTCATTGGCGACAGGGGCCGGAACCGATCCCGAATTCTACAACGGCTTTGCCGGATACACATATGACAACAACGCAACTGGCAAGACAGTTGTCACGCGCGTGTCATCCGGATATCCGTCCGGACTGCCGAACAACTCCGGATACGCGCTGAAGATAACGAACACCGGGAGCGGCACGAACCCGGGACTTGGCGGGTTTTATACGAACTGCCAGCCGTCGGCGATGCCGACATCCGGAATAAAGCTGATCGAGATAACGATTAATGCGTGGATCCCGAAAGGATACAGGCTCAATATGGCGGGTAATTCCCCGGGAACAGGCGGGTCGTATGGTATGGACACGACTGATCTTGACGGAGCCGGCGAATGGCGCACATACGCGGCGTATATTAAATTCGGTCCGGGAGCGTCGATAATCGGTCACTGATACCTTACCGGAACGGCGGGGACTGAGTCCGCGCCGGTCACATGGTATGTCGCCGGTGTCTACATCAACCAGATACCTGACGGATGGCGGAGCTCTTCGACGACCAATAATGTCACTCGACCGTCCGGATCGCCGTCGTTGTCTTCGGCCGGCGTGATCACATACGCGTCCAAGGGAACGACAGTGTCTGACACGGCGTGCGGGGATTACGGCGGAACCACATTCTATGTAGTCGCGAACGGCAAGAACTGCTATTACACGCTTACCGCGTATCAGGCGGAGAACAGGAAAACGAACTCGAACTACAGTCCGTCAAATTACACCGCCGAGATTTCGATAGGATCCGGTATCGGTCCGGGCATGTCCGGCACGTCCGGCACGTCCGCGACGGTCACGTACCGGGCGTATCACACGGCGTCGGATCTTTATTCATCCGGGTCGTCGAATAACAGCCATACCGTGTATGACACCGCGGCGGTGACGAAGACGTCAGACGCTAACTCGAAGTATACGCTGTCAGGCACGACATCCGCGTCCGGCTCGTCGAACACGTGTACGCTGTCGCTGCCTAACATGACAAGCAATACCGGCACATGATCATGCACGCTGACCTGCACAAACGGGTCGAGTACGTCCACGACCAAGACCGCGACCGTGTCGGCGACTAATTCGCTGACGTCATACACAGGCAGAACCATATCGGCGGCGAAATCGTCATCGTCGAACATAGCGGTCGGCGGGTCGAACGCGTTTTACGCCACCGTGACGTCGACCCGCAAGCCGGTCTACTCGTCCGGCTACACTGGATCCGCGGTGAACGCGCCGTTTAACGTGTACAGCATGACGAACTGCACGGCGTGAAGTTCAGACTCGACATCCGGAACGCAGTACACGGCATCATCGAGCCTTTCCAACGGGACGAAGGTATACGCACACGTCGGCACGAACTACAACACGCTGAGCAGCAGGACGGTCGCGATGTATTTCCGTCAGGCTGACAGCACGTCGACATCGACGTCCGCGTCATGAACACAGAACCCTGACACATCGTCACTGTCATGCTATACATATGACATCGGACTGACGAAATCTTTATCAACCGATATTCCAGCGGCGGGCATCTCCGCGAACAAAGACTATTATGTGACCGCTTCGGTGACGCGCACGCCGAAATACGTGTACGCCAACGGCGGCGGGACGTACACCGGGACGGCGGACAACAACGGGACACTGACGCTGTCCGGATCAAACTGCTCGTTCACGAACTCGTCCGGCACGGCGATAACGACAATCACGAACGGCGGCAAGGCGTACATAAAGGCATCGTCCAACCCGGGATCGACGTCGTCATGCTCCGCGTCGTCACGGACATGCTCGATATCCGTCACCGCGCCGTCCGACACATGCGCGGCGGCGTCGAAGTCCGTGACATGGACGCAGGCGGCGGACTCGAAGACATGAAGATGCGACGAGTATGAGATTAAGCTGGAGCCGGCGTCAACGAACGCGATACCGCGTGCCGGGACGTCGAAGAGCGAGACGTACAAGGCGGTGCTTTCCGTCACAAGGATGCGGTATTACAAATGATCAGTCGGGGGAAACATCACGACGGCGTGCTCGACTGACAATGAAGGGACGGTGACGCTGACCGGCACGAACTGCACGTGCGTCAACTCGTCCGGGACGGCGATATCGTCCGCGAAGAACGGCGACGTCATCTATGTGACGGTCGGCGACAACAACCACACGACACAGGAAAGGACCGTGAAGATTAACGCGACCATCACAGGATGCTCGACATATGCGACGAGCACGTCATGGACCCAGGAGGCGGATAGTGAGTATTCATGCTATGATTACAGTACAACGGTATCAAGCTCGTCGACGACAACCGCGTGCGCGGCGAACAGCGCCGTCACGATAACGCCGAGATGTTCAGCCACGAAAAAATACTATTGAAATTCCGACAATACATATTCACGTAGTCAGACATCATCATGACAGCCGACATACTCAGTAACCGTCTCAGGCGTCACCGGCGCCGAGCTGAGGAACTCGTCCGGAACGAAGATAACGTCGCTGACGGGCGGCACAGCCGGATACCTGTACGTGCCGTCGAACGGCGGGACCACATCGAGCAGGACCGTGACGGTCAGCTTCTCGAATTCGCAGTCAGATAACTGTCAGTCAAGCTCCGCCGGCCTGACCGGATCCGTCACGATCACGCAGTCGGGCGACACGGCGTCGTTCGTCTGCTACAAATACGACGGGACGACACTGACGAAGGCGAGCTCGTCATGGAACCCGTCAGTGACAGGATCGTCCGGAGTGGCGTCGAGCTCGTACGGATACGCGACGCTGACGGTGAAAAGGACACCGAAGTATCAGTGAGACGTCGCCGGAACCACATATTACGGGACGGCGGTAACCGACACGACGACATCATTCTCTGTGTCCGGCGACCGATGCACGCCGTCGAACTCGTCCGGCACGAAACTGACGAAAGTGACCGGCGGCACGAAGATCTATCTGTACGGCGTCACATCGAACGCTTACAATAAGTCGGCGAAAAATGTTAATATTAACGTCGCCTTTACGAATGTGTGCAGCGGAGAAGAAGCAAGCATAACAACATCGTGAACGCAGCCGGCCGACAGCACGTACACGTGCAACAACCATACCACGACGCTGACCGCGTCGTCGACCACGGCGGCGTGCGCGGCGAACAGCAGCACCAGACTGACGCTGAACAGCACGTATACGGTGAGCACGAAATGAAACTCTGACGGGACGGTAGAGAGTTACGGCTCGACCACGCACACGGACAGTGCGCGGTCATTCACCGTATCTGTATCCGGCATATCAGGGGCGGAAATCAGGAACTCGTCCGGCACGAAGATAACGTCGATGACGCCATCTACCGAGGCGTACCTATATGTGCCGTCGAACGGTGGGACATCGTCGAGCAGGACCGCGACGGTGTCGGTATCATCGTCCGATTCGGGCAACTGCTCGTCCTCGACGTCCGGACTCACCGCGTCGAAGTCGGTGACGCAGTCCGGTGACACGACGTACACGCATCACTATTATTATGACGTGTCGCTCTCGAAGGGATCGACGGCGAACATAGCCTGCAACGCGAGCGGATACATATCGGGAACGTACGTGACGCTGACCGCGCGGCGCAAGCCGGTATACTACTGAACCGTGGCGGGGACGTCGAACGGGGAGGGATCGTATTCTAACGTGACCGCGAGCATAACAGGATCGAACGGAGCGTGGACGACCGCGACGTCGAGCTCTGGCGCGGCGTCATCGTCGACAGCGTCGGGCGGATCGAAACTTTACCTGATGGCGTCGACGAACGTCAATACAACCTCGACCCGGACCGTGTCGCTGACCGCGACCGTCACAGACTCTGCCGGAACAGGCACGAAGACGGCGACGGCGTCATGGACACAGAACGGTGACGAGAAGGTGGAAAAGGCAGGCAGCGACGGCAAGATAGAGCGCAAGTACAGTTATAACGCCATAAACAGTTCCATGACCAACATGTCATCCGCCGGCGGCGACACCCGGACGTTGAATGTCAACGCGAGTGTGACGAAATATTATTACTGGAAATACGGCGGAGGATCGGCGGGGAGCGTTACATCCACCGTGACGGACCGCGATGATTCCGTATATTATGTCATGTACACGTCACATTCGAGTTACGGTGATGTATACACGGCGACCTTGACGCGGAACGGATCGACATCCGCGTGGACCGGCGGATACCTGTATGACGGCGACGTGCTCACAGTCACCGCGCCGGCGTGGACCGGCACGAGCACAAGGTACGGCGGAGTTGCATATAACTCCATATTTTCCGGATACAAGGCCAGTTCAGACAGCCAATTGCCGAACTGGTATTGGACGCAGGACGCCAACATCGTGATGCCGTCATGGGATCTCGGAACGACAAATGAGGATTTTGACATGGACATCGCCGGCGACATATATGCGAATATCACAGATCCTGACAACGTCGGATGGTTTGTAATGCTCACCGCGACATCCGGTCCGAACTCTTGGATTGATGAAGATCCTGCAGGTGGTTATATATATGTCCGTGATGACGACACCGGTGACATCGCCATGGATCCAAGTGGAAATCTTCCAGACACACAGAACATATTAAGCGGGACAGGCGACAAGAGAATCAATATTTATATCGGCGCAGGCAACACTGCCAATCCAGACTGTGACTTCAGTTTTACGCTGACCCTTTGTAATAAGAATACCGGTTCGTACCTACAGTCATGTATATTTTACTGGCCCGGACAGCGCGTTCCATATTTTACATCGAGCAGTTGATCGTCGTTGAAGAATAATTCCGCCATCAGTAATTATGTTACATTAGATGATGCATGTAATAGAGGATGAACGATAACGACCAGTGACTCATGGATCACATCGAACAAGACATCCGGCGTAGGTAATAGTTCGGTGACATTGTCGATAACAGCAAACACAGCGGCGGAAGACAGAAAGGGTTATGTATATATCAATAAGACTGCAAGTGATCAGTATGATCAGAGATTTACAGTAAGACAGGTCGGAACCGCTGGCGTGCTCTATCCTTACTGGAACGCATCCGAACAAAGCAAGACCACTTCCGGTGAGTTCACATATTTGTTATATGTAACCGACACAAGCAACACTGGATGAAAAGTGGGTCTTGAATACACATCTTCCAATGTCAAATACGGATTATCCACTACAGGTTCATCTGACGCGAAATCGAAAGCGACGACAGGCAGCGCGTCTGATTTTTCGGTAAGTAAAACCGGGAATGACTATGTTTATCTATACGCGGACTTTTCCGCGAGAACTGGTTCTGACTGGTTCAACATTAAATTATACGGGCCGGGCACGTCATCCACGAATGTGATACAAACCGCGAAAATGACATGGACGTCCAATGTGGTTTCGAAACCTTCTTGGAACGCTTCCGCACAGAATCAAACGTCTTCCGGCGATTTCGCGTATACGGTGCGCATAACGGATACGAGCAGATCCGGATGAAAAGTTGCAACAAGCGGTATTTCATCCTCGGTAAAATACGGGTTGTCGACAACGTCAGCGTCCGCCGCGAAGTCAGGCGCGTCGACCGGTTCGAAGACAATATCGGGAACGGGCAGTTCATACCTGTACATTTACGCCGACTTCTCGTCCTACACGTCGAACTCCGACTACTTCTACATCAACCTGTACGGTCCGGGGACGACATCTTCGACGTTAATCTCGGGAAACGTACAGATGAAGTGGACGAAGGTCGCACAGGCTGTACACAAACTGAAGGTCATCCTGGACGGGACAATCTATACCGGGTTTCAAACAGGTGCAACCCCGGAATTAAAGTACGTTGATAATTCTGGCGGCAGTGAAACGTCATGTGGCGTATGCGGCAATAGCCTTAATCTGGACAATTCATTAAACGCGTATTTTTATGTAGATAATTCAACAGAACTGAGCGCGTGACAACAGATGATGACATATAATGATAATATGCTGTCGATGCAATGCGGGTTCACTATAACAGAAGATGGTGTTACAATATGGGATTCATCCTACGCAAGTACTACCGGAGGAACCGACTATCAGACAGTCGGTACAATAATACAAAACCTGATAACAGCATATAATAGCGGCGAATCGACATTTACATTATCAACACAAGATTTTACTTAATGTAACGGTATTCAACTATTTATAAAAGTCCGGAGTAATCCGGACTTTTTTGTAAATATACAGTTACATACCATTATATTAAGTAAAATCTTGTGTCGACAACGTGAACGTCTTCGGATTTGATGTGCTCGCTGCATTATACGTGTTTATTAAATCTTGTATTATGTTGCCGACAGATTGGTAGTCCGTTCCGGAAGTGTGTATATATTCGGAGTCCCATATCACTGATGCGTCATTTGATATAGTTATTCCCATTTCCATTGACGCTTTGGCGTTTATATCATTTAAGCATATTTGTCATGTATCCAGTTCTGTACTGTTATCTATGTAAAAATATACAGTTGTTCCGGATTGCTGTATGTTGTTACCGCATATGCCATATCGCAGTTTACTATTATTATCATAGTTTGCGTAGAGATACGGATTGCCGCCGCTCGGCGTGCCCGACGCGCCGTCCAGGATGACCTTCAGTTTGTGTACAGCCTGTGCGACCTTCGTCCACTTCATCTGTACGTTTCCCGAGATTAACGTCGAAGATGTCGTCCCCGGACCGTACAGGTTGATGTAGAAGTAGTCGGAGTTCGACGTGTAGGACGAGAAGTCGGCGTATCCAAATCATCCTAATCCGTAACAATCATCGAGAATGTGTCATCGATAAACGGGACCGCCGGTGATCCGTCTGTGAATACGACACAGTATCCGTCAGATGTCTCTTCTGCCGCATCGACGCCGGCCGTCATCATCTCCGTGACCACGGACTGGTAGGTCACCGCCGCTTTCTGACTTACGGTAAGGGGCACACGGCCGCGCGCTGTCAAGATTCCGGATTTATTCTCCGTCACCTTGTATACGGCGGTCCCGTCATCCGTCTTTATCCTGATGTTCTGACCTTTTTTATATGGGGTGCTGCCGTCCGTCCATGACGCCGTCCCGATTTTATCAAGGGAAAGTACAATCCCGCTACTCGATCCTTTCGCCGTCCCCGTATATACGGCGTTGTCCCTTATCCAGACGCCGGCCGATTCCGCCACCGCCTTATCGAATCCGGCGTCGACGCCGTCAACCTTCACATCATACTTTCCGTTATTGACATACAGCGACCCGTCCAGATCATATATTAGCCGTCCGTCCGTCTGTGACACGACGGAAACCCGAACGGCGCATCATTTCCTTGTCGCCGCGTTGTCATACGCCCGTTTCGTTTTCATGTCGAACACCTGCGATTCGGCGGATCCCCACCGCTCAGCCGTGTATGACCCGCCTGCGCCCGACAGCCGGAACCTGTCGCCGAGGTTCATCAGCAGCAATGTCTGCCCGGGTTTCGGCGTATCGACCGCGTAGCTTATGTCGTCATATGTGATGACGCCGGCGTCCGGATCCGCACTTATACCCTGTATGATCCATTTCGGCGCCGGCCCGTAATCCTCTGGCGGATCCGTCGATATGACGGCGGGTTTCGGACATACCGCCGCGGCGAACGTCCCGCCGTATCCGTCATGCCCCGTCATAGTAACGTCGTATTCACCGGCCTTGTACACGTCGACGGAGAAATCGGTCCTGTAATTGAACGCCGTGTCGGGATCGGCGAGATACCTTTTGACGAATTCGCCGTCGTATACAGTCTCATCTGTCATCATCCCGTCTGTGGTGAACACAAAATTCGCCGTTATATCCTGTTCGCCGCCGGCCGTGTCATAACTGAAGTTGAGATAAACGAACTCCGGATGATCCGACACGGTGTTCTCTCATGCGAGCCTGCCGTCGCGGATGTCGATTATGTATTCCGACCCCGTTTTCATCAGGCCGGTGTCTTTCCCGTCCGCTGTCAGCGCCATGCCGGAGCACATCAGCATCGGCAGTCCGTGCCTGTTCGCCGTCGTGTATCTGAGTTTTCCGTCCTTGATTTTTACATAATCCGTCGATTCGGCGACGGTTTTCCCGGACTGGTCCGCGATCACGAATTTTCCGTCTCCCTCCGACACCGTGTACAGCGCGGATTCGCGTCACGGTTTGTTCGGGTCGCGGATGACGGCGGATTCAACGTATATGTCAGGCGTCACCGCGAATACACACTCCATCGGATCGGTCCTGCCTTCCCACTCGCTCGTCACGAATGTCAGCTCGCCGTCCCTCAGCAGCATCCGTCCTTTCGACGGATCAGTGAACGGCGGGGCGAACACATGCTCCGCGCATGAGACGCTCGCCCTGACGCCGACCGATTTTATCCCGCCGGGACGGCCGAACGTCCGGTCGAGCGGGATCTGCAAGCCATCATCCGCCTTCGCCGCGTCATACCCGTCCGACATTTTCCGGACGGACATCGACTCCTTGTCAATATACAGCCCTTCCGGATCATATCCGCCGACATTCCTGACCGACAGATCCGACATCGACATGTCATGTTCTGTCAGCGCGCTGTCGATCTCCCTTACTCCGATCGTTATCCGCGCCGTCCCGTCCTTCAGCACGCGCGTGTCGGTGCCGCCTTTGATATACGGGCTCAGCCGCATCTCCGCGTCATATGTCTCGCTTTCCGTCGCCGTCCCATATATGTCATATCGGTAACGTTCAAAGTACACACCCTCGCCGACGACCTCTACTATCCGGCAGTTCTGTGCTATGATATTCTTTTCCAGTCACTTGCGTAATGACTGCAGCTTCACCATAAGCTCGTCCCCGTCATAGTCGTACACATTGAACACATCGGGCGTCCCGTCTTCCGACATCGTCTCCTTCTCGCGGTTGAGCCTGTACATCATCGACAGTCAGTTCATCTTCCGCATGCCCGCCCGTTCCTCGATTCCCGCCGAGTGGACGGTTCCGGATCCTCCGTCATACGTTATGTCATAGGTTACATATTTCGACGGGCCATCAGACCCTATAGTCCGGAACCACTCCTTGAACGTGATGTCATCATAACCCATAAACTTCACGGCGTTCACCAGCGCCTTATATGTGCCGGCATACGGGAATATGTCGGGATATGTCAGGAACAGCTGTTTGCTCTTCCTGTTGAGCAGCGCCATATCCGGTTTCGACTCGTCGACGGAAGACTCCTTCAACGTACTGATGTATTCTTTCGGATCCGGCACACCGAAATCTGTCAGCAGCGTCCTGAAACGCTCATCCTCGCCGACCGCCTCGCCGTGCAGCGCGACCGTCCCCAACATATACGGCTCGTTGCCGTTTTGTTTGTCGACAAGGCATATATACATCGTCCCGTCGTAAACACCTTCATCTTCCGCGGTGAAACATAAATCGAACCTGTATCCGCCGGAAGACAGGTCGAGCGTCACGCTTGACGTGTAACTTATTTCCTCTGTCGTCGTGTCGACGGAGAAGAACCTGAACTCTGTGTCGGCCGGATCTATCACTCCCATCAGGTTCCACCGGTCGTCACGTTGTTTCGTTCATTTACCGGCTGTTTCGGTAAGCGCGTACACACATTCCGTCTCGAAAAGTCCAGTCGACACAGGGCTGAAGTTGACACGGGACCGGATTTTTACCGAAGGGAACGGAACTGTATAGCCCGTTCCAGACATCGCCGGCACACCGTCTGCCGTGACGTTCTTCACCCCGTATACCTTGCCGTCCGCGGTGTTCAGCTCAATATAGTCGGCGGATTTGAGCGTCGCTGTGCAGACGATATCGTCTGTCGTGACGGATCTGATGTCGACCCGCCGTTCCGTGTTATCCGTGAACAGCAGACCGCCGTCGTCGACACATATGCCGGCGAATTTCGTCAACCCGCCGTCCATATCTGTCACCGGATACAGCAGCGCGTCATGACCAGAATTTATTTCGGATTTTATATAAAAGAACGTGTCCGGCGTTTTTACATAGTCCGCCGGCAGCGCCTTGCCTTTCTTGTCGAAAAGCCGTATCGATGAATAGTCGAACATCGCGTTAGTTTATGTTGATGCTGCCCTTGTCATGCGCTATCGAGAAATGCACGGGGATCAGCTTGACCTGGTCGATAAGAAAGTCGATCATTTTCCCTATATAGTCGATCATCGCCGCCGTCTTCTTGTTCGCGAACACGGCAGGACTCATTGTCTTGCGGAACACCTTGCCGTGGTAGTCAAAGCCCAGTCCGCTGATTCTGTCCCTGAAGTGGACGGCGTTGTACAGCCTCGGTTTCTTGTTGTACTGTATCATGTCTGTTCGTTATAATATCGCGGTTCACGCCTCCAGCACGGCGCCGAACTCGTCATAAGGCATACGGGTATATCCTCCGATTCCTCAATTCCTGCCTCATGAATTTCTGATTATCAATCCCTTGCGGTCTCATCCAACACAGCATACAGCATGCCCGCCGTAATTGCCGGCGCCGTTCCAGTATTTCGTTGAATCCGGGTCGCGGACGAGTGTCGCTATCATGACCGGGCCGTTCATCATGACACAGTTCTTGAGCGATATGATGTTTCTGACCATCGCGTACTCCTTGATCCTCCACGCGTTCGAGAAATCATGCCGTTTGTACTCATCCGGCTTTACCGCGCCGATATGCAGCAAGTCGTGAAGGGCGTTCTTGAAACTCATTCCCTCTTCCGGCCGGTTTTGACGCCTGTCATATATGTTGTATATTGACATCCCGTAAGACGTCGGTGATCCGGCCTTCAACGACTCCATCCAGTCATACAGCGCGGAGCAGGCGTGCGGGACGCATGTCGATGTCGACCCCTGATTGAGCGCCGACGGGATCGCGTCCTTAAACGAGAATGCATCCGGCATGTCGGCGTTGTCATATGCCGCTATATGTTCGGTGCCGTCCAGCTGCGACGGCGATCATCCGTAATTCATTACCATCTGTATATTATCTTTCTGTATAGCATCGACGTGTCTGCCGTGGCGAGACGCGTCAGCGTGAAGTCGGTCTTTGTCGAGTCTGTCTTCATTGTCGTCAATCACTGCTCCACCGGATCTTTCGTCTCATCCGACACGAGCAGGGTCCGCGTCCATTTTTCGATTTCCGGCAGTCTTTCCGCCGTCATCATCGAGTCGATCTGTCATGGACCGATCATCCTGTACTCAACGAGCCGCATCGACGACGCCACCGGATCCGTCCCGGTGTTCACCTTGTTCCCCGGCCCACACGCGGCGAGCAACACAGCGGACAATATGAAAATAATCAGTCTCTTCATGTTACGGGTTATGTTCTTTGCATATTTATCGGTTTTCCGCCCCGGCTGGCCGGACGGCTCAGATTGATAAATATTTGAGAAATAATATTCGGCGAATGGCAGGCAAGAAAGGCGAGGAGCTCAACATATTCAAGCGTTCCCGTCTGCGTTTCTCGCAGATGAGGGAGGACGTGATCGGCTATCTGAAAGGCGTGTACAAAGATAATGGTGAGACGTTCACAACGGCGTCGCCGTTCTTCCAGATAGTACAAGTGATACTGCATATCGGCAGAATGATATTGTACTATATATCGACGTCGATAAACGAGCTCAACATAACAAGGGCCTTTCACCCTCGTTCGGTCCGCGGGCTCGCCACTCTGACCGGGCATAATCCGTCAAGGGGTGTCGCCGCCAGAGGAACGGTCAGACTGACCTGCAGATCCGCGACCGATTACGACGGCGACACGGTGATTATACCGAACTACACGGTCATAAAGAATTACGCGAACGGCATGAAGTATGTACTCAACATGCCGTCGGAGCGGATGTACGTGATAGTCGGGTCGTCGGAGTCGACGATCGATGTCCCTATTGTACAGGGCGCGGTCAAATACCAGCAGTTCACGGGTTCGGGTTACGCGCTCGACAGCTTCAATGTCCCGTTTCGCGGAGAGGGCAACATCGATCAGTTCTTCGTTAATGTGTACGTGAACGGCGAGCGGTGGCGTGTCGTCGAGTCGCTGCTCGACATGACATTCGACGAGAAAGCGTGCATAGTCAAGACCGGCGCGTCCGGCGGGATAGACATATTTTTCGGCACCGGCGCTCAGGGACGTGTCCCGGATCAGGGGTCAACGATCAAGGTCGAGTATCTCGTGTCGTCCGCCGACGCCGGCAATATAGAGTCCGTTTCCGTGTCCGATAACGACGCGTGGACGTTCGAGTCGAACGGTTGGAACGACCGCGGGGAGGAGGTGTCGCTCAATGAGATATTTTCGATATCCGCCGTGACAGACGTCCTGTTCGGGGCGACGCCGGAGGTAATACCGGTGACGCGGCTCATCGCCCCGCACGCATCGAGATCGTTCGTTTTGGCGAACGCGACCAATTATGAGTATTTTCTGAGGAAACTGAACATGTTCTCAGTCATCGATACGATATCCGGCTTCTCTACATACGAGGATTCGACCGCCGAGACGAAATACGGCGTGGCGATGAGCAACTACCTTCGTGTGCAAAATGAGTATAAGTCGCAGGTCAACCTGACCGGTGTCAACTCTCTTCTCGCACAGGACAAGCTTGCCGCGTTTAAGGACGCGGAGACTGAGCTTGACAAGGCGGAGGCGGCGGTCCGTGACTCGAAGCTCGATGACAATATCATATATCTTTTCCTTGTACCCGACATATCGAAGCGGATGGGCGTGTCTGAAAATTACTTTACATGCGACCCGAAATGTTTCAAGCTAACGGATGATGAGAAGAAGGGAATTCTTGACCTGATAGAGGAGTCCGGTCAGCGTATCATAACGGTGGATAATGAGATCATCGACCCGAAGATGCCACAATTTGCAGTCAACATTTTCATACAGATGTGAGAGGGCTACACTTTTGAGAATGTCAAGCACGAGATCGTGTCGGCCGTTTCTGATTACCTTATATCGAACACGAGACGGGACAGGATCCCGTCGTCCGATCTGGTCGCGGCCATCGAAGGGATCGACGGTGTTGATTCCGTGTCAGTTTATTTCGATGCCGACCGGAACAACTCGACGTATTACGGTGACGGCAGTTACGGGTTGGATGAGTTTGGCGATATCATTCTGACGCGCAAGCTCACCGACGCGGCCGGGACGCAGACGGAGGTGCAGGACCTACTGCCGGTGTTCAGGTCGGTCAACGCGGAGTCGTTCATGTCCCCGTCCGGCGTCGAGTATTACGACGATATCGACAATCTATCGAGTGTCATCAACGTCACGCTCCGCGGCAGGACGTACAGGAAGGATTACGTAAAGAATAATATCAGTTAGTGATGGCGAACAGTAATATAGCCGATATGATCAAGTTCGTGTCTGTCGACGCGGTGATGCTCGACAAGATAGACACGACCGGCGAGATACAGCGTTTGTACGACGGCATCAGGAACGCCATCATCTATGTGCGGGATGACAGCACGCTGTATTTTCTTGACTCACTGTCGAACGGCGGTGAAGCGCGGCGGATAAACGCGACAGTCGCGCATCCACTGACGGTGACGAATGGGACAAACTCTTTCGACTATGATGGATCCGCGGACAAGACAGTCGACGTTAGGAGCATACATCCTTTGTCGGCGGCGGACGCAAAGAAGCTGAAATCGGAGTGGAACGTCATGGACGATAACGAGACGGCGTCATTGAAATGCCCGTTCATAACGATAGACGAGTACGGCCACGTCGTCGATGTGTCGACTGTCGAGTATCAGCTCGCCGGCACAGCGGACGCGTCACTCGCGACGAACTCACGTGTCATGTATCTCATCAATGAGAACGCATCGACATTCGTCATGAAGGTGATTGGCAAGGGAACAAAGCTCAACCCGGACGGGACATACTCTGACAATTATGACCTGCCTGATAATCCGAAGGCCGGCGCGTCGTACAAGGTGGTAGACGCGAACACATACCACTATAAATCGACTGACGCGGTCGGTAATGAAATCACCGTCGACATTGTCGTGAAGAACGCCGGTGACGTACTTATCTGTGATAATGATGGATCGGACGGCAGTCCGGTCCACTGAAACGTCATCGAGTCACCGTCCGATTTATATGACAGGACCAACGCCGGTTACGCGCCGGCGACTGGCGAGACAACTGATGTAAGCAGGGTGCTGACCGATCACCGTGAGTGAAAACATATTACCGGGACGGACGGCATTGAGATTGGATCCGACGGCTTGACTGTCGGGCATGTCAACAAGATATCCGCCGGTCATACGGCGGATAACACTGATATATTCATACCGCATGCGGTGAAGGACAATGATGCGTCCGTATACTCATTTACCGTTCCGCGGACATCATACGATGCGAACGGCCATATAACGGAGGTCGAAGACCAGACGATAAGCGTGCAGCTTCCGGTCCTGTCGACCGGCGACTATCCATCATTGACAGTGAAGTACAAGACGGCGGCGGGCGTGTCGGGATCCGCGGTGTATGACCCGAATATGGGTGACATTACGCTCGACCTGGGCGCCATATCGGTGCCACAGGCTGACAACGCAGATCGTGTCGGCGGCAAATCGGTGACGGGGACGGCGGACGGCATGGTCGCGTCCGCCGATTCGACCGTGCCGACATCCGCCGCGGTCGCGGCTTTCGTCAAGGAATATCTCGACGCGAGGATAAAGACGGAGATCGACGAGTCGGACGATCCCGTGTCGTCTGGCGCTGTCAAATCCGCGCTTTCGGAAAAAGTCGACACGTCTGTGTATGACAAAAAGATAGTGGCGCTTGACAAGAGGGATGATGAAATTGAATCGGCGATGAAAGCGGCGGACAACACGCTTGCCGGGTCGATCAACTCCGTCCGGTCTGATATGCAGAAGTATATCGACGAGCGCCTGCCGGAGAATCCGTTCATCGTCGTCGACACCGATATATCAGACGGAACTGCAGTAGAAATCGCCGCCGCGGTCGCGGATCCGGTCGGCGACAAGGTGTATCTCGCCCGTAAGGCCGGATCCGACCCGCTTTATTATGAGTTCACATGGACCGGGACAGAATGGAAAGTCATCGGATCGTTCACGCTCGACGCGATAATAGAGGCCGAGTACAGGCGGATCATAAACGGACACCAGTTTGTGACGGAGGACTGGTACGAGTCCAACCCGCACGATCCGGACGTGATATATTTCATTTACGAGGATGAATAACAGACGGTAAATAAACATGATACATAAAGACGGCAAAAACGTGACGGGCGTTCACTGCTTCGTCGACGGGATGGAAAGAAACATCACCGCGATCTATAAGGGAGACCGTCTTGTATGACAGGCGGTCCGCTCCTGTTACGGACGCGGATACTGGATAAACGACAAGCCGTGGATCAATACGGATCCGTGGAAAAACAACGAATAAAAGACACATCAGCATATGGCGAAGAAGAAGGCGTGGGATAAACCGATTGACTGGAACAACAGCGTGCTCGATTGGGGCGTCGGCGACGACACCACAGAAAACCTGCCGCTCGACGGATCCGTCGTGCAGAAATACATCAAGGACAACTTCAAGAAAAGGGCCGGTTATTTCTACACAGATATGGAGTCGTCACAGTGTTATGTGTTCTCGACAGAGGCGGATTACGAGAAATGGGCGGCGGACAAGTCGGAGAATCATGCCGACACCGCGGATCTCGTCATTGGCTATTTCGAGGTCCCGTCCAAATACGCGGCGTCGATAAAACCGCTCGACGGGACAGAAAAACAGTATGTGTTTACCGGTGAACTTAACAACAGAATCAGGTTCGAATGGTCACTTGTGCAGACGTCGACTGGATCGCCGATACCGACCGGCGAGGCGGTCAACTGCACTTATGTCGTGCGTTACGCGAATGACGTGCGTCCGGCGGTGACGAGATCGATGCCGTTGTCGGCGTCGAACACCGATGTCACGATACAGCTTGACGACTTCCTTTATGAGGACGGCGTCGCAATTAACGCGTCATTGACCGTCACCGTTACCATTACCGGACAGGTTCACAAGGTTTCCGCTACATATCCATTTAGTTTTAACGTCATCAACCTGACGCTGACTGATTCGGCCGACATATCCGTCGTACAGGATCTTGATGAGAAGATGACGCTCGATGTTGTGTATAACATAGCGGGTAACGGCACGGCGTATACGGAGTGGTATGTCGATGGCGAGCTCGACTCGACCGTGTCGGAGGGGACGCTGCAGCCGGGCGGCATGACGAAAACGAGGATGATCAATTTGGAGAACGCGGCAGCTGGCGTGCACACCGTTCAGTACAGGGCGTACATCATCGCCGGCGACGGCGCGACCAGGTTCTATTCCGACATGCTGTACAGAGACTTCATGTTCACTCGTTCCGGAATCGGCCCGTTCATGTCGGCGATCAAGACGGTAATACCGAAAGACAAGGTCAAGATCACGGCTGACGGGGCGAATAAGGCGCCAACGCTTTACGATCTCACACAATACACGCCGTACACCCTGTATTACGCGGTATACTCCCCTGATTCAAGGACCGACATACCAGTCAAGATATATCTCACGGAAGGGACAGGATCAGCAACCGATCTCATAGCGGAGCGGTCGATTTCTGCCGGTGAACAGGACAGCGTGACGTTCACGCCGCCGTTCACAGGTCCAGGGAAGGTGAGAATACAGTCCGACAATTACGTCCGCGACATCGACATCGACGTCGCACAAAACACAATGGGCATCGGCGAGATAGGCGAGGACAACGGTCTCATCTTCGCGTTCGCCGCGAACGGCAGGACAAACAGCTCGTCGAACAAGGCGGACTGAACATACAAGATACCGGGCACGAGGACGACTTGCGTCGCGGATTTTCAGAATTTCGACTGGTCCGCCGCGTCCGGATGGTCGGACAACAGACTCAACATAAACAACGGCGCGTCCGTTGACTTCAAAAACTTCATGCCATTCTCTGACGACACCGTGATAATGAACGCCGGCCGGACGATAGAGTTCGAGTTCAACACGATGAACGTTAATGACGACACCGCCGTCCTGTGCGAGATGCGGCGGACGGGCACGGACGGCGAGCCGACCGGCGCCGGTATCACCGTGACCGCGTCGGAGGCGTCGCTTATAACGGCGGCGGGGCAGAAGGTGTCGGTCAAGTATAAGTCCGGTGAGAACATCCGTCTGTCGTTCGTCATTAAACCGGCCGCTGACACGGGGCGCCGCGTCATATTGTTATTTGTTAATGGCGTCATATCGGGCGCGATTAACTATACGGCGGACGACAGCTTCGTCACTCCGTCGACGATAAAGTTCACGGGCAAGCAGACGGCGGAGATATCGCTTAAGCAGATCCGCGTCTATAACCGCGCACTGCAGAATGATGAGGTTCTTAATAACTACATTCTTTACCGTGATACGACGGCAGAAATGCTTAATCTATTCAACAGCAACAATATATCAGAGAATAATGCTATTTCTATAGATAAACTTGCCGCAACCATTCCAGTCATGGTCGTGACGGGATACCTTAATGTACTCGATGAAAAAGGCACAAACAAGAAAGCGGTTATTATCGTACCGAAGATCAAGTACTATGATTATGTCAACTGTGGTACAGAGAACAAGGAAACGTGTTTTGTCTATCTTAACGCCGGTATGGGTCCGCAAGGAACATCGTCGATGACATATCCGAAACGTAACTATAGGTTATACGGTGAGTTCAGTAAGATGCAGAAGCCGACAGAGACGCCAGATAACACCCCGGCGAAATGAAACGCGGATGACTGCATCTTCTACAAGATGTCAAAAGATAATATATCAGAAGACTCATCTGCGTTCTGAACGAAGCTGGATCCAAAAGGCAAGGCGCCGAAGAAACCCGGTGATAAGGACAAACGCAAATACTATTTCTCATTCCGCAATAGAGGTGATTGGGAGAACGGTGAGCCACAGGCTGTGCCACGCTGGACAATAAAGGCGGACTTCGCGGAATCATCTTCTTCCCACAACACTGGTATCGCCAGACTATGGAATAATATCTTATATAATGCCCGTGTAACGTATACACCGGCAATCGGCAGCTCGTATTATTGAGTATGTGGTGTAAAGGATGGCGTCACTGATACAAAATCGCTTACGGAATACAACGCAGACGGGATATTGACAGATGAACTTATCGATGGGTATGACCGTTTCGTTTATGTGCAGGTAGATTATACTGTGATTAGCGGTTATATGTCAGATGACAGCATTGATATATGGGACAAGTCGACCGACCCGTCGTCGGTCGAGGCGAATAAGCCTGTAAAGAAATACGAAGATGGGACATACATGTGGACCGGTCTCGCTATCGTGAAGCAGAATGCATCACAGTCGGCAAACAATGAGACAGTGCTGAGGACAAAGGCACAGACGATGGCGGACGCGAACGGCTTCGGATATGATGTCAGGACGACGGTCGACGGATTCCCTATCGTCATGTTCTACCAGAAGGACGAGAAATCTGATCTGGTGTTCATGGGCAAGTACAATTTCAACAATGACAAGTCGAATGAGGCGGTGTTCGGGTTCTGTGATGTCGACTGGGAGCATTCACTCAATTACGACAAGAACGTTGAAGTTCCGCCGGAGAAACAGTGGTCGTTCGACGATTCGGTCATCGACGTCGACCCGGTCAAATATTCCGCGGCGCTGGGCGGATCCGTTTCGGCGGACGAGGCGCGGACGCTCAAGTACAAGGACACGATGCAGTGTTGAGAGCTTATCGACTCCGGTAATGACATCGCGCTGTATAAGAACATAGACGGGTGGGATGACTATGACGCCGGTATCGAGACGTTTGGTTGGGCACGCGGTTTCGAGGCCAGGTATCCAGACGATCAGCCGGATGGACTGACGTCTGACGGTTATGAACTTGATACCGACACCGGGGTCAAGACAAGGCCGGACGCGTTCCTGAGATGGGAGAAGTATGTGCTGCCGTTCGCGAAATGGATGTGCGGCATAAGGAACGACTGTGTGATAGAGCGCGAGATAAAGGGCGACAATGTGCCTGACGTCGTCACGTACGCCGTGTTCGACGAGGTATTGCCGAGTCAACTGTCTGGCAACAGTGCCCATGTGGAAGAGTTGTCGCTCACGCCGCGAAACGAGGACGGAACGGTCCTCGACAAGCCGCGGCTGTTCACTGACAGCGCGATGAACAATCCGATCACGGATGATTTGATAACAGAATTCAGGACACTATACGCCGCCGGCAAAATATCGGAGTTCAAGACCACGCTTTATCACAAGGACGGTCTCACGGGGAGGGTCGAGCCGTCGCCGTACATATATTTCGACGACAAGGATTCAGGTTACGTATATGTGGAGAAGGACCAAAACGGAAACGAGGTGGCGGGGACGCGGACGACGAACAGGTATTTCGCTCAGTCGGAGGCGAACGTTTACAACAAGATAATAAGCTGGAAAAATCCCGACCGTTTCGCGGCGGAGAAGTGGGAGCACTTCGACATGTATAAGATAGCGGCATATTACATCTATCTCATACGTTTCGCCGCCGTCGATCAGACAGTCAAGAACGCGATGTTCACGTCAGAGGACGGACAGCACTGGTACTACATCAATTATGATAACGACACCATACTCGGCGTCAGGAACGACGGTCTGCTCAAGTACGGGCCAGAGATCACGAGGAACAGTTTCGATAATGAGATCAACGACTTCTGCTATGCTGCCCGCGAGTCCACGCTGTGGAACTGTCTGGAGGCAGACGACGAGTTCATGAAGTCGATAGTTCCGGCGGTCGACAGCGCGCTGAACAACGCCGGCCTGACATACAGCGGCGTGCTCAACATGTTCGAGAACCTGCAGAGCGGGCAGTGACCAGAGAAGGTGTTCAACATCGACGCGGAGTACAAGTACATCGATTCGTATCTGACCGACAACGAGAACTACCTTGGCTCGCTGCAGGGTTCAAGAAAGACACACAGGCGCTGGTGACTGTCACACCGTTTCGACTATTATGACGCGTTGTTCATGAACGAGAGTTACAAGAAACAGGCGATCACGTTCCTCGCGCCGGCCGTACAGATAGGGACGAAGTTCTACATAACGTCCGGTAACGACGCATATTTCGCGTACGGGACAAACAACCGCGTGCAGGAGTCAGGCGTACACCTTTACGCGAACGGATCAGTCGACGCCGACGGCAATGTCAGGCCGGAGTCAGAGACGCGACACGGGTTCGAGCTGTACATGACCCTTCAGGTCGGCTCGCCGGTCGCGGTGTACAACCCGTGAAACATCGAGGAGCTTGACCTCAGGAATCTCGTCAGTCAGGGGTCGGACGGTTCGAGCTATGCGCTGACGCGTCTGAACATTGGCGGCGCGTGGAATGCCGACCTTGGATCAAAGATGCGGCGGCTGTATCTCGGTGACCACACGAAGAGCGGGATACGGAACACCGGTCTTCAGGGCACGAACTATTCCGGCCTCGGAAGTCTCGCGTCACTGGAGGAGCTTGACATAACGGGATTCACCGGGCTTAAGGACATCGGCGCGGATCTGGTCAAGCTGAATTACCTTAAGAAATTCTGGGCGGCAGAGTCCGGCCTGACGTCAATAAGGTTCGCCGACGGTGCGCCGCTCACAGAGGTCGTCCTGCCGGATTCGATAACGACCGTCAACTTCTCCGGTCTGACGAAGCTGGAATTATCCGGCCTGCGGCTCGGCGAAGATGGTGGAGGCAAGAATGTGACATCGATGACAGTCAGGAACTGTCCGACGTTACAGTCATCATGGCAGTTCTTCCGCAAGTGGCATGACGCCCGTGTCACGAACAACATTCCCAACTCGGAATGCACACTCAATGTGTCGAACATATCATGGGACGGTGTGTCGCCGGACGCGCTCGTTGAGTTCGGCGCCGGGATGAAGTCATTGACGTTGACCGGATTCATACAGTTGTCGTCCGTCCCGGACGCGGGGCAGATCGCGAAGATACAGGCGATATACGGCAAGAACGTGTTTGACAAGTCAAGTTACGGCCGCGGACTGTTCATCACGGCGAATTCGCCGAAGATCGTGATATCCGGCCCGTCTGAATTGCTTGACGGGTCGAGCGCCGAATATACGGCGGTGACGTTCATACCTGTCGCTGAGATGCACAGGGAGTTCGCCGTACAGTATTCGATGTCGCCCGCCAGCATAAGCGCGGATGATTCGAACATATTCGTGTCAAACAGTCGCGAGGGACTGACGTTCAACAGATCGACACATGTGCTTACCGCGGTGGAGGATAATGAAAATGGCGACGTCACGGTCAGGATTACGGCGACGATGCGGTCAGTCAATGACGCGGAGGGGGACGAGCCGATTTCAGATTCCAGCTACATGAATGTGACGGTCAGACGGAAAACGTATCCGACCGAATCAGATTTGACCGTGACCGGCCCGTCATCGATAAGCGGGTCGACCGCCCGTTTCACATGGCGGTGCGACAACACCGCCGTCACCGGCGAGTTTGACGTGGAGTTTGTGATGTCAGATGAGTTCAAAGGCAAGGCCGACGTGACGCCGATCAAGTCAGACGACAAATTTTACGGCGGCGTCACGGTGACACAGATCGACGGCGCGATGAGCGGCGAGACCTATATAAATGGATATTGTGGGTTCAAGTTTACGAAGAAATACGACGGCAGCGAGCTGTGCACGAAGACGATCGACACGGTCATGATGGATCCGAACATACTGCTTACACAGGATACCAACCCGGAGGTGTTTGATATTCTCGCCGGTATCATACGGACGGCGCGGCAGAATGACCCGACCGTGTTCATAGACTGGGATGACGGGCGCACATACATAACGCTGACAGACGCGGAGGAATTCACGACGTCTATGATCGGCACCAAATTCCGGAGATCCAATATCAAAACATTCAATGAGTTCGCGAAGTTCACGAATGTCACAGAGATCATTGACTATATGTTCGCTGACTGCAGCCAGCTTGAGCAAATAGAAATCCCGGCGACTGTCACATCAATCGGGAGGTACGCGTTCGGACAGAATGATAATGGATATGAGGCGCCGAAGTTTACGGACTTCTATATAAAGGACAATGTCACCATCATAAAGGATTACGCGTTCAGCAATTGTCAGAATCTGACGAACATCACTTTCGGTCGGTATCCACGTCTCGAGACGATATCATCAAATGCGTTCCAATCCTGCATGTCACTGGAAAAATTGGATATACCGAATACGGTGAAGACAATTGGAAACGGTGTGTTCTGGTTTTCAGGCATCAAGACACTGCACATCCCGGCGTCTGTGACATCCATCGGTTCTGGCATCATTGCATATTGCTCGACAGTCGAGACGATAACGGTCGATCCGGATAATACGGAATTTTATGGATCCGACTCCGTCGTCGACGGCAAGCGGATCGGCGGCCGGAACTTCATACTGGCAGCGAACGACACTTATTCCAACATGTCGAGCGGATGGGACAAACGCGGGACGGTGTGCACGTGCGGCTCGACAATCCTTCCTGATATTACTGAATCATTGTGTTACAATTCATTTGTGTCATTCGGCAGTACACCGGAAGACAATAACAATGACGGACTGCATAACCAGAACTGAAATGGTGTCGCCGATTTGCGGTCGCTGACAAATCTCAAGATGATACGCCGGAACTCGATAATGAACTTGTCGAACCTTACAGGATTCATATTTCCGTCATCGTTGCGCACGGTTGAAAGGGAGGCGGTCACGGAGTGCTCGTCGATTCGATCGATTGATTTCGAGAACGGGGTGGAGACGATAGGCGATTACGCATTCGTGTCTGAATATGCATATGACGGCGGGGCGAAAATCGACGACGTGTCTCTGCCGGCGAGCATTATGTCAATCGGAATCACACCATTTGGGTCAAAGATCCGAACGGTCAAGGTTGACGCTGCGAATCCTGTGTTCAGCTCGCGTCTGTCAGGGAAAGAGACGAATTTCATATACAGGAACGATTCTGGCGTGATAACGGTCGTGCTGTGCGGCGCCGCGGCAGAAGATGACGACTTATATAGTATCAATGTGATCGGACCGGGATCGATGAGCTCGTACGCGAGGATATCTTCTGATGGAAGCTTGTCACAAAGGGATTTTGTGGTAGATGATACGCATTTTCAGAATCTCACCGAAATACAGAGCAATGGATTTCTCCGCGCGATGGTCGGATCGCTTAAAATCGCGAAATCGATAAAACTGACGGGAAGTCAGCAATTCAGGAGAACGACTGTCACGGACGCGGATCTGAAGGCGTCTGGTCTGACCGCCATTCCGGATGATTTCATGATGGGATGCAATAACCTTAAATCTGTCAAGCTTCCGACATCGGTTGTCACGATCGGGAACACCGCATTCAGCATGACATCAATCGAAAGGGTGTTCACCGAATGTAATCTTGACGAGTGTGTAAATCTCGAGACGATTGGCGATTATGCGTTTAACTCAAATATGTTCGATACGGTAGATTTATCTAAGTCATTATCGCTCAAAACTATCGGTATCGAGGCGTTTGCTGAGAATTCGAACTGATCGCCAGGCGCGCTGCCGACGATAAAGACGCTCAGTCTACCGGCAGGCGTCGCTATAGCTTACAATGCGTTCAGGAACAATCTCGACATGAAGACGATCATGTGATCAGCCTCTGCCCCTGTGATCGGACAGCGGAACAATGGCAGATGATTCCCGTTCGGTCAGGGCACGAGTACGGCCGGTTACAACGGCAGGAATTCGGGCGGCAATATCCTATATGTCAAATCCGGCGCGGATCCGGCCGCGTGGACCGGCACAGATCTCGGCGGGAACCTGCTCAATTCTGAGTATGGCGGTTTCACTGTGAGCGCGACACTATCATAAAAAGAAGATTATTAACAATGTATATACTGAAAGACAGAATTTTCTCCGACGCCGGCAAGGTGCTTTCCGCCGGCGCCGCGAGATATTTCGTTACGGATACGTCGATGAAAGATAACGTGACGGAAGTGTCACTCGATCTTGACACAATGACAAAACGGGCGGGGATGCTGTGAATTAATGACATCCCGATATGCGCGGCGAGAACCGGGCAGGGATATTCCGCGTACAAGACACAGTTCGTGAACGCGAGATATTCAAATGACGACCAAATTGCCATCATACTCAATGCCGATGATTCGGACGAGGACAAACTCCGTATGAAGAAAATGCAGGAATGACGTGAGTGGAGCGCCCGGCTCGCGGCGAAGGCGGTTGAAGTGACGGCGGAATAATTTAGTTGGTTTTTTTGAAATAATACGATAAAAGACCGGTGTTTCCGGCCTTTTGCTTTTATATGAATCCTTCCATTATGGCGTCATGATAAACCAGTCCGCCGGGTCCTGCTTCTGCTTCGTCTCGATTATCGAATCATATTCAGACTTTCCCTCGTCCATTAGCGTGTTTATGATCTGCACGCCGCCGACTACCTGGTAGTCGAACGTCTTGAGCATGCGGTGAAGCTGCATCTTCGACCTCGCGATGACAAGACGCTGAAAATAATAATCATCGAACAGATCCTGCTCCGGTATCCCGACATACGCCTGTATTACAACCGGGAACCGCGGCGTGCGTCCTGTCACTGTTATCCGGTGTGAGTTCTGATTAAATCTGAAGCCTATGTCGGTGAGTGTGAACGTCTTCGCGAGATCGAATCACGACCATGTCACCGTCCGCGTCGTTATGATGTCACTGGAGAACGGACTCAGAAACAGGTCTGACCCGAACACCTTGTCCATTGTGAGATCCATGTCGTTGATACCAAAGAATCTCGACCCGTCCTTTATCTCCTTGAACATGTTTATCCCCCACACGCACTTCGGCAACTGTATCGATCTGCTGCCTTTGAACTCCTCCGTCTCGAACGCGGCAGGATTCATGACGGCGTACTGTACCTCGACGGTGTCGCGTCATGTCTTGTACGCGACACGTTCCTCCTGGTCTATTATACGATTGATCTCTTTTTCCGGTATATTCAACTCCATCTGCCCGCTGATCGTTATGTCATCGCTGACGGTTGATATCAGTTCCTTTCTTGTCATTTTGCGCGGTGTATTTCTACCAATATTTATCGAAAAAACAAGGCATGTCAATAATATAATGATTTGAGGTTTTATAAGGTTTTATATTATGGACAGCAGCAAAATCGACAAACTATTCGGTCAGAACGATTTGACGCCGGAGGAGTACAGCGACCGGCTCGCGGCGATGGTCGGTGATATTCTTGAGCGTCGATTTCCGGACGACAGGCGGAGGCAGAACGTGCGCCGGCAGTCGAACCGGCTTAATTTTTGCTGCCCCGTCTGTGGTGACTCGATGTCTGACCCGTCGAAAAAACGGGCGAACATTGGACTGTCCGGCCGTTTCGCGAACTTGTACAAATGCTTTAATTGCGGCGTGTCGATGCCGGTGACCGAGTTCCTGAAGAAATACAGCGGTGGATCCGTGCCACTTGACATCATCGATTATGTCACGGCGAATAAGCCGGCGGACGTCAGCGCGGGCGATTCGTCTGTCAGTGTGTCGATCGAGATATATGATCAAGCGGAGGTCGACAAGTTTGCGTTCAGGCGCGAGACATTCAAATCGCTGCTGCGACTCGACGAGGCGGTAGAAAATAAAGCGGATGTATATCTTAAAAACAGGATGCAGTTTGACCGGTCAAGATTTCTGTATTCGGTCAAGAAAGACGAACTATATATATTGAACCTTACTAAATCCGGACGGATATTCGGTGTGCAGACGAGATCGCTCAAAAAGAATCGGCCGAAAAACGAGCCGAAGTACAGGACGTTTAACCTGACCAATATTTACGGCATGATGATGAAGAACATCCTGACGCTAAATGTCACCGTCCCGCCGGAGATAGACACGCTGTCGATGGTGTTCAACTCACTTACCGTCGATTATACGAGACCGGTAATTGTAACGGAGGGACCGCTCGACGCGTTTCTTATAAAGAACGCAATAGCGCTGTGCGGCGCGGCGAAGACGATGCCGTTCATGGGTGATTTCCGGTGGTTGTTCGACGACGATGATACCGGCAGGGCGCATGCTGTTGACAAGATCAAAGAAGGCGGGAAGGTTTTCCTGTGGAACATGTTCAGAAGGGAAAACAATATCCCCGACGCGAAGAAATGGGATGTCAATGACGTCGTCAAGTGGGCAAAGATGAATCCCAATACCAGATATATCAATTTCTATGACAAAAGATACTGGAGTGACGGACTGTTCGACATTGTCTCGATATAATTATTTTGTCGTCAAACTTTTACAATGTCCACTAAGAAGCGAGATAAGCTTCTGATCCGGCTGCTCGTATGTTGAGACAACTTTTATGTATTGTATGTCATACGGAAGCATGTCGATTACATCCTTTGTCAGATCGAAATAACCGTCTCCTATATATAGGTATTTGATTCGTTCCGGCATCGTGTTGACACATGTCGTTATGTGAAGATTCAGCTTGAGATTGCCGTTTACATTCTTCGGTATGCCGGACAGATCGGCAAGATACGCGCAATCGGTGACTCATAAGCCGCCGACAGAATCCGGCAAACCGTAAAGATGTTCAATATCCATATTAATCACATCGATTTTAGTATCAGGCATATCGGCCAGGCTCATGCCGCAAAGCATGTCTTTTATTGAATCAAATGGATCCCCCGGTTTCATGATACGATTAATCGGGTTCTTGTCGCCGATTTGCACGGTAACGCCTTCGTCCAACGGTTTACCATCCGGCATACATAGCATAACCTTCCCGTCCGTCGTGATGGCGAACGACGGTGTGTTGTATGTGGCATGTCAGTCTTTGTCTATATAAAAGATTTCAACGTGCTTGTCGATGAATTCTTGTATCTTGTCATTCATCGCGTTGTCATCCGCCTCGGTGAACGTGTCAGTCCAGTCGACGTTGTCCACTTTGCTCAAATCGAACTCTTCATTAATCATAATCCATGATTGTTAATTACCTGATATTTATCGGATCTGCTGATAAATAATATGTTCCATATGATGCGGATAGTCCGGACATTCCGCATATAGCGGGGCGATGTGACGCCCTGACACACATCACAAAAACCGGGCAGAACGCGGTCACTTCCCGCGGCGGGCGCCCGTATGATTCACGGCATCGCCCGCGTAAATGAAAAAAGAGCTGTTAAAGCAGCTCTTTTTTCGTTATGTCGAAGTATATGTTTTGCAGCTCATGAAGGAAATCGATTGACGTCACGTAATACTCATCAAAGCCGAGCCAGATGACGCCGTCCTCATCCTTACAGAAATACAGGTTATCACTCAGCCATATGACACATGTATCCGGATCAAAACCGACTGACACTAGCTGTGATTTATCCATCTGCGCGAGCGGAACACCCTCTATCTCGTCCGGCCTGTACGGCCCGCATGTCGCGTTCATATCATCATGATCCCCGTACGTGTATATCTTTGGCGGATCGTCATTCGTCCAGTTCACGGTTCTTACAGTACGTCTCTCAACGTCGCCGTCCGGAAACACCACATATACGGCGGATCCATGACGTATCGATTTGATGTCATTTATGTTCACCTTGTCATTATCTTATCTTTTTGCGGCAGAAATCATCTCATGATCAGTCATAATCCTTATGCAGGTCATCAGGTATTTTGTGATTATTCACATCAATCGACACCAGCTCCGGAGCGTTCTCCTTCAGTATCATCGATATCGTCCGTTTTGGTATCATGCCCAGCGCCGACTGTATTCGCGCGTATGGCGCCCCGGCCATCCGCATCTTTATCACGACCCGTTCTGTCGGCGTCCCCGCCTTTATCGTGTCGAGCCCGCCGAGACTTTCCTCGATCGATCTCGCCTTCCGCTCGTACGGCTCGACCAGCCTGTATTCCATACAGAAATCTTTTATGTTTGTCAAGCAATATAATAAATTAACCTGATATAAATTATATCAGGCATTCCGTAAAATTATTCGTGTTCCGTTATGATTCTTTAGTTGACATCGGATAAGAGAAAATTACACTTGAATACCACATATCCTTTCCGCGCCGGCGGAGTGAATCAGATTCATTCAACTCCATCCTACGGCGCCATTCGTCATCCGTTATCTGATATGTCACCTTGATCTTCGGCTCTGTCTGTGAATATGCGGTGACAGTATTAATGTCGTCCGCCGCGTATATACTGCACGTGACGTTCTGCATTCCCGGATTCTTGAATGACGGCGAATACGTCCGCGTCACGCAATAATAACGTGACGACGCGAATTTTTTCTTTTTGCTGTTCCATTCCGGTGTCATATCATTTTATTTATGTCCGTCCCGGTGAAATCCTTCCGTAATCACCATACTGTTTCGGTGTCGGGTACCAAACGACAATGCGGCGCTTCACGCTCTGTCCGTATAGAAGATTACTGAACATTTCTGTCCGCTTCTCATACCTCGCCGGCAGCATCGGCTCCATTCGGAGATGTGGCAATATAATGCCAGACCGGATGCCACAGACACGGTCCTTGTCCGGATCAATAAAAAGCTTGTTTCTGCATTCGATATTAATTGTATACCATGCAGATCGGTGCCTGTTGTCGTAATTAAGCAGATCGTCATTATCGGCGTCCGGTATCAGCATATCGATCATCCTCCGCCAACGTTTCGGCGTATATTGTCTGCGGTTTACTTTCGTCATAATACTGCAAGAATCATTCATACCGCAAATATAATAAAAAATTCGGAAACACGTACATGTTTCCGATTATTTTATTCAAATTTGTTTCTTGACTGTTTATTCACGTCCAGACGCGCGATTTTATAGTAAATGATAGATTGCGCATATGATACATAACATCGCGTCAGAAGTGAAATACGCGCTAAATATGACGATCCGGATATATTGTGCCGGATGTGTCAGTTTCCCTGTCGTTCTCGACGGCGATGACATGATTGTTCAGGTTGATGAATCTTGAAAGGAACGTATCAAGTGTGTCGGCGATCTTGTACGTCCGTTCCTGACGGCACGCGCCGATCTTTTCCGCCGCGCGGCAGTACGATAGGCATTCCGTATACAGGTCATGTATCATTCTCTGTATCTTGACCCCTTTCGCCGACAGTTTTTCCATGATTACCGATTACGTTCTATTACGTTCTTGATATTTATTAAAAAACGGCGGATGTGCAATCCGCCGTTCGTTTATCGTTTCTCCCGTTTCCGAATATTGTCCACCGTGTCGAACAGTCTGTCGATATAGACGGCGGATGATTTATTATTATCCGTGTACGTCCTGACAGTCAGCCGTCCCTGCACGTTCGCGTTCTTGATCTCGCCGGTTTTCCGGTCGACTCTTTTCATCTGAAAGTCATGCAGATCCTTGTACACTGATATGTAAAGCAACTCCGGCACAACTTTGACATACAGTAATTCGATATACCCGTTCTGTATGGCGTAAAATGTCAGAATTATCAACGCCGATGATTCCGAATTGTGATTTCGTCACGTTTTCAAGTGCTCGACTGTTTTCAGTATCTCGTCCCTGTCGCCCAAACCCGAATTATAGTTCGGGATCCACCGTCCAGTTTTCCGTTTCGGACTTTTACAAATCACCGCCTTTGAATCGATCCATGTCCCATTTTTCGCGATATAGTCGGGAAACTTCATTGGGCCATTCGGATTCTTCGGCTCGTCGACGATATCCATATCGACAAGGGCGTTGTACACGTAATTCTCCGCCCTGCTGCCGAAACCATCGGCAGACGGTATCGAGTACTGGTCTATGATCGTCCCATCTTTCCGCCGTCCCGTCTCTGTCGACACCCATTCGGTGTTGTTCAATCGTTCCTGCAGCCCGTCCTCAACAGTCCTAATAAACTCATAATCATATGGCGCTCCAGAATATGAAGTGCAGAAATCTTCTATCTGCCGGTCGAGCACGAACTCACCTTTGAAGAATTCGGTTTCATTATGACTTGATCACATAACTTTCTGATTTATATTTCAAAAATTATATGTGATTATGTATCAATTTATTTTATCTTAAAAACAAATAGGCGAACAATGTAACGCGATGCCATAAGAAACAAAATGATTGGTCACTGTTATTGAACATAACATTCTGATATTGGAATTCCGTGTTACAGCTATTTCGATTTTTCCACCGTAATCAAAATCAAGTATTGTCATATCAATATTATATCCATTCGTGATACTGCCATTATGATCAATCGTGTATTCATAACCGTTTGTCGTACCCCATTGTTCTTTATATAATCCCAATAAAGGAGTTACACATACCCATTTTGAAATAACCGGTAATCTGTATCCAAATTGATATAATGCGCCTCTATATTCATCTTCCCATTTGCCGACTTCTATCGTACTTCCATGTTTTCTGCTTTTGAAATGCGCATTTATATCAAATCCTGCAATATTCAGGTTAAGCCCGATGAATGCGCCGGCCGCGCCGTGCATGTCAGAACGTATAACAGACGGAACAATACCGCAATTCATTCCCAATGTAAATCCGCTGTTCCAATTTTGTATCGTTTCTTTGTAACTTGTCTTTTGTGCAGAAGCAAATGTGTAAAAGAACAATAATGTGATAATAGTTATAATTCTTTTCATAATATGTTATTTTATGATACCGCGAATATAAAACAAAAAACGGGAACGTTGTTCACGTCCCTGTCATTTTTCAATTATTTACACCTTATGCCGATATGTCGATCGAGCTGAAACCGTTCTCCTTCGTGACCGTGATCCTTTTGTCGAACAACGACTCATCAAGGGCGGCGTGACTCACGATAAACACGTTGATGTCGATTTCTTCAGCAAGCTCGCCGAGGTATCTCAACAAGTCACATGACGTCTCCGGATCCAACGATCCCAACGTTTCGTCGAGCGCTATCATGTTGAGCTGCGGATATTTCCGTTTTATCAGCTTGACGAGCGCGCATATGACCGCAATATCGACGCGCTTGCGCTCCCCCTCGCTCAAAGTGTCGGGCGATATTTCCTCACCAAGATCGTCGATGTGCGGGTCAAAGTTTCCGTCAAACTCGAGTGAGTACGGAAATGACATCGACGACAGCGACGACATGATATCTTCATTCAACTCCGGCAAATACGCCGTCATCATCTCCTTCTTCACGCCGTCCGACCCGTAAAGTTCCTCAAGGATGTTAAGGCATTCCATGTTGGCGGTGTTCTCGCCGACGATCTTGTCCATCTCGACCTTGCTCTCCTTCGCCGCCGTTATGATGTTGTTGATCGCCGCCGCCTGCCCGCGGCGTCCTTCCGCCGACCGGATGTCATTCAGCTTGATGACGGCGGCGGATCTAAGCCGGTCGAGCGACTGTACATTGTTCCTGAGTGTCTGGACGCATGTGTCAACCTTTGATATCATGTCGTCGTACGACCGGACTGCCGCGTCATATTGCGATATGTTCGTCTCTATCTCCGCTTTCTTGTCCGCGAGACCTTTCCGAACCTCGTCGAAGCCGGCGCCGGTGAACGGCGTCCCGCATGTAGGACACTTGTTCTGATTATACAGCGCGATCATATTAAGTACATTGTTCAGTTCGAAGCGCATGCCGGAAAGGGCGTTTTTCACCGCGCCGGACTTCTGTATCAGCTCAAGCGATTTCGCCGTGTACTTCTCCTCGTCTGTCTTCTGCTTGTTAATCTCCCCATCGATCCGGGTGATGCTCGTCTCAAGCTCCGCGGCGGCGGCAGTGTCCTCCTCCGCGGTCTTTTTTGTCAGTCGATCAAGTTCGTCCTCCGACCTTTTTATGTTCTGTTCGATGGTGAATATCTGTCCCTTGTTCATATTGATGACATTTCCGACGTCCCTGATGTCCTTCGCCACCATCTCATGGACCGCGTTGAGCACGTCAAGCGAAAATATCCGGTCAATGATCAGCCGCTTATCCGCCGGCGTCATCGATATGAATGACTTGAACTTCTTGAGCGACAGGTTAATGACGTTCGCGAAGATGTGGTACGGCATGCCGTCCAGTATTTCCTGCGATATGACGTCCTCCATATTCTTCTTGCCAGCCTTGTCTATATCGACACCGTTCTTCGACACGGTAAGTCCTGACGGCGAAAACGTCCGCTCTATGACGTACGTGTCACCGTTTTTTGACACCACGCCGCGAAGCCAACCGTTCTTGTTGATCCTGTTCGCGACCGAGTTGACTGACACGCCGTCCGTTCTGCCGAAGAAAAGAAGCTTCGGCAGCGACATGATGACAGACTTGCCGGCGCCGGACCTGCCGGCAACTTGCCAGAGCTTGCCGCCGTCTGACAGATCCAACGTCTGTATGTCGTTCCCGTACGAGAACAGATTCCTCCACTGCAATTCAGTTATCCTCATATAATTCCGTTTTTTTACTCGCTGATCGACATCTCATTAAACGCCGTCATATACCGGCCGTTCAAGTCAAGTATCGTTTTTTTCTGCTCGTCCGACAAGTCGAACGCATCAATCTTTTTCTTAATCATGTCATCGACAGTCACAGCTTTCGTCACAGTATCTGACACAGACGGGTCAACATCCTGCTCAACGACGACGCGGACCTTCTTCGCGCCGGCCGAATCAAGCGCGCGCATCATATCTGCCATGCAAACCGACACAAGCGCGGATTTCCGAACAACAAAATCGACGTAATTGCCGGTCATCATCCCCTTGACTGCGCCGTACGGCAGGTCGAGCACATCATCGAGCCGTATCTTTATGAACTCCGGGCTGACCGTGTTCGCGTCAAACGTCCGGACGACATCATCATCAGAGACGTCGAGCGTGTACACGCCGCACACGTTCCCTATATCTGACCGACGCAGCTGATAAGGCGATCCAATGTAAGTCACCCTTCCGTTCTCCTGCCTTTTGTGTATATGGCCGGAATATATTCCTTTGCCAGAAAACACGCCTGCATCCAGACCTGACAATATTTTGCGTCCGTTGTCATACGTCTGGCCCTTGACATCATCATGCATGATCATATAATCGACACCGTCGACAGCCGATATGAAATCGGTATCTTTCTTGATATCACCAGATCAAGGATACAGCAGGAATCTCATCCTATCGAAATCCATGACCGTGGGGTTCTCGACGACCGTGACATTGTCGAGCAGGCCGAGATACCGTATCGAGTTGACGTCGTTTCCGTTCTTCTTATAAACGTCATGGTTTCCTGTTATCATGTACACCGGAGCGACGGACGCGATGCCGCGCATTAGATCCATCCCCCTGTTCATGACGTTTATGTCAATCGACAGCCTGTTATCGTATCAGTCGCCGGCGACAATGACGATCGTCTTGCCTTTCACCGCCGTCCGCCTGACGAGCGGCACAAAAAAATCACGCATGTACAAGGTGATGTTATCAATCCACTCTATACTCGCGTTCCTACACCCGAGATGCACGTCCGATATGAGTACGGCGTATTTGACGTCCGTCATGTCAATATGTTTCAAAGACATCTCCATTAAAACAGCCTGTTCGTTTTGCCGAATCTGTCCGACAGCCCGTAATCGTCCTCCAGTATTTCGAGAACCTTCGACTTATCGGCAAGGCTGAGCACATTATTATACATATACGAATAATTAAGGTCAAAAAACTCGCATATCGCGCACAGCACCTCAACGAGATTGTAGTCGTTCTTCTTCATCATCTCGTCTCGAAAGTAAAAATAAACAGACGGCATGTCTTTCTTGTCGACGCGTCTGCCATCCTCCGAATACTTCTCAAATCACGGCGACGCAGTGAACACCCTGTACATATCCTCGTTCATACTCTTCCGTGTGATGACGCCCGTTATGTCGGACGTCGTGCTTTCCTCGTACATGTCACTGACGAGCGGCAGCACCGCTATGTCGGCGTTTCTCGACCGTTCCTCACCATAATCGACCGCGTTTCAGCCGGAGTTGAAAAGTTTATTTAGTTTGACACCCATTCATATCTAATCATTTTTCTAAATATTATATAAACGGCTGTCACTCATTTTTCTAAAACAATCCGGCGCCAGTATAAATAGGCGGCGTCTGGTTGAACACCGCGGCAGCGGATCCCTGCGCGTCGAAATCGTCTGCGGTCTGCGTCAGGTCGGAGCCGTTCCGACCGGTATCGAGTGTGAGCGGGGCGGAATCACCGAATGACGGGGCGACCGGGACAGACGCCGCGCGTTCCCTGTGCTCACTCCACTGACGATCCGATCCGGGACCGCCGCCACGGCGCATGTTCTCATTAAATCCCGGGACGGTAACGGATCTGTATATATCCTCCGCGGTCTCGATCTGTGACTCCATATCCTCTGTTATCCTGAGATACCGCTTGTCGAAGTTGAATTTCTTTCTGGTGTTGTCCATCGGATAGACGCGGTCGTACAAACATTTTAGAAAGTAGATGCCCTGTGACTTCTGTATCTGGTCGGCGATAATTCCGAACAACGCGTCAACCGTGGCGCCGAAACCGGCGGACTCCGAAATCTGATTGGCGGTCATGTCGGTCTGGTCGAACTGTCCCCTGTTCGTCTGCGTCGCCGTGTACACACACCAGTCGTTCTTTATCGCCACCGCCTTGACATCTTCCGCGAGACACTTAATTTTCATGTAGGTGTTCTCGGAATTAGGATTCCGATAATTCTTCATGATGTTGATATAGTCAAGATATATGTTCTTGAACTTGAACGGCTTGTCTGACGTCGAAAACTCCTCCTCCAGTTTAAGTATAAACGCCTCGAACTCTATCGACGTCAGCGTCGACGTCGGGAAACTCTTGACAACGAGACGTCCCGGTGGGACGAGATTCGACTCCCTGAACTGCCGGATCCTATCCTTCATATACTGTTCATCCTCCGCCATCTTGCTGTAATCGCCAGACGGAATGCCAAGGAGGTTTGATCCGATACGCTGTATGATCATCTCCTCCGGCAGCTCAAGCGACACGTACAATGAATCCTGCCCGGCTTTGACAGATGCGGCGCACAAGTTCTGCAGCCACACCGACTTTCCTATCTTCGGCGCGCCGGCGAAACCGATAAGCGCGCCCGGCCATCCGCCGCCGGCAAGGCATTTATCTATATAATCGACACCAGTCGGCGAGTGAACGAGCTGCGACGGCTTATGCGCGGCCGCGTCATAGAAATCTGACCCATTGTCCTGCTCGCCGAACTCCATTATCGCGTTACGGTTGAACGTTCCCTTCGCCTTTTCTGTATACTCCCTGACGTTCTCCGCCGTTATCTCGTCATTATGCAGCTTGACGAACTGCACGGAATCGATAACGGCGGCGGTGAAATTCTCCCACTGCGCCCACGCCGTCGTCGTGTCATACAGCCATGTCTCGTCATACTGAGACATGTCACGTTTCTGCGCGTATATAATGTCAATGACGTCCGCCGGCAGTTTGTCCTGCTTGCCGGCAATGGTGACAAGCTGCTTCATCTGGTCCGCCGTCGGCGCGCTGTGGTACTTGATCGAGTAATCACGTCCTATCTCGAAAAGCTCACGGAGATATTTCGCGTCAAAAAAGTCGGGTTTTATCTTAAGCGCGAGCTCTGGATTGGCGAGCGCATAATGATATATAATCGTCTCTGTCTGCTGGTTCATCCTATCTGTATTTTAACCGAATATATTATTAAAGATGTTTCCGGTTTTTTTTGCTCCGGCCGTGTCGGGTCGATAAATATTCAGTAAAGTAAGACAAGGGCAATGGCCAATATAAACTCATTGAGCGAGAACACGGAGCGGCTGACCGCGAATGTCAATAACGCGATGTCGGCGCTGAACGCGATAAACGAGTCAATGTTCTCCGAATCAGACTCTGTCACCATCGACGGCGTGACGGTCCCGTCATATTCGAGCGTCATAACGCGCCTGCAGCGGGCGGAGAACACGGTGGCGGCGTTCGTCAAGGGGAACGGCGTCGTGCAGACAGATGACTCGACATACAGGCGGGTCAAGGTGACGACGGTCCCGAAAGCACCGGCGAAAATAGAGGGAGTCGAGACGCCGGTATCATTCGTGACAGACAGCAACTGGATATTCGAGGACCTGATGTTCCCGAAATGCAAGGTCCAGATCGATCTCAAGGGGAAAATCGACGACGACGCGGACCGGGTCATCGTCAATAGGGTCATACTGTCGACGGAATACACTGATTTTTACACACAGAACATACTGGGCAGAAACCTGCCGTATCCGGATCTGATAACGCTCCTGAACGGGTCGGAAATATCATATTCGGAGGATTACGACACAGTCGACCTGCCGATGGGATATGAGAAATTCACTGGTGAATTCACAATACAATCCGCGGAGGCGGTGGGTGACGGCGGGACGGATCTGTGATACTACCTGGACACAATCATGTACAACGCGATAGACAGGAACGGGAACATGACCGGCAATGATTACGCGCTGTCGAAGGGATCGCTTGTACGTTACGCGGATAGTCTGTTCAAAATCAAGGACATAGACAAGGACTTGTCGAGGATCAGGATCGAATATAACACCGGTTACGACCAGCCGGCGGTCGGCGGGGCGTTCCATTATTACAACGCGCCGTTCGAGACGAAAACCGTTGACGTCGGATTCGGTTTCGACGAAATCGACACGGTCTACTTCAAGGCGATAAACGACGACTACAATGTCGTCTCACACGAGTGGTCAGACCCGGTATCATTCATCACGAACGAGCTGACGCTCGACGGCGGTGACATGACGTTCGCCGAATATTACAGGCGGTACGTCACCGACCTCGGCGCGAAGTGGATGGACGACGCGAAAAGCAACACCGTGCTGGCGACGGCAGCTATAACGCCGAACGCGCCGGTGATCAACGCCGACGACTTGGAGGTAGTGCAGATAAACAAGCAGCTGGAGGCGACATTCAACTCGAAGGAGTACAACTCACTCGTCAGGGAAGTCGAGTCGACCAGGAGTGAGGTCAACTCATTGAATACCAATATATCAGGATACAAGAACCAGCTCGTGACGGAAACTTCAGAGACGAACATCACGACATTGAAAAACCTGATCGACTCCGACACGGCGAAACTGCAGAACGCGACGCAGCGGTACGAGTCGGCCGTGACGGACCTAAACACGCTGTTGAACAAATCCGGCGCGATAAGTTACAGTCCGAAATACCACATACGCGGATTCTTCCAGATACCGGACGCTCAATACGCCGACTCGGCGAACGGGCTCGGCCGTCAAGAGGTGATAGGGTTCGACATAATGTACAGATACTTGCACACCAACGACTCCGGCGTGTCGCTCGACACGTTCACGTATACAAAGACGGCGGCGGACGGGACGACAGAGACGGCGAAGGCGGTGTTCTCCGACTGGAACATGGTCACGTCGCTAACACGCGAACAGGTATGGGACGACGAGACCGGGACGTACATATGGAAGGATGAGCAGTCCGCCGACGGCGACGTCATCAACATCAACCAGATAGACATACCGATACGATATGGCGAGAAGGTCGAGATCAAGGCGAGATCGATATCAGAGGCGGGATATCCGCGCAACCCGGCGAAGTCGAGGTGGAGCGACTCCGTGATAGTAGAGTTCCCTGAGAACCTTTCGACGAACGACAGCGTGTCTGAGATAGTGGAGTCGTCGAAGGACGACGTGACCGCGGTCGTGCTGCAGCAGACAATGGATGCCGCGGGCGTGTACACGCATCTGAATGACGCGACGGAGCAGTATAAGCACTCTGCTGACAACATATTCTTCCAGCAGCGGATAACGGACGATCAGGGTAACGTGACCGTCGTCACCACCCCGCTTTCCGACACGATGACCGCGGCGCTCAAGCTCATAGCGGAGCTGAACAGCAGGGTCGAGTCGCTGGAGGAAAAATAGAAACATAACGACAGGCGAGGATGCCGGCGCTTATAGACAACGAATATCTCGTGCGGGCGTCGTCGGTCAAGGCCGGCGACGTGTCGTCATTGGACGCGGACGCGCTCGACCATATATTGGTGAATGCGTGGCCGTTGTCAAAATTACCGAAAGAAGGTATCAATTACGGGAAGCCGACCATAATATCCATCCGCATTGACAGGAAAATCAAGGCGGATCAGACAGAGATCCATCTCGTGATTGACGAAGTGCAGACCACTTTCACATGGGAGCGGCCGAAATCGGTTTTGCTGGATCCGAATATGCGAAAAGCGGTAGACCTGAATAAGCCGCGGGGGTCGTACATGATGCTCCGCGTCAACCCTAAAATATCCGGGAACGTGAAGGTCGTCGTCGACTCTGACAGTGACCTGTTTCTGGACGCGTTCAAGGTCAACGCAGAGCTGTCGAGGCGGAAATACAGGCGCGTGCCGGTAAGGCACACCGACTATTACGGCAGAAATGTGGCGGCATACGCGGCGAACATGCCGGCGAAGTCATATATGTACGCCGTACCGGACGAGTGACACAAGATATTCAGCGTCGTCAATGACTTCAAGGACCAGTACGTCGACATGTACAGGTACGGCGTGACGACGAACACAGACAAGCTGTACAGCGAGAACTTCGCTCTGCTCGCGCCGCTGAAAATCGGCGAGACGCTGCCGGACTTCTTCATCGTGATGAAGGTCCCGGGAACAGTCGACCTGACATCCGCGATGTCGGACACGGCCGTATTCAAGAAAATGATGGCGGACGGAAAGATTATCAAGTCATACGACATGCGGCAGGGCTCGCGGCTCGGCCGTTACGTCAGGACGATACAGGACCGGGCGAAATCGACGCACGCCCAGCTTTATGTCGCATATAACCCGACACAGTTCAACACATACACTGGCATAAGTCTGGACAAGGGCGCGGTGTCGACCATATACGAGTCGCCTTACGCGCTGAAATACAGGAACCAGGTGCAGGCGGACAACTTCTACACGTTGGGTTTCGAGCGCAACGGCATGCTGTCGGACAGCGTCGTCAACTTCGAGTTCATGTTCGACGACCCGGATTCGGACACGTTCAGCATCGACACATATTTCGGACTGTACATTAAGATGAACGGATACGGTCCGCTGTATAATGTGGGAGGTCAGTTCATCGACGCGGACGGCAATGCGGTGTCATATGACTGGGACGCGTCCGGATCTGACGTACTGTACTGCTGCGCCGATTCTGACCGATGCAGGCGGATATCGGGGACAATGATGGGATCCGGTTACGCGGACATATATAAAGACAAACCCGGTCACAATGTATTTGTCGGGATGGCGCGGAAAATCGAGTCGAGGCGGTTCGTGACGATGCGTCTGAACGACGCGCTGCATGCGGGCGAGCATTTCAGAATAATAGACGAGACGAACGAGTCTGACACACGGATATACGAGCTGATATTCTCCGACAGTCCACTGTACAAGAAGAAAGGCGTCAGCCATGTAACAGTCAACGCCGGAACGGATGATACGGACGGGAGGAAATACACGATAACCCGCGTCTCTATGTACGCGGAGCGAGAAAGCGTGACCGATCAGTGCGCCGTCATAGCGGCCGCGCTGAACATTCTTGACGGGCCGTACGAGGCGAAGGCCACATACCGTAACCTGTCTGTAACATCGGACAAGAAACTGACGTTCCAACGGGTATCGAGATATACCGCCGCGTCGGCCGACATGATGGAGACGTACAAAAAAGAATCCGCCGCCGTGTCGTTCTTCTCGAACGGTGAGCAACCGGAGATCGCGCTAACGTCGGATTACGACGACCCGGCTCTGACGCCGATCAATTTCGAGGTGCTCGGCCCGCGGCCGGCGTGGACGGTCGAGTTCATGGACGCATCCGGCCTGAACACATACGAGGTGCAGTACATCGACAACTACAAAAAGGCAGTGGCCGGACGGCCGGTCATGACGATGGACGCGTCCGGGAAATATGTATACCTGTCGAAGATCGGCGGCGGATACATGTACTCATATAACAACCCGGAACGTGCCGTCATATTCACGGAGTCGCCGCTCGACACGAGCCGGTCGGTATACCTGTACATACCGATGGAGTTCGATTACGGCGTGTGCGGGATATTCCCCGTGCGGGACTACAATTTCGACGTGATGGACAACGTGTCGAACATCGCGATGGCAGGCGAGTCGGAGAAGGTGATATCGGACCGCGGCGCGACGGAAGGGGAGGAGATATACGAGGATGACGCGGACAAGACGCTGTCCGACAGACCATCGGAGGTGTTCTCAAGCTACATCGGGAAGGACGACTCCGTCCCGCTTTACGCGCAAAACCCGATAACCGACTACAACACAACGCCGTACACGTATAAGTACCCGGTGGAGCTGTCGATGAACAAGTACCTCCGTCACAAGTATGAGCGGAACATCACGAGATCGCAGGTGTCGCTCGTGTCGCCGTACAACTGCAAATGACGGGCGGTCGGAACGGATACCCGCGGCGTCAACATCAAGTTGACATATAACAACAGCATGTTGAGATACAATCCCAACAGCTCGGCCGACACGGTGACGTCATTCTTCATACCGGCGGACTATGACGGCAATGCGGCGAACTCGAAATTCGCGTCTCAGATAGGATACATGTCATGCCCTGAGATATCAGGCGGGACATACCGGAAATATTTCGAGGGGACGTTCCTGTCGACGGACGAGAACCTCGCGGGGAACCTGACTATATCCGACATGTTGATGACGGAAAGCAACCACCTGCCGAAATTCTCGACGCTCTATTCAAGGGGGATGAACACCGTCGAGATGGTGTCGGGCGGTGTGAAGATCAACATATCGTCACAAAGGAAGAACGTCATAAACACGGACAAGTGAGACAATTTCGCGGGGATCATCGCCGTCGTGAAGGACGGATCGGACCATGACATGGAGATCGTCGTGGACGAGACCGCGCGGGAGATCGCGATCATATGGCATAAGAACATGTCGACGCTCGTGTACGCTGACAGGAACAGATCTATTGACTTCGGCGGGCTCACGGCGATGAAAATGCCGTCCGCCGTGAAATCAGAGCGGGTATATTCGGAACATGTCGCCGGCGAAGGATGACGGACGGCAATCCCGTCCAAAATGAAGATCCGATTCGCGGCGGGCGACGAATTCTTCATCGAATCGTCCGGCCCGGGATTCACCGCACACTCGAAAGCGAAGGAGGTCAAACCAGCCGGGACGGACAAAAACGTGAACAGACTTTATTCAGACGGAAACGATGACATCCGAACGGCAGCCGGATCATATGTGAAGGATGATCAGACGTTCAACCTGCTGACAGCGAGGACAGAGACGGACGGTCCGGCGGTCATATGAAAAATCGGGGCGAACGACGGCGGATCAGACCATGCCGGAACGACATACGATGACTTCAAGTCAGCGGTAAAAGACGCGGTGATGTGGGTGAAGACGGCGGACGGTGTGAAATATTACGACAACGTGACGGCGGATCTGTTCGGCGTGACGGTCGTCGATCCGGTTGACCAGACATTCATAAAGACAAACAGATCGGCGGAGCGGTTCTGGGTCCATCCGACATATTTCGAGCCGGAGACGGTGAGTGGGATCGACTGGAAATTCAACAACAAAGAATTATCCGAGACGATGGGTGTTGATTTCAGATCGGCGAACGTGTCGGCGGAGAACGTCGCGGCGGACGGGCAGATGTGGTTCAACAAATATTCAGAGGACACGAAATACTGCGTCAACACGAACGCGACCGCGTTCGGCTTAGGCATTGATTTCGAACGGGATTGGAGCGTCGTGCGGTCGGCGTGGAGTGATAATTTTTTCAATAAATACGCGAGGGATCCGGATCAGGACAGGTATGACAGGATCAATCTGGACAGCTCGCGGAACTTTATCATCAGTGACAGGGGGACGACGACGGATTCATGCGTGTACGACTACCTTCCGAAGACGCCGGAATACCTGCTGTCGACGACGAACATCGAGATATCGGACGTGAAGTCCGGCGTCGAGGTGTCACAGGAGATTTTTAACGCGTCGTCATATAACGATGACGTGAACAATGTGTGGAATGCGGACAAGAAATCCGTTTCATATAATGTCGAAAGCCCAAATTTTAACAGATAATATTATGTTGACAACAGGATGGTGTGGCGTATGAGGACATCGAGACACAAATATACTTGGTTGATTTGAAGAATCTGGCGGAAGCTGGATGCCAGATGCTGATCAGAGTGGGTATTTAGCGGATAATTGAAATCCATTAATATCCAATAATTATATTTTGGGTATAAATACAATACCGTCGAATTCAAATACAGCACAAAATGTATCGATATCATTTAACCGACCATATCATGACAGTGCTGAAGATTACAATATTTGTTCATATTGAGTGGACAAACCAAATTTTGTAGCACCGAATCCTGTATACAATGATGGACTTGGTGATTTAGGGCAGGTTGCTGTAAATCCAATCATAATTAATATAGAAAATGGAAAATACACGACATTAAATATAAATACAGCAATATATACTGATATCGTCGGATCTATCATCGGTTATAATGGAGATGATTTCGATTACGGATCATATATCAATATTGCCGTTAATATCGCATGCGGTAGAACACCAGATACGATAAATTCAAATCCATATGATCGCATAAAATACGAGGAAGCGTATATTGATGCGTTATTAAGAAATCCTTCGCCGACCGCAAAAAAGAATATTTTGAACAGTATAAAATCAAATGTAGAAAAATATAATACAGATATATATAATTTAATTTATAATGTAACCGAATCATCAAATCAGCCAAAGTTAAACGAGGAAACCGACTTCGTGTACAACCGAGATACTGTATTATTATCAAAAAAAAATAACATAAATCAAATTTACACTAATACGCAATCTACTGCATTATCGGTTCAAAGAAACATAAATCAAACTAGTAAAAGATGGTGTTTGCGATATATTCAAATAAAAGCAGAAGAGTATTATAACTGATCAGATTATTCATCCGTGGGCGGCGGTGTGCTTGGTATGTCTAATTTTTATTTATATATCGTCGTTCCCGTTTTATTCATACAGCAACCGTATATAATAAAAAAAACGTCAATAACGGTAGGATGAAGAATGGATGATGACAAAACAAATGTGACAACAGGGGCAATTGATTATACAGGTTACAAAAAAGATACGAATGATCCACCGAAACTTGTAGTGAAAAATAACACAGATGAATCTGTAATAATATGGGACGCGGAGCATGTAATGTACAAAGCGAGTATAGCATCTGGTACAATCAATGATAGTACAGTTCCGGCTGGCACAACATATGATTCAGATTCGTCTCATATCCAATTATCAGGCGGAACTGACGGTTACACTATACCACCATCCGCAATCGTGGAACTTCCAGATGATGTGGTAGATGTCACAATTAAAGAATTAAGTAGCGATGATACAAATCCACATTATTATGGTGTCATCGTACAAGCAATAAATTATGCGGATATTGACAATAGCCGGATATATTATAACGAAGGAACGAAACAATTTACATCTTTATATCTATTGCAATTCGGATATCCGGCGAACGGAACGGTATACCCTTCTGCTGATTTTACGGATTTCGCGGCAATACCGTCTTATGAGACTGCTGGGAAAATCAGTAGAAATCTTGATATAGAGATACGAGACAATTCATATACCAGCACATCAAAGTGAACGCTTTCTGTTTATAAGTCATATGATGGAAACGCATTCGAATCTTCCGTTGATACGAATGTCAAGCTGACAGCAGCGGGAAATATGGGTAATGGGCAGCTGGCCATTACTGGCGGCAATACGAAAGTAACGGTCACGGCAGAATTTCCAGAAAACGTAAGAAAGGGGCACAAAGACGGCAATATTGCCGTGTGATATAATTTTTATCTCAAGATCGAAGGCGCGAGCGTCGACTGGGCATCGAATGTATTATTGACAGTGAAGCAGAAAGAACCGTCAATTCTATTCGCAAATCCGCAGACACAGATCTCCGCCGGGGCGACGTCAGCAAACTTTTCAATGTCATCTTCGAATCCATGGTATCTCCAATGCATGGACACGAAGAATGATATGGCGGAAGATTGGATCGGACAGAAATATGAAGGGTCGAATGGTACAAATAACGTAGAAATTGACACGCCATATTCATATGAAAATAAGGAAGACTACAATGCACAGACATGGACATACACGGTCCGTATATATGCAAGGCCAGTAAACGCTAGCAAAAATGATACAAGCTGGATAACCAATGATGTATACTATAAGGAATACACTATTACACAATCACCGGGCATATTCGAAATCATATATGATGATAATGGTAATGATGCCGCCGGATTGAGTGGTTTTTCTCCGTATGGCAGTGAAATCAAGTATAACAATAATCCATTAGTCACGCCGCCAATTATACATGTGCGATCATCCGCCCCGTGGACGTATACCGTCCAGACGGCGAATCCAGACAAGCCTTATTTACAAACAATGAACGGCGTCACTGTGAAATCAGACAGCAAGAATGCCGCGAATGAAAATGAGACAACATATAATTTATTAATACCGGCCAGTCGTAATTATAACAATAATACCGCATACACACTCACTTTTGGATACACAAAAGACGGAAATCTTATCGACAAGACGAATGACAAGAAAAAGAACAAAATAATCACAGTCTCACAAGACAAAGCAATTTTTGATATTAATACCGATCAGCCGGCGTCAGGATTTAGCTCTGACGGTGGAACAATAATATTCCGTGTAAGATCATCAAATTACTGGAATTATGGGTATCCATCCGATACGAATCCGAAACTAACAAAAACGCAAGAAACTCTTCCGAACGGCAGCACGACAATCAACGGAACGACCAGTATATTGCCGGCACTGACAGATTCACTGATAACGTTTTCTGTACCAGAAAACGAGAATGTCGACGTTGACCGGACATTCAAAACGGCATTCTGATCACGAATATTGCCGTCAAACAAGACATACGCAACCGTAAGTTCATCAGACGCCACAGCGAACACCGATCTGTTCGTTGTCAAAACAATAAACATAACACAGGGAAAGGCCGCGGAAATATCAGGTTTCGAGCTTTATGATCAGAACAAACAGAACCTGCTGCAGTCCAATGCGTTCTCGAATATTCCGCGAATAGGCGGATCATACGCGTTTTACATAAAGAACGTTGGAAACGTCCCGGCGACATTCAAAATATCAATCACGTCAAAAGAAAACTGGCTTAAATTCATCGGTGACACCAATATCACTGTGGCGAAAAACGATTTCGGCGATGTGCGATTCACGATAAATGAAAACGTTCTGACAACGGAGAACAGATCCGCCACAATATCCGTCATGCAGACATCACCGGTTCAAGACGAACGACTCATCACGGTAACACAGTTAGGCGGAGCGAAAGGATTCACACTCGACTGGTATGATAGGTATGGTAACCAGATAGAAGGTGTAATCAAGAAAGACGGAATGACATTAACCGGCATCATCACCAATACCGGAACGGTTCAATCGAAATATATCGTGTCATGTGAAACAGCTTATAGTCAATCGATGTCGTCGGATACCGCGTTGACTGAATTTGTCGGTCCTGGATCGAAGAAAACCTTCAAAATCACAATATCACCGAATAAGACGACTGAGACAAGGACCGGACTCGCCGTCACAGTGCAGGATTACAACGACTACAGCATGTCGAAGACTGTTTCATGATCGCAGGACGCATGACCGGAACCGTCATTCAGCCTTACCGTCCGCAGATGAAAATCCGAAAATACATACGGCGACATAATGCCACAGGGATCGACCATTACAACAGAAACCCCATATTTCATACTGGCAGATCTCCCGGCTGGACATGACGATAAATTAAAATGATCAGCGTCGGCGGATAGCGCGTACGCGGGTGATTTGATACTGAACGGCATATCATCTGTAACATGACCGCAAAAACTTACAAACGGTACTGAATTTCATTATAATACGATTCAGAATAAAACGTTATATGATCAATTCATCACGGTGACAGTCGAATGTTATTACGATGACGCGGATGTGAAATCCGACAAATATAACAAGTCGACACCTTTTATCAGGACATTCTCATATACAGTAAAATCCACGCTCGTCCCGACAATAATCATATCAGATTACGGTGATTCATATCTGACGCCGTCAGGAACGACGCCGATATATCTGTTCGGCCCAGCGGCGGGAACAAGAACGTTCAGCGTGACCGAAACACAGGGTGCGGAATGTATATGGTCGGTAGGTAAACCGAACAACGTGAGCTACGCCGCGGCATCTCCGGCGACATCGTCGGCATACACGACAGTCCGTGTCGGATGTACGAACAAAATGTCATCGAATGTCGGTTTATCCGGCAGCGGATCGATTTCGGCGACGGCGTTATGTAGTGGTAACACCACGACCAGATCTATCAATTTCGGCATCTTCCGATTCCCTAAACCAGCGATACAGGTAACAGGCGGGACATCGCACAGTTTCAACTGTAATGACAATCCATACACATTTGAAATAACGACAGCGAACTCATTTAATATCGGCGGCGTTACACATATATACAACGCCGAATATTTGTTCGAGTCATCAAATAATAGTTTCAACGTGGAGCGTGCGTCAAATGGTATCAAGGTGACGCCGCCGGTCAACACGTCGACGACGGAATCACTGGTGTGCAACATAACCGTATATTACAATTGGGGTTCAGACGTGCCTGATCATGATCAGGACGAATCAATCATGATACGATGCGTCGTCGAGCCGGCACCGGCGATATCATTCACGATAGATCCGGTCGACGAGAACGGCGGACATACATGAAAATGTGACGCGCAACCGGACAACCCATTGACGGTAAAAGTGTATGTCGACGCCGGCGGAAACGCCGCGATGTCGAAGCTCATTACATGGACGTACACAAGAAATGAGTATGGCACGGACGGGTCGGAATTCGTCATCCGCCGCGGCAAGACAGATGGGACGGACTGCTTGACTGTACGTCCGCCAGTCAACCCATCGACTGTGAATTACAAAGAATGTCACGTCACGTTCGAATACGGATACGAGGGATCGGACGAGAAGAAAACGTTCACTGCGGTATATTCAGTAGAGCCCGCCCCGCAAATGAAAATCACTTTGGAACCGTCTTCTGTATTATTAAAGCCAGGCGAAGTCAATCCATTCAATATTATGATGAATGTGACAGATGAAAATAATGCAAACTTGCCGCTACCGGTATCATGAGATTATGAAAAAGTCGAATCGAACAACACGGACGACTTTCTGATAAGGCAGTTTACGGAGCAGGATTTTCAACTGGCCATTACGCCGCCGAAAAACACGTCAACAGACAGGCAGAAAAAATGCGACATCACGTTCACATGCTGGTACGCGGACGGCGACGGCAAGAAAACATGGTCCGCGACCGGCACGTACGTCGTCGCCGCCGCGGACAACCCGGTATGGGATGTAAATACGGCTCTTTCTGATGATAATACTCCGACTTTGGACATCACCGATGACGCGTCGGACGGCAGGCGGCGGGTGATAACCGCGGCCGGCGGTGGGTTCGTGCTGACAGCAGACCTGCAGCCAGGTGACAACGCGAGAGCGGATGCAGACACGGGCGAGCCGGGACTCGAGACCGAATGAGACTGGTCAAAAGAGGAGAAAGGAACAGACGGTGACGAGTTCGTCGTTAAACGGTCGGGCGACAGGATCACCGTTGACTGCCCGTCGAACGCGTCCGTGTCAAGGGAGAAAAAATGCGTGCTGACATTTACATATGGTTATGTCGGATCCGATACGAGATGGTCTGACACATACACGTTCATAGTGATGCCGAACTCTGATATCGAATTTAGTGTCGATCCACAAAACATGATGCTGCGGGCGGATGGCAAAATCATGACAGACAGCGGATTGGATGATCAGAAACTGACCGTAACATACAAGGGCGGCGCGGACAACGTGCCGGTTGTATGGAGTTTTGTCAAGGACGAGCGCGGGACCGATGGTGATGAGTTTACCGTGGTCCGGACCGCGGACCCGAATGTGCTGCGGCTTGTCGCCCCTCAGAACCAGTCGGTATCGAAGAACAAAGAATGCACGTTGACGTTTACTTATGGTTATGAAGGCGGGGATTCAAGCAGGACGTATATCTGCAAATATACAGTGCCGCCGGCGGGCGAAGTGACGATTACAGTGGATCCGCCTCAGGCTGTCGGATCAGCGGACGGGTACGGTTATACGGATCCTGACAACGAGAGCACGGCGCTGGAAAGGATGTTCGACATCGCCGTCAAGGTGACGGGAGACCCCGACACGCTGCGGACGGTATGGTCGTGGACGAAAACCGAACGCGGAACAGACGGTGACGAGTTCGACGTCAGGGACAACGGGTCAGAAGGCATCCGGATGCGGATGCCGGAGAACACGACAGCGGAGAAGCAGAAAGAATGCGTCATCACGTTCACTTACGGATACGAAGACGGGGACAGGACATGAAAGACGACATGCACATATACAGTGAACGCCGCCGGATATCTGACGCTGAAAGTCGAGCCAGAGACGAAGATATTCGACGCACTCGAAACGGACGGCAGTCTGGGACCGCACATAACGGCCAGTGTGACAATCGGCAGGGACGATGCAAAAAACGACAAGCTGCAGACGAACTGGTCATTCGAGAAAGAGGAAATCGGCACGACCGGTGACGAGTTCCGAGTGTCCAAACAGAATGACGGCAAGGAACTGTGGGTATACGCGCCGACCAACGAGTCAAGGACGACCGTCAAAAAATGCACGGTATACGTCAGGGCATATCTGGGTTCTGACGACACGACGAACACGACAACACAGATCTGCGACTACCGCGTGTCGACGCTCGGATTGCCGCTGATATCATTCGACAAAATCAGTGATGATACGGATCCGTCCGTCGTAACTGAAATGCAAGCTCCAGTGGTAATCGACGGCAAGGAGATAGACGTGACTCTGTACACAAGGCAGACGTCGAAGCAATACGCGGCGTACAGATGAGAAGCAGATAAGCAGGAAATCGAGTTCAACGGCAAAATTGTCGCGCGGATTGACAACACGAACGGAGTGTTCGATTCAGACGGAGAATCGCATGTGTTACTGACTGTCGACGACACGGAACTCAATGACGAACAGATCATCGGCATGTTCACGTTCACCGGTTATGACGTCAATGACAATATGTCGAAAAAAATCCGGTTGCAGGTCGTACAGGGTGGCATGGAGGATTACCGCCCGGCCGTTTCGACCGGCGTTGCGGTCACGCAGCAGAACGCGACGTATATGTACTACAACATCGGTATACCGGCGTATGTGTCCGCGGACAAACAGTCGAATTTTGATTTCGGCGAAATCAAGGATAAGGACGGGTCCGTCGCCAATTACAACATAATCAGCAGGTCGAAAGGTCAATGTGACATCACGGACTGAGGTATAATGATCAGAAAGAAAGGGAACAACAAATGGATAGAAATCTGGCAGTCAAAGTATAAAGACAAGGATTTCAAACCGATACTGACAAATACCAAAGATCCTGACATGTATACAGCGTGCCTCGCGTACACGAACAATATGATAAAGTTCAAGATTGATTCCGAATACGAGTACAAGGCTGTCATAAAGGCGGATTACCGACACGGGGCGGCAGACAAATCAGAATGGGTCAAAGGCGAGGTGATATCGGGCGAAGTGAAATCGTTCGTATATCAGGCGTTCCGTATCGAGAAGGATCCTGAGACGATCCGGCCGTATTTCCTTCCGAAGGAGTCGATTGCCGGATATCTCGGCGGTTGCGAGGTGAAGAACTTCTTCAACTCCAAAGCTGTCGCGTTCAACAGGAAGAAAAACCCTGTGATAACTGTGTCGAACTTTGCGACGCACTGGACAGAGGATGACGGCGTCAAGATTAACATAACCGACGCGCTTGTCGACTCGATCCTCCACACCCCGGCGTTTAACGCGGCGTGAGCATACATCAACGACCCGGACAACATAACGCACGCAAAGACGGAATACATCAAGAACGTGATACTTCCGAACATCATCGTTAACGCAGATTCAGCGGTCGAGATATGAGCGGATACATCGACAGACGGGCTGTCTGTCTCAGACGGTGCCGGCGATGGATGAACGAGGATGACGAACATCGGCACGAAGTTTGAAACGGAATCAGACGGATCGAAGACGCTGACGTTTGACATAACGGAACAACATCCATACTGCTTCATAATGAAGCTTAAATACTAACGGCGTAACCGATATCCGACCATTCCCGGGATAAATACATCGTAAAAATGTAGTTGTTCCGGGAATGGTTGTATTTGACGCGAGCGTCCTGACGCCAGGCATGGCGGTCGACGGAAAACGCGGGCCGCGGGGGCCGCGGGGGAAGAACGGATCTGCTGTGTTTTATGCGCCGTACGATCTCCGCACGTCGAACAACAAAGATTTCGTGCTGGCGCGGATCAAGTCGAATACGACGTTCGACGACTCCGTGTCGAAACTGCCGGATGAACGGCCTTATCAGGACGGCGATATAATTTCAGACACGAACGGGATCACGTGAATAATCAGCGCCGGAAAATCTGAGCTGAAACAAGATGACATGACAGAAACGCCGCGCGTATCAAACTCCATAACCGACGCGAGCATGTCATCTGACGGGACGTTCACATTCACAGCGGAAGAGAACTCACACAACAGATATGATCTCATGTGGAAGGACGGGAGCGGACGGGAACGGATCATCAGGAATATAAACGGTTCCGCCGTTATATCCGGCGCATACAGCGACATACGCGTGAGGATAAAAGATCCAAACACCGGCAGGTTCCTGATATATGACGCGGCGGTCGAGAGCGAGACGTAAAATTTTGTCGTTTATTGTCATGAATATCAGACTGACATGGCCGAAACGGCCAGATGTGATACCGGCGGATGGCGGGATATTTAATATAGGCGTAATGTCAGACGGCGCCGGCCGTACCGTCATATCAGGCGAGAACGCGGTCACACCGTCATTCGTTGACGTCACCGGTAATATGGTGACACCGGTAACGATACAGATACCGGAAAACACCGGTGCCGTCCGGACCGTACGCGTGACATGCGGAGGTCAAAGCATCGAAATCAACCAGTCTGCCGGGACCGTCGTCATGAAGACGGCGAAGGCGGTGAAGTCGCGGCCGGCAGTCAACGAGACGATACCCGGGTTGTCGACATATGGTGTGACCGGCAAAGCGGGAAAGGCGGGTAAAGACGGCGTCGACTACACAGCAGATGTCGATTCGATGTATTCTGTATCAAAGCTCAGACGAGACCTCGGGCTGAAATCGACGTCATACACGAGCAGGGTTGACGGATGGGCGGTCGACGTATGAAAATACAGAAGCGGCGCTTTGACGTCGATAACATTCGACATGGAGCCCAACTCGATGTGGACAACGAACGACGTCGTGATGGCGCGCAACCTGTCGACAAAAGAAATGTTGATATTGAATTAACCACATGACGACAGAAAAAATATACGGACTACCCGGGATCGGGATACCTGGCGAGGACGGGGCAGACGGGGCGGACGGTTTCACGATGACGAAATCATCAACCGGAACATACATACTGTCCGACAGCGATGTATCACTCGATGTAAACAATGATTTCTCCATACGGACCGATTCGTGCACGCTGACGTCGCTGAGTTATAATGTGTATACAGAAGAAGGTCAGGCCGTGACGAAATACATGATAAATTATGGTGTAGATTTCAGGCGAATAGACGACCTGAGGATTGACGCGTACATATTTTACCATGACGGCGACACATGAAACGCATCCAGCGCGTCGAATCCAGACCGGGTCGTGACCATAAAAGAATGAGATAGTGTAAACACTTCGACATGTAAAACAGATATCGTATATAACGAGCAATCTGAAAACAAGATAAAAAGAATAATACTGATTGGTTATGTCAGGGAATATCAGACGCAATACAGGCAGATTTTCATCGGTGACAAGAACTTCTAATGAATCTGACTTGAACGAGGCGTTCAATTGTAACATACTGAGGGAACTGGACAAAAACATCAAATCCTCATACAACAAGGCATGGAACGACCTCGACGGACTGAAGAAAGCCGGCGCGGAAATCCTGAAACAGTTGAAATATGAAGATCACGACGCGACCGTGTTCACAAAGAAATTGCTGGATTATGCGAACTCGTCGAATAAAGGGTTCGATATGCAGAACGCGTCGATGTTGGACTGCATCCATATGCCGTACAATTATGGAGGAAATCGTGGCAAATCCAAATTCATTGATGACGTCCGGGGAAAGGTGTTGTCGAACAGTTACATAGAATCATTGAACGTAGTCGAAGCGCTAACTAACCTCGCGACAGGACTGGGTAATATCACAAATGACGAATGGCATAATACGAAATCATTGAACGCGCCGAACAATAATTACATGTCGTTTAACCGCAAAAGATCGACGCGGTATATAATGGACAGTATCAAGTTCGCCGGATTCGCACCCGATGCGGTGAAGGACTCCGACTTCTACATACTGAAAAAGGCGCCGAAAACGATGTCGTCATCAAGCAAAGCTTATAACGATGTCCTTTTCTGAATGTTTTCGAAAGATCCAGAGTTCCTTGGTTTCAAGGATACAGACCGGCTTGTCGCTGTGACGCACGGCCCCGACGTGATCTGATCGCACGCCCTCAACAATACGTCGACATATTACTATAAAGTGAAAGATATATTCGACACGATGGCCAGCGAGATCAGCGGCAACGCGCCATACGGGGCGAAGCATGGATATGACATAAAGGTCATCGCATTGCGGTATTCTGACAGTACCGTCGAATCCAGCAATGAGATGCGAAAAAAACGGCAGGACAGGAAGGACGCGAGGAATGGCATGATTCGGCAGGACAATGAATACAATAGAATGAACGACTACATAAAGATACTGAACGACAACATCACGCGGTATAAACTCATCATCGCGTCGAACATGCTCAAATCGGATACGGTCGACGCCGACGTGAAAAACATCATATCCAAGGTCAGTGCGGCGATGCCGAAGCTGTTCGAACAAAGCGCGTCCGATGTCAGGTCGGTGTCAAATGCGTTGTCGGCGATCATAATGTGCTTCGAATATTACACAGGAATCAAAAAAGAACTCAACACCGAACACGTCGACCCGTGAATGAACGAAATAAGAGTCAACGTGCTAAAAGAGAATATAAAGGAGTATAAGGATAAGATATCGAAATATATCGACGATATCAACGGCTATCTGAACAAAGTGTCGTAATCCTTTTTCCCGGCTATTTCCCGTGCGTCGGTGAGTGACGAGCGGACTAATGAATAACAAATATTCGAATTGCAATCACTGTCCGGAACGACAATGTCATCGAACGTCACGCCATCATAATCCGCGCGTGACGTTTTCTTATAAAAATCAGACAACGCACGCATCTTGACGACATCATGCCGGCGGTATTCATTATCGTCTCATGACCACCCGCTGTACATGCCCGACGGCACAGTCTTCACCCTTGACGTAAGCGCGTGTACACACAGCCTTACCGGAATCCGGCCGGCTGGATCCGTCTCGTTCGGTATGTACTGGTAATAAATCGGCTTTATCATGCCGGTATATTTCTTCCCGTACGCCGCGGCGGCGCACATCCCGGTCAACACGTCGTCCACATGATCGAGATTCGTGGTCATCTTCATAAAGTCCGCAGGATCGCCCCTACTGACAGTGAATTTGTCTGCCATACTGAATACCTTGTCGGCAACAGCGGCAGACATCATCCAGAAATCGCCCCGCGGATACAGTAAGTTGCTGTATTTATATGATGATATGACCGTATTGACCGTATTGCAATATATGGAATCCGGATCGGCAGTGTCAATCATCGAATCGAGCATCCTGACATTAAGAAAGGATGATATGTTTATCCGGATGATGAAATCGAAATCCTTCGGTATCATGCGGTAAGCCTCAACCGTCTTCTCAAAAGTTCCATATATGTCATCCGGCGCGGAAGTCACGATGCGGAAGCAGCCGTCATGCCCGTCAACCGGATACACACCGGATTTTCCACCGTCTGTCAGATACGGGTAGAACACATATTCATTAACCAGCTCACCGCGCCTTGCCATATCAGAACAGTCGTCCGCGATATACTTAAGTACCGCCTCCGTATTCCTCACTGCCGGCTCGACCGACGCCGACATTATCATCACAGCGACTCTCATGTCCGTTCCTATTTTCTGTATTCAAGTTTTTCAGGAGACTCAGTAAGACTCCATCGGGGATTTATATATTGATCGTCTAATCTCTGAACAATGACCTGGTTGTCTGGAACACCGAACATGAGATACGCGTTCTCGCCCTGCGTCCAGTTATAATACCGGTCGAGAATCCGGCCGCGCAGACCAGCAACATTTTCGAAATACCGTTTCGCGGACCAGCAGTCAAGTTTCTTCTCTATGTCGCGGCGAATCCATGATAAATGATGCATATGGACCGTATCTCAATCGATTATCTGGAAATTCTTCTTTCCGTCTGGCCCCGGCTCAAGCTTGTACCGTCTGGTCGGGTCGGATGGTCTGTCGAAATCACCAGAATCAAACTCAAACCTGTATGATGACTCCGTTATGAATGGGACATACGCCGGCCACGGATACAAAAGGATCCGATCATACGCATTGTAGTAGTTGACGTACTGACAATACGTTACCCGTACGTAATCGAGCCCGTCTATAAGGTCCTTCGCCTTTTTGAACTCGTCATAATCATAAAACTCGTCCGAATCCGTAATGATGCTGTGTGAACATCCTTCCTTCTCAAGCTCGTCAAGCATCATGTTCCGTTTCGCGCACTCGAGACGACGCGGGATGGACATGTCAAACTTTCCAGACAAATATGATAAATCCGGATCATATCAGATGATCCTGTCAACAAAACCGAGTCTGCTGAGCAAATCGACCTCGTCGACATCCTTCGCCGCGATGGGATCACCGTGGTAAGATTTTCGCTGCAGGCATACATGGATGACATCGCACAAGCCGCGAAGCTCATACAATATATTCTTTAGATGCTCCGTTCCGTCAAACGCGACAATAGAAAGGCCGAGCCTTGTAATCTTCGACATAAATTACTCGCCAAATTTGACGGTATATACCTTGTGACTTTCCGGATCGATCACCGTTTCGTCTGGATGTGACTCGTCATAACTCCCCGCGGGAAAATTAAAATAATTGCCTTCCGGCGTGACAACAAACATGTCGTCGCCGTTTATCTCGAAATCAGCGTAAAGCGTATTGTTATCCATATCTATATAGTTCTATTATCTTTACAAATCATATCCTTCGTCGTAATCCCGCATCAACCCGTACTGTAGGTCAAACATCGAGAACGATCTGGATATTTCATCCTTGTTTATCTTATATGGCTTCGTCTTCGGGTAAAGCCTGAAGAATTTCCGTTTGAACTGTTCGAACTCTCTCTTCGACTTGAACCTATACCTCCGGTACCAGTCATCCTGATATTCGGTCCTGACGCCGTCCCGGTAATACACGTTCATTTTCATAACATTGCCTCTGACGAAGTCAAGCATCTCTTTCCGGACCTTATTTACTTTCACTGGATCAGATCCGCTCCCGAACACGTTCTTCCACTCGTATGACGACGGCGCACGGTCCTGCTTCGGCAATGACATCAGGTATCTGAACGTCACGCCGGGGTAATGTCGCAGCTCGTAATCAATCATAATCTCGCAGAATTTCTCTGCCGACATCGGCGGGAACATCCACATCCTGACCCCATACCGGAATCCGTACTCATCAATACAGCATCTGAAATCCTCGATACTTTCACGGACAGCCGTCCCGGCACGAGACGACATGACCCGGCGTCACATCTGCCGGAGCGTGATCCGCGCCTTTATGTATATTCTGAAACGGTCGGTCATAAAATAATGTAATAGTTTACCTATAAAATATATGGTTTTGTTGAACACTTTATTTTTGATATATGACGGCGAGACTTACATCAGACGAAAAATTCATAATACTCGAACAAATGACGCAGATCGAGCGGCGGCAGATCGAGATGTCTTTCACCAAAAAGATAAACAACTGGTGGATCATCAAGAACAAGGCGCCGTACGCAAACGTGGAGGAAAGCTTCATGTCGAACGGCTGCATCATACCACGCGGCCTGTATCTCGAGCTCGTCAACGTCTGCAAGGAGTATGGATATGACATTGAGTTCATCGACGGATTCGACTGCAAGATACGGAATTGCTCGATATCGTTCGGCGGATTCAAGGAATATGCAGATAACCTTTTCGCGAAAAACGACAAGAAGCCAAAAGACTACCAGATACAGGCGGCGTACTCGATATTGTCATACCGCAATTGCTGCGTTGAGATCTCGACGTCCGGTGGCAAGACGCTCGTGTCGTACCTGCTCTTCCGGTATATGAAGGACATGTTACACCTCCGCAAGATACTGTTCGTGACGCCGAATACGAACCTAACGTCTCAGTCGGCGGAGAAGTTCATCGAGTATGACAGCGGGAACGGCGTGCCGACCGACTGGACGTACTCGGAAATTCACGCGAAGGCAAAAAAGAAGAAGACGTATGACGACAACATAATATTCGGCAACTACCAATCGCTGTGCAAGAAGGGAGTCGAGTTCTTCAAGGATATCGACTGCATACTGATAGACGAGGTACAGCACGCCACGGCGACATCCATTAAGGGGATCATAAAAAAATGTTACAACGCCGGATATAAGGTCGGCATGACCGGCACGTTTCCGAAAGAGGGAACATACGACAGTTTCATCGAGCAGGCATACATCGGGCCGATCGTATTCAGGCTGTCAAGTTACGACCTGATCAACAAGGAGCAGTTCGCGACGCCTATCAATGTCGTCGGCATCGCGATGGACTACCTGACGGACGACCGCAAGAACGCGCTGTATGACGCGAGATGTACAAAAGACAGGGACGACATCACCGCCGGCGGCAAGCTTCTCAACCTCGAGAAGGACATCGCGCGCAAGTCACGGGCGCGGTTCAATTACGTGACGGGCATGATCGCGAAGACGACGAAAAATTCGCTGGTCATTTTCTCCGACATACAGAATGAGTACGGCAGGCGGATATACGAGTGGCTGAGGGAGAACACGGACAAGACGGTGTTCTATGTCGACGGCGGTGTTGACTCAAGCACCCGCGATTACGCGAAGAATAGGATGGAGGACGACGCGGACGGTAACACCGTGATCGTCGCCTCGGTCGGCACATTCTCAGAAGGTATCGATGTGTCGAACATATACAATATATTCCTCGCCGAGTCGACGAAGTCTGAGGTCCAGATATCGCAGCTCATCGGCCGCGGCATGCGCCGTTCCGTCGGCAAGGACAAAGTGATTTTCATCGACTTCGGTGACGACATGCGGGCCGGGACCGGGTATCAGAAGGACAACTACTTATACAGACATTTCAAAGAGAGGGAAAAGATATACAGGCAGCGCGGTTTCCCATACCAAACATTCTCTGTGAAGCTCGCGCCGGACGGATCAACGAACTCGCTCATATAGCGCGTTAAAAACCAGGATTTGACGTCTTTGTCGATAAATAAGGCAAAGACGTCATTTCTTTTTTATATGTCGACTACAAACCTGCAGGACGCCGCCGCGGCGTTCGCGAACAGCATACTGTCAACAATTAATTCAGCCGCGACCAAGACGGCCGGCGTGGACGTCATGTACTTCAGGTCGACGCCGGTCAAGGGCGAATCAGACTTCCTGTTTCACGACTACACACTGTATAATGTCGAGCAATGCCCGCTCGAGATCAAGATGATGTACTCGAACACGTCGTATGATGAGAGCTCATACATATTCTCGACGCTGGGCATGGACTATCAATCGCCGCTGACACTGGAAATTGACACAAAGTCATGGGAGGCGGCTGTGTCGAATGACGCGACCGTGCCTCAGGCGGGCGACATAATATGGATACCGATGACGGAGAAGCTGTGAGAGGTCGCGTCGATGAACCCCGGCAAGACGGCGGGGCAAGTGACGTCATATAAGCTGTCATGCCGGAAATACCAGCCGTCCGCGCACAGGCATACTGGTGACGCGCTGGCGGAGGCGATCGACGTGAATACAGTCAGCACAGAGAAACAATATGGCAGCGAGATAGCGGGAACTATACAGGATCTCGTCGATGATCCACAGACGTCGGGGTTGATAGCATCAGTGAAGGACCCATACAAGAAGTCCCCGGCGTCGAAAACCGCCGGATCAATACAAAGGAAAGTGACGGTCGCGGTCAACATGCCGGACGGGTTGAAGGTCGACGGACATCTCGTCGCGCGGTCATATTACGACTGCATGGCGGTGTCAGACGAGTCAGTCGTCACATACATGGTGAAAGACTCATGAACGGCGGACGACACACGCTGTCTGTCGGCGTGGGTGAACCTTCACGGATCATCCGACATGAGCCCGGTAAAATTCGGAAAAGTGGTCCGGACAGCGAGATCAACATCGGTCGCGCTCCCGGCAGGACTGATGGAGGACGGGCCGGCGTACGCGGAACGGGGCGCGGTCAAACTGTACGGCGTAGTCAAAGACAATACGCTCACCGTCCCGGCGGATGTGACGAGAAAACTGCCGTCGAACTGGCCGTCACTCGACGGATACAAGATAGGAAAGGCTTTGGTTTATACGTTGCTGAAGGGTAACGGTGTCGACGGAATCGAGATACGGCTGATAAGCGGAAGGTTCGTGTCTATCACGTGCGGGGAGGACGAGACTGTCGTGGATCTCCGGACGCAAGTCAAGAATGACGCATGATACGGCATCGTGATCAACATGGGGAAAAGCGCGGATGTCACCCTGTACGGGGCGGATCCAAAGCTTAAGACGTACAGTGTCGTCGAGTCGCCGATGCGGTGGAACGGCGGTTCCATATCAGGATTCGCAATACCAGCGTCGGACATGTGAGTAACGAACATCAGACTGTACGATACAGCGAACACGAGTGTCTCCGCACGCATACAGGACATCGTGACGAGCGAGATACCGGACGACAGCCACGCGATAATAAACGACTCGGCGGACGTGCATCTCAACATGCCGTACGTATGAAAGGAAAAATAAAGAATTAGACGATGGCCGGATCTCCATGGGACAAGCGGCTGGACCGCGTGATATCATTCGAGCAGAGCGCGAGTGATTCTTACATAGTGTCACCGATGTCGGATATCAAGGCATTCGCGACGACCGGTATCGTGCCGGATGAATACAGCATCAAGAATGACGACGCGGCGAAAACAAGGGCGGCTGCAATTAAGGACAGCATGCATAATGACAGCAACTCACCGTGGGCCGTCACGAATTCTCTGATGAATCCGTACACGATGACGAGACTGTACGGGGCGCATGGCGGCAAATACTTGATTGACAGCTCCAAATCACGTAAATATTACGAGATAAACGGGACAGACGACAAAGGTGGTTACGCGAAAAACCCGACCACCGCCGCGATAATAAACTGGGGCAACGGCGATACGTGATCAAGAACGCCGTACCAATATCAGGACTTTGTATTCTGCAAATACTGGAACAAGATACCGAACAACAGGATGATAACGCTGCGACGTTATCCAAATCCGATACTCGACAATCTGAACTACCCCACCATGACAAGCAGTACGGAAGTCGATAAGAGCGGGAAGGAAAGCGGCGGGACGGACGTAAAAACCCGCATGCATCCGCTCGCGACGGCGGTGACATATTTCGGCGGGGGGACCGACAACAAACTGTCAGACATACTCAGCTTCACGACGGGTCTTGAATGGGACGAGATACAGTCTGACATATGAGACGTCACCGGTCAGACAGAGGGCATGGAGGAAACACTCAACATGTTCGGGTCAAACAACTGGATATCACAGCATGCGAGATCGATAGTCGACGTCATGGGAATATTCAATCCGGACGAGTTCAACGCGGCGGAGGCGAATGGCCTGCCACCGGATCCATACAGCAACGGGCCTTACGAAAACAGGGTGATCGGGCCTGTCAACGTCATAAACAAGGTGATGAAGCGGAAGCGCGGTCTCAAGTTTTCAATGGACGGGCTGACACTGAAATTCCATTACGTCGCAAGGCCGGTCGGCGGAATCAACGCGAAAGCCGCGCTACTCGACATACTCGGCAACATAATGACCATGTGCTCCGCGTCGGCTCAGTTCTTCGGCGGCGCACACAGGTTTATGCTCGAGCCGAACAGATACCCTTTCAACAACAGCGCGTTCTTCTCGAAGATGTACAAGGGACAGCTGCTCACGACTTACGGGAAGGACGGGCAGCGCACGCCCGGTGCGGCTGAGACGTTAGTTGACATATTCTCGCAGCGTCTCGCCGGCAAATCGTCACAGGACTACAAGATCGGCGATGTCGGAAAACAGCTGCTTTCCGGTCTCGGATCGGTGCTCAAGGACGCGGCGACATGGCTCAGCACGGCGGTGTCAAGCATATTCTCGAGCGGAGATCCGTTCAAGGGTCTTAATATAGATAACATGACGCTGTCGGACATAACAAAACACATGATGCCGGTGCTCGGAAACGAGATGCGGCATAATGTCGGCACGGTGCCATACCTCACCGGCATGCGAGCGTTGTTCACCGGCGAGCCGATCGGCGACTGACACCTGACAATAGGGAACCCGATGAATCCCATAGCGATGATCGGGAACCTCGTGTGTGACAGTCTTAAGATCGACTTCGACGACGAGTTGGGACCAGACGACTTCCCGATAGGATTCACCGCTACGATAACACTCAAGCACGGCATGCCGCGTGACAGGGACGCGATAGAGTCAATGTTCAACCGCGGCGCCGGCCGGATATACGAGATATCCGACGACATGTCGTCATCCGCAGACAAGCAGACAAAGGTCGATGACCAAACACAGAGCACGTCCAGCAAGCCGGACCTGATTGGACCGGTCATCACGGGGCAAGGGCGGAACGGCAGATCGATGGGTGAGATGCGGCTCAAGCCGGGATATCAGTCCACCGGTAGCACACTCAAATTCACGAACTCGTCGGCACAGAACGATCTCGACACGATATCCGATCTTGCCGCGGCGAGCTCGACCAGCATCGGACTGTCAAGTCATGTACTGGCGCCATGGGCCATCAAAAACATAATGTAACGGAATGTTCGACAAAAGTATAGACGAAAAACCGCTGTTTATCGACGAATACGGGGTCGAGACGACCGATATAGGCGAGAGTTTCCTCAACCCTGACGGAGCAGAGGTCGAGCTGTATTCCGTGTACAAAGTCCCGGATGACATGGAGATGCGGCCGGACAAAGTGTCGCTGTCGATGTACGGGACAGACAAATACACGGAAATCGTATGCGCATATAATGATTTCCGCAACCCTTTCACAATACAGAAAGATGATGTCATCAATCTCGTGTCGTTGCAGAGCGTTTACAACAACGTGTACGAACCATCATACGATACGGATTCATCCGTCCGGACAAAAAATAACGGGGCGTTGCTAAGTAAGTACATCGACAGGTCGAAAGCGCCTGACACGGCGGGGTCGCAGCGGAACGCGGCGGTCGTGTCGAAAAACAGAAGGATGTCGGCCTCCGGCAAACAGGCCGCGGCGGTGCTACCGCCGAACATGGCTGGTATCGGTGTGCCGGCGGTCGAGATAAAGAACGGCCGTGTCTATTTTGGAGCAAACGCCACGAACTATTCGTCGAAAGGAAATTCGTCATTAAGGACCGCGAACAGCCTGTCGTCGATAATGAGCTCATACAACGGAAGCGTTGGCAAGAATGCGGCGTCCGGGATATCGTCTGTTGCTGAATCAACGACAGACAGTCTGTCGAATATGACGGCAAACATCATATCTGGCGAGTACGGACAGGGCGGCGCGGTGAGAACTGCAGACGAGATAATATCGGATATCAATGTCGCCGACATGACGGTCGACCTGATGCGCGCGGCCACATCCGGCGCTGAATCCGGCGCGTATGCGGACACAGTGAAATCACTTCGTGACGCAGGTATGTCAAACAGTTATATAAACGACGTGATCAGCGCCGTCAATGGAGGCGGGGCATCAGGCAACGCCGCAAGAACACTCGCCGCGGCCGGTATGACACCGGCGGCGATCCAGAACATCGCGAGTCAGAAAGCAGCGGATAAGTCATCTGTTGTCTCACCGAACTCCGGCATGATCGACAAATCCGGCGTCGAGACGAAGAACGGTCGCGTTTATTTCGGGTCTGACACGAGCGTCGGATGCGCGGACAACGGCATGTCGGCCGGCGACTACATGACGGACAGTATCAAAAACAAGATAAAGGGCTAATATGGCGGATTACAAATTCACCGGAGTCGGCACGGCGTCGGACGCGTCCGCCGGGCAGGATCCGGACGGAATCGTCCGCGTGTACGCCGATCCGGAAATCAAGCCGACGATAGAGCTCGACGAGCTGTCGATACCCAACATGGAAAACCCGGGCGAGACAAGATCGGTCCCTCAGACAGAGGGTTTCGAACTTCCGGTAATCCGCGTGAACGACTATATCGTCGAACAATCTGACATATCATGATTCTCAATAGACGCGACCGGGTTCCTGCCGCGGATCACGCTCGTCATCCGTCCGAACGCGAACACGTTCCTGATAAAAAACACGCCGAAGGACGGCGACATGATATCGGTCGCCCTCCGGCCGAAGAACGATGTGTACAAGACATTGCGGTGTGATTTCGTCATCAAAAGCATGACGACGTCCGGCGCCGGGGTGACGGGGGCGGGAAAGCAGACGATATCGATGTCTGGCGACATGTTCATACCCGGCCTTGACACAGACAAAAGCTGTTTCGGATTCATCGGAACGTCGAAAGACGCGATGAAGGACACCGCCCGACGGCTGGGCGCAGGATTCGCGTCCAACGACGAGGACGAGTCGGACGACACGCAGCTGTGACTGTGCTACACACAGTCCGTCCGTGACTACATCAAAAATGTGATGCGGCACTCATGGAAGGATGAGACTTCATTTTACGACGCTTGATTTGATCCATATTACAACCTGACGTACGTCGAGGTGAACAAGTGCATCAACTCGCCGGACACAAGCATGGACGTGGCCGCGATCACGTCGGCGATGCGCACAGCGTGGCTCAACCCGAATCCGGAATCGTCGGAACAGAAGAATGCCGAAATCTGTTATAAAGGGCTGATAAACAACGAAGTGTTCAAGAACACGGTATTTTACATAACAGACTGGTCGGTCGAGAACAAGTCGACGTCGGTCACGTTCGACATCGGTACAGAGATCATATCCGGCGCGTTCAGACACAACCAGAACATATACAACAACGAAGACGACCCGCTTGAAAACCTGTCGAACGTCCCGGCATATAACCAGACAAAAATCAATGACCATATCATCCTCCGCGGCAGGGCGGCAGACAGCTCCGCGTCGGACGCGTCGGCGAAAAGACAGTCCCGCGCGAACTACAGTTACAAGGACATATATATCAGAAAACCGTGATCCGGAATCGAATACGTCATGTCAGACGACGATTCAGAGGACATGATGAGCACGAACACATGGTCAGGCAATACGCACGCGAACTATAATAGGGCGGAATATCACAACCTGATAAATAGCAAGGAGCTGGACAAACTCTATATTAAAGTGAAAGTCAATGGGTTGAATACCCAGATAATACGCGGCGAGAAAATACCGGTGATCCTATATATGCCGTCAAACACTATGGCGCAAGTAGTCAATGGCGACAAAATCGCGGCGGGCTTTAACATATTCTACTCCGGCTGGTATTACGTCGCCGGTGTCACATACAGGTACGAACATCCGAAAAGCGACGACGACAAGATGGTCGGATACAAAACGGAGTTCATACTGAAACGGAGGGAATGACCGGCGCCTTACACGGACGAGACGGAAAAGAAATCGAAATAACGGATGGGCAAGACAACGGGGGTGTTCCCCATATCAGGGCCGTCGATACTGAACGGCAAGGACCGCGGGAACGAGAGTATCCGGCGCGCGTTCCTGAACGATTTTCATAACAACGCCCCGAAGAATTCATATTTCAAGGGCGATTACGACGAGCCGACATACCTGACGTTCCGGATCGCGTTCACATTCGAAAACCCGTCATCGGAAAACAGTTACAACGACATGCCCATGCCGCTGCTCGCCCCACCGACGAGCAAGACGAAGACGGATCCGGGGTTGTTCTCTGTGATGGAGGCGGCGAACACGCCGCTGACCGACAGGATCAACTGGGACAACGGGTCGGCCGAGCCGACCGCCGCGGACGATGAGTACACGAACGAGAAGAACTACTCGACATACGACTACCTTGTCGACCAGAAGGAGTCGACCCGCGCCGGGATGCTGTCAAAGTTCAGATCGATGCTGATGTCGATCCAGAATGATTACCCTTATTACTTCAAATCAGTGGAGGGACTTTCCGGACTGCTGAAGGTCGACCCGGCGGCGGGGATAAGGATAACGCCGGAAAACGGGATACTGACGATAAAGTGTCACGAGGCGCTCGATCTCAGGATAACGGAAATGCTCAGCATGTACAGGAAGATAGCGTGGGACGACGTATACCAGCGGTGGGTCCTGCCTGACATGATGCGGTACTTTCAGATGAAAATATATGTATCGGAAATTCGCAACTTCCACATAAGCAACAGATCGTCTGAATCGCCGGCGAACGAGTCGGTCAACGACATGGCGCGGGGCCGGCTCAAGGTGTTGGATACGATATCCGGCGTACTGAACACGGTCAAGTCATGGATCGGCAAGTTCACGTCGACTGACGCGTGGGGGATGATGAACAACTCGCTGAACGACTACATGCCGACCATATGTGTGACATGCAACCAGTGCGAGTTCGTAATTGACGACACGATGCAGCACCTCGGTCAGCTGTCTTCGTCTAATAAGGAAGCGGCAGAGGACCTGCAGATCAAGATACGGGTCGGGAACATATCAGAAGCACAGGCATACCCGCTATCCGGTGACAAGGCGATGACTTACACATCGGCGGAGAAAGTCAACAACGCGGCAGGGGCGAGCGTAAACGCGTACGGCAACTACGACAGGATAGACGACGAGGAACTGTACAGGACGACGTCGTACGGGTCGGCGAAATATACCGTCATGGATATGCTCGACACGAAATACGGCCGCGGCGGATACACAAAATTCAGTGGAACCGACAGCAACGCGTATTATGAATCTCAGCCGTCAAAATCCGGCATGGTCGGCGGACTGCTGCAGTCGACGATAAACAACGCGATAACGTACGGCGTCAACTGACTCGACAACAAGGCGAATGACGCGCTGAAGAAACTGATGAACACGCCGATTGGTAAAGGACCGACATTTAACGAGGCGATGAACGCGTTGAACTCCAAAGATATAGTCACCATGTACGCCACCATCCGCGATGCAATGAACAAGAGTTCGGAATTAAAAGAGCAGGATAAGAAAAATCGAAATATAACGCTGGCGGACAACGCATTCAAAACATACATCAAAGAAATCGCGAAGATGCCTGTGTCAACGGCGACGGCGATCGAGAAGAAAATCGCGGCGGAGGAAATCATGTCGAACTACAAGAAAAGCGTCATGACAACAAACAGGCAGGATGCGTCCGTCCATCATGAGGACGTCATGACGCCAGACATTCCGGACGACACGGAAAAGACGCGGAAGATAGAAGACGTGTCGATATACGGGACTGAATACCATTCGGACACGGTGGACAACCCGTACACGGACGAGCCGGACAGAGCGGCCGGAACCATACAGGACGTGTCGGTATACGGCAGCGAGCCAGACGGGACGATGCGCGCGCCGGAGCCGTATGGGGCGGAGCACGAGCATGAGGGCATGTTCTCCGCCGGATATCCGGATCCGATGCCGCCGTCGGCGACCGACCGGGACCGCGTCAGCAACGGGCACGACTCGATATACACAAACTATGAGGATTTCAACAGGCAATACAATGAGAACGAGGGAATGTTCCGGCATCTTTCAGAGGCGACGCGGGACGACGGGAACATATCAAAAATCGGGATCGATTCAGACTACATCCCGGACGACTTTATAGACTCACCGTACGAGGACGGGCTGGATGGCAGGAAAGAAAACGTCGACAACCCATATGAGGAAACGGAAGACGTCAAGCGGACTGACATCAACGATCCGTATGAAGACGGCGCCGACGCGAAGAAAACAGATCTTGACAACCCATACGAAGAAACGGAAGACGTCAGGCGGACCGACATCAACGATCCGTATGAGGAAACAGCAGAAAGCAAACGGATCGATATAGACAACCCGTACAAGGACACTGCAGACAGGAAGAATCCGGATCTCGACAACCCGTACAAGGACAACGGTGAAAACGAGAAAAAGGAATCAGTCGACAACCCGTACGAGGACATCGCCGACGGCGAGAGATCCAGTATGACAAATCCATATGAGGATACAGAAGACGACGAGAAAAGCGACGTTATACAGTCACCCGAAATAGACGGCGATGGACACATCCACAATAAAGTGTCAAGCCCGGTGGATTACCCGCAATACGGGCCGGAAAAGAATAGTTCAATAAAATCGCCGTACAAAGAGGACGGAACAAGCACAAGCAAGCCGACGCTCGACGAGATAAAGAAGATCGCGGAATCACTGGACACAACGACGGATCACGTCATATCGATAGCGAAAATACTGGATGACGCCGACCTGACATCAGACGAGATGGACGACTTCTTCAAGATATTCGCCGGCATGACGGTAGATGTCGACGGCGCCGGCGAAAAACGGTCCGCGTCGAACATGGCGGAGCTCAAGGCGGCGGTCGATGACATCAACGCGGCGGCGGACAGACCGGCGACGGAGATCGATATGCCGGCGGACGTGTCAATATCAGAAAAGAAAAAATCGCTGCCGTCCGGATTCGCCGACATGCTGACGGAACTCCGACGTTACGCGCTGTCGAAGGCGACGGACGGGAACAACCGTATAAAAACGACGGCCGCGGCCGTATATGCGGTGCTCAGAAAGTCAGAAATCAAAAAAATCGCCGGCGACAACGCGTCAGACTTCAAAAAAACTGTGATCGCCGCATACAAGAACCCGGACGGGATGACAGCGGAGGAAAAGACAATCATAAAGGCTGTTTTCGAAGCCACAGATGAAGCCGGCAAGAAAAAGGATATAACTATACAGGATTACATGGAAAACGTCGACAGACGGCTTTATTTGAGACCGGTCGGCCCGGTCGAGAATCCAGCGCCGTTCAGGTCGACAACCGACGCGAGCATAAAGAAACAGACAGAATAACAATATGACAAAAGACCTGTCGAAACAAAACTATATAGGCAGGGTCGTTTACACGGACGACCCGGACTTTTCGGGACGGTGTAAGGTCCGTGTGTTCGGTCTGCTCGACTCGACGGACGATCAGGGAAACTACAGTATACCGGATGACATGCTGCCGTGGTTCGCGCCGATAAGTTCGAACATATTCTCAGGCAGCGCCGGCAACGGGATCGGATCCGGATCGCTGTCTGTCCCTAAAGTCGGCGCGATAGTCAGGGTAAGATTCGCGAATGACGACATACTGTCGGGTGAATACACCGCCATTCAGAACGTCGACCCGAATCTCGCCGATTTCGTGCGAGATGACTATCAGGGGACGCATGTGTTGGCATATGACTCAGAACGGGATCTCGCGGTCGTGTTCCAGGTGAACACCGGTCTCAGGATATACTATCAGGGAAGCTATATACAGATAACGCCGGACTCTATGCTGACAATAGCGCATCAGGGGATGTCGAGCGTGATACAAATGCAGGACGGGAAAATAACCATAGCGGGCAACTCATCCGTCAACATATCTGGCGCGAACGAAGTGAACGTGGACGGGTCGACAATCAACCTGGACGGCAACACCGTGACGTTGGGCGCCGGCGCCAACCAGCACGCCGTACTGGGCGAAGAGCTGGTCAAGGTTCTCAGACTGCTCGCGTCGGAAATCGCACAGAAATATCCGGTGACGCCAAGCAACCCGGACCCGTTTCAGATAAACTCAGTGCTGTCGAACAAGGTGATGATAGGGTAGCAACCAGAACGCGTATATGAAAATGGACGGTATTCAACCGTCCATTTTTTATTATATGTCAAGATGTTACCTTTTACGTTTAAGATTCCGCGGCATGAAACGAAGTTCGGTCCGCCCGCCGGATGATCCGTCGTCCGGTATGACAGGTTCAAGCATGTTTATCTTGACCGCGTCATCAGTCGGGCCAGTCGTGCGGGCAGTTTCCTCTACAGGAAACTTCATATCATCGACAACCGTCTCGTCGGCAGAATTCACGGGCGCGGCTTCATCCATGTCAATTGACAAGTCTGATGCCACATTTTCATCCGACGAATCCGGAGCATCGGTATCGTTGACCGGCGCGTCTGAGTTTTCGGCAGGATGCGCATGTTCTATCCCCAGAACCGGCTTATCGGCGACATTCACCGCGGTTTCAGCGTCATTCTCCGCTGGTAAATCACCGGCGCCGCGGACAAGCCTGATATTCGACGCGACCATCCCGGTCATGCCGAGTGCTATCACCGGCAGCAGCGCGCCCGTTATCCAGCTTATTATCACCTTGACCGTCTGCTGGTCGACACCCTGCAGCCAGAATAAAAGCGGCTCCTGTAAATACCTGTAATATTCAACAGCGGATTGCGACATGTACGCATACACTGAATACACGTTGCCGATGCACTGCACAGCGGTCAGCACTATGAACAAAGCCCACGTGAGCAGCGACTTCCTGTTGTCAGACAGCAGTATAGACGCGAGCACCACCGCCTGACCGAGCTCAAAGCTGAATCCCAGCAGGCATGACATCCATCCGGTGTTTCCTATCGAGAAAAACGATATGCTGTGTACGAAACTGATGCACGCGACTATCAGATACAACAGAAGGAACGCGGCGATGAACGCGATGTATAATTTTTTCTTTCCCATATGACTACCTGCGTCCGGCCGTGTCTATCCTGACGACAATCCGCTTCGCCGATTCCTCCAGACTTCTGACGTTCTGCGTCTTCTGCTCTATCACAACATCACGAAGATCGATCTCGTGACGCATGCCAGATATGACGTCAGACAGGCTGTCGGACTTCACAATCTCAGCGGTGATCGCGCTGTCACGTTCAAAGATGACGGATCTAAGCGACCGTATCTCGTTGTTTTTGGAGCATCTCGACACACATCCACCCATCCACAGAACCATCAGCAGGATAAGCAACACGTCTTTCCATTTATTTTGTAACCAATTCATTATATTCATAAGAAAACGGTATTTTACCTATTTATCAAACAGAAAAAGGTTTCCGTAAACAACGGAAACCTAAATCTTGAATCCTTTCGCGAGCGAGCTCATATCCGGGATCTTGAACTCCGGTACCTTCGGCTGCTGTACCTCCTGCATTTTCGACCTGTACTCATCCTCCTGCCGTTGTGACTCCTCATTCGACTCCTCGACATATGTCGTGTACTCTTTCAGTATGAACATGACGTCGTACCAGTACATCTCGTCGATCTCAGAAGGCGGTATATGAAGATCCTTCGCGAAGATAAAGTAGATTTTACTCAAGTATTGATAGGGGATCTGAAACGCTTCGAAACAAGCTTTTCACCCCTCCCGGGATGTTGAGCGGGGTGGTCTGCTCCTGACCGTCCTGATCGATATACTTAAGCTTAGGGTCGACGGCGGCGGCGATAAGGTCGCGGACGTACGACACAAGCGACCATTCCTTGCCGGTCCACGATTCAGACTCAAGCACCGCCTCATTATACGCCCTTTCAGACAATTTCCTGTAATCACCAAGCAGCATCGGTGCGAAAACCAGATAATCCTGGTCATATCCTGCCCGCATCTGGCTTTTTGAAATCGCGTAACGCTTGATCCACTCGTTGATGCCGATGGACGGGATGTACATCCTGATCTCGCGGCCGGTCTTAAGACGGAGCACGAAGCACCGTTCTTCCGGCGAATAGTATTTCATGATCTCCTGTGGGATCTGGATGAAATCGATCATCTCCTTCTTGACCGGGATATCGACGTTTTCCTTCACCGATATCTTAAGCTCATCCGCCGCGTCAGGGAAAGTTAGCTCGCGGATCGACAGAAGTATATAGAACCGGTCGATATCCTTGATGTCCTTCCAGCTGCCGCCGCCATACTGCGTGCCCGGTATCCTGAGCCGCGCGCACCTCTCGACGATGTAGTTGAGCATGTCGTCCATGCTCGACAGGTCAGAATCGTCAAGCGTCGACCAGTGCTTTATCTCCTTGCCTTGCGCGGCCCTGATGAATAGCTCCGTCCCCTCCGGGTAATACAGACCGCCAGTCGGCAGGGTGTCGACAGGGACCTTCTGCCAACCGAGGTGGTCCTTTGGCTGATCTGCTTGCTCACGCGCTCCGGCGGGGGCGTTCCCGCCGCGGAACCGCTCCGGTATGCCGGCGGGGTTGAGAACCTTTCCCCGCGTCTCCCGCGTCGTCGGAGTGGCCGGCTCCTCGACGGAATTCACATAATTGGAAAGGATTTCCTCCTTGTTCTTGTCCATATGGAAACTGTTAAAATTTAACAGGGCGGCGCTCACGCGACACCCTGTAAATTATATTGCCGAATTCATCATTCCATTCCACTAACTGTACGTGAACTCGTACAGCGTCGATATGGTGTTGTCCTGATTGACGACGACGATATCCATAAACCTGTTCTCAACCGGCACTGCCTTAAGCCGCTTTATCATTGTTTGCGGTATATAAAACTCGAGCTCTCCCATTATCGTGTTCATGTTGTCGCTGTACGTCGCGTCGATATATATGTCCTTTCCGTCCTTATCGCGGGAGTACAACTTATAATACGACCCTGTGAAGTTCATGTATTTGGTCGCGCCGTCGGAATCATCCTGCGTGAACGTGAACTTGTAGTTCTTCGGGCTGTTCGCCAGCGTCATCGTGTACAGGCCGGTGTTTCCCGACAGGTTGACGGTCGTGCTGTCGTAAAAAACCTTCGTGTACTTGACGGACGGGCCGTTCCCGGCGGTCGTCAGCTCCTGCTTCACGTTATTGATCCTGTTGAATATCTTGTATGTGAACGTGTCGGAAAATCCAAGATCCGACCCTGTGTCAGACATGTATTTCGAAAGGTCGGTGGACATCGATCCGGTCCTCGTCACCTTCGACCCGTCGACGACATTGACGAGCGAGCACTCGTATTCGACGGTCATGATCCAGTCGTCCGACAGCTTTATGCCGGACTCAGTCAGCCTGGACGGTATCGGCCTATAGAAGAACCGGGTCGGGCTTCCGTCGCCGAAATACTGAGTGTTGACAATATTGTCCAGCACGACGTTCTCGCCGTCCTGGTTAACAAGCGTCACCTTCAGACCGTGTTGCACGTACCACGTCTGCCACTCATCGAGCCCTGCTGACGCCTTCGCCGCGTCATAGGCGGACTTAGATGGAGTGTAAAGTGGTATTGTGACATTGAATCTGTTCACGACCGCCGGTGTCAGCGCCTTCCCGTCCCATGTGCCGTAATACTCGATGTAGCCGCCTTTCGGGCTCTCACCGATATACAGGTTGAACCGGTCGGTGTTAGCGGCGAGTGGAAGCGAAGTCGACACGGCGTTGCCTGTCCCGAACTCACCGGTCCGCGCCTTCGGCGCCGCCTTCCCGGACAACGCCGCGAACCCGCCTGTCATGACGTCTGAATGTTCGGTGTACACGTCCTGATACAGGTCGGCGTACGCCAGCCTGAGCGACCCGGCTCCTTCCTTGACGCCGAGCGCCGCCGCCAGCGCGGACGAGTTCGAATGTGTCAGGAACTGTGCGGACGGGAACTCGAGCTCGATGTACTTGTCGTACACGCGGTTACTGAAGAACAACGGCCGCGTCACGTATTTCCACTTTGCGTTCGCCCTGTTGTATGTTCACGACAGAAGTACCGCATCTGATCTCGTCGCGGCGTTATCCTGATCCTTCGTCTCCCTGTCGAGCCACGCCTTGATCCAGAAGCCGTACGTATTGGAGAAAGAGTATCCGTTGACGACATATATCCTTATCCTGTCAGCGGGCACCGACTCCGACGGGATGTCGGCCGACGGCAGCGGGTCGAATATCGACGAGTATGAATCTGTGAAGTCGGAAAGCGACGGCGACGTCCCATCGAGCGGGTTGCATCATTCCTTGCCCGATTTATCCGTCGGCAACGCGGTGTTGGGTGCGTATCTCGCGTCCGCGAACAAGACGGAGTCATCCGGCAAAGTGAACACTCTCGACCCGTCCGCCGGCCGGAGCATACCCTCCTCGTCCGGCGAGTAGACGTTGTCGTATTCCTTGTTTATCCTGTACTCAAGCAGGCAAACATCCGATATCTGGACGAACCTTGAAATATCCTTCATAACGTATTAGAATGTTATCAGATTATAAGAAATGCCGATCCCTGCGTAAGGCGCGAGCCTTACCTGACCGTTCACGGCCGCGGCGCCGTAACCAGCGGTCAATGATATACCTCATTTCGATCTCCTTGCCGACACCGCCTTTATCTTCTCCGGCGACACAACAGCTCCCGATATCGCCGTGACGTCGGCATACGGGCAATCGGATCCTGTTACGATGTCGAGTCCCCCGTCCTTGTTCTCGACAACGCTCAGCGTCACCGGTATCCGTGTCGACAGACGGTCGATCCTTGTCAGACCAGATGAATCCTCCGGATTCCATGCCGACACGCCGGATATGCTAGTTCAGCTGTCTGAATGCGACCACCGGAACTCCGCCGTCCCGTCGACCACCCTGACCGAATCGGATTTTATATACAACGTGTCGATTTCGGTAACATATTCGGTTTTGGTCACGACGAGCGGCTTCGCATTGAGGTTCCGGACCTCGTCGTAAAGGTCCGCGTTCAATTTCTTCAGCTCGGTGAGCGATACGACATAAGACTCCACTGATTTGCGGAGCTCGCCGTTTCTCGTCCTGTATACAGAGATCGTGTCGGATATATTCGTTATCGATCTCTCGTATCGGCGCCGCATGGTCTCGTTGTTGATAACAGAACATGCAAGAAACAAGAAAAGGACAACAATGACGGTTTCTTTCGGATGTGATTTGATCCAGCCGTAAATCTTACCTAATATGTTGAAAAATGACAGCATGAATCCATGACGGAATCTTTGTGTATTTATCGGCATGAAACCATGGCGGCGAATATCCGGATTCAGGGATACAGTGCCTTAGTACACTAATACACCAAACGCGCCCGTTAAAGTCTTAAAATTCCGGAAGTATAAATTTTTTAGATCTAATATAGATTATAAATTAAATTAATCTATCCCCGACCGAAAATTGCTTACACAAATTATATGCGAAAATTGAAAAATTATTTTTTCTTGGTAAAAAAGAACAATCAACTATAATTTAGAACAGTGTAATCTGATAATATGATATTCGGACAGGTATAAAATAAAATCAGGTATAGAATTTTGTAAAAAATTTATACCTGATAAAACTTAAATATTTAATAATTAAATAAATATCTATCCCTGACTGAAATTTGCTTACACAAATTATATGCGAAACCGGAAAAATTTTTCAGTCATGACGCTAATTTTTTCCGATAAATACTACAGCCCCCCGCGGCGCTGAAAATAAAACAGTTTTCGACATGGCAACCGACCTGTTCAAAAGATATTACGACAATCCTGCGAAGCAGTACATATATGCCGGCATAACCTGCCCCGGCGCGTCGTCGTCAAGCGACGGCAGTTTCACCGTTGACGACGACAAGCTCACCATAACAGATCCTGACGGGAACACGACCGTCGTTGACCTTTCTGATCTCAATGTGCCGGTGACATCGTTCGACAGCTCATCGACGGTGTTGCAGCCGAACTCCGTCACGGTGATCCGCGGCGTGACGTCCGGCGAGTCGAGAATGACCCGCGGTTTCGGACGCATACCAGAGTGCGCGACCAGCGAGAAGGACTGGAAATATGACGCGAAGGTCAGGTTCACCGTTAAGTACAGGAGGAACGGCAGGGTCTGTATCGTCCCGCTTTCCGTGTCGGCTGGATACCCCAACGACATAGAGAAGTCCGTCAATGCCGCACTGACCGCCGCGTGCGTGCCGGTGACCGTGTATTTCGTCGACGACTATATAATGTTCGTCGGTAATGACAACGGTTTCGAGTATTATGTCGACGGCGTGAATTTCGCGCTTTCCGACGACGCGTACATAGAGGACGGGACCGTCGTTCCCGGCGAGCGATGCCGCGCGTTACTGACAGAGATGGACGGTGTTTACGTCCCGGCGGTCAAGTATAAAAACGGCGCGTTCCGCGGGCTCGTCATAAAGCCAGTCTACCCGAAGTATAACGATTCGTCGATTTCTGCAGTCGACAGATCCGTCAAACTCGCGTTCGTGAAGGACAGGGTGTTCACATATGAGGAGTTGACCGCGAACGTCCCGGACATTTTCAGGCGGGAGATTACTGATGTCGACATCGACTGAAGGACAAAGGAAGAGTTCACCGCGATGAAGTGACGCTTCCCGGATGAGCCGGTTTGCTCGTATTGCGTCCCGGATGACGGGACCTTTGATCCAGCCGACGGGTGACATGACACTATGCCCGAAAAACCGGCGGACGACGAGTGAGATGACCCGATGAGACCAGATCCGGTGGATGATGAATGGTACGCCGCGGTGAACACAACCGAATCATCGCCGGCAGAGGTGGCGGTGCGCGTTGACCGTAAAGATGTATCAAAAAAGGTGATGGGCATGTATGGTTACGCGACATATGTGAACGACAACGACATGTGAATACCGATTGGACCTTTATTCGTTGACGTCGCCGCGGCGGACGGCGATTATGTCAGGAATCTGATACCGTCCGTCATTTTGTATAATCCGAATGACTATCCAATGGAGATGAAGGTTATGTCATTTGTATAAATGTCAGATATGAATATAATGCGACATCATAAAATATTACTTACGGAATCTAATCATCATTTTGGTTCAGTTGTTAATGACCAGATCAATGAATTGTTTGACTTGCTTGTCGATTGCGTCGGCGATGCCATAAAAAAACGGTTTGAACTTAATCCTGCTGCTTTTGACGGGAAAGTTCTCGCTATTTTGAATTCTGGAAATCGATCTGTTATGTCAATCGCTGACGCGAACCATTTTTTGTGTGATCTTCGCTGATTGTGCAACAATTCAAAATTGGATAAATCCGTGCCGGATGAAATAAACGTGTATGATCCGTTTATCGACATTGACTGCCCGGAATTTGAAAAGACAATGCACGGCGAGACGTTTATGTCTGGCTTTTTCCCCGACCCATTGCTTGTCATTCCGTTGAAATTTTCACCCGGTTTGTCAGACAGCGATGTCATGCGCGTCGCGGATGTTGCGAGAAGATATACCTCCACTCATGCCGCGGCCGCGGATGGCGCGATTTCGCAGAGTTCTCTCGAACTTAAGAATGCCGATGATATTCAGCAGCAGCTGACCTTGTTCTTAAGTGATTTTTGCTTTGACTTTGCATCAAAAACAATTGAGCGGTTGGTTTGTCCCGGCGTTCCGATGAATATATCAAAACAGACGTTCATGCATGAACTTATGCATGTATATGATAATCAATTGGCGAATACAGCAGCCATGCGGATGAAAAAAGGTTTTTTCCGTGATACAGGTCCCGTGTTACAATTGGACGGTATGTATTGTGTGATTGACACTCGTTCGGATTTTGACATGAACAAACGGACATTGTGCCAGAGAAGTTTCACCGATTTTGTTTATATGACGAATGTCACCGAAGTAAAAGCGTATTTGAATAGTTTATACCGGCATGTGTATGATTCGCTTGACAGGATTTATGGTGATGAACAACGGATTTCAAACAAGCTCCATCACGCGGTGTATAAAACGATGAAGGATAAGGGAAAAATGATATCTGAAACGCTTAGGCGGAACAGACCGTATATGATATGACTGAAATTTCCGCGAAAGTATAAATTAGATGATTTGCCCCGTCTTTTGAATATCGGGGATATGGGGTGGATCGACAAGAGTGAAATCGTATATACTTATAAAAACGCCGTATATGTTCCAGATCCGTTAAATCCCAACGGCGGGAAAAAACTGTCGGCCGGCAGATCTTTTCCGATAGACTACATATTCGGTAATGACGGATTTGCTGATAATGATTTTACGAGAAAATTTAAGACGTCACTTAAAAGACGGTATAAATTGGCCGTAAACGCGGCGAAGAAAGCCGCCGCGATCGCGTCGGAGGCGTATGACGATTTCATGAATGAGATTTTTTATGATGAAATAAAGAATGATCCGTCCACCCCTCCGGTGACGAGAGATCGAAAGACTGCAACAAATGAGAATTACGGTTATCCGTCCGTCATGAATACCGGTAACGGCGCGGTAGGGACGTTGAACATGATGGGGTATCAGTACGAGCTGCTTCCGGTCACGGATGATCTGCAGCAGAAGAAGAATGACCCGTCGAATGCATCCTATATTCATGTCGGGACAAAGGTCCACGCGACGGGACTTAATGATCCGGATATTAAATATGACGGCGTGGTGACGAAGATAGTCAGGGACGCGTCAGGTGTTGTAACCGCTGTGTATATCCTTGATTCGAAGACAGCGAGGATAAAGAAGGTGTCGCCGGACAGGATACGACCCGTCACGCATAAGCAAGAATACGGAATAAATGATGAGAAAGAACTCGTTAAGGACTAATACGGACGCAGACACGTTGTTCGAAGGTGTTGACACGTCCGGCTCGACCAGGACGGAGCTTGAGAATTCGAAAAGACTGTATACATATCTTCTTGAGTCGATAGACACCGCCATAGAGACCGACCGGCCGCTTGACGCTGTCGTCGACGAAGGCGTGCTGAGCGGTCTGATTGGCGCAGGGCTCGGCGCGACCATCATGCCCGCCATAATGAAGGCGGTGTGCGGCGCGCTTGGCGTCGAGCGGGGTGTACTGTATGACCTTTTGACTTCGAAGCTTGTCAACGCCGCGGTCGGCGGCAAGCTCGGCCTTCGCCTGTAAAGATAACGGATTGGTTTATGATATTACGCAACCTTCCGCAGATGTTCACATTCCGGTTCCCGCAGACTTTTTTCTATAAGGAGGTCTGTGACCGGTGAGAACCTTTTGTCCGGCGAATGAAACTGCCGTTCAGTACGGTGTGCGACTTCATGAACAGTCAGGTACAGTCGGTTGACTTTCCTGACATCTCTCTGTCGGGCGAGACGCAGCAGCAGGGTCAGTACGAGACGGCGTATCCGGCGGGCCGTGAGCTCGGACCGGAGCTCACGAAGACACTGAGTGTCCGTCTCAAACTGACAGAGAGTTATATGACGTACTGGATTCTGTTCGACCAGATTGACTGGTACCTTAAGTACGGGTCGGCTCACAAGCCTGTATTTATGGATCCGCTCACGCTTACCTTTCTTAATCAGAAGGGGTTCGGTATGGTGACGTTCGAGTTCAGGAACGTCATTCCAGAGGGGTTGACCGGACTTCCGCTTTCGTTCGCCGCGCAGGCCGCGGACTTCAAAACGGTCGACTTTCGGATGCGTTACACCAGGTATGACGTCACTTACGAGATGGAGAAATAAAATATAACCAGATATAATGGAAGAACTTGTGAAAAAGATAGGGCTTGACCGGATCGCGCATTTCGGGATAGGCGGTGTCATATTCGCCGCGTTCACCGCGATGTTCGCGCTGTCGATGATCACCGGCCCGGTTGACATAACATGGCGGGATGTTTTCGTCGCGGCCGCGGGCGGGTATTTCGTCACGGCGTTAGCCGCGTTCATCAAGGAGTATTTCATCGACAGCAAGTGGGATTGGTGAGATTTCGGCGCGACTGTCGCCGGCGGGCTGTTCGTGCACGTGTGCGCGATAGCCGGATACGCCATGCATTTCTTGAACGGCAGGGATCTCATAACGTCGACGGGTGGATGGATCACGTTCGGCGTCGTGTTCGTTGCTCTCGCTGTTTTGTTTGTCAGGTGGGTCGTGCGTTTCAATCGTAAGAAATAGCATTTGACCGCGTTGTGATATAAAAGCAGGACGTTTTGTGTCCTGCTTTTATATTGTTAAGTAAATACTATATATAATTGAACGATACGTTTATGCTGTCTGTATATGAAGATTTCGATTTGCTTGAATGTGATTCTGGTATGGGAAATCCGTCTCCCGCCGCGTCTGCCCCGTCTGACGCCGTCGGTCAGTCATCCAGCTCCGCCGTGGGCGGTCCGGATATGTTCGGCGGAAACGCGGCGAAGCCGAAAGACAAAAAGAAATAGCGGGCCGTCATGTCGGAGCAATCTTCGTTGTACAACATACACAACACGGATGACGTTCTTGTCAGGTCCGTTATATCCGGTCTGCTCAACCTGCTCAACAATGCCATAGTGTACAAGCAGGTGTGGGATAACGATACGATGCAGGACGTGACCGTTCCGTGATATTATGGTTTTTCCCACGCGAATAACGAGAGATTCCTGCAGGACAATTATACGTTCTTCGGCAGGGAATGTTTCGGATCGCGAAGGATGGATACCGATTTCAACTCATATCCGAAAGGTATTATCGTCTATAAAGGATCTCAGATCGACGCCGGGTCGTGCACTTCGCCGGTGATGGGGACGTTCACGAGGAATGACAGGGGCGTGCTGACGACGTACAAGGCGATGATGGAGTCGATTCCGCTGAATATGACGTTTGACTGTACTGTTTTGACCGCCGACACGGATTTTTTGTCCGTCATGAAGATAGAGCAGGCGATACGTGACGAGTTCTATAAGAATCGGTCATTTTACGTGATGTTTTCTGGTGTCAGGGTCGGCTGTACGGTCGGTTTTCCTGAACAGTATTCATATGAGCCGACTATGGATCTGACGTATGACAATGTGAAACGTGAGAACAAGATGACTTTTACATTGGGCGTCGAGACATACCAGCCGGTGTTCGACCCGACGACCGCGATACCGGCGGATTGTGTCATGGAGTCGATTGGTCTGAATGTCATGCCAGCGGAGTCTGTTAACATTTCCGCCGCCATCACAGATCCAGTCGTTGCCGGTAATGCTGTCATGCCGTATTCGGCGGGGGCGGCGATGAGGATCGGATGGGATTTCAAAGCGGACACAGCGGAGCCGTATTCGCTGTGTCTGGATTTTGTTCAGGATTCAGGCGACGTCATAAAAATAGCGTACGGTCTGTATTGTTATTCGGGTGAGTACATCTGGAATATACCGGACGGCATGACCGGTTTCACACAGCCGGAAATATATGTAAATTCGGACAAGTACAGGTTCGGTGTGATGCCATCTGTGCGTGTCGTGCCGAACGGGAACAATGAGATAACAGCAGATTCGTTCGTCATAACGGATCCAGGATCTGGCGCGTGACTTGACGGCGACAATGACGGGACGGTTCCGTTCTCACTTGAATACGTCGACAATGACGGGAATGTCGTTATAGATGATAATTACCTGTTTCATGTAACGTCAGCGGGCGTGATTGATTTAAGCGAGCCTGTTAAGATAAAAACCGGTAAGTATTCTGTATATAAGCAGAACATCGCGCCTGCTACCGGCAGGATTGTTCTGACCGTCACGGGTATGGATGTTAAAGCTGAATCCGGATTGATACGGATTCTGTAAAAATATGAATGCACTGATGATACAATCAAGATACAGAACGCCGTTATATGAGGATTTCAACCTTTCCGACGGGGATGTCGAAGACTGGACGGAAACATTGTCTGATCAGGATTATTTCGGACACATTGAGTGATGCCTGGATTCTCAGAAATGATGCCAATTTTGGTCGTTCAGTCCCGCCGATTTGATAAAGAACCCGGATCTGATCAGGCCGGACGCCGCGGCCGAGGAATACTATTTCGGCGAAAGGCGGAACGGCGACACGAGAACGCTTCCGGTTCCGGACGGTGTCAAAGACACGATGCGTTGAGGCCTGTATTATAATGTATCGACATATCCCGCCATTGTCGCCGGTCTCAAGAAATTTCCGGACGCCGTGTACAGTAGGCGGCTCGCCCCGTTCACGCCGGAGTCCGGTAATGTGCTGTCAATATTGAATCATGTCGACGACGCGGTCATTGATGACGATACGTTGAATGTTTATGTCAGCGGATACGTTAAGGTGCGGTTGCGGGTCGGTAACGCCGTCGTGTATGAATCCAAACCTGTCGTATACAAGGATAATCTTCTATCCAGTGTTTTCGGTGACATATTCCACTCATATAAGCCGGTTCAAGCAGTTAACTCTGTATTGTCGCGCCATGTACGGGAGGTGATTGAACTGTGTGACGGCATCATGTGTGCGATGAAAGAAGCCGCCGCCGCGTGGATGAGTTCCGACGCGCTTATTGGTGAGTTTGATGCGATGCAGATCGCGACCGGCAATGATTTTCGCCTGACCAGGAATGACGTGATAGATGCGGGGTCGTACAGGAAGATGAACTACATGGCGCCGACGGCGAAGAAGACTACTACCGTTGAAACCGCCGTATGCGAATGCGTCGGTAGTTATATCTTTCAACACGCCAATGATGACGCCGCCGCGAGATATTTTCCGCGGATGCGTGACAATATTGATGTTTACATAGAATGAGAAAAGACTAATACCATATACAATAACGGGTGACGTACATGGCTGCGTAAGGCGAAGCTGGCCGGCGCGTCGATTGGTGACATTCTGACCACGTATGACTCGTATATGAAAAAGGCCGACGCTGGTGAGTTCGATGATCATTTTATGCCTGACACATTATACAGAATTTTTGACCGTATGAAGGTGCCGTATTCAGTCGAGTCGTTCTCGACGGACGGCGATGTACTGAAATGACCGGGACGATCCGCGAACAAGACATTGTTTACAGTCAAATACAAGACGATGGATTACATCATTACCGGCGGCGCAGGCCGGATATATCATCCGGCGCAGTGTGATAGGATCACGTTCTGACCGGATGACCCGTCCAGGATACAGGTCGTCACGCTGTTCCGGTATGTGCAGAACTCATGACATGACGGTCCGATTGCGATATACGGCATTGTTCCGGAATGGTTGAACTCTCCGGGGTCGGTTGTATGTTCGGGCCCATTCTATGACGCGCTCAGGAACGCGATGAAGACGTATTATTCTGGCCTGCGCGTCGATAATAAAAGATATGTTTCATATGATGACGACCCTGCAGTGTCGGAGAATGAATTACTGAATTTTGTTAAAGAATCTTTGCCAACCTTAAAGAACTAATTGATTTTTAATTATTTATGTAATCAGGAAAATGTAACGTTTTTGTTTCATTTTCCTGATTTTTCTGTTGTGCCGTCAATAAATATACTGTCAAACAGAAAAATAAACACCAAATATAATGGCAATAGACAAAGACAAGATGATGCGGCAGGTTTCCGCGATGATTGACGAAGCCGTCGCTGCAGATAAGCCGGCCGCTAAACCGGTGATCGAGAGCCGTATCGGACTGCGTAATTTTATCGCGCGGATGATATCCGCTGCCGGCCGCAACGCGTCATTCCGCGCTTTGTGCGAGAGCTACATCGACGCCATCGACGCGGGTCAGGCGGACGAACTGCTATACGAGTCGTTTATATCGAACGCATCGAATTACTCATATCTTAACGCCGTTGACACGGAGCTTTCCGCTCTCAATGAACGGATCAAGAAATACAAGCAGGATATTGACCTGACGAAGATCTTCCGTCTTATGGAGCAGACGACGTCATATTATATCGTCCCGCTGATAGAGGAGTCTGTCGCCGCGTATGTCAATGACAAGACGCCGGCCAACCGTGTTCTGCTCAGATCCGCGCTCACCGCGTTCCAGGGTGATCCGTATGTCAAGGAGATCAATAATATTCTTAATCTCGATAATTCGATACCAAACAACGTGTATCTGGGCGAGTCATTCGACGTCGCGAATTCAGTCGCGAAGGCTGAGACGGTCTGCTCGCCGGTCCAGTACATCAAGGAAAACGAGTCGGTGTTTAACGTCCGCGGCAATTATTATGTCCGTAAGGGCAACACTGTGTCGAAGCTGCCGAAGTCCGACGTTTCGTCATTGCCGGCTGGTTTTCGCGCCCTGTGCGAGGCGGTCAATTCGCCGATGGTGTCGTTCGACATGAATAAGTTGTGCGCCGAGGTTTCTGACGCGACCGGTTATGTCATGATAACGACGGACGGCAAGGTGTTTGCTGATGGCAAAATCCTGTCTGAGTCTGAGTGGAACGCCGCCCGTGACGCGTCATACATGATGAACGAGGGACGTGACGCGTTCTGGAATGTCGCCCAGATTATCAAGGACAACATCAAAGACAATATCGCCGTGCTTGATTTCGTCAAGCATGTCGGCCTTAACGAGTCCGGCGCCGGCAGATCAGTCGACGTGTTCCGACTTAAGGACAACATATATGTCACAACGGTCGATGAGTCGATGGGTAAGACGACGTTCTACAGGAATGTCAACCCGATACAGGCGAAGAACCTGATCAATAACCATATGAATCTCAATATATCGGCACTGTTCGAGGATGTTCTTCCTAATCAGGACAAGATAAAGAAGGATGTCGATGACACATGCAAGGAGTATGAGTCGTATATACAGGAGCTGGAGGAGAAGAAAGATACGCTATGTGCCATGAAGGAGTCTGACGGTGATGACGGCGGCGAGCTCGCGGAGGCGATAAAGCTGGTCGAGGACGAGCTTGATAGAGTGAAGAACGATTATAGGGACTATCAGGACTCCGTGAAGGACGTGACAGGCGAGCCGTCCGACAAGGATGTCGATTCTGCCGATCCCGACGGATCCGGCGATGACGGTGATGACGTTAATGTCAAAGATGTTGAGCCGGACGGCGGTTCTGATGACCCGACCGAACCGTTGACTGACGGCGGCGAGGATGATATCCCTGATTTCGATGGTGTGCTTGACGTCCCGGCCGGTGTTCCGTCTGATGGCTCTGACCGTGACCCGTATGGTGACGATGATTACGGTTTTGACAGTGTGATCGGCGCCGGGTCGGCGGAGCCTAAGCCGGATGACGGCGGATTCGAGATAGTCAAGGTCGCTTACAACACCAATGTCAAGACCGGCGAGGTTTCGAACAAGGGCGAGGTCCATATCATAATCCCGTCCGTCAACTCGAATGGCGAGCTTGTACAGGATGTCAAGAAGGTGACGTTCTACCTGACGTCAGACAAGAAACCGATCATCAATAATGATTACATGCCGCTCGACATGTATAATGCTATTGTCGACGCTGTCAACGCCTGTCCTGACACTGAGCGCGCGCTCGCCGGTGACATCGACGCCGCTGGTGGCGAGACGCCTGATGTTCCGGCAGATGACGCGGGCAAAGGGACCGACGTGATCGACACCGACGTGCTAATCGACGCGCCAGACACGTTCGCGTTGGGTATCTCATCGGACGATGATGACGATGACGCGGACGGCACGATTAAGACCGCCGCCGGGTCCGCCGTCGCGGATTCGCCGGTTGATGATCTCGATCTGTCGGCCGATATCGAGGACGCGGAGCCGGAAGGCGACGGTGACGACATCGCTTCGCTGTTCGGTGATTTGGATGACATCCCGGATGACAATCCGAATGAGGCAGAGACATATGGCAGGACCTACCCGATAGAGGTAAAACTTGATCTTGCGAATAAGTACGTCTCGTCGCTTTCGCCGAATCTTGTCTGCTCGATGCTTGATGACAAAGGTATTGATTACACCCGTGACGGCGGCAAACGTCTTACGATAAACGTGAAGAGCAAGGCTGAGATTTACGCGCTCAAGGATTTCTTTAAGGAATGGCTTGACTGGACGGATGACAACTTCTTTAATTTCTTCAAGGAGTTCTCTGTAGCGGAGTCGTTGATGATCAAAGGGATAGATTTTATAAATGAGTCTGTTTCAGGACAGTTCCACCGTTGTCGCCGACATTTGAACGAAAGATCGACCGATCATAGAGGCGACTCCATTGATGTGATGCTTCCGTACGACGCGGATCTTGTGGATGATCTGAATAACGCCGACGTTCATATATTTGACGAAGACGATGGATTTTTCGATCCGGATGATTTTGACGAAAAGATGATAATGGTGTCCGTCGATACAATCCAGGAAGCAAGAAGGGCGGCAGACGTGATTAAAGCTCATGATCTCGTTGATTACTCTGATGAGACCGCGAATTTTGTCGAGATCGCGGAAAATGACGAGTTCGGCATGTTGGATGATGAGAACGACGACCCGGTAAACAACGATGACGATACGACAGACATCAATTTCACACTACCGTATGATGATGATCTTATAGAAAAGCTGGATGATTACGAGATCAGTTACGAAGAGGATACAAATGAGAACGGTGACGATGTCATTCGGGTGTTTGTCGAAGGTGATGACATCGACGGCAAGATAGATCTTGCTTATATTTTGATGTCGACCGGCTATGATAATGAGACGTCGGAGATTCAGAAGTTTGCCGACACATTTAACAATGACGATGATTATCAAGAAGCACGGAAGTTCCGTCATGGATGTCTGGATGAGGGCGTCCGGATAACGGTCAAGGACGACAGCACCGGCAAGACGGTCGAAATCGACACCGACGACCTTAACGACGGCGACAACGCCGACGCGGAGAAGGATAATTCAGACGACACGACGTTTGACACCGATGATTCCGATTTGTTCGGTAAGGATGATTCCGATGATAACGATGACGATAAGAATGACAGCGGGGACGCCGACGGCGAGAAGAATGAGTCAGAGGAGACGCCGACGCCAAAAAAGACGTTCAAGTTCCGTCCTAAGTCGAAGCTTCATGAGTCGAACGTGATCCGCGTCAATGAGTCCGCTGATCCGAACGTTCTTGATTATGTCACGTACAAAGGTGAGAAAGGTCAGGTCATATCGACATACCCGGACGGCGATCTTGTCGTCAACATAAAGGGATCGACTGTCAAGTGCGCCCCGTCCGCCGTGCGTCTCGTTTCGGAGAAGAAAGACACGGTGAAGCCGGTGTTTAAGTTCGACAAGGCGACGCTCAAGGGGATATACGAGTCGATGACGCTCAGATGCGGTCTGTTCATGAACGGCGTGCAGCTGACTCCGGCTGACTGCTATGTCAACTATGGCGAGTATCGTGATGCGAAGGACGGCGACGACGTGCGCATAATCCTAGAAGGGGAGAAGATGTCGGCACAGAAGCAGTATATCCGTCTTCTCGAGGACGCGACCGTCAACGAGGATAAGTACATATCCGGTGTTGAAACGACACAGGACGGCAAGGCTATCCGGAATGTCTGGATCGACGGCGAGCAGTACGCCGCGGCGGAAAACCCATCTGATCTGGTCGACGTTATCCTGCAGGACGGGACCGGCACGATGACGAAACTTCCTAAGGATTCGCTGAAAACTTTGTCCGTGTAATTAAATAGTATATATAATTGCACGTTATGAATAATTCGGTAAAACCAAAGAATATTGCCGACGCGAAAGATAAGATCGTCAGAGCCGCCTCGCGCGGCTCGGCGTATTATTGGAATAACATCATTCTTGTCGCGCTCGTCCTGCTCTTGACACTGGTCATCACAAACTTCAACGACATCACCGTCGATCCGGTCGGGTTTTTTAAGACTTTCTGGATGGACGGCGCCACAATGTGGGTTGTCGTGTTGATATTCATAATGTTGCTGTGTCTGTTCTATGTTGCGCGAAGCCTGTGAAATGACAAGAGGAACGGTGATATGGTCAATAATTATAAGACTGCCATGAAGGCGTTCGCCGATGAGGAAACGACCAAACACAATGAGCTCGCGCGAAAGCGCATGGAGGCCGGGCCTGTCGTTTCGTCTGTGCTTAAGGATCTTATATTGGACCTCGGCGCGACCAGGGCTGTGCTGTGCGAGATGCATAACGGGACCAACAATTTGAACGGTATTCCTTTCCTGTACGCCGACGCCGTGTATGAGGAGATTGTTCGGACCGCTGATTACGTGACGGATGAGTACAAAAACTTCAATATGGCCAGGTATCCGTTTATCGGGAATCATTTCTATGATCAGATATGGATAGGGACCAGGGACGACATCGAGGCCGAGGATCCGCATCTCGCGGCGAAATTGAAGTATACTGGCGCCGAGTTCGGTGCGCTGCAGGTGATTCAGGGACTCCGTGCCCCGCTTGGGCTTCTCGCTGTCACATATGATGCCATGGCGGCGAAAAACAAGCCGTCGAAGACGTTGATCACACAGAAGATGGATATGGCCGCGCAGAAAATCTGCATGCTTCTGTCCACCCCCATAGAGGACGAGCGGGAGCTCAAGGCGAAGACCGGAACCGTCCGGCAATACAGCGGACGTTAACAGGCGATAAATCGGATTTCACAATATTATGGCGCCAGGATGGAATAAAACCAGTCTCGGCGCTATATTATATTTGTTAAGGTTAACGCGTATGGATTAATGGGCAGGAAACGTAAGGAGGTCAATCTCGACGACATCTCATCGAAGGATCTGATGTCGTCACGGCATTATGTCAATAACAACGAGCTCCGCGAGGAGCTGATACGGTGCAAGACGTCAGGTGAGCTGACGGAGAAAGCGATCCTTATGTTTCAGCAGATAGCGAAACGGTTGTCGACGAAGCTCAAGTACACCAATCCGATGGACCGGGAAGATTGTATATCGCAGGCGGTTCTCGACTGTATTATGTACTGACATAATTATAATCCGGAGAAAAGTCTCAACGCGTTCAGTTATATCACACAGATTTGCGTCAACGGTTTCCAGAAGGGATGGAGGAAGCTTGGCAAGATAAGCCTTCCTGATTCTAAACGCGTGTCGCTTTCTGACAACATATATACAATATAAGCGGAATATTGCATGACTGAGGATAAAAACAATGTGATTGATCCTGTTACAAATGTAGTGACTGTCGTTCCGGATGATGCGTCGGTGGATGATGCGTCGGCGACGCATAAAATTTTGGATCAGACACCCACTGTTCGGTTGTCGCGTGAGACACAGGGAATGCTCGCGTATCAGAATTGGCTGACCACACACGAGGATGAGTCAAGATATCTGTCTGGAAAGCAGAAACGGGCCGTACGGCGTGATTTTATCCGCCGGGCGAAGAAAGGTATATATGAACATATTTTTAACGTAACAGGCCAAATAAACGGTCATGACGCGGAAGCGATGAAAGAAACAGAAAAGACGGAAGATGTCGGATAGGAATGAATATGTCGATGAAATCGACGACGATTACGGAAAGGATCACGGTGAGGAGATAGATCTTCTCGATGAGCCGGAGGATATAGAGTCGGCGGACGACGAAACGAACACTGTGTCGCCGGATGCGGATGAATACAAGGAATTGGATCCAGAGGATGAGGCGCGGGCAGATCTGAACAGATTCCTTAACAACGAGCTTGTCAACCGCACAGAGGCAGACAGGACGAAATTGCATGTCAAGATTAACGGGAAAAAGACGACCGTTGTCGTGATGGGAAAGGCATCGCTTCCGAACAGGTTCGTGTTCAAGTTGTCTGATGGGTCGTTTAAGGCGTATTATGTCGATGAGATAGAGTTTTAGTGATGATACAGGGAGACAAGACGAAAACCAGATGTCCTGTGTGCGACGAAAAACTCCGCATGATGGACGTGCCCCGCGGCGGGATCAGGACTTCTGCTCCGGTATCGTCGACGCCGTACAAGATAACGACGTTGAGAGGGCAGAAGAAAAAGACAAGGGGTCTGTTTTAATATGAAGCCGGTTGACAGGAGTAAAGTGCCGATGCGTTGTCTTGTCCGGTACGCGCGAGATCCAGGAATTGACGACGTGTTTTACGAGCTTGTCGATTATCTTGAACGTATAGGTAAGGACACATTCACGGAATCGGAGTATGCGTCAAAAATGAGGCTGCGGACGGACCAGTGCCGGGATCATAAAACGAAAGAGATCGATGATTTCGTCGCCCGCGGATGGGTCGAGCGCGATGGGAAATCAAAAAAGTACAAAGTTATGAATCATCCATGGTCATAGGATCATGGATGATTTTTTGTTATAAATATTATGAATATAATTGATTGAATATGCGATCTTGTTGCACTGGCGTTGTATATGAGGATTTTGATATGTCCGATATGTCTGACATCGACTACACAGATGTGTTGTCTGATTCCGACATAAACGCTGAGATCGAGCATGTGTGGTGGTGGATCAACAGGCATGTCATAATATATGTCGATCAGGATAATAATTATGATTTGTGCACAAGTACGTCGTTTCGTTACGCGAAGGATCCGGAATTTTCCGGGTATGGTGAAAACACGAATGGACCGTACGCGATGAAGGATGACCCGTATATACAGATAGAGTGGAGGTTAACGTCGCCGGGAAAATACGTGTTTGTCATCAATATCGGAAGATACGGTAACGACGTCTTTCCGGCGGAGAGTCTTCCCCCTATTACATATGTCGCGGCGGAGTTCGATTCCGGTGGCAACTCGACTGAGGCAGACGTCCTCGCCGCCGGAATCAAGTTCGGTGTCGTTGACGCCGAGTTCAACATCGGCGCGTTGTATCCCGACAGGGTATTTGGCGATATCGGTGATCCCGTACCGTCGTGGTTTCCTGATAAGATCCGTGGCGTGTTCTCGACAAGTGATGCCAACCCACCGCTCCGTTCAGACGGGGCGCTGCTCGATATAATCCCGCCGGTTGGGGTGATTAGCATACAGGATCACTCGTTCGACTTTAGCGAGTATTATGATGGTTACCATCAGGATTTTTATGCTGATATCTATGACAAAGATGAAGGTAAAGTCAAAAATAACACGGAGATTCTCGAGCAGATGTATTATGATCTGCTGTCATATCTCAATCATATCCGTGATCTCGTTCGGTCCGGGAAACTCGGATCAGATGGCGCACTGAAGATGATAGAGTATGCCGATATAAACAAGGGGCCGGGCGCTTGTCCTGTTCCGTGTTCAGCGCTGCTGAGAAAGGACGTGAAAATACCCAGTGAATATATCGATGATGTCATCAAGGATTTGAGCGGGCTCATAGAGCGGAAATCCGCCGAAGGGTGGTGTCAGCCAAAATATGACGCCGATAAAGTCAATGAGGATTTCAATATGGAGGATATGTCCGACACGGACTACACTGACACAATGGACGACATAGAATCCGCTGATACACGTTCCAGTATATACCGTTGACTGTGAGACAACATGGAATGATATGGGCATGGCTCGAACGAGCCGTATTCGGAGGATACGTGCGAGAATTTGTTCACACTCCGTCCAGCCGGGAACGGCGGTTTCGTGATTGACGTCTCATCTGCCGCGAAGGATCTCTGCTACAGCAGAGAGTCGGAATGACTGTTCGACGGTGATGATCCCCGCGAGGATATACCGGCGTTCCCGCCGTTCATAAGGTTCGGCAAATGCGACTGTAATTTAGCGTTGAGAACTGCATATGACGATAATATCGGTATCGTCTCGCTCGACGGATGCCCATCAGAGGTAGTCGGCGACGTCGATTTGTCCAGATGCGTCTCACTGAAATCGCTTGACGGCATGCCGTTGCTGATCGCGTGTGACGAGCTGGTCGTCCCTAAGATGATAAAAGACGGATACACCGAACTGAATTCGTCATATTGGTTTAGCGATGACTCATTCATCCCGACGCTGAGATCGCGGCCAGGCGGCGAAAATTGGCCGACCGTGTGGATATATGATGACGGTGGTTACAGCTGCGTTCATCCAGGACGTATAGGTTACAGCGCGTTCGAGCTTTGTTTTATAACGGATATATTGCGGAAGAACTTCGGCCGCGTTAATTTCAAGGTATACGGCAGCAGGGAAAATACCATGCTGTATGATTGTTCCGATGATGAAAATCTGGCTGAGTGGATACAGTACTGTGATGAGTATAACATTAACGGATATAATACGGAGGACAAAGAATATCTGATGGAATTCGGATATTTTGATAATGAGGATGATGATCAGTCTGATGAATATTTTGATGATGAATCTGACAATGAATAATGAATAACAACTTAATTATTAAATAAAACAGCGGTAATTTTACCGCTGTTTTATTTTATTAAAATGTAATTATCTTCATCCACCGTTATATCCGGATGAATATGGATTTATTCCATTATAATATTGGTATTGCGGCTGTTGCGACTGTTGGAACGGCGTCCCGGTGTTGATTCCTCCACCGAACAGTTCTGATCTGTCATTCAATCCGTACATCGCGGCAAATGATTCATCTGTCATCTCTGGGTTTTCCATCTCCCATTTTTTTATATACATGTTGATTTCGTATTTCCTCTTCTCGTCTGTCAGGTTGTATAAAAAGTCCTCGATCCACGACATGAACGTCTCGTCATCCATCATGACCGGTATATGGTTGATTATTGGGTATGACAAATCGTCATGACAGGCGATTCCTTTGATTTTTCCCTTGACATATCCGAACTGCTCCAGCTGGCCAAGCGTCGTCCTGTCACGCGGCACGATACGCCGTCTTGCTATCATCTTCGCGCCGAGCTGACAGAAGTGCTCCTTTTCCGGTCCCGATTTGAATCCGATCCTTCTCCTTCTCACCTCACCCGGCACAGGTTTTGTGTGGTATGTCTTTTGTAGCAGCCCGTCGAAATACAGTGGATGCTGCCGCATTGACGTCACATAGTTCTTCCCCTGAAAGTTCATCTCGACCATGACTCTGACACCGTCTGTTTCCGCTGCCTTCAGCAGATCGAGCGCCAGCGCGCATGTCATCTTGCCGCAATATTCTTCGTCTTTTCTGTTGCTCTCTCACGTCCCGACTTGGATGAAACGGACGGAGTCTTTCATGGTGACGCCCGACTCTGAGAACCGTCTGATGTTAGCGGGACTGTTCGCGATGACCTTCATCACCTGCACGGTGTTTGAGTCCGGTGTCCTTGTCTTGCTTTTCTTCTTCGTGTCATCCACCGCCTCGTCCCCGTTACCTTCCGCCAGGTCGACGAGAAGAACGAACCTGTCGGACGGCGACACGTCGTTCGGGTCAAAGTCCGGCGCCCATTTAAGGTCCGGATCGTTCAAGTAAGGTGAGTCTGACGGGATGTACTTGCGCTCGAACGGCGCGCCGACTCGCTCGATGAACGAGAAGTCCGACGGCTTGAGCAGCATCTTACTCGCCGCGTGGAACTGCAGCTCGAACTCCTGCGCGAACTCAGTCTCGCCGAAATCCTTCTTCTGCTTCGCGACCCACGCCTCGTCGTGCTCCGGCACCTGCCAGTAGTCCGTCCGGAAATGTGTGAAAGAGTTCTCGCCGTTCATCGATTTGCTCCATATATCATAGAACTTGTTGTCTACCCCGTGTGGTGTCGACGTGATCATGCACTGCGAAACGGCCGACGATGACAGGGTCGGATATACCGACCGTCAGAATGAGTCGACGATCGTCGGGTCGATGTGCGCGAACTCGTCGAGATACAGCAGGTGGACCGTGAAACCGATTGACGTCGTCTTCGTCGTCGCTCCTGTGATTATCCTGCATCCGTTGTCGAGCCGGAATCCGGTCTTTCCGAACGATCTGCATCCCGGCTTCAGGAAGTACGGTAGTCCTTTGAATACTTGTATGACTTTGTCCGCGATTTCGATGACGGTCGCTTCCTTGTTCGCCAGCAGCATGTAGTTTCTGTCCTTCATGAACGTCAGCAGGTAAGCGAAAATAGACGCCATTGTTGTCGTGTTGTGCGAAAGCACGCCGTTCACGTAATATCTGTGCTCCTGTGTCGCCACCGACATATCATACATACACATCCTGTACGGCATCTTTTCCACGGATATGACGGTTGAATATCCTTTCTCCGTTACTAGTTTGTCACCCGGTACAAGTTTTTTCGCGAAGCATTCTGAATAAACATGTCATTCCGGCAAACTCGCCGCGGATAGGTCGTCCACCTTGTACATGATATGCCTGTCGGCGCATTCGATCTCCGTGCCGTCGTCCAGCGTTATGACGTATACGGTGAACGGCCGCGTGCGGTGTATCTCCGTCACAGGGACCATGCCGGAGTCAGACGACACGGAAAGATCCGGCGCCGGGATGGTGTCAATTATCTTTTTTGAGACATCGTTCTCGTCGCCAGTATCAGTATGCCGAAGTTCCCACCGCTCCGCCTTCTCTATGAATTTGCCGACTATGATTTTTAGCAGTTTCCTGATTTTCATATTATCCGGTTATTGTATTATCGTTTCTGCTGTATTCGCGTCCGCGTCGTTCACTTGCGTCCAGTCGAACACATTGAGCCATTCTCCATTCATCCTGACCGGCGCATATCATGTCTCGTGCAGTATAAACGCGGATTTGCATGCGGATTGGATTATTTTGCTTCTTGATTTGAAAAATAGTGTCTTGATTTTGCGGGTTATCGAATTAAAATCCGTCACGTTTGTATGGTATACGGCGTTGAAAAAGTCCACCGCCTTTTTTCTGCCGTCCGGCTCCGTCAACGATTCAATGTATGACAGCTCGTCCGCTATTCTTTTTATCCTTTTCATCACCGCCGTGCCCGACATGACAGCTTCGACGTTGTTCCGGTCTGACATGTATCCTTTTTTTCTTGACATCTCCATGAATATCTCACTTTGCATCGCGTTGGTCTCAGATTTCAGCGAGAAATATATGATGTCGTGCATGTATCTGATAATCTGATCCGGATTCATGTAATTTTTGTGAAGCACTGTCCCATCCGCCCGGCCGCATTGTATCGGATTGATTTTCCCAGCGTTCCGCGTCATATAATCATTATACGCGTGGGTTATTTCATGCGCGAGCAGGATGCGGATCTCTTCGTCGAGCATGTCTGCATTGCCGCCGGCTGTAATCAATATGTATATCATGTATTTGCCGCCAGCGTCGCCGCTGCGGTCTGGCACATAACCGCCGTCGGATCAGCAGATCGACACCGCGTCGGATGGCTTGTCGATCAAAATCGACATTTCGATCCTGCATATGTCGAAAAATAATCCGTCTGCTTTGATGTCGAATATTCCGTCCGCGTATCGGTCACGTTCGCCGGCCCGGATCTTTTCCATTATTCTGTTCATCAAACTGTCGACAGCGTCGCTTATGAAATCCGGAACGCCACCGGATTCGCATAATGATCGCGATCTGTATTTGAACTCCAGCGCAGTATGTTCTTTTATATATTGATTGATATCCATGACTTATCGCTTTGAATCGGTTATGATGGAATATAGCCGTACGTGTCCTTCACGTCCTGAAAATAACCGATATATTTGCACGCGCGATTCATCAACCGGTTTCTCGCACGGGTTCACATGACGTCGACTTTCGTCAGCATCCGCCAGTAATCTGGGACAGACGAGTGGAAAACCGAATTGAAGAAAGCGAGTATTTTGTTTCGCGGTTCCTCCTCCGTGACGCGGTGGAGTTCGCGAAGACGGTTCTCGTTCGACTCCATCCTTTTATACACTTCGGTCCTTTTTAATAATTCGTTCGCTCCCGCAGATGTTCCGATCATGCTTCTGCCCCTGAGAAGTTCGGACCACAATTCGGACTGCATCGCGTTTATCTCGTCTTTTTCCGTGAAATACAGTATATTATATATAAGCTTTATATCGGGGTCATCTGTTGCCGCGGCGCCGTGCAGGAATTTTTTGTCGAAATTCCGGTCGAGCCCACCGACCGATCTGTCTTTCATCAATTCATCCGGATTCATCCTGTAATCCACATACGCATGCGTCAGCTCGTGCGCCGTCGCGGGACGGAGATCTGCCAACACTTTATCGATGTCGCCCATTAGAAAGAACTTGAGATATATCATGTATGACCCATCCGCGCGCACGCCGCTTCTGTCAGGGTAATAAAAGTTCGCGGACGACACGTCGAACGACGATCCGGACATGTCTATGTTCGCAACAACGTCTATCACACATTTGTCAAAGAACACCTTGCATTCACGTCCGGCGAAATCGTTTTTGTCTATGATGATTCTTCCCGACGTGATCAGATTGTCTCCGATCCCTTCGGCTTTGTATCTTTCCTGTATTCAGCCCGATATTTTTCTGTATACGGCGTCGGCTCATATATCTATGTTGTCCGGCCGTCCCATTGATTCGTTCACCATGTACGGCGATTCGCGGTGGATGAATTCTTTCCATATCTGGTATAGTCAGTATTTCCGGATATCCATGTCTTTCATAACGGTCTGTTTTTACTTTTCGATGTTGTCTTCTACGTTTTTCGTGTATCTCGATTCATATTTGTTTTTATTGTTTTCGCCTGTTTCTTGTTCTTCATTCCTTCATCTTCACCATATGTTTTAATAAAACGTTTAAGCGCGCATGTTCTTTGTCTTTCGGCGCGCGCCACCTCCGCCTCTTCGGAAGACATTCCCTTGCCGATGTAATAATCAATTTGCGCCGCGTATGATCTGCTTTCCGCGACTTCGGTCAAAAAAATGTCGCGGTCCGATTCTGACATGTTTTTCCGTTTATAAAACTCTTTGGAAAACGGCGAATTCTCCTTGCGCTTCTGCTCTGACGCCTTTGTGTGATGATTCGGGTTGTTCTCACCAGACATCATCTTTGAATATTTCTCGCGGTATTCCGGTTTCTTCATGAACTGGCCGGAATTCTTTGATGTCGCGGCCTTGTCTTTCGGTATCGTTATCGGCGCGTCCGGGAATTCCGACTTGTACTCATCCATCGTGCGGTCGGGATGCATTTTCCGAAACCATCGGCCATACAGCCGGACGGTCGGCAGACCGTTCCACCTGTCTATGATGTAGTCGACATTCTCGACGCCGTTTTCGAGAAGCGACCTCGTCTTTTTTTCGAGCGCCTGCTGATCGTGATATCGCTTGCCGCATTCATATGAGCAGAATTTCGCATCGCCTTGCCGCGCCTCGAATTCTTTGCCGCACACGATACAGATATGTTTTGTAAGTTTGTTCTTTTTACGTTTTTTGATTTCCATTAACTTTATAATTTGGAATATAATCAGTAAAGCATATTTTTAATGTGATACAACAAAGTGCGTTTTTGCTTTTTATATTTATTTCAGATTGTATAAAAGTTGTTTGTTTTGCTTTCTGACAAACCGGCATTGCTATCATTATATGATATGTAACTTATTGGAGAACAACACTTTCCACTTTGCCGCGCGGCCATTCATATGATGTTACGGTTCTTCGGGACAAGCAGGTCTTTCGCCGCGTCATAGTCCTGTGATGTCACTATGTCTATGAGCTCCTTCTGGTATGGTCGCAGCGTCACCGTCTGCATGCCGTGGTCCGTCATCCACCTGCAGTATCGCTCGATGAAGTATTTCGGGTCGTTATAACACCTGTCGATTTCTTCCAGCTCCGCGTCCGTGTAGTCGAAGCTGATGTTCTCTGCCTTCAGGTCGATGTCGTGCTCGAAGAACGGCGAGTAGTCTATGTCATACCCGTTTTCATAGTCCGTCATCATCTGGTTTATCTGCTCTGTGCTTCACACGCGCGGCGAGCGGCCGGTCGTCTGCTGACTGCCGTCCTTGTCGAATTTTCCCATATCTTTTCCCGGTTTAGTTTATGAGGAACGACTCCACCTTCCTCTGGTTGATATATATGTCTATCACGGCGAAGTCATATCCGTCGTCGTGGTGACCGAATCTCACCTTAGGTGTGATCGTTCATCCTTGTGGCGTCGGCACGTATTCTGTCAGCTGCCGCGATATGTCAGACTCTATTCCCTCCGCGTCCCTTGCCGTGCGGAACACAAGATCCTCTATGTTCGCGCCGAAACTGTAGTCGCCGAGGACGTCGCCGTTCGACGTCGACATCAGGTTCTTGATCTTCTGAACCATCTCTTCGACCGCGCTGTCGTGTTCGAGTGCGGACGGATTGTATCCCGTCTCGTCCGCCGCTCTGGTGTATATTTCCCTTATCATATCATCTCTGTTGTTCCTTTATTGCTCGTCCGGCCCGTCCTGCGCGGCTTCGAGCGTTTTCATTCGTTTGTACATCAGTAACTCCGCGAGTTTACCGCCGCCTGTTATGACATTGTGACTTTTTCCTCCCTGCAGCTGCGTCTCTACTGGTCCATCCAGGTTTTGCCGCTCCTCTGCCTGTTTGTCGCGGATCTCCAGCTTCAGGTCGAGATACGTCTTCCTCATCGTCGTCTCTGTCACCTGAATCTGCTTGCTCAACGCGGATATCTTGTCTGTCAGCTGCGTGTATACCTCAAAGTTGCGCGGGGCGGTATTTCCCCTGGCGATGACGTCGAGGAGCGCGTTCTGGACGAGCGAGTTTGATTTGACCTGTCAGTACAGGTCTGCCAGCGTCGCCGCATCCTGTTCCATTTTGTTTTGCACGTATTCCTCTTCAAGCAACGGTTTCGGCAGGGCGTGTTGCGCCATCAGCTTGACTGTATTTCTCGCTCGTTTCCGCGCTGACTTCTGCTCGCCGGCGCGGTCGAATATGATGATCTGTTCCGGCTCCACCGGCGCGCCTCCGCTATTATCTACCGCGCCGGACACGCCATTGCTCTGCTCCCCCGGTGTCGCCGGCGATATCGAGTTAAGCAGCTGCTCGAGCGCGATCTTGTCTGATTTTATAGTGTTGCTCATGGTTAAAAAATGATTCTGTCCATGCTATTTATTTGAGAATCATTACAAAAGAAAATGACAGGACATTGTATGGTATATAATGTGTGATAAATATCAGGTAATATAATTCTTCATGATGAACCGCAAACTACATGTCATATATCCCGGCGCATTTAAGCCATTCCATGATGGACATTGGGAACAGATAAAGAAGTATCTCAATCTTGATGGGTATGACGTCGATGTGACGGTAATGCTTTCGTCAGCAGATAGGGAGGGAATAAAGGCAGATACATCCAAGACGTTTATGGACAAGGTGTTCGCAGATGAGCCGCGTGTCCGCGTCTGGCTGTCGCCGGACGCGTCCCCGGTCCGCGCCGTATACAGGGCGGTCGAGGGCGGTCGTGGCCGTTTCGCGATGGCATCATCCGGCAAGGGTGACGATAAGAAACGGGTCGACGACTTCATCAGGTATTTTAAGACGCATCCCGTCGACGGGGTCGAGACCGTCGATGTTCCAGTCGATTATTCGCCTGTGACATACGGCGCGCGGGCAGACGGATATCAGAACAGGCCGGTATCGTCGACTGTCGTCAGGAACGATGTCAGGTCTGATGACTTCGCCGCGTTCCTGACGGCGTATAGGAGGATGTTGTCGGCAGGGGTGGTGAAGCCAGCTGATATCAAGGAATATTATAAGGCGATCAGGAGCGAGGTTCTTCCTCTCCGAGATTCCGGCCTGTATGACAGCGCACTGACCGAATCCATCACCGTCTTGCCGGCGCCGGCGCTGAATGAGGGCGGGATGGCCGGGCATCTGCCGCATCCATATGAGATTAACGACTTCACGTTCGGCGATTTGAAACGGCTCGTGCGTGATGTGTTCAGCGCCGATGTCGAGGACATAACAGAGAAGCTTGATGGACAGAACATATTCGCGTCCGTCGATAAGAAAGGAAAGACCGTGTTTGCCCGCAATCTCACCGACATAAGGGGATCCGGCATGTCGATCGACGACATGGCGGCGAAGTGGTCGGACAAGCCGGAGGTCGCGGAGGCGTTTGTTACCGGCGGCAAGATAATCGACATGGTGTTCCGCAAGATAAAGGACAGGACCGTGTTCTTCAACCGCGGCGGGGGCGATTCTGATTACCGCGTGTGGATCAACTGCGAGGTGATCAATCCGGTCAACCGCAACGTCATCCCGTATGATGGCGTGCACGTGTATTTTCATGACTGTCGCATCTACATGACGAGACATCTGAAATCGGATACATTCGAGGAGATTGAGCCGACGGCGGATGATAAGACGATGGAGATCGTTAACACCGCCGCGGAGAAGGTTGACTCCGCGTCCGGCACGAACAAGATCGTCATGAAACAGCTGAACGACAACGGGAACGTGACGCACAGGTTCATATCGGAGCTCAATAAGGTCGCGGCGGACGGGATCGGTTATACCGATCCGGACGAGACAACCGTCGGCGACTGGAAGAAGGCGAGATTTACGCGGATCACCGCCAGGTCGAAGATAAAGTTTATCTATAATTATCCTGATTTGCGCGACATGTTGCTTGACCGGTGGATAGACAAGTCAAAAAAGACGAATATGCGTGACATAAAGCGGGTCGCTGTGGAGGTGATGAAATCCGCCGCCGATTCCGGTATGGATCCGGTTGACAAGGCTGAGATGAAGCGAAGGTTTGAATCGATTACTGACTTCGACAAGAACTCCGCGGCCGACGCCGTGAAAAAGGTGGTCGACCCGCTCGACCGGTTTTTCATCAGGTTTGGCGACGAGGTGATCCGCCGCTGTTCTGGTTTCGTCAACGATAAGAGCAGCGCGGATGTGTCACGGAAACTCAAGGATCAGATAGAAAAGACTGTCGAGTCGATCAAGGCGGAGGGGTTGTCTGATAAGATCGCACTGCTGAACGACCAGCTTCGTCGGCTCCGTGACGCCGGCGGCGTCGTGAATGCGACGGAGGGCATTGTGTTGAAATACCATGGCAGGACAATAAAGTTGACTGGCTCGTTTGCCGCGGTCAACCAGATATTGGGTATGCGGAAATACAACAGGAAGTAATGACACCTGGAAAAGATTGAGTGCGGACGGATATTTTTTATCCGCCCGTTTTTTATTTTGAAAATATGTCATATATTCGCGTTATGAAAAATCTCAGTATAATACTTAAATCGGTGGCGTTCGTTATTGCGGCCTGCGCGTGTCTCTCGTCCGCCGGTCAGAATTCGGTTCGTTTTGTGTCGAAGGTCGCGAATATCGACTCGCTCCGCGTCGCAGCGGCGGTCCGTCCGGTTGACTGGATTCTTGACCATTCATCTGGATCGCGGGACCGGCAAAATACGGTCAAATCGTCGGCCGCGGCGCTCGCGCGTATTTTCCCGCTGTCGTCGAGCAATACTGTCAGGCTTATTTACAATATCAAGCCTTCCGGGCAATACGACATGGAACGGGCGGCTGACATAACGACGGAATACATTAACCATATGTTTGACAGCGGCGGCGAAATGGCACAGGTTAATAACAGGAAATGTAAAAGAACCGGTGACATTGATTTGAAATACAAATATATGTTGTATAAGAGTATATATGTCCACTTTTGCGTTCGTCTCACCGTGATTGTCGAATTTTTCCATGACGCGGTGCAGGTAAGGATTGATATGAAAGACATTCTGACTCATACTTATAATAAAAACAGCTCCGGAAATTTGCGATGGGTGCATGATCATGGCAAGATGGATGATGTCATGTACAAGAAATCCGATATCAAGTTCGAACATCTTATCGCGTATATAAAGGCGTGCGACGCGATGATGAAAACCGTCACGCGGTATATAGATATTCTGAATGTCGAAATGAATCAGCCGTTCCTGACATATAATAAATGATAAATTAACGAAGCCATTATATGGAAAGTGTAACGCAAAAATTATTCACGGAACTTTTCCGCCCGAAAAAGCTGGACGGCGTCATCGCCCCGCCGCGTATCAAGAATGAGCTGTCACGTGGGCTTGTGCAGAATATTCTGCTGTATGGATCACCTGGATGCGGCAAATCGTCGACCGCGAGGATCCTGATCTCTGATTATGATACGCTGCAGTTGAACGGTTCAGCCGAGCGCGGCATCGACATCATGAGGGACAAGGTCGTTTCGTTCTGTTCGCATGTATCACTCGACGCCGGCTCCGAGAAACTGAAGGCGGTCTATATCGACGAGGCTGACGGAATCACCGCTGACGGGTGGGATGCGCTCAGAAACACGATTGAACGGTACGCCGATTCTGTCAGGTTTGTACTGACATGCAACAGAATCGATAAGATACCGGATCCGATCAGATCGAGGTTTAACTGCATACCATTTTACCCGATCAACAAGGAGGAAGAGGATTATGTATTTGGCATGTATGTCAAATATATCAGGCAGATCCTTGACGGCGTTCATATCGCGGCGGACGACGAGACCGTCACCGCGTTCGTCAGGAATAGTTTCCCTGACATGCGGTCGATGCTGAACGGGATCCAGACACTGTATCTGCAGGGCGCGAAGGAGATGAACAAGGATTCATTGGTGAAGACGTTCGAATGCTCTGATCTGTTCGAAAAGATTTTTACCTGTGTTGATCCTGTCGAGAACTACAAGCTTGTCATGTCTGAATACGCGAGTTATCCAGAGGACGCGGTGTCTGCTTTCTCAAAAGATTTCATCGAGTTTCTCAGGCTAAATCATCCGGACAAGATACAGAAGATACCATACTGTGTCATTACGATCGCGGAACACGCGCGGGATATAGTGAACGTCCCCGACAAGGTGATCACCCTGCTCAGCCTTGTCTATAAACTGCAAACCATAATATTGTCGTAACATGAATAGTAAGAATATGCTGTCGCTTGTGTTCGACTTTAACAACATGGCGATGCGGGCGCTGTTTACCTGTTCATTCACGAAAGGCGCGGGTGACGTGATGATTAAGGATTTCTCGACACAGGCAGAGACGGCGGTGCTCATAAGGAAGCTCGCGATCGATATGGTGTATATGATCAACTTTATCCGCCCCGATAAAGTGATTGTTTGCTGTGACGCGAAACATCCATGGAGGAAGGCTCTGCTTGCCGATGAGAAGGTCGGGTACAAAGAGAACAGGAAAAAAGACGATACCAAGGATTGGAAGTCGATTTTCAACGCGTTTGATGAGTATAAAAAAGTGTTGAGATCACAGAATGTCATCGTGTATGAGATTCCTGACGCCGAGGCGGATGACGTCGCGGCGTTGATAAAGCGTGACCTGTATACGGATCGGCATGAAAGCGTGGTGTTCGTGTCATCTGATAAGGATTGGACGCAGCTCGCTGATTTTGACGGCGCGACTGGATCATATTGCTGTGTGCTTGACCCGATATCATCCGGCAGACGGAAGAGCAAGCGGTTTTCCGTGACGGACGGGTTTGCCGATTGGCTTTCCGCTCCGGATGAGCCGAAACCGGTTCCAGTGTCCGGTATATCGTGGGAAAGCCTGTTTGATCCGACGTGCGGTGTCCGTGGCGCCGACCTGAAATCTCGTACGCGTGTTTTCGCGGTGAGTGACAAGGTTGAGATCGACCGGATTGACCCCGACCGCGTCATCCTTGTCAAGATGGCGTGCGGCGATATGTCGGATAACATCCCGTCGTTTTACGAGTTTTATAAGAACGGGAAACTGACCAGGATCACAGAGAAAAGGATGGATAAAATTAACGAAGCGTGTGGCATCAATGATTCTGACGATTTCATCCGGCTCGCCCCGCTCAAGCCGTTCCATGACGCTTTGTCGTCCGTTCTTAAGACTGACGCGGATGACATCGATTTTACCGCGCGGACTGACAGGCAGCGACGGCTGGTCGTGCTTGATCCGACGTTGTTTCCGGAGAAGGTCGTCGATGATTATGATTACGCAGTGGGCCACGCGGCGCAGGACGGTTATGTGTTCGGCAAGACGCTCCGGATGGAGACGCTTCTGGAAGGCACGCGGTTCATCGACAAGAATTACGGCAAGGCGAAACGGAATGAGATTTTTGACGACATCAAGGATCTTGATAAGTATATTACACCGATTAACAGGTTGTTCTAGTCATGGCGTCTGATAATATACTGTTTAATATAATAGGCGCGTTATTCAATGATCACGCCTATATATGGTCACTTCCCGTTCAGGCAGTGAAGTCCAACTGGTTCATGATCAACAGGCGCGTCGCCGCGAGATATCCGCTCCAGGCGCAGGTTTTGAATAACACAAAAGTCAATCCGGTTGATGGCGTCAGGTTCTGGTCGGATTATCTTTCGACCGCGTCCGGCGGCAGGACTCCAAATTGGGTTTACTTGAAAGGCGTTAAGAAGTCTCAGGCGAAAACCGACGCGAGACGTAAGGTAACGGCGGCGCAGATACGCAGGTTCGCAGTTGGCCGGAATATTTCGGTGAAAGATATCGAGCAGTCACTCAGGTTTTTCCCTGATGACACCGCCACCGAAATAATCGAATACGACAAAATGATGTCGGCATTAGAATCATAATATTTATGTTATGGAGTTTTTAGATAAGTCTTTGATCCGCCGTGTGGGTGACGCCGTGTCCGGCGGATCGTTGAAGAGATATGAGTTTGATCCCGGCGTCAATATCGCGGTCGGATCCGTCCTGATAAGGCGGGATAAGGCAGGCAGGATCAATCTCATGCTGTCACAGGGATGTGGCGGCACGTATATGGTGGAATGGAACAAATCAGTAGGCGGAATGTTGCTGTCCGATATTAAGAAAGGCAGGACAGAGCAGTATTACCAGATTGATTTTGACGGAATGCGGTGTCTGTTACGCACGGTGACGGATGACGAATATTCGGTATATCTGAATGATTCGGCGATGTCAGATTATCTGTACAAGGCTGACGGCTTGAACGTCGTGTTCGTGAAGATATGCCCGAATAATATTGACTGGTCTGTCATGTCCAATGAGGTCGAGATTGTACTTGATCCTGTATCAGATGATGATGTGGATGACATTGTTGATCGTCCGATGGAGCACAGTACATTACACGCCAATAGTTTGTTTGACGATTAAAAAATAGGTTGTATGTCAGATTCTTCTATATTGCGGTATGAGTTTACGGATACGGAGCGTGAACTGATAACGGCCATGACGAAAAAGAACGTCATCGCCGCGTCGCCTGACGAGAAAAGAAACACTGTGCGGACGCTGCTTGCCGGCACGGGCAGGAATGGTGTTGACAATGTGATTTCATTTCTTGATACGTCGGATTATTTCACCGCGCCGTCGAGTATGAAATACCATTCTAATTATGACGGCGGACTTGTCGATCATTCGCTGCTCGTCCTGTCTACCGGATACAGATTGCTTGAAATGATGAAGGTCATGAATCCGGATATCGGCTCACGCGTCGCGGCAGACAGCCTGATTCTCACGACGCTTCTTCACGACACTTGCAAATGCAGCTTTTACAAGTCGGCGGATAAGTGGAGAAAAGATTCGTCTGGACGGTGGGAGTCTTACAAGGGGTATGAGATCGATGACAGGTTTCCTATAGGGCACGGAGAGAAATCTGTCATTATGCTCCAGAAATTCGGGCTCGACCTGAACGCGGAGGAGATGCTCGCGATACGGTGGCATATGGGCACGTGGGACGGCTCGTCCATGAATGATTCGAAAACCGCATATCTGCACAGCATCGACATGTCACCGCTTCTTGTGGTCGTCCAGACAGCGGATAGCGTGTCATCATTGACAATGGAACATATAATCAGACAATAATGGAATTTCCTAAATATGTTAAGGACGGTGAGACGTCTGACGGCAAATCACTCAGGATCGGTGAGTCAACATGGGTGTTTAATCCGACGCCCGAGATATTTTATGAGAACGGATGGGTCGATTATGTGAAGACCGTTGATGACTGGAAATCGGAACGGGTTGATGACCTGACGTCATATTACAAGACATGTTCAGAACATGTAGTGATTGATGGCAACGAGATTCATGTCACAAAGGCAACAATCCGTGATTACAGGGACATGGCGGATGATTTGGATGATACGGGCGGCGACGCCGTGATTGATGGGTATCCGTTCCCTGTCACTGTCGATCTGCTCCGTAAGTTTATAAAACAGGCGAGACTTCATATGAACGCGTGTGACCTTGTGTTTTTGCGGAAGCGTGGCGAGATTATGTCGATTGATTCTGTCGACGGACTGAAAGATTATGACGTGTACGCCGGTTTTCCGTTGATTCCGGAACTGAGTTTCAATGCGGGATAATTCTGTGATATTTTATGCCGGACTGTCAAAAATAAGTCGTCCGACATTGTTATATTATGTATGGTTAAAAGAATTTAGATTTATATGGCGAAGAAAACAGAGGTGGCGGGAGGATCGATTTTTGATCTTGTCAAGTCGCTTAATTCGGACGCGGATATCATAGAGACCGCTGTGTGAGCGAACAGTGACGATTATATCGGTACGGGATCGTATATACTCAACGCCGCTGTATCTGGATCATTGTTTGGTGGTTTGCCCAACAGGAGATCCATGATGCTCGCCGGCGAGTCCGGCGCGGGTAAGTCTTATCTCGCCGCGTCGATGGCGCGGGAGGCGCAGAAAAAAGGATATACCGTCATCGTGCTTGATTCAGAAGGCGCGTGGGACAAGGAATTTGCCGGCAGGATTGGTGTCGACACGTCAAAACTTATCGCCGTTCCGGTCAACGTCATATCAGAGGTTAACACGTTTCTTGCCAATCTGTGTGACAAGATGGCGGCGGCGAAATCAAAGGACAAGGTGTTTGTCATCCTTGATTCAGTCGGCAACTTGACGTCCGACAAGGAGAAAAACGACTCGACCGAGGGTAATCAAGTCCGGGATATGACGAAACAGCAGCAGCTCAAGGCTTTGTTCCGTGTCAATGGGTTAAAAATGTCAAAGCTCGCGATTCCGTTTCTTATCGTCAATCATGTTTACGCGAAGATTGATTTCATGGGCGGTGTCGAGGTTTCCGGCGGACAGGGGCTTAAGTACAACCCGTCGATAACGATGATCCTGACAAAGGCGCAGCTCCGTGACGACAAGATCGGCGAGAAGATAGTAGAGCAGAATAAGGGAAAGACTGACTACACAAGGACCGGTGTGCTTGTCACCGCGTCACCGTTCAAGTCGAGATTCACCCGTCCGGTCAAGGTAAAGTTTCAGATACCGTTCTTCAAGGCGCCGAATCCGTATGTCGGGCTCGAACAGTATCTCACGTGGGAGAATTCCGGCGTGATGGAGGGGGAGCTGCTGACAGAGAAGGATTACGAGAAGCTTTCTGATGTGGAGAAATCGGTAGTGAAGACATTTGATTATAATGGACAGACAATGTACGCCAGACCGAAGGTCGCGGCGCAGTATAAGAACCGAAAAATTGTCGTCGCCCGTCTGGGGCAGACGCTTCCGATCACTGAATTGTTCACAGACAAGGTGTTCACCGACGAGCTGCTCCACAAGTTGGACGACGAAATAATCAAGCCGACGTTTCAGCTTCCTTCCGGCCAGTCGCATGACGATCTCGATGAGTTCTTCACTGATGACGGCGGCGACATAAACGGCAATAACGAATAATGGAAAACGCCGGTCAGCAGATAACGGAGGAACGGTCAGCATCACTCGAGGAATATGTGACGTCACATTATGAGAAATGGAAGGCGAAGGTGGATTACATGTCGGGATTGTTAAAGAAACTTCCTGATCTTGTCGAGCTGCAGACGACCGTATATCCCGTTCGGCAGGAATGTCTTGAGTATTATTACACACTTGTCAACAAGATTTCAGAACATTCCAAGAAGTACAAGCGCGATTACGCCGAGCGGTATAATTGGTATAAGACGCAGTCTCAAATACGGTATGGCACCGATTCAGCGATTAATGCTCAGATATCATCGGATTTGTCGGATTACACATACGGGATCGAGATGCTGAACGCGCTCGCGAAGTATATGCAAGAGACGCTGAAATCTATTGATGATATCATTTATGGAATCAACAGCCGGGTCAAGGTCGAAGAACTGATACAGTCATACGGAAAATAAAAAAGGACGTCGATTTGACGTCCTTTTTGTTATATATGTAAATTACCGTTTTCCGCCGTATTCCGATTCAAGGAAGTCAATCGATCCCTTTACCATCACGTCGGTCAGCATTTCGATGCCGTCTGTGCTCGTCAGGAATTCAACGTCTGATGCGTTGTCCTGAAACATGTTCTCGACAAGCACGGCCGGCATTGCCGCCCCATATATCACAGTGAAGTTTGCCTCGATGTCTCTGTCTCCGTCCGATTTGTCTGTTCTGATCCGCACTCCCGCCGGCTTCAATATTTCCTCCGCCGCGTCATACAGTTTGTCCGCGTATACATCGGATCTGTTCTGACCCTTTGTCGTGTATGCGGATCATCCTGTTCCGGTCATCCATTTGGCGCCGTTCCCGGCGGCATTGACATGGATTGACAGGAATATACATTTCTTGTTTGGGTTCGCCTGTTTGATCCTGTTTGCTAATTTGTATCTCAACGTGAGTTTCAGATCGGACGGGTCTGACGGATTCACAGTGAATGCAGTGTTCACCCCCGCCGCTTGCAGTTTGTCCGCCACCAGCTTGCCGGCTTTCCTGCTTCATTCTCATTCAAAGAACGGCAGGGCCGGCTCAACTTTGTTCGCTGATCACGGCGATCGTTTGCCCGGTGTCGATTCGCCGTGACCGCAGTCGATGATTACCATGAAATCATTTCTATTCATACTTATTGTCAGTCAATATGTTTGGCTTAAAAATTCGGATAATAAATATAACCGAAAACGCTATTTATATTTAACAGACAGAAATATTATGGACGTTGAATCACATAAAAGATCGCACAAGCCGGTCGTACACCTTACCGAATCGGGAGAGGTGAAGGGCACGCATCAGGGATATTATGTGCCACAACATCCGGAGAAAATCATCGGCAGTCCGGCTGAGCTCATATATAGATCCGGATGGGAGCGTGATTTGTGCAGGTGGTGTGACGACAACCCGAATGTACGCAAGTGAGGCATAGAGGTTGCGAAGATCGAATACCGTGATCCGGGCAATCTCGATTTTGACGAGTTACGCCGGCTTCAGCTCAACCCGGCGGATCCGTCGATCTGGCCGGTGCGAAGCTATTTCATCGATTTCTACATAGAGTTTAATCAGTCGGATGACGACGGGGACGAGGATTCTGACTGTGCCTCACATAAGCTTCTCGTCGAGGTGAAGCCGAAAGCACAGACGATTCGGCCGATCCCGCCTCAGTCGACGGCGAAGCTCAAGGAGCAGAAACGGTTCGTGCTCGACTGCCGCACATACCTGACGAACGAAGCGAAATGGAAAGCGGCAAAGGCGTGGGCAGACTCGCATGGTATGAAGTTCGTCGTGTGGACGGAGGACACGCTTACGAAATTGGGAATAATGTAAACATTGATATGGCAACAAACAACGGACAGTTCAAGAAGAAGGTCATAGTTTCGATGACGTCGTATCCGGCGCGTATCGAGTGTGTCGCCCCGGCGTTCCGGTCTATTCTGAACCAGAATGTCGACAGGAGACTCTACAAGTGTATGCTTGCGCTCGCGCGTCCGGAGTTTCCGGGAGGGAAGGCAGATCTCCCACCGGATCTCGTCGCGATGGTGAGAAAGAAAGAGATCGAACTTGTTTGGACGGAGACGAACACCCGTTCGCACAAGAAGCTGATGCCGGCGCTGAAGAAATACCCGACCAACCCGATACTGATAACGGACGACGACGTCATCAGACAGCCGGGCTGGCTGCAGATGTTCATTGACGACCACGACAGATATCCGGATGACATCATATGCGGAGCATTCGGATATTTCTTCGGCGCGGGGAATCGGCTTATCCGGTTTGATAACAGGAAGCAGAAAGCCGCCGGAAGTTTTAACGACGTTCCTGACATCGTGTTCAACACCGCCCGGCCGGCGAACGGCACCGGCGGCGTGCTCTATCCGGCCGGGACATTTACCGATCCGCGGTTTTTCGACGAGGATCTTTACATGCGGCTGTCCCCGACGTCAGACGAGTCATGGCAGTTCTGTTTTAACATAATGGCGGACAGGACGATACGTCAGTCGTCAAAAATATTCGATAATTCGGCGAGCTATATACCGGGCACACAGTCGATGCCTACCGCGCTTCATAAGGTGAATGATTACGGTAAGATAAATGACACGCTGTTCTCATATTTTCCGGAATACGCGAAGAAGCTCGATGAACGGCGGTCCCGCGTCGTCGTGTCGCTGACATCATACGGCGACAGGATCCAATACCTGCCTGCCGTTATTAACTCGCTGTACAGGCAGACTGTTCAGCCGTGTAGAATCGTCGTCTGCCTTGACGTCCGCGACAGGGACAGGCTGACGTCAGAGCTTTCTGATTATCTGTCAGATCCGCGTGTGGATCTGATCTGGTCGGATGAGCCGTGTGGCGATCTCAAGCCGCACAAGAAATATTATTACGCGATGATGAAATACCGCGGTCACGCGGTCATCACGGTGGACGACGATTCTGTATACACACCTGATCTCATCGAAAGCCTGACCGACGCGTATATGAAGAATCCGTCACGGGTGTGTGCCAGACGCGTGCATCTCATCAGGTATTCAGCGGACCGCAAGCCGCTGCCGTATAAGAACTGAGGCTATGACTATACGAAGGCGAAGGCCGCGTCGTCACAGCTCATCGCGACTGGATGCGGCGGCATACTATATCCGCCGGACGCGCTGAACATCTGCCCGGATGATCTGTCGTCTATTATGGAGTATGTCAACGCTGATGATATATGGCTGAAGAAACGTGAGTTCAACAAGGGCATAAAGACGGTGTACGTTCCGAATGAAAAAAGACTCGGCGATCCTATACTGGAGGCGCAGCATAATGACTCCGCACTATACAAGCAGAATGTCAAGAATGGCGGCAACGACCGTTACGTCAGCATGATCGGCTTTCCGTATTCGGATGATGTCGAGAAGACGCCGGGTGTTCCGGATGACGCCGTCCCGGATCCGCCGGCTGTCATAAGTTTCACTTCCGTTAACCCGGCAGAGGAAATCCGTCTATACAACGAGGCGGTGAAATTCGGTGTTGACCGTTTCGTCATCGCGCCGTCCCGTCCGGTCGAGACTAACCTGACAGAAACACCTGCAGATCCTGTGGTCGTGGAGGCAGTGAAGCCGCCGGTCGTCGTCCGGACCGTGCTGAAGTTCGCGGCTGATCCGGTAGATTCAATGAATCCGACTCCGGTTCCGGAAAAGCTACCGAAAAAACGCCCGTCGACATTCAGGTTCACGGACGGCAACATCCAGCCGGTGCTCGCGCAGCGTGACACGGTCTGTGATGGTTCCGACAAACCGGATCACACCCCGTCAAAACTTGACTTCACTTCTGGCGTGACGCGTCCACGGCAGATAAAACCGATTAAACGTATTGTCTTCAAATAATGACGTATACCGAATATTACAGGAAGTACGCGGCGGATTCTGAGAAAAGATCCGCCGCGTACACGTATCTTGTCGATTACGCGCTGTCAAGGAAACGCCGCGGGCAAGACAAGCTCGAGACTGAGTTTGATCTTGATATGGAGTCGTCACAGCCGGCGGTGTTCATTCCCGGTATGATATACACGTTTATGTACGTCAGGCCGGATGAGCAGGTCATATCGGATGTCAGGTTTACTGATGTCGTCCCGCTTGTCATGGTGACGGGCTGGTCGGATCCGGCTCATATTGAAGGACTCAACTTCAATCTTCTTTTGCCCGAGTTCAGGGCCGCGGTGCTTGACATCATCAATGACACGAATCCGGATTTTTATGATAATGTCGAGAATGACGGTTTCACCATGAATAATGTCCTGTATCAGACGCTCGCCGATCCGGTTCGTCGCGGGATGTTTATGAAATCTGTCAATTACAGGTTGTCTGCTGATATAACCTCCGCATGCCGTCAGTATTATGTGCGGAACTGTACGGAAATCAGGCTTGTCGAGTATGACATGTGAAAATATATACCGTTCTTGAGTTATGGCAAATCTATCCGCGGCGCCGCGCTTTCCGCTGTGCAGCAGGCGGTATTGCGGGCTGATAAATAGCATGATTACAGAAAATTAGGAATCGATGGCCAAAAAATTCATATTAAAGGCGCTCGCCGGCGCGCCGGGTGGGATGCCGAATTTCGGAGGTCACAGGCGGATCGAGCGGAACCTTCTCAATCTCAGCAACATCGGACTTAAATGGGACGAGTCACTCATCAGGTTCGCGAGGGGCATCGGGTCGTCCGAGACGGCGGAGTCATCCAACTCGATATATCCGAACTCCGGCTTTACGGAAAATCAAAATGTGTATAATACATACGCGAATATCGCCGGGAACAACGAGTACGTCGCGTTTTTCGATAAGTCTTACGCGGCTCGCCGGGATTTTCTGAGACGTTTCGCGCTTCAAGGCGAGATTGAGTATGTGCTCGATACAATAACGAATGAGACGGTCGTGTATGACGACTTCCACTATTTCGCGTATCCGAACACGAAGAATCTGACCGCTATATTGAAGAAGGAGAACGGCAAGGAGATCGTCGATGCCATCAACGAGTCGTATAAGCGTGTGTACTCGAAGTTCAAGTTCAACGAGTCGGACGATGCGTGACAGTATATGAAGCGATTCCTGGTCGACGGGTTTCTCGCGTTCGAGATCATATACCAGACGGACCGGGCGACAGGCAAGGCCGTCGACATAATCGGCTTTCAGGAGCTTGACCCGGTAACACTTGAGCCGGATATAAGGTTCGATGAAGACGGGAATGAGTACAAGGTGTGGATCCAGTATCGCGGCGACGCCGAGAAGGAGCGGATTCTGCCGGACTCCAACGTGATTTACATATCATGGGCGCGGAATAATTTCATATCACGCCTGTCTTACACGGAGCAGCTCGTGCGTTCGTTCAACATGCTCAGGACTCTCGAGAATTCCCGTGTCATTTGAAACGTGCAGAATGCGCAGAAACGCATCAAGTTCGTTGTCCCGATCGGGTCGCAGTCCGAACAGATGGCGAGGACCCGGCTCAATGAGCTGCAGGCGTATTACAAGGAGGATATCATAATAGACGACAACTCCGGAGAGGTGACGGTCAACGGCCAACCGAAGTTCTCGTTCAACAAGACGTTCTTCTTCCCGTCCAGAGAGGGGTCACAGACAGAGATATCAGAAGTCGGTGTCGAGGGATATGACCTTAACTCGACAGAGCAGCTCCGATATTTCTGGCAGCGGTTCATAATCGAGACACAGCTGCCGAAAGACAGGTTCACGATGATGGGCGTCGACGGAGACTCGTCTAACCCGGTCCCGACGTCGAATAACACCGTGTCAAGGGAGGAGTACAAGTTCAGCCTGTTTATCAACCGGCTCAGGACGGTGTTTAAGGAATTGCTCGTCAAGCCGATGTGGATGCAGTTCTGCCTTAAGTACCCCGCATTCGCGACAAATAATGTTCTCCGCTCCGCACTTGGTCTTTCATATGTGGAGGAAAATCTTTTCGTGCTCGCGAAGGAACGTGCGATCATATCGGATGGCGCGGCTCTCGTACAGAATTTGTCTGGTATAAACGGCGCTGACGGACGTCCGGTGTTCTCGATGCGATTCCTGGTCAAATATCTCGGCCTGTCCGATGACGACTGGAAACTGAACGAGAAATATCGCGCCGAGGATGAAGCGGAGATGAAGAAGAAGCAGGAAGAAATGAACGCAGGGATGGGCGGAATGTCCGGCGGCATGGATATGGGTCCTGGAATGGGCGGAATGTCCGGCGGCATGGATATGGGTCCTGGAATGGGCGGAATGTCCGGCGGCATGGATATGGGTCCTGGAATGGGCGGAATGTCCGGCGGCATGGATATGGGTCCTGGAATGGGCGGCGAGATGGGTATGTCGGGATCCGGCATGGAAGGCGAAGGCAGCGCGGAGATGACGCCGCCGGCTGAATAATGTGTGGAACATTAAGATTTTCACATAATAAATAAATCAGTAATTGATTAGAATATGTCAGCCGGTTTGAAATACGTGAAGGATTGTCCGGTACTGCTGCCACCGGAGACGCATCGGATCTTTTCCGCGATGCGGTCCGCTTATGATAACGCGTGGAGCAGGGGCGGGTTCGAGTCTGGTTTTCGCGAATTCAGGTCCGGATATTCCGGCGCGGAGTTTAACGGTCATAACCAGTCGACGACATTGATAAAGAAAAAATAAACAAACGAACAAATATATGATGGATAGAAGAACAGAGATCGGAAAGGATCGTGCGCTTCTCGAGCATCTTGTACGGAAATACGGCAGGGATGATATCGACCAGTTTTTGAATGAAGGTCGGTTCGGCGATGCTGTTCGCCGCGGCGCGCGCCGTATTATGAACATGTTCAAGAAGATCGGTAATACGATCGTCTCCGTCTTCGCTGGCAGGACGGTCGTGACACCGCTCACTGTCGCGGTCAACTTCCAGAACGAGACCCTTCCGATGGGTGTGACGGTTATCCCGTCTGAGCATATTGTCGAGCTCGCCGCCGATCAGGGTGTCGACATCGACAGGAGCATCGGTATCGCGGATCTCGACGCGAGGATAAGTGACGACATTCGTGAGGTCAATGCGTACTGGCGCGATTTTATCGACAAGATATCCGTGGGCGACGGTGTGTCGGAGCATTACGCAAGGAAAGCGTCCCGCCGTGCGGCGAAGATGAACGAGGCGTATGATATCGCACAGGCGCGCATCGTCCCGGATGACGCGTTCATCAAGCTCGACGCCAATCCGGAGCTCGGTCTTGAAAATATCAACACCGAGGATTTCGAGGATTTGCTCTATTCGAATATCAGGAGGAACCTGATCGAAGGCGACGCGAATCCTATGATGATATGGGGAGCGCCTGGTATCGGCAAGACCGCTATCATTCACAGTATACTCAAGGAACTTTCTGAGGATCCGGATATCAACCACAAGTTGACTTGTATCGATACATGTTTGTCTAAGATGGATTATGATGACTTCTCACTTTCCGTTCCGGACGCGAACCACACAAAGGTCGTCGAGCTTGTGAAGAACTGGCTTCCGATGTACGAGCCGACCGGTGATCCAGAGACGGACGCGGAGCTCGACCGGCTCGCGAACTGTTCGCACGGGTCGGAGGGAGGCGGCGTGCTGTTCTTCGACGAGCTTTCCCGCGCGAACCGCGGTGTGCTCAACGTTATCATGAACCTTGTTAACGAGGGCAATCTCGGTAACGCCCGTCTCGGCAGTAAATGGTATATAATCGCCGCCGGAAACAGGCAGGAGGATATGCGTGACGCTGAGATTTCATGGGAGAATGCGTTCGGCCGCAGGTGGACGCAGTATAATTTCATCCCGGACTTCAACTCATGAATTGACTGGGCGACAAGGTCCGGCATCGATAAGGATATCATCGGATTTCTTCAGGACAACAAGGACGCATGATATCTTGGCGCGGATGCCGGCGCGATGACGGCAGGTCAATCTCCGGCATCATGGGCGAAGCTTAGTGACGAGTTTAAGACATTGAAACATAGCCGCAAATATATCAAGGGTTCGAATAACGGCAAGGACGCTGAATTTATCAATGGTCAGAAAATGCAGAAGTTCTTCGGCGTGATGGGGACAGATGTCGTCCCGTCCTCGCCTGATGCGAAGGGATGGAACGGTCAGAAGGTCGTCGGCAATGTCGGCCGCCGTTTCAATGACTACCTTAACCTGTTCGCGATTTTCCCGAAGAAATATTGTGAGGATGTCTGGACGAAAGGCGACAAGGTTCCTATATCGTTCAACGCCGATAACCCGTCGAATGTGTCCCGCGTCGTCGACGCGATAGTGGCAGCTCGTCCGGGTAACCACAAGACTAATCCGACGCCGGAGCAGTTCGAGAATTATGTCAAGTGGATGATGCAGATTACGAATCAGTCCATGCGCGCCCTGGCATGGACCAGCTGTGTGAAGCTGATCCGCAACCAGACCGGGATGTTCGCGCCGACCAGTCTGATGTCAGTCAGGACTCCTGTATATAAGAAGGGTACGACGATTCCTGAACGCTATCTTCCGGCTACGCCGGAACAGCGTGACCGTGCGTGCGATCCGAAGGATCCGGGATACAATGAGTATTACGCGAGGATCCGCCCGTACATCGAGAAACTCGGCGCCGTCGCGGAAGATAAATAAGTCAGATTTGATTGAATAGATGAACACCGGAATTTTTTCCGGTGTTTTTTATATTATGACGAAAACGATTATATTTGTGCCGTTGTAATTGTATGACATAATAAATAAGTTGTCAATAATATAATTGTTAATCATATGGCGGTAGCTCATATAAGAAAAAAGATAAACGAGGCTCAGCAGTTCGGCACGGGTGTCGAGATCGGCGACATCGATTTCGCAGGTGCGTTCGATGGCGTCGAGCAGGATGCGCTGGGCGATCCTGACACGAAAAAGGTGAAACTCGGTCCGAACTCAATGGTCCCGGCCCGTAATCTGATGCAGTACGATATCGTTGTCGGGCCGGACGGCAAGGATTATGATTTCAGGTATCTCCGCCGCCGGATCAATCTGACGAAGCAGATCATGTCGAAGAACCAGTCGACCGCCGGCATATACGCGGTGCTTAACATGCTCACGTTGGTGCCGACGTTCGGCATAGAGACAGCAGGTGTCGACGGCGTGCGCTTTTTTATCAATCCCGCATTCATGAACTCGTTGACTGACACGAAATTCGTCGGCGTGTTCGCGCATGAGGCGTTCCATATCATATACCAGCATATACCGCGCGGCGAGTCGTACGGTATGGAGCATGAATTGTCGAACATAGCCGGCGATTACGAGATCAATTACGCGATAGAGCATCTCAATAAAGATTTCAAAGGCGTGTTCAGCGAGCCGGGCCCAGACGGGATGCAGTTCCTATATGACGAGAAATACGCGAATATGGCGTATGAGGATATATACGAAGAACTGAAGAAGAATCCGCCCGTCACTCCGCCGCAGCCGCCTCAGCTCCCGCCGAACATATCGCAGGATTTCATTGACGGGTATAAAGACGCGTGGAACGCTGCCGTAGCGGCGGCGCGGGCGAAAGGCATATTAAAGTAAATCAATACGGTATGGCTAATACAAATTCAGCGGATTATAATGCCGGATACAATTACGGCTGGAAAATGGTGCAGAGTATTATCGATCAGTTATCAAAATCGTCAGGCCCCGGCCCTGGCCCCGGCGGTCCATCGGGTGGTAATCCAATTAACGATATCAACCAGATAAATGGGCTCGACCCGATTGTTCCGAATTTTCCGGTCAATGTGTCTGGCGGCGGCGATCAGAAACAACAGCAAAAATCAGATAACACGCCGGTTAAGCCGGATAATGTTAATATAACGTCGGATGGTAATCAGTCGACCGTCAAGAAGAACGACAGCAACAGGACGGTTGATAAGTCCGGTCAGCAGTCCGGTCAACAGTCCGGTCAACAGGGTCAAAAATCTGGTCAACAGTCCGGTCAGCAAGGTCAGTCTAGTCAGCAAGGTCAGTCCAGTCAGCAGGGTCAACAGTCCGGTCAGCAAGGTCAGTCTAGTCAGCAGGGTCAACAGTCCGGTCAGCAAGGTCAGTCCAGTCAGCAGGGTCAGTCTAGTCAGCAGGGTCAACAGTCCGGTCAGCAAGGTCAGTCCAGTCAGCAGGGTCAGCAACAGGGTCAGGATCATGCGAATCCCGTGATAAGTGATGACATGCAGAAAAAAATCGGCGATTTTGTCAACGACAAGAGCAGGACGATCGAAGGCACGGGTAAAAGTAAGACGACTTCTGTCAGCGACGGTTATACCAAAACAGCGGATCAGATCGCCGCTGAGGGAAAGAAACTTGGCGAGTCTGATATTCTTACAAAAGAACAGGGCGACGCGCTTGAGGCGGCGGACGGAGATCTCACCGATTATCAGCGTCACGCGCGGATGTCGACGAACGATTGGGCGAATACGGCGCGTGAGATAGCAGAGTCGCCACAGGTGCAGGAGTCGCTCGAGCAGATGTCGAAAATACCGGGCTGTAATTCAGCGAACAAGTTGCTGTCTTACATGAAAAACCGTAAGGACAAGCCGAAGCAAAACTGGAAGATGTTGCTCAGACGGTATATGAAAGGTGCGTTTAACGAGACTGTCACGAAGTTCCCGAAAAAGAAGCACGTATGGAGGGATTACTACCGCAAGTACGATACGAGTAGGGGGGAGTCGGGCAAGAATCTCATCGTTCTTCTTGACACGTCTGGGTCTATGATGGGAGATCCGATCAAAAAATGCTTGCGTGAGATTAACTCACTGGCGATTGATCTGAAAGTCGAACGCGTGTGGTTGGTGCAGGGCGATTACAGCATAACCTCTGTCGATGAGATAACGCCGAAGAACAGACGGTCCGCGGAAAAGCAGCTCGACGTCGTATTCAGCAATATGCGCGGTTTCGGAGGCACGAGTTTCGACAACATGTTCGCATGGGTCGACGCCGAATATGTCGACAAGCTTAAGAAGAAGCCGCAATGCGTTATCATAATGACTGATGGTGAGGACAGGATACCGCGTAAGCCGAAATGGGCAGACAAACTTATCTGGTTCATCGCGGACAATCCGAAATTCTATGCGCCGTATGGCAAAATCGTGTACGCGGAGATTGAGGAGAAATCTGGTTTGTAACTTGCAGTTTGTTAATAATTTGTTAATGTATCCGGAAATACGTGTGAAAACGTATTTTCGGATTTATAATAAATAACATATATTAGATTTATTTTTATGCAGATCAATTTGTTATACGAAGATTTCAATCTGTCTGATATGGACGATGTCGATTGGACCGACACCATGTCAGACGCGGATGATGCCGCGACAGAGCAGATGATGATCATGTGATGCAAAGAGCAGGGAATAGATGAGAAATTGGTGTCAATCGATAAAGACGGGATATCATTGCTATATTCGGATGATGTGGATGATGTACTGACCCGGCCTGCGATTCGGATCATCCTCCGGCCGGGTCAGACAGAGCTCCCGTTCCCGTTGAATGTCGTCGATGTCAATGTCGATGTGTCATGAAATGGACTGACATCGATGAAGAATTTTCCGAAGGTCATACGGGGTGGGTTGTTCAACGCGAATTACAATCTTATAACGAGTCTGGATAATCTGCCTGTGATCGATATGCCGGTGATGAAGCCGGTATGTGGTTGGCCCGCCATATCGCTTTCATTTAATAATTTTTCCGGCCCGGACAAAATCACGGCGGCGACAGACATGACGTGAAAATTCCTGAAATCCGACAATGCTGACAATTACATGTCAGACGCGCAAAGGTACATGCCGTCGGTCGACTTCAGTAAGGTCAACAATTTCACCGTGTCATCAAATAGTTACGGATATGTGAGTAGACAGCAATATCCTGCTCAGAGGATCAACCTCGCCGGCAACAGGGCGCTTAACAAGTATGATCTTGGTCGGAACATGTCCGAACGTCCTGAGAATGGAATTGACGGTAAACTGTTTCTGTCGAAATCATTACGTAAAAAATATATATCAGATAAGGCGAAGAAACTAAGAAGATCAATATAATGGTCCCGCTTGTTTATTACAATTAATACGGACGGTGAAAAATTTTTTCACCGTTCTTTTTTTATTTCAAATATTTTTATTATATTCGCGTTATAAAAATAATAAAGGTATTTGTGAATTTTGACGGCGTATTTATCAAAAGTGAAAGGAATTCATTTGAGCCATATCAGGATGGAGACGGTATCGTAATGTATAACATTAAGTATTGCTTCGGACCGGAAAGTAACGGTAGCAGGAGGCTGTATCATCGATTGTACAGTTGAACATTGCCGGTATCTATGTCATATAAAAGAAATAGGTTTGATATGGATCTGCACGAATACTATTGTAAGAAGATAACAAGGCTTTTTGATTATTATGAATACAAAACTAAAAGAAAAACACGGTGTGCCGGCCGACAACGCGGTATATAAGGAAATGCGGGATCTTGTCGAGCGTCTTAACCGGTATTCGCATGACTATTATGTCAATAATAAGTCGGACGTGACTGATTATGAATTTGATGTGCTTTATAAACGTCTGCAGAAGATGGAGGCGGATACAGGATTTTCGTACTCAGACTCACCGACCATACGCGTTGGATCCGATTTGTCTGCGGACGGTTTTCGGAAGGTCACACGGTCGAATATGATGGGGTCTGTTGAAAACTGCTATGATTATGAATCGATAACGAAATACTTTAATGGATTGTGGGATTCATATAAGGCTGATCCGGCTAACACGGAGAATGTCAAGTTCTTTGAACGGTACTGTAATTTTCTATGTGTCGAGCCGAAATTCGACGGTCTTTCATGCTCAATCGTCTATGAATACGGTGTGCTGACGCAGGCGTCGACCCGCGGCGACGGATTCACCGGTGCGGACGTCACGGCGAACATCAAAAAAGTATCCGGTGTTCCAGAGATGATTCCTGCAGTCTCGTTCTCGCCACGTTTTGAAGTTCGTGGCGAGGTTTTGATGCCGCGGAGTACATTCGCCAGGCTGAATGAGCAAAGGCTCGCTACAGGCCAAAAAACGTTCGCGAATGAAAGGAACGCCGCGGCCGGGTCGTTGAAGCAGCTTGATCCGGAAATCACAGCGTCGCGCGGCCTTGTGTTCATGCCGTATAACGTCATAGCGGAGAAATGCATCGAGGTGAGCCCGGTTTCATCGATGCGCCGGTATTTTCAGTCGGAGATCGTTCATGTGTATCTTCCTACACTTGGCTTCAATAAGTCACCTTTTGTTCTTTGCTCGCCGGAAAATCTCGGGCTTGCGCTGAAAAAGTTCAGGGAAAAGATAATGCCGGAACTTGATATCGCGATGGACGGCGCCGTCGTCAAGGTTGAGGACAAGTCGGAGCAGGACAGGATGGGCGGTTTTTCCGCTAAATGCCCGGCATGGTGCAGGGCGATGAAATGGAAGGCGGAATCTTATACCGCCACCGCCATCCTGCGTGATGTCGAATGGGCGGTCGGCAGGACCGGCAGGATAAACCCGACCGCGGTGTTTGACCCCGTCGAGATAAGCGGGTCGACTGTGTCAAGAGCGACGCTCAACAATGCAGATTACATCAAAAAACTTGATCTTCACATTGGCGATGTCGTGACCGTACAGAAGGCCGGCGAGGTGATACCGCAGGTGACCGGCAAGATCGGCGGTCAGGACGGCGGCGGCAATGTGCCCGTTCCGGATGTGTGCCCGGGCTGCGGCGGCAGTATCCGCCGCGTGTCGAACGCGGATGGCAGCGAATCAACCGGTCTGTACTGCATGAATCCATCGTGTCAGGGACGGTCCCGTTCCGCGGTCGAGTATTATTGTAGTAAGACCTGTATGGATATAGACGGGTTCGGACGTTCGACAGTCGACAGGCTGTTCGACACTGAATTGGTAAAAACATGGCGGGATCTTTATGACTTGACTGTCGATCGTCTCGTCCGCGCTGGATTCACCGAATATACCGCCGCCGCGATGGTGGCAGCTGTCGCATCCGCCGCACGGAAAGCATCGCCGGCCAGGATGTTATGGTCACTGGGCGCGCCGTGTGTCGGAAGGAAAACATGCGAGAAACTTGTGGCGTTGTTCGGCGGTCTCGGCACGATGTACGATGAATTGCATGACATGACATCCGACCGCGTTAAAGATCTGCTCATCTCATCCGGTTTCGGTAAGGTCGTGTCTGCCGCGATTTCGTCATGGCTGAATGAAACCGGAATCGACGACATCAAATATTATATAGATACGCCGTTGGGTTTGCTTCCCGATTCTGCTGTCTCCGTTACCAGATCGGATACCGCGCCGGCCGCGCTGCCGTTGGCCGGCAAGAAATTTCTCGCGACCGGGACGTTGTCGGGATACACGAGGGACGGAATCCGTGACGCGGTGACGTCTGCCGGCGGCGAGTTCATGTCAACTGTCTCGAAAAACCTTGACTACCTGATTGTCGGCGCGAACGCCGGGTCAAAACTTGACAAGGCTAAGAAAATAGGTGTCAAGATCTTGACGGAGGATGAGTTCAACCAGATGATTGGCAGGTAACATGATGAAAGAGGAAATTGTTCCGTCTGCAGAGACTTTGTCCGCACAGCTTGACGAGTGGGCCGCGACTGTTTTGGGAAAGGAGTTCCAGTTCCGCCAGTACCAGAAAGAGCTTGCGGTCAATATATTGCAGTCGATGTTTTCTGGTGTCAAGTATTACATCGCGCAATGCCCGACCGGTTTTGGTAAGTCTTTCCTTGCGTTTGCCGTCGCCGGTGTGCTGTCCACTGTGTACGGCAAACGTGGCTATATATTGTGTTCAGATCTTTCGCTGACAAAGCAGTATTCAGATGATCTCGACCGGTATCTTCCCGAATGGGGAAATTTGATGGGCCAGAACAATTACATGTGTAATGTCAACGGCCTGCCGTTCAAGTCGGGCGTGTGCAGGCTGTCGGGATGCAAGTCATATTACGAGATACAGAAGAACTATCCAGAATGCGCGTCGGTATGCGAGTATCTTATCCGCCGCGCGAAGGCGATCTCATCGCCTGTCACCGTCTGCACATACCAGCAGTGGCTCGTGCAGCAGAATATCGTCAGGCGCAAGCTCGGCGACGGCGCGCCGTTCGGCCCGCGCGATTTCGTGATATGTGATGAGGCGCACAATGTGATGGATATTGTGCAGAGTCAGTTCTCACCGAAATTTGACAAGTTCGACATGCGGAAAATCGATGATGTCATCGATTCTGCCGTATTGATCGGTTGCGGGAAGGACGAGATCCGGGAAAAAATACGGTCGGCGAGGGACCGCGTGACGGTCGCTGACTGTAATGACACGGTATTCGCCGCGTTGAATGATTATGTGTCTGCTGTCGGGGAGTTGCTGCCGGACGCGGAGGCGGTGAAATCGTCGTTGGGACGCAAATCGGTCGATCACCGGCTGGAACGGTCAGAACGGAGGCTTATGTCGGCGGCGGATTTCGTCATCGATCACGCGGATTCGTTCACGGAGTATATCCGGATAATAAAGAATGCCAGCGTCGACAGCATGATCAAGAATGACAGCGCCGGCGGCGGGTCGGTCACGTTCAACTGCATCAATGAGTCGTATCTGATGGCGAAGGCATTCCACGCGAACGTCGGGGCGGGTTTGTTCATGTCGGCGACGATCGGCGATCCCGCCGCGTTCGCGCGTGAGCTCGACATCCGTCCGGATCAGTATAGGTATGCGATCGTTCCGTCGACATTTGACTTCATGAGATCTCCGATAAATTATGTGCCGACGTACAAGATGAATTACGCGGGCAAAGACGCCGCGTTTCCGCGGATCCTGTCGATGGTCGAGCGCATCGTCGCCGCGCATCCGGATGAGCAGGGGATCATTCAGACGGGAAACTATTCCGTGGCGAGCAAAATCATGGAGTCCGCGTCGCCTGCCGTGCGTCGGCGACTTCTGTCGTACGTCGACTCGACGACGAAGCAGGACGCGCTCGAGATGTTCAAGCGCGGTGGCGGTAACATGGTGCTTGTCGGACCGACCTTACTCGAGGGCATCGATCTCAGGGACGATTTCTGCAGGTTTCAGATAATATTCAAGATACCGTATCCGTCGCTCGCCGACAAGTATACGAAGGCGAAGATGGAGCACGACAGGTCATGGTATTCGAATAAGACCGCGTTGTCGATTCTTCAAGGTGTTGGGAGGTCCATCCGTAGCAAGGACGACTGGGCGGTGACGTATGTTCTTGATGGTTGCTTTGACGGGCTGCTCCGTCAGGCGGGTGGTATGTTCGGCAATGACTTCATGTCAAGGATCCGCCGCATCGATGAGTCCGCTATATAAACCTGTCAAAATTTTTTCGCCGATATTTTCATATTTGAAAATTTTCTTTTATATTTGTGTCATCAAAATAAGGATATATGAATATGGATAAAGAAAATAAGATGCCGATCCCCGCGACCGTCGATTATGACGTTAGGTTCCGCCTGACTGACAGGTTTGTGAAAGACATTCATACTGTGTGTGACGCCCTTCCGTACGCCGATGTAAAAAACCTGCTCGACTCGGTCGACAATTGCGGCGGCAGGATGTATATCGCGGCGGCGAATGAGTTGATACAGCGTCTGTCACGTCTGCCGTACAGGAACGTGAAGGATCTTATGCACAACATAGAGAACAGTCAGAACATTTATCTCGTAAAAATAGACTAATATGATACAGGGAAAGACAATGAAGAGGAAAGAACGCAATATTACTGCACTTTCCAGATCGTTTATCGATAATCCGACCGGCGACACGTTCCGTCCCCTTATCGAAAGGATGACATGGGGACTCAGAAAACATATATACAAGATTACACAGGATAACGACGCAACAGATGAGGTGCTACTGCGTACGTTTGAGGATATCTGGACAAAACATTCGCAGTTTGACGGCGAGCGTGGTCAGTTCAGCTCGTGGGCGTATGGTATCGCCAGGAATAACTCACTGCTTTACATGCAGGAGCTCGCGTCGAAAAGGAGACGGCAGGTAAGTGTCGATCTTTCTGATATGTTCGACAGCTCGTATGGCAATATCGAGACGTCGCATGACACGCTGTCGAGAAATGATTCGTCTTCGGAATCTGTATCATATACAGAGGAATATGACAGCCTGTATGACGGCGGCAAGTTCGTCGATATCAATAAAGATACGCTTATTGATGATATGGCGGACGCGTCGATTAAGTGCATCGACTACTTGCCTGACAATTACAGGCTCGTGCTGAAGGAGCAGCTTGTGCGGAAGAAGAAAATCGACCAGATCGCGGCGGAGAATAAGATTCCGATGACGACTGTCGTCAATTGGCTGTACAAGGGTAAAATCAAACTGCAGGACGTGATAAAAGACAAGTACTCCACATTATATGAGTCATACCGCTTGTATTATCCGGAATGCGGCAAAAAGAAAAAGGAATCGGTATGTCGTTAACTGATTGGGGTTTCGTACAGGGCGTCAAGGACGTCGTCAATTTTTTCAGGTTCCGTCGGGAGATGAAACGGGAGATGGATGATCCGGCGTCGATGTTCAATCGTTACGGATTGAAGTTGAACTGGCTTCGGAATATCGTGTATGTCCAGTTCAACTGCAAAGAGGAGGATCTACAGAAGTATGATTATAACCAGGAGCGGATGGTGTATTTCAAGATAAAGCCGATATGTGACTATATGACGGATCTCGGATGGAGCGAGTATCTCGTGCCGGAGTTTAACAACTTCACGGACGAGGACGGTAAGATGACGTTGTCATATGGTGTGCTGCTTGTGTTCACACCCGTCCGTTTCGGCAGCAGATGGATCCGCCGTACGGCGTTATGGATTGCTGTAATCACGGCAGCTGTTACATTGGGTATTAGATTTGTTCCAGAGATTTGCGCGCGGTTAAATATTATGTAAAAACAAAGGGTTTGTCATGATAAAGCAGACTAAGAAGGTTTGACGCAATATATTCATGCGGAATTGGAATGAGCTTCCGGGTTTTATGAAAGGCGACATCTGGATCTCATATAACGGCAGGATTGTGTGAAGGGACGAGTGCCCGCCACAGGCCGAGGGCGGAAGACTTCCGGAATCGTTTGACCCTGAACAGGATCTTAATATTATTTGCGGTTGTGATCTTGAACCGCTTGCCGGTTTCAAGCTAGTTCGGAAAGATGATACACCGGAGACAGAATAAAGTTTCGTACAATGATTTATCATGAAAAGACAGGTTTTGCCTGTCTTTTTTATTAAAAAAAATGTTCCGGTACACATATAATTTATGTATAAATTAAATTGATATTCAATGGCAGAGAATAATGTCAAATCGGTCGAGGAGCAGAGGAAAGAACTCATTTCTCAATACAACAAAGAAAATGTCGGTGTCAGCGAGCTCATAGACGAGACGGTTGACGATGAGTTTGTCAAGAACACCAAAGAGGATTGGGAAAACGCGGTAAAGACGTTCCAGACCCGCACATTCACTATCGCTGATTCCCGTAACGCGGTTCGTGTCGCCAAATTTCTTAAGACATGGAATGAAAAGTTCGCCGCATGGGAGAAGGACCAGTGGATCGGCGTCGTGAAGTTTGACAAATTTGTCAACGACTTTTTGAAGGAGTTCGAGAAGAAGGAACAGGATCTCGTCATCGATTACGGATGCCTCGGTTTCTTGTATACGTTGATGATGAAGCCGTGCGGCGTCGGTCTTGCCTCGGCGAAGAAAATGCAGTCGATTGACGAGGAGTATAATAAGATTCTCGAGACGATTGATGATTTGAAGAAGGACACAGACAAGCAACAGCTCGAGATCAAGAAGAAACAGGAGGTTTGGGCCGCGGCGTGCGCCGGATTCAAACTTCGATATCTGACGGAAGAGGAACGCGAGAAATGGGAGCAGACTACTGTTCTTGCGGATGATTCTCAGTTGGAAGGCACTGTCATTTCCGCAGACAAGACTGAATAACAGATATAATATCTGATATAAAAAGGTAGTTCATTTTTTGAACTGCCTTTTATTTTATAAAAATGTAATATAATGCCATATATTATTTTATATGGGAAATAAGAGATCAGTATATGGCGCGCTGGGCGCGTCTAATCACAGTCCGGAACTGGAAAGGGAGAAAAACGATTTTTATGCGACGCCGCCTGTCGCTGTAAACGGTCTTCTGAATATGCTGTCTAAACATGGTATATATAATAATCTTCGAAATTATCCTGTATATGAGCCGTGCTGTGGTAAAGGACATATCGCGAATATTCTCGCGGAAAAGAATTTTGAAGTCATCGCATCAGATCTTGTTCCTCGTGAATGGACCTTGGCGCCGGGTATTATCCGTATTGACAGGTCGGTCGACTTTTTCAAAGTCGGCAGGGTCAGTGACGGTCTCGTCCCGCCTGATTATGTGATTCCGCCTCACGCGTCGATTGTTACGAATCCTCCATACGGCATGTCGAACGATTGCGTCCGTCACGCACTCGACATCGTCGACGACGGAGCATATGTCATGATGTTCCTGAAGATACAGTTCCTTGAGACGATTGACAGGTACAAGCTGTTCATGAAGAATCCGCCATTGTGGGTGTTCGTCTGTTCAGAACGGATGCAGTGCGCGATGAACGGCGACTTTGAGAAGGAAAACCAGTACGGCGGCGCCGTGTGCTACGCGTGGTACGTCTGGCAGAAGGGATATCACGGGTATCCGTCGATCGATTGGATTCCTCCGACAAAGCAGAAGAATTGTTAGGACACGTCGTCGACTATTTTGTTCCATATAAGGAAATCATCTGTTGTCATATATGATGATTTCCTTATGTTTTTACGGTAACGTAGTCCGTGTAGCATGATTTTGAATATATTGGTGGCGAGCCTGGAACATTTGCATATAGTTTTTACCGTCTCGTCCGGAAATAACGAGTAATCCGGATCCGGTATATATGTGCCGATCGACGGCGTGAGATCGTCTGGATTCCCGGCATATTCTTTCATATATGGACTTTCATTCGCGAACTGAATGAACAGATTCGTGACATTCTCTATGTAATCACCGGACGGCGTCTCGTGATCTGAAAGGATATACCATTCACAAAGATGTTTGACGAAATCATCATATGTGTCGATTTTTTTCTGGTATTCGTCTGGTTTCTCATAACGGTTGTTCAACGCCTGGAACGTCTTGCATTTCGACTTGATTACAATTCCTTCCGTTTTGTTTATGTCCAGCCCGCTGAATGGTTTTCCGCCGGTTTTCAAAATGATTTCGGCTGGCGTCATGTTGATGAGATCTGGCGTGAACTTGCCGGCCGGCATTCTCGCGATGACCGGATACGGTCTCATACCAGTCATAGTGGCGAGATCAGATACGTCGTCAACATGCTTTTCTGTCATCATTGTTTTGACGTTCCCGATCACGAAAGATCCCGGCATGCTCGTTTCCGTGTAATCTGTGCGTCCCGGCTTGCCGCATGGGAAGTAGAATATCCCGGCGATTATATCCCCGTATTTTTCTGCTATCCTATCTTTGTTCGGGACGATGTGGTTCTTTACAAATTCCGTTATATCCGAATACATCGAATTAACCGCCATGTCGACATCGTCTATAATCCGGTGATTGCTTTTTAATACCGTGCATCCGGATATTGTGATCATGACGTTGAAGTAGAATGTGTCGAGTTTCTCATATATGACGCATTCGTTTGACGACAGGCATTTAAGATCCGCCGCCGTCGCGTCGGAAAGGTTCTTTAACATATTTGTTTTCTTTATGTTTCGTGGTTATTTATTTTTTATGCATTTCTGTAATAAAAACCGGAAACGTTCAATATAATATTCACAGAAGCGTTGTGCTTCAATACGAGTCTTAATAATTTTAGATTTATGTACGACACAAATTTCATTAACGGGTTGCTTAACCCGAAACTCGATCAGCCGGCCGCGAAGGGCGGGATGTCAACGAATGAATACAGGCCGAGCCCGAAGGATGGCAAGAATGGCGTGTATGACGCGATTATCAGATTTGTCCCGTGGATCGGCAATCCGTCAAAGTCGATCATGCAGAAGCTTCAGGCGTGGGTGAAGAATCCGGTGACGAAAAACGGCATGTATGTTGACGATCCGCGCAGTGGCGGTCAGTCTGAGTCGCCGGTCAACCAGATGTACTGGTCGCTCATCAACACAAACAACGCCAAATTCGAGGAGCTTGCGAAGGAGTGCCTTTCCACAAGGAATGTGTATGCGTCGCTTGTCCAGATTATCAATGACGCGCAGCATCCTGAGCTGAACAACAAGATTCTTGTGTTTAAGTTCGGCAAGAAAATCTACGAGAAGCTCATGGCGGAGCAGACCCCACCTATCGCCGGTATGGTCGCGAGGAATCCGTTTGATCCAATTCATGGCCGTTTCTTCGCATTGAAGGTCGTCTATCAGTCGAACTTCAACAACTATGATCAGAGTTCATTCTTCGATTATACCGGTCAGGCTGGTGACACGTCCGGAATCCGTTATCAGAACGCGGCGGGTCAGTGGGAGGTGCTGACCGACAGCAGTGACAAGCAGTACTTCGCGGAGTGGCTCGCGAAGACATCCCCGGATCTCGCTCCATATGACTTCCAGCCATGGAGCGCCGCCGTTCAGCAGCATGTCGACGAGACATTGCGTATTATCGGAAATTGCGTCCAGACTGGCACGCTTCCATCTGGACCGGCGTTTGGTCAGGCCATCTCCGCCGCGTCGTCCTCCGCTCCACAGGGAATTCAGTTTGGAGGATTCGGACAGCAACAACCCACTCCAGGAATACAGTTCGGCGGGTCGCAGTCTCAACAGCCGGCACAGTCTGCTCAACCTGTTCAGCCACAAGTAAATTCGGGTATATCTGCTCCTCAGTTTGGCGCTCCCGCACAGGGTGGGGTTAATCCTGCCGCTCCGACTGTCACCGGTATCGAACTGCCGGATGTCGCGTCCGCCCTTCCGCATGTCGAGCCGATTAATGGAGCAAATGCTCCGATATTCGGCGATTTGTCGAGCGTGCTCGCGAATATGTAATGTTACGAGTCGGTCGTATAAAGAAAGTCCGGAGTAATCCGGACTTTTTCGTTATACCCATTTCATCTTCTTTATGAATTTCAGCACACCGTTGACATGTATCTGTGCGATGACCCGTTTGCCGGTGTCCGATGACATGAACTTGCAGTCGTCCGGATTGGTGTAAAACAGGTTTTCTGTCAGTACTGTCGGTATGAATGTGTTGTTCACCGCGCCGAAGTCGTTTGTCTCTCAGTGCTTTGCTGTCCGGAGTTCCCCTATCCGGTTTATCGTCTTCCCGTATTGCGGCAGGATTTCCGCCGCCTCGTCAAACAGGGTCTGCGCGAGCGTCACTGAATTCTGTTTATTCGACCCTTCTGCCTGTCCTTTCGCGTCTTTCGACCGGTCCTTTGTCGTGTATATCGCCCAGCCGTTCGCGCCGTACCATTTCGTCCCCGACCCGGCGGCGTTTCCGTGTATCGACAGGTATACCGCGTGTTTCCCCGATTGCGTGACTTTCGCCGCGATCCGATTCTTCCTTCTTGTCAGATTGTCCTGTGAAGCGTCGCCTTCCGTATCCTGTGGCGTCACCTCGTACACCTCTACCCCGTAACGTTCGAGCCCGGATTTTATGTAAGGTATGACCTCCCTTGATCACTTATATTCATACAGGTCCATCCAGCTCTCGTTCGTCTTGTAACCGGTCGGCAGTGTTTTTGTGCATAGTCACGGCGTGCGCTTGCCTGACCTGTATTTGTTGTGCGCGGCGTCGAGACAGACAATCACATTGTTAAATCCAGTTCCAGTCGGGTTGTATTCAATTGATGATGAATATGATTTGTCTGATCCGGTGGACGATGATCCATTACTGTCTGATCCGGCCGTGTCTTTCGCGTATTGTTCTGTTTTTTTCTGGCGTTCCGTCATCTGCCTGTATGCCTTTCTCGTTTCTTCCTCTGCTTTCTTCCACTCTTCCGCAGTCATCTGACCCTTTTTCCTGATTTCTTCTATATACGCCTCGTCATACGTCATGTCGACTGTTCCGGTCTCGAGTCCGGCTGTCGACGCCGCCCCGCCGTATCGGCTCCGTCTACTGCCACCGGTGTCGTACCCTTCTGCTGGGTCGACTGCAGCGCCGCTGACCGCCATGTTGTCGACGCCGGCGGCGTTCAGCTTATATTTTGTTATCGCCGTGTCGACGACCTTGATCTGCTTCTCGATTTCCTCGATCTCATCATCGCATTCCTTTATGAACGGCATCGCGAATGACTTCAGCGAGCCGACCGACTTGTCTGCGAGATCGTTGAGCTTCTTTCTGACGAGATCGATGACAAGGTTTATCGGTATCAGCATCGTCGCGTCATATGCGGTATTGTTGATGAGCACAATCATCGGCCATACCGCGATGCCGCATATGCCGAGACCGAACAGCACGCCGCATGATCCAGACAGGTAGTATATTGGCAGGTATATCACCGGCAGCGGTATCGGCACGCCCATTATGTTTAGTCCGGTTCCCCAATAGATCGGGATCATGCAGTTGACAAGCGTCGCCATCGAGCAGTACAGCAGCCAGTAATGCATCGATCTGTTGTCTGTCCCGGTTTTCGCGGAGCATTGCCCGTTCGCCTCAAGATCCGTCATGAAACTGCTGCCGCCGGCGGTCTCGATCGATGTCGAAAACACGTAATGCGTGTGTGGTATGTTGTTCAGGTATATTGTCCCCCTGTACGGGCAGTCGACCGACATGAATTTCTTGAACTCGTTCTTCAGCTTGTCGATGTCGAGCAGGCCGGCGTCTTTCTCTCTCCATTTTACCGCGTCGTTGAATATCTTGTCTAATATCCGCTCCTCTGACCGCGTCTGCGCCGCCAGCGTTTGTTTCGACGATGATTTCTTGTTACTCGCCTTGACCCCCCGGGCGAGCATGTAATACCGGACGATCGCCTTCGCGTCGTTCTGCTTCTCTATGATTTTTTTGTCCGCGTCTGACATCTCCTCATTCTGATCAGTCTGATTGACGAATGCGTCGATACTGTCTACTTCCGTGCTGACCTCCTCCGTCCCGCGTTTGACGGTCCCGCACTGCAGCAGGTTCATTATGTGGTCGTACATCTTTCTGTACAGTGTATCGAAATCGGATTCGTTTCCCGCCGCGGCCGCATCCGATACGCCGATAACGCCGGAACTTCCTTGCACGTAATAGTTTGCCCGAAACCTGGACGAGAAATAGTTCCAGTAGTTCATGCCTTTGCCCATCCTGTTTCCCAGCAGGGCGGAGCATTTTTTGTTAAAGTTTTTGATCAAATTTTGCTTGTCGACCTTTTCTATGCGCGACCGCTTGTCGACGAATGACGTGAGCGCGTCGAACAGCCGTTTCGCGAACGGGTTGTCTTCCTCATACATGACCGATTTGTCAGCGGCGAACTCGATATAGTCGGACAGCAGCATGTATGTGTCGGCGTTGTCCGCGCATCATTTCGATGATCTCCGGATCCAGTTCCTGTACATGTCAACAACCATTCTGTATCCGGCATCCTTCTCTGACATTATGTCCTTCGTTACGCCGTCCATATTCTGGTTGTTCGCCGCCGTCTTTATCTTCGACTTACCGCATTTCCGTTTGACGCTTTTCTGATGTGACGTCATCTTCTTGTCGAGCGCCTTGTTGTAATCTTTCTTGAACCTGTCTTTTGAGTCGAGTTTTTTGCCGAGCAATATCTCGAGCAGCGTCAGACGGTATGTTCCTTTTTTCTTGCTGTGCAGGGCGATTGACGGAAATCTGCAGTATACCGCGAGGTCCTTGATATATGACTCCGCGTACGCGATTTTTTTGAACCGGTCGATCAGTGGCGAGAACTTGTCCGTCATATCGGCGGTGTTCCGCGCCGAATTTATCTCGCTCATTATTTCGTTTTCATCCGCGTCGTCCTCGATAACGATGTAGTTATAATACCGTTTTGTCACGCGGCCGGATATGGTCGACAATATAGGGATTCCTTCGCATTCGCCGATTTTCTGGTTCTGTTTTATCTTCGCTCCCCGTTGCGGCGTCAGCCTTCCTCCTTTCGCGATGATGTCTTTTCCGATCTCGAGCACGTAACGTTTCTTGTCCGATGTGTCATAATCGATTCTTTCATTCGGCGTGTAGCAGACCGATATCGTCTCTGTCGACACCGTGTCATCCGCGGATTTTGATTCGGAACCGTCTTTCTTGTATGACAGTGACACGCCGTCAAGATTCTTCAGCGCCGCCTCTATCAGTATCGACAGGCGGTTATACCGTTCTGCCGCGTCTGCCGCCTGGTCTGATACAGCCGCGTCTTCCTTCAGACCGTTCGCCTTCATGTTCTCTGACAGTGACTCCCTCGCCTTTGCTCTGAATTTGTCGTCCGATTCCCGCGCACACGCTATCCCGCACGCCAGCGCCGCCGCCGCTGGTATGATTATCGCCAGTATTCCCAGCAGTGATTTCGCGAATTTGTTGCCGGGCATGCTGTCGCACACTGTTTTGATAAGCGCGTACAGGTCGCGGAACTTGCCGATGACATTTTCCCACTCATGCTGTCCCGCCTTAAATATCTCTTTTATGACGTCGAGCAGTTCCGACACAGGTTCGATCAGCATATACACCAGTATAGCGGAGCACACGCCTTCACCCTGCCTGACGAGATACTCCGTCATCTCGGCCAGCCTTGTCTTCCTTTCATCCTCGTCCGGATCCTCCGGGTTTGTTCTGAGGTTCTTGTATTCCCTTCATTTCCGGAGCACCTCATTGTATTTGTATGATATCTCGACGAACACTGGGTCGAACGGGACGATTATCCCGTTGACAAGCTGCTCGCATGTCGTCAGCAGGCTTATGACAACAAGGTTGATGAAATTGTCACCGGTGAACGTGAACATGAGATCGTCGATCACCTCCTTCGCCTTGACAGTGATCTTGTTGATCGAGTCGATAAGCCGTGTCCTGATACTCGTCCATTGTGTCACACAGAAATCGGAAAGCCAGTTATCCGCCAGGCATTTCTTCTTGTCTTTCATTGCCTTGACGAGATCGCCGCCTTTTTTCTCTTTTGAATCCTCCGTTTTTGATCCGCCCGGCGTGAGGTTTACGATATATCCGGATTTCGTCTCCTTTATCTTTTCCACCAGGCGCGCGCCCGGCCCGGCCGTCCTATTCATTAGATCTCGAAGTTAAGTTTGGAAGCCATCGTGCGCATGCATCAGTATGAGTCGACGATGTCGTCTATTGTGTGTATATACGCGGTCTTCTTGCGGAAGAACGTGTCGTTATCTTTCATCCTGCGCATGAATTCATTCTTCGGATCCTGTGCCTTGAACGCCGCTATCATGTCGTCCTTTCCCTTCCCCTTCCCGGCGCATCCGGCGGTCGACTTTATTGTGGTCGGACTGTACGTTATTATGTCGGTCACGCCGGCGGACCATAACGCGGACAACAGCACGTATTTGGCACCGGCGAGCTCGAGTGTCATCCTTCCTTTCGACGCGTACGAAAGTCCTTCTGATGAGAATATGATTTTGTCCGCGTCGAATGACATCAGATATGCTGTTATCATATCCGCCGCGTTCGTGTAACGTTTCGTCAGCTCCATGATATGTCCCGGATCTTTCGTGTCGACCGGATCGAGGTTCCTGTTCGTCACCTCGACACCAACCGTCCTGAGACGGTCCTCTGTGAATGAATCTATCTTTTGCGGAAACACCGCGAATTTCAGTTCGTCACCATATAATGTACTGATTGCCGGTTTTGCTATCGAGAAATCCGCCGCCACGTATAATATATTCTGATTCATGCTTATACAAAAATTTCTGTCTGACATATTTATCGGTATTCTTGCTCAGTGACAATAAATACAAAAGATATGTATTATACCGATATGACATATATAAACGAGGGATTCGACTTCTCTGACATGTCGGACGTCGACTACACGGACGTATTCTCTGACATTGACTACATATCCATGTACGAATCTGCAGTGAAGGCGATAATAAACCACATGTACGTGATACCGTTGGATGCGGTATTTTCAAATATGACCGATTCAACATTGAATTATCCGGCGGGTATGATGAGACTGCGGGATCAGGCGGTCAAAGACGTCTTGTGATATGATATCGACGATTACACCGATATCCGCATAGGCGTGGATGAATCATATGACGACGCATTCAAACTGCTGCTTGATTTGTCCGATGGGGAGGTTCGCCGCATATGTAGTGGTATATCGCCTGACGGATTAAAATACAAGTTTGTGTATAATAATAATTGTCAATATTTTAATGTGTATACGAATCCTTCTACCGGCATGATCGGATGCCCATTGTTATTTGACAATAGAATAGGCAGAACATACAGAACGGACAGTTGCGGTATGTGTGTCTGCATTTCTGTTGATGACAGGAATTCCGGTGTGTTCAGCCTTATCGGATCGCCGAAAATCTGTGGCGAAATCCGACTGTGCAACTGTGAACTGGATGGCGTCTCTGCTGGTCCGATTATGATGGACAACCTTTTCGGATCACCGAAAGAATGCAGCGTATTTCAATTGGACGACGTTATGTTATCCTCGCTTAAAGGCGCGCCGGGACGGGTTAAAACGATTGAGATTAATCCTTTCGCAGAAGATGATTTGTATAGACTGTGTGATATAGACGCGGATATAGATGCAGCGACTATTATAATAAGAGGATCGTCGATTCTTCGGAATAAAACGCCTGTGTCGCGGAATAATATCGTGACGGTTTCAAGCTTTTTGTACATCGGCAGGAAACTCAGGAAGAATATTTTCAATAGGTTCCGGAACGACATAATGGTTTCTCGCGATAACACCGATAAGAAAAAGCTCGAGTCAATTCTTGGTCCGAAAGTGCTGCTGGACGGCGAGGCGAAACTTTATATCGATAATCACGGCGGCGATCCCGCGTATAAATGAATAACAAAGAAAAATGGATAATATATTGAATCATAACCAGTGTCTGGATTCTTGATCGATAACCGAAGATTTTGACTTCACTGACATGTCTGACACCGACTATACAAACACGTTCAGCGACATGGACGACACGATAATATTGATAAAGGAATGGTGTGATAAGCATATCAAGTTTGACAAAGTCTCCGATTATAATGCTGATCGTATGACTACTTATTCTGGCCGTTATGTCATTGATCCGTCGTCACATATGATTAGCATATTGTTTGATGAACATACACCAGTCAATAATACGGCGCGATTTTATTTTGGCGTATCTGAATCATTCCGTAACGGCAGGCGGGTTCAGATCGTCGACGACGCGACTGATCCGAAAGGTTCAGGGTCGAACAAGTGAACCGGCGGCGATTTTCCAGATTATATACGGTTCGACATATGCGACGGTGATTTCATCGTCACGAATTATAGTTGGTATGCGTGCCCGCCGATGACATTCTGCGGGTTCCCGGTTACAATCAACGGGAGGTTGAGTGTCAATATTGGATTGCGTAATTCAAATTGGTTCAATGACAACCAGACAGTCGTCAATGGTTGGAATAACCTTCCGTCTGGTCTTGATCTGACCGGTCTGCCGACAAAGATATGCAGTGACATCTCGTTTACGAACTGCGGATTGTCGTCTATAAAGGGAATGCCCGTGCTTAAATCGGATTCAGTCAGAGGCGTCGACATCGATTTCGGCAGTAATAAACTCCGGAATCTCGACGGGATCAACCTGTCGGGAAACCCAAAAATTAATAGGTTTATTGTCGATGACAACATGCTTGAATCTTTGTCTGGATCACCGGAAAGGATCAACGGCAACTGTGACGTGTCGAACAATTGCCTGACGTCACTTGTCGGTATGCCGAAATATATCGGTGGTGATTTTAATTGTTACAACAATTTCCTTAAGAAATCGACAGTGATATCGAGACTGTCGACCGTCAACGGAAGAAAATGAGGTTTGAATCAACAGAAGAAAAACCCGGCGACTCCGACGAGGAAGAAAGTGAATGAGAATTTTGACTTCTCGAATATGTCAGATGTTGACTACACCGACACGTTCAGTGATATTGATCAGATGGAGAAGGAAAAGCATATCATTAAACAGGCATTCGCTGGTACAAGTCGACGATGCGGATTTATGGTTATTGACAATGAAAAAATGTATAGGAAAATCAAACGAATCACCGAAAAAAAAGAGCTATACGGTGAATTTGACGTTGAAAAAACCGAAAGTTGTATAATTATACATTTTTCCTCTAACGCGCTTGTTCATATGACAACGTTAAACAACAATGAATTGTATATCGATCCTTGTATTTTATTCGGCGGAGATAGACATGAACTTGGAATATCGAATATACGAATTTGAATTACGCCAAAAACGGATTCGATTATAACAGCGAGAGAATATATATCGGTATCTGCAAATACGGATAGATTCGAATTGAATGCAGAACCAAATGAAAACGGCAATTTTATAGGGATGCCGTATAAAGTTGTTGGTAATGTGAAGGTAGATAATGATAAGTCTGATATACGTTCTTTAGAAGGATGTCCGTCTGAAATTACCGGTGATTTCGAAATAATATTCAAAAGACGTCAATCAAAGTATCCGACCGATTTTACCGGATGTCCCGAGACAGTCGGTTCTGAATTTTGTGTCTTTACATATTATGGAGTAGAAAATGTTAAAATGAAAGGATCCGGTTTGCCATTATTTGCAGGTGAGGTGAATTTATGTTATATAGATGTGCCGATTGTATTTTATAGAAAGATACAGCCGTTGTGTCAAGATGGATTGAATCGGAAATTTAATCATTTAGTGTTTTCGAAAAAGTCATGGAAAATCAATCATGACATCACTGACGCTGAACTTGATGAGATTATACGCGACATTGATATACCGAAAAGAGAGGTTGAGTTCAGGGGTTAAAATAAGAATTATCGTATGACACGCAATAAAGTCCGCATATATAAATTGTCCGAGGGTTTTGACCTGTCAGACATATCGGATACAGACTACACTGAAACGTTCAGCGACGCGGACGTCAATGCAATGATGGAGCGGATCGCCGATATAAAGAAATGGGCGGCATATAACATTTTCGCGATAGACTGAGACGCCACATCTGAAGCCACGCGGAATTTCATCGACGATACGGTCCGTGTGACGGCGGAGCCGGACGGATATCACATGAGCATTGTCATACCGGACAGCGATTTTGCAGACGAGATCGGCATGGGGCAGGTGACGATGAACTTGTTCAAGTCTGTTAAATTCGGTGTAAATGGCAGCTTGTACGCGATGCCGGAAGGATCTGTGACCGGTATGTATCCGGGTCTGAAACTCGACTGCTTCGACTGCAGTGGTTACAAGGACGGGGAACTTTCCATCCGCGTTGATACGAGAATTTTCAAATGGTCGGATCTGACGCCGTGTTTCAGTGAGCTTGATTCTGTCCGGCAGCTGGAGATCGGATCGTGAACGTCGGACAAGAAACTTAAAATTGACAGTCTGAATGGATTCCCTACCATCAGGGGAATAGACGATTTCATATTCCGGCTGGGTCCGGCCAAATATAAGCGATACAGCGACACCGTTCCGTTCACTGTGTTCTTCGACGATATCATGCAGAACATCAGACTCCGCGACGTTGATCCGGATGCGCCGTCGACGGTCAGGATAATGGTAAATTACGGCATGCTGTCTAATCCTTCGTCGGATGAGCTTGACATATATGATGGCGTGTTTATTCAGAATTACAACAATTACTTGAACTGGAACGGTGCCCCGAATTATATTCGGTATATGACATGGTCAGCACTCCGGAAATACAGGCAGTTTTACAAGCCTTCCGTCCGCGCCGCGATGGACCACCTGATCGACGGGTGAGAGGAGAAGTCCGACCTCGGCGGCATGTTTACGGTCAACGACAACAACAGCCTGCATACCGACACGCCGTGGACTACGTTCGTCGTTTGCGTCGGCGGGACGTATTATGTGATGGACCCGAAGATTCTCGAACGGATGACGGACGGGCGGTGAAAACGGCTCACCCCGCTCGTATAACCTGCTAATAAATACATTAGCATAAAAAACAACGGCAGATGATGAAAAGTCTGATGATATGCTCAAAGAACGCGGATCAGCTCCGCCTCAACGAGTCAGAAAAAATAAACACCGGCAGATATATCCTCGAGGGGCCGGTCGCGACGCTGGACAAGATAAACAGGAACCAGCGCATATACCCAAAGGAGGAGTATCTTAAACACCTTGAGTATCTCCGTGACGATCTTCGCCATCCAGAAAAGGGATGGATGCTCGGCGAGCCGGGTCATCCGGCGGACAGGTTCGAGACTGACATTAAGGAGGCGTCACACCGCATCCTTGATCTATGGTACCAGCCGGAGACGAATCAGGTCATGGGTAAAATTGAACTGCTCGACACGCCTAACGGAAAGCTGCTTAAAGGACTTGTCGATGAGGGGATGCCGTTGTGCATTTCGTCCCGCGCCAGTGGCACTGTCGGTAAGGATAACATCGTTGATATACAGCAAATATTCACGTATGATGTCGTGATAAAACCGGGCTTCGAGGATGCAGTCCTGCATAGGGTGAACGAGTCCGCGGACGCTCCGGCGTATTCGGACGCGGCGAGAGATTTCTGTCGCGCCGCCGTCGCGGAGGAGTCGATGTCAGTCGCCGGCCAGCTCGGCCTGGACGAGAGCTATTCGATACTCAACTCAAAGGCGAATCCTGACATACGGCCGGAAGCGAAGGCGATCGCCGCGGCGAAACTTAATGAAAATAACATCGAAGATATGACCAGACCCATAACAGAGTCCGTTAATCCGGATGATACATTGAACAAGCCGCTTGACGTGAAAGGATCGACGAACCAGTTCGACCCGTCGAAGATCGTGTCGTCGAAGACGAACGAGGATGACAAGGCGGACGACGGGCAAGGCGGTGATGCCGGGCAGTCCGTCGAAAAGAAAGACGATTCAGCTGAATTGTCTGACGATATTAAGATCATTGACGTCCGCGCCGATTTCGACGATAATGACGGAGACGATGACATAGTGAAGGACGTTGAGCCTGTGTACAAGGATGATGATTCGGCCGGATCGGATGATGAACAAGACAGCAAGACGGACGACGATGACAACGACAATGACGGCAAGGATGACAAAAAGGACGACGTCGACGAGTGCGGCGATGCCCCGGACGCGTCTGAGTGCGACAAGAAAGACCGCGGCTGCAAGAAAGCCGTGACCGATATAAACGAGATAAAGGATAAGAAAGACGGAATCGAGAAATCGAGGAAGGATTTCGGAAACAAGCTCGACGAGCTGATCGACGGTCTAAAAAAGAAAAAGGCCAAAAACGAGTCGCTCGTCGCGAAATACCCGCATGCCGGGCTGATGAACGAGTCTTCGTTCAGTAAATTCGCGAAGCTTGACAGGGCACAGCAAGACAAAGTGTCGAGATGGTTGAACGAGAACCAGGTATGGACGCCGGACGCGGTGAACGCGTTGTGGGAAGGCGCGTTGACCGAGACGGTCGACGACGCCCCGGTGTGGCTGAAGAACGCGCCGGACAATTACAGGAAGCTGTATGAGTCCGCGAGCGATCTCCAGAAAAAGAACCTGCAAATTTGCGCGAAGTATTGCGTGTTCGAGTCGCAACGCGACATCGACAACTTTTGGGAGAACTCCGGCCTGATGCGGGCGGAGGAGGCAAGGCTGATGAATGAGGCGTACGTCAATTCTCTCCCTAAGATCACCGACAATTCTTCGGCAGATGCGGGACTGCCTTACTCGAGCGATTATATAAAGCTCGTCGGTGAGGCCGCGGACGGTTACAACAGAAGATGATAACCGCTTTTCCGCGAAAACCGTCTCGATAAATAAAATGCGGTTTATAACCATACCGCTTTATCGAAACGGACAAAAAATAAAAAGCATAATTTAGTTATGGCTAAAAATAACGTCAACGTGGCTAAGATCGTAGAGTCTTGGTCCCCTATGATCTCGAAGATCACGAAGGGCGCTGTCAATGAAGGCAGCGAGAAGATGGCCTGGATGTGCCAGTACGCGCACAACCACTCGATGGCCCTCAACGAGGAGGCGGTCGGCGGGGTAAGTTTCCCGTTCCAGACGCTCAACAATACAAATGGTATCGGCAACGCCGTTCCGGCTCAGTTCGCCGGCGCGACTGGCGCGGATCAGACAAGCGCGAAGAGCTTCGGCTCCGGCGATAAGTGGAACAACTTCCTCCCGATGGCGCTTCAGGTCGCTGCCCGCACTGTCGGCTTTGACCTTGTAAACACGACTCCGTTCTCCGGCCCTACCGGCGTTCTTCCTTTCATGGATTACGTCTACAGCGGATCAAAGGCTCCTTACGGCGCGACCCCTGGTTACGATGTAGAGACCGCCAACCCGCAGTATAACGCCGCTTATCCTGAGAACAAGGGAAAGAACACCGCGTATAAGTCATTCGATCTTCCGCACGCGTTCCGCTGCAAGATTGACGCTTCTACTGCCGAACTTAAGGACGAGGCGATTGAGAACCTCGCGAAGGCGGACGAGATCACGATTGACGGCGTAAACGTTCAGTACATCGGTCTTTCAAGGCTTACCGCTGATCCGATGTTCCGTGTTCTTTCCAACCCGACACAGAAGTCGCTTGGCGAGATCTTCGCGAACGGTTCCGTTACCGCCGAGGGCGTTACGCTCAAAGCACCGCGTCTCATCAGCGCGCTCGAGGATCAGATTCAGGGCTTCACTGGTTCAGGCAAGAATGACAACGACCCGTGGTCAGGCACGTTCATGGATGGCACAAAGATCTATGACGCCATGGACCGTGCGACCGGTGAGCAGCAGTATGCCCGCCAGATGAGCCTGCAGCTCTTCACGAAGTTCGTGTCTGTTAAGACCCGTTCAGTTGCTGTCGCTGTAACTCAGGAGCAGGTTCAGGACCTTCAGAAGCAGTGGGGTGTTGATGTTCTTAAGATGGTCGAGAACGCCGCGATCAACGAGCTTTCTCAGTCAATCAACAAGGAGATCCTTTCACGGCTCTTCGCGCTCGGTTGGAAGAACCACATCCAGGCGAATCGTTCTGAGGGCATCAACCTCAACCTCAACCTCACTCCGGAGAAGGACCAGAAGACCCTTCCTTACGCTTATCTCGAGGATGGCAAGGTTGTGAACGAGAGCATGAGCATCCCTGATTTCGAGACGTATGGCGGAAGCTCGAACTTCGAGAACCAGGATACCATCCTTAAGAGAATCTCTGCCCGCGCTCTCGCTGCCGGCAACGTCATCATGAACAGAGGCCGTCGCGGCGCCGCGAACTTCGTGGTCACAAACTACAAGCTCGCTACCGCCCTTCAGCTCGGCGCTCAGTATTCGTTCAGTCCGATCGCGAACACGTTCAACCAGACGAACGGAAGCCTTTACCCTGTCGGTACCATGGCGGGAATGACAATATACACAGATCCGTTTATGAAATACGATGACACGCGTGTTCTCGTAGGCCGTAAGGGTGACAAAGATGAGCCGGGTCTCAACTTCTGCCCATACATCATGGCTGAAAGTGTCAGGATGATATCAGAGGGCACAGCGGCGCCTAAGATCTTGATTAAGAGCAGGTATGCGCTTATCGAGACTGGTTTCTATCCAGAGACTCAGTATCTCACATACTTCGTTAAAACGAATGGTGGTTTGATTTAGTCGGTAATACGATTAAAAATGATAAATGGACGGATATAAATCCGTCCATTTTATTTTATTAATATGAATAAATTAAATGTACAATAGAATAAATTTTATTATTCTTTTATATAATTTATAAAAGATACAATAACATTGAAATGTTAAATGATGAATATATCAAAAATTTATTTTTTAATGATCATCAATGGTTAAATCCTAATTATATGAAACCGGCGTGACTCGAACTTCATCCGGATATCAATGATTATTTGATTAACCGATATAATGATTCATCATCTTTGCGTGAAACGCTTTATCGAATATTACTTGATATAGAGACTCGTCCTGTCTGTCCTATATGTGGCGGCAAAGTTCGTTTTGAAGCAACTCATAGATTTCATAGAAACCGTAACGGATGGCCGTTTATGAAATATTGCTCTATGAAATGCGGGGCGAACGATAAAAATGTCATACAAAAAAGAAAGGACACGTCAATTAAAAAATATGGTGTCGACAATCCAATGAAATCGTTGGATATACAAAAGAAGATTAAAAAAACCAATATTGAAAGATATGGTGTGGAAAACGCGTTCGCATCTGAGATAATAAAAGAACGTATAAAATATATTAATAATATAAAATATGGCGTTACATACCCTTTACAAAATAAGAATATCAAAAACAAACAGCATCTAACATGTAAAGAACGATATGGCGTCGAATCTTATGCAAAATCATCAATGTATTTGAAAAAAGCTTATAATACAAAAAAGAAAAATAAATCGTTTAACGTATCAAGCAAAGAAGAACAATTATTCAAATTGTTGTTAATCCAATATCCGGACGTTATTCGACAATACAGATCATCCGATTACCCGTATTCCTGTGATTTCTATATACCGTCATTGGATCTTTACATAGAACTAAACGGTATGTGGACACACGGAAAACATCCATATGATGTTCAGAACGATACTGAAAAATTTAATATATGGAAAGACAAGTCATTGTCTAGTAAATTTTATATAACCGCATTAAAAGTCTGGACTGAAAGCGATCCGGCTAAAAGAAAAACTGCCGCGGACAATAATCTTAATTATCTGGAAATTTTCAATAACATAGATTTGAATAAAATTCCCGCGTATATACAAGAGAACTATAAGTGTGATTCAAAAGGTGTTCATCATATAATCGGCACAGACAATGGCAAGGACATATAATAAGACAGGAAATTTCTCATTACATACAGGATCACTGAAATGTGAGATATGCGGCAGGATGTTCAAAAGTCTTCGCGCGTTATCGGTTCATCTCAAGAAATCACATGGATTCGGTGATGATGACTCTCTGTATGAAGAATATTACAATCAATATATTAAAAAACCGGATGAGGGGATTTGTCCGGTGTGCGGTAAACCGACAAAACAGTACAGGTTCAGATATGATCGGTGCTGCTGCTTGTCGTGTGCGAGACATCTGGCCGGTTCGGCGGAACGCGAAAAGAAAGAACCAGTCAAAAAGAAGATAGAACGTGTGTTTGAACATCAGATAAAAGACGGACTTCATTTGGAAATCACGTATAAGGAAATGCGTGATGAATATAATATGTTCAAGACGACGCCCGGTGATTTGTCCGCCATGCCGAACAGAAACAAGATCGTCCTGTTTTTTCAACAGGAGATATTTTACGCGAAAGAGCGACAGTTATTCACTGAAGATGCGGTTATCCGCCGGACGTTGATTGAAAACAGGATGAAATACTTGGATTTACCGATGGAGTCGTTGACAGATGGCATACTGCTTCAAGGTTTTAAGAAATCCGGTATATACCGGTCATATTCACATTTTTCGCCATTGTGGACAAAATGGTTCGCGGAAAAATATCATTTGAAGAAGGTGGCGGACCCGTTCGGCGGATGGGGTCACCATCTGATCGGATTCGCCGCCGCCGGATGCGGCTATGTGTACAACGACCTGAGCCACCATACGGTCGAGAACGTCCGACGGATGTGTGATTACCTTGATTTTGACTGTGATATCAATGAACGTGACGCCGCGGGTTTCGAGATACCGTCCGATTGCGATGCGGTTTTCATGTGCCCGCCGTACGGCAACACGGAGATATATGAATGTGGCGGTTTCACAGGAAACGAATATGACACACTGATGAAGAAAGTGTTTGACAATTGGAAAAAATCGTCGGCGGGGACGCTCGGTGTGATAATAAGGGAGGACTATGAGTATTTAATCGCCGGTTCTTTCTCAAAATTTGACAAGTTTCCGGTAAACACGCGAAAATCACATTTCAACAAGTCGGGAAAGCTTAACGAATATATGTATATTGTTGAGCGGTTATAATTTACGCCGCCGGATAAATATCACGTAACAAAACGTGTATTTATGAACGAGTCCATACTGCTGAACAACGCGTCCGCGCTTGATTCGGTTTTCCATAAGATTGACTTGTACAGCCGCCGCATGGCGCTGTGCCCTGTCATAGAGGGATACTCTCGTGACTCATATGACATCATGCTCGACCTGAACGAACAGGCGGCGGTGAGCGCGATGTTCGCGGTGCTCGAATCTGAGATATTAAACGAGTTCTCGCTGAAGGATAAGTGAAACTCTGTTAAATCGTCCGCCGCCGCGAGATATACGGCGCTGAAGAAATTCTTTACGGCGCTGAAGGACAAGGCGATCACAAAAGTCAGTGAGCTCGTCAAGAAGTTCATTGAGCTCATGTCGAGACTCGGTGACAAGATATCGGAGATTTTCAGCAGATTCGGATTCGGCGATGACACGTACGCCCTGCTGGAAGGTTACGTGAAGTCAAAGCTTTCTGACAGGTCGCTCGCTGACGTCGATCTGTTTGAATCGGTAGCGTCGCTGAATGGGTGGCGTGCGCTTAATGAGTCTGCGCTTGATGAAGGTGATCTCGACAGGAAGGAACGGTGACGTAACAGCAAGGGGCTTCAGGCGGTGTTCGGTTACCGGTATCCGGGCGGGCTCAGCATGTGGAAGACGCTGTTGATCTCGATACTCGGCTCCGTCGTCGTGACGGTCGTTATCCCCGTGCTTGTCGCCGGGTTCGGCGCGTCCGCTTCTGCCGTCGCCGTCACGACGCTGGCGTGCAAGATACTGTGGGTCGGTCGCGGCACGGCGAAGGTCTTGCTCAGCAGGTGGGTGAACAAGGCGGAGGAGGATAAGTTCTTCAATTTCCAGACATGCTTCCAGCTGCTGCTTGTCATCGGCATTCCGGCTGTGTTCCAGATCGGTGTGGTGAGGGAATGGCTGACTGCCGGTTTCAAGGACTTCTGCGCGGCGGTCGGATTAGACAAGGTGTTCGACACGGCGGAGGACTGGTTCAACCGGATGATAGAAAAATTCACGGGCAAGGATTTCGCGCATTATACAGTGGAGGAGCGGATCGTCGAGGTGAACAAAGGATTTGAACAGATCGACGGCATTGATTCCGCTGGCCTTTCCGGATCGCCGGAAGGAACCAGTGGGTTTGAGAACCTGCTCGCGAAGACAGGCGTCAATTATGACGGGTCAGATGCGAAGTCATATATAGCGGACGTGTTCGACAGGTTGAAGGATAAGTTCACTGTCACGGCGGACAAACTGGATTCCGCGAAAGAATGGCTGGATAATATAGCGGACTCCCCGTTCAAATCGTCAAACGCGATGCAGGACGCGATGGCAGGAACATACAAGGGAGATAACCTTATGTTCGTTATTGACGGACGGCGTCTGCCGGGATCGATGTCGATGAAGGAGTTCACAAAAATGGTGACAAGCACGCTGTCTGACAAGGGCGTCGAGGGCGCCGTAGTCAACGGCATATCCGATCATCTGCATAACGCGACGGACGCGGCGGCCGGGTCGGTTGAGGTCCTGATGTTCGACTGCACGGCGACGGCGGAGAATATCGACAAGGTGAAGGACATCATATCTGCCGCGGTCGAGGACGCGGGTGGCGACGCCGGACTGGCCGAGACATTCTGCAAGATCGCGAACGCGGATATAGTCGACGCCGCGGCTGGATCTGACGGATCAGTGACCGGCACGACGATCGAGACGGTCCATGATATAGTGATCAACCACATTTGGTTCAAGACGGCGGCGGAGGCGTTCACGCCTACATACATGCCGGTGATGTCGCGGAGATTGTTTGACGTCCGTCTCGGCTCCAATACGACCAACGCGAAAAAATGTCATGTCACCAACATCAAGGCAATGTCGTATAAGCAGCTTAACGCGAAAGGCGGCATAAATGAGATGATAGAGAGGGAGAACGTGATTCGCGCGAAGAAGTCCAAGAAAATACAGGCGGAGATCGACGCGCTGAAGAAAGAGCTCGTCGGACTGACGAAAGGAACGGATGAGTACGAGGCGAAACGGAAGGAGATCGCGTCGAAGAAAAGGTCGATACAGAAGGAGATACAGAAGTACAACGAGGATTCGGTCGGCGACCGCAAAGTTCTCGTGTTCTTCGGTGATTTCGGATATTTCAAGAGCGATGAGGACCGGAGGAAAGGGAACATGACCGTGCTGAAGAATGAGCCGCTGTTCATGCTTAACCCGAACACGCTGCAGGGTCAGGACATCGCCGTGCATTACAACAAGCGGCGCACGAAACCGTATTATATCAAGGGTCTGTTCAGCCGGCTTGAATTCCTGCCGTCTGACCGCCCGGGGTCCGCGTCGAAGGAGGAGATCGCTGAGTTCCTGAACGCGTCGTTCGGCACGTGGATCCGCCTGTGCGCCGACAATATCGGTATGAATACGATCGCGGAGGAAAAAGATGGAAAGTTCGTTCCGCTTGATCCGATAGACACGAAACGCCCTGATATCGGCAATTTCACGAATGATGAATTCTGTAAGGTATTCAACAAGACGATGCAGCCGTATCGTTTCTTATCTGGTGAGTACGCGGACGACTCGTTGCTTGGTAACAAAAATCTGAAACACAGTTATATAGAGAAACGCAACATGGATAATGACGATTACATCAACAGGAACGTCATACCGTGGATATGTGACAAGACCGGCCCGATATACAAAGACATCCATGCGGATAAGACGTTGTCGAGATACGCGCTCGATAAGGACGGTAATGTCAGGACAGATCTCGTCCGCGAAATCGGACCGGTTCTGTACAGGACTGGATCGTCCTATATAAACGACACGAAACGGAAGCAGATCGCCATCAGGATCGCGCCGCTGTTCAAGGACGTCGACGGGAATGACCAGCGTCCGGGCAAGCAGAACCGTGACAGGAAGATAGCAGGTAGGCTTGTCGATGTTGTGTGAAAACACTACCCGGAGATGCCGAAATGAAAAAAACCGGCAGGGACCGCATAATATTTTCATGAGATATCTGTTTCTCGACATAGACGGCGTACTTAACCATGACACGTGGTACGTGAAATTACGGAATATGCCGGCTGATCAGAAGCCGGCGTTTCCGTTGTGTTGTTTTGATCCGTTGTGCGTCGGCAGGGTCAATGACATATTGAAGCTGACCGCCGCGCGGCTTGTGATATCGTCGTCATGGCGTACAGACAGATTGCTTGTCGATACGTTCAGAAATATCGGCCTGCCGAATGATTATGACCGCACTCCGTTTCTTGAGCCCGACATATATGTCAGGGGTGACGAGATCGAGAAGTATCTCGACGAGAAAGGATATGATCCAGATACCGACAATTACTGCATCATAGATGATTGCGATGAGTTCTTGCCGGAGCAGGAGGAACATGTCGCGCTGACCGATCCGAAAACTGGGTTGACGCCGGCGGTCATGCGGAAGGCGATTGAAATTTTAATGTTGAAATAATGGGCAAAGACAAACTGCTTATATACATAACCAAGACACCAGATGACGGCATCGTCTATTCGTTTGTTCGTCCGGATGGGCTTGGCTTCGTCCGCATGTCTGTATCAGAGAATGATGACATTCCATTTATACACGCGTTGAATACACATGTATCCGCCCGCGGCAACGGATATGCGGACAAATTGCTTGACTTCGCAGAGGAGTACGCGATGAAACGGCTGAAATCGAACAAGACTTCACTCGCCGTCGAGTCTGACAGCTGGATGAAGGACTGGTACCGCCGGCGCGGATACAGGCAGATGACTGCTCCGGATGATGACGGATGCGTATATATGGTTAAACGATTGGATATCAAATAGCGATAAAAGTGATGATCATGATTTTGATTCCGGTGAACTGACATCAACCGGAACAAATCGACGGCAGACTGGGCAGACTGTTCAAAGTAGCAGGACTGTGTAAACTGGAAATCGACAGGATACATGAGATCCTTCCCGATTATTACGGCGAGCGTTACAAGAAAGGCTGTGATTACAATCCAGAATAATAATTGCAGACAGACAATAATAATATAACAAAGGCACGGATAAATTCCGTGCCTTTTTGTTTAATATGATTTTATACGATTAACGTCTTATTGTCCGGCGGTTTCACGACTCATCTGTATACGCGTCATGATCATCATTGTCGATATCAGGTCCATATCTTTTTTGCCTTTTATCGTCAACATCGGTCTTTAACTCTGTGTCGGCTGCTATCCTGCCGAGTAGTGTGTCGTCACCTTTTGACAAAGCGTTTTTCATCACGCCTTCATATGAGTCATATGATGTCACTCCTTCATTCTCGAGAAATTTCCACAGGTTTATCAGCGCGACATCCGCGAGTGACCTGAACTTGCCGTATTTCTCCTGTAGACGGTCCCAACTTGCTTTCTCATCATAATTGAAATCCTTTAGGACGTCAACACACCATTTGCGGTCCTCCAGCGCCTGCGTGAGCTGGTACATTATAAACCCATTAAGCCGGTCTTCATCTTTGTTCTCTATATCCTCTTTGGTTATCAAACCTTTAAGGATAGCGCTTTCGACCGCGTCCTTGATGCCGGCCTTAAACTCATCCTTGTTGAATTTGGCCATATATTAGAACTTAAGTGATTTCACTTTTGACTGCAAATGCTTGTACAACACCTCATACAGTCATTCTTTGACTACCTTTGATGAAAGACGTCTACCGATCTGCTCTTCAATCCCGGCCTTGAGATTCACAGCGCTCTGCCCGTTCGTGTTTCCGCTGAGTACGCCGTACATATAATTTGTCGCGTCATTCTTCACCTCACGTTGGAAATAACGCTTGATCACTTCGTCCGTTGATTCAGGCGACAACACGATCTTGCTCTCGTTGAGGAATTTCCGGCCGTTTTCTGTCATGCCGGCCGTCGGGGTCCAGTACTCAAGTATGAGCGACTTGTACATCGACCTGTCGTCGTCTGACAGCTCGTTGAAGTTACTGATGCCGAACTCCTTCTTCACCGCTTCGAGAATGACACGGTGTTCCTTGTCTATATCAATTGCCCGTGCTTCGTTCACCGCGGTTTTGCTATTCTTATAAGCGGTCGCGTAATTTTTCATAACGACTGTTGCCTTGTCTTTTTACATTGTATTTATTTTCAACAAGGTCGACATGTCATTAAAAATATGACGTAACCATTAGAGAATAGACCGACCGATACAGCGACTCAGTTTGCACGGTTTTTTTATATCGCGGATCGGTGTTGACGATTTTCCGAATTTGACCAGTCGTTCGGACGGCATGCCCTTGAGTGATCTGAGATTGTTATCGGCCGCATTGTACATGCCTTTGACAAAGAACGGCCCGCCTTTCAAAGATTTCAGCCTGTTTTTTGACACGTCGAAATCACCGTACACTTTCGACGGGAATCCGTTCATGTTTTTCACACCGATATCTTTCGCGTAAAAATCGCCTTTTATGATATTGAACCTTATATAAAAAGGTAGTTCCGCCATCTTCATGTGACATCTGTGGTCATGAAATATGCAGTCCCCGTATACATTGATCCTGCCGTGGCGGTCGATCGAATAACGGACCATCGCGTCATCAAGGCCGGCGGGCGTCATGCGCTCGAGCTCCGTTTTTATACGGTCAAGATCATAATTTTCCTTTATCGAATGCTTGTACTTACGGTTGCGTGTCGTGTGCAGCCGCATCCACCTGTCGATCATGTCACGCTCGAGCGTGTCTTCAATCATTTCCATCGCCGGGACCGTTATGTCCTCCATGTCACATCCATCCGGGCAGTCGAATATTCCTTCGAAACCGTTGGATGTAAGTCCTTGCTCATAATCGTTGACCATAAAATTTCATAAATTTGATTATGACGCGAATATAATAAAAAAATCCGGTATTATAAAATACCGGATGAATGTATGTGCGAAATAATTTATTACAGTCCGTGATTTTCTATTAGGTAATCGGACATACGTCTTAATGAGTAAAATAGTTTATATCTGCCATTATCTTTTTCCATTCCGAATTCTGACGGGATTCGGTCAAACATGTTCGTCAGATTCATCGATCCGAACACGCCGATGTCGCTCAGCGAAGAATGTCCATCCGGCTCGAACGCATCAGCATCCGTGATAAAAAATCCAAACCATCTGTCTGCCGCGGGGGCAAACACTTCGGTGTATCCTGTCCATGGATGTATACCGCGTATTTTCTTCCACTGCCATGCTATCGCAAATATGTCGGCGGCGAGAGAGAATTCAAAGTCATTTTGGTCATCGGCGTCACAGTCGATATCGACATCCGGCATGACGCTCTGTATGTGTTCCTTCGCGACGGCGAGCTGCGGTGGCAGCGACATCACGCAATCCGATATGAACTTGACTCTGTCCTCCAGAGTGACATTCATCTTGCCGAAGTATTTTTTTCAAGTTTTCGATTCCCGCATCATCCCGCTGAAATCAGCTTCCGGCGTGCCCATTATAAATGTCTGCGGATCCATTATTATGCCGGGCATCGCCTTGTATACCATAAGATTGTCCCGATCAAACACATATGAATATGAATTGCTCGCGGGACTGTTGTTGCTGTTATCATATATTCTTTCGAGATTTTTCACCACGTCATCATTGAACTTCGGTGGCACCGCGTATGAATCGGCGGTCGTATTCATCTGTGTTTGTAATGACAGCGACATTCCACGCATGTAATCAATCTGTGCGTTGATGTCTGCATCTGACATCGTGTCAGTTCAGTCCGTCTCGTTTCCGCCGGACAAATCGAAACCTTCGTAAAGGCTCTTGCCACGTGGATTCAACATAGTATGGGTTTTTCTGTTCGTTCTCATTAATATCTAAATTGATAATCTTTCATTCCGTTCTCGTATTCTGGCATGTCCGATTTCATCACAAGCTCGTCGCCGATCCGGATTTTTCTCGTCGCGTATATCCGGATGATGCCTTCGTCTGGATTGTATACGTAATCAATATTCGGCTTTGTCCCGGTCTCGTCTGATGTCCGGTAATAGTTCGCCATGCCCATCGGCACGCCGTAACGTCTCGTCTCCGGATCTATGAGTATCGCGATGTCCCGTATACGTGGGGAATACAGATCCGATGTGCTGAGCTCATAAACAGGGCACTCGTCAACAATGTCGTCCGCCGAATACAGCCGGCCGGCGTACATTCTGCCGTTCTTGTATACAGTTTTGTCCCGTCTGTTCGACTTCCACATGCGGACGTTCTTTACTATTCCCGGTTTCTTCACCGCCGGTTCGATCCTTATTTTCTTTCTGTCATCATCGTCATCCATGTCGTATGGGTTAAAGAATCCCTCATGCAGTGACAATCTGTCGTTGCCGTATGTGAGCGATTCCGACAATGGCGTCGAGTTAGACGAGAACAAGACCGAGTTCACGAGTTTCACGAGCATAGCGTCCGTCATGGAACGCATTGCCAGCGCGTTGATTTTGTTTTTATACCGCCGTATCGAGTCGCCTGACGTTATCCTGCCGATAAACCGTCTCGTGTCGTCCGGTGTCAGCCGTCTCGACTTGAGATTCGGTGACGAGCTTTTCGACACCGCCGCGTTGTAAGTCTTTGTTATCCACGGCGCCGCCGCCTCGAGCGCGTCATAACCGCGAATCCTTCCGACCGCGTCCTTGAACGCCGCGGCGTCATCGATCCACCTCGCGACGTTCGGATTATCGAAGAACATCGTGCCGCATAGTTTTTTCAGATTCGCCTGCAGCCGCCCGATGTAAAGATCAAGCTGATCCGGACTGTACAGGCAGTCGTCACCGTTCTCAATACTGTATATCGCATCGCTGACAAGCTTATACATGTTCGCCGTCTGGTTGTACAGCTGTATCTCTTTTTGTGTGTTGTTCATATTAATTATATATGTAATCCGTTACGGGTTTTGCCCGCCATTGTTTCCGTTGTTGTTCCCGCCCGGATTGCCGAACACATCCGCATATTTCTTCTGTATTGGCGCGTCCCATGACAGATCGAACATTATCCTGATGTCTTGCGGGTTGTCGCCGTTCCGCCCCGCCATCGACGCGGTGTAGTAAAGCTTCACCCTGTCGTTGAAGAATCCTTTGTCTGCCTGCGCCGGGTTGCTTATCAACGATTGCGGGAGCTCTTTCGCGAACAGATGCGGGTTGGACTGGCTGACGAGATGCATCGGCGCCGGCTTCTGCTTCGTCTTGCCTGAATCCATCCTGACGACATAATACGCGTTCTCATTACCGTATTTGTAGTCGGTCTTGTGTGACTTGTTGAACTTGTTTATTATCTCGCCCGCGTCGACCGCATTAAGGAACGCGTTGTAAAGCGTCTGGTTACCCATTGTGTTATCTACCCCGATGACCACCGCGTTGTTTCCGGGGTTTACCGTATACCAGTCCCCGTTGAACATCGACTGCAGCGCTGCCGCCCCGGCTTTCTTTATCTCCGCCATTATAGTGTCGACATCGTATCTCGAATCAGGCATGTTCCGGTAAAGCTTGACGAGCAGCTTGTACATGGCAAGGAATTCAGTGCTTCTGCATATGTCGCGCGGTATCTGGTTATACCTTGCCATTATGTCCTGCTTCTTCGCGTCCCACGCCGAATGCAGCGCGGCGGATCATTTCGCCACCGCCCGCTCGTTTCCGGGGTTGTCCTTGTTGAATAGTTTCTTTATCGTGAATTTCTTCTCGAACTTCTCGATAAGCTTGTCGATATACCGGTCGGAATGTGAAAGGTTTTTCTCGCACGTCCGCTTTATCATGTCGTACAGGTCGTCACCCTCCCCGTAACCGCCACCGGAATACCCGTAACCGCCGTTGCGGAGATCCGGAAACTCCTTGTTGACGAGACGCATCAGCTTGCTGTACTTTCCGATAAGATACATCATCGTCGATCTATCGATGAGTCTGCTCTGTGTGTTGCTTCCCTTATATTCGTCACGGCGGACCGTCACTTCATCTGCCTCGTCGATACTTTCTTTAATCTTGCGTTTCGTCACGCCGGACGCCGCGTACTGGTCGAGATCGTCCTGTATGTTTTTCTTGAAAGCGTCGACAATCTGATCATATGAACGTATCGTGTTGACTTGATTTCCATTGCGCATTGTGATGGTAAGACGGAGCTTGTCGGCGTACTCGCCGTCGCATATATATGCCTTCAACTCCTCGATCCGTCTGTATACGCGTTTCGCCCCCTCTTTGGTGAGCAACCGCTTTATCAGGTTCGACATCCCCTTGCCCGCCAACACTCCGGCGCCGGCCAGCGCGCCGAGTCCACCGAGACCGATTTTCTTTAGCTTGTCGAAGTCGAGATTCATATGCATCAGGTCATGCGGCACGACGCCGAAATACTGTCCCGCTTCGTTCAGGATTTCCGTTTCTTTTCTGTCGTCGATGCCGAGCGATTCCGTCAGTGAGTTCAGCCCCGGATCCGCCACTTCGGTGATCGACTTGAACGGGTCTGAATATATGTCACGCGTTACGTCTTTCATTATAGGATAAGCCGTTAATACTTTACCTGATATTTATCGTATCACGGGGCGAAACGGCGAAAATATAAACGTCTGTGACCAATATAATATTCAGATTAAATTGAGTCTGAATAATTATGGAGTTCAAATATTGCAAGATAGATCCAGAGACATGCACGCTTGATGAATTGCGCGCGGAGATAGAAAGGATTAAACTGATATCAGACGAAAACAACAACAATCAGTTGGGCGCCAAGACATTCATCAACAGCGTGTATGGCGCGCTCGCGAATCAGTATTATTCGCTGTCCAACACCGACATCGCCGAGTCAATCACGCTTCAAGGTCAGGACTTGATCAAATACGCGGTGAATGTCGTTAACTGGTACTTCAGAGAGAAGTGGCATATCGATAATGATACACACCGCAAGATTGCGGCCGCGATGAAAAAAGAGTATCCGGATTTCGACGCGGACGAGTTTATGATGTTGTGCTCGAACAGACTACAGTTCGGCGAGACGCTTCAGTGCGCTGGCGATACCGACTCCGCGTACATATCGTTCCAGCCGTTGGTCGACGCGCTGTCTATACCGATCGACCGCCAGACAAAATTCCTTATGTTCATGTATGAGAATTTTTTGGAAGGGTACTTGACAATGTGCTTCGACGAGTACGCGAAGAAGTTCAACTGTCCGGAAAGTCTCGAGGAGTTCGCGCTCGAAAAGATATTCAGGTCCGGTATATTTCTGGCGAAGAAAAAATACACCGGTGACATAGCGTGGAAGGAGCCTGATATATTCGTTAACCCGCTTCACAAGATCGTGTATAAGGGAATCGAGGTGATACAGGGGTCGACGCCGAAATTTTGCCGTGACGCGATGAAGGGCTTCATCAAGTTCATGCTGGAACGGATCAATAAACACGAGGACGTCGATTATAAAGAGATTGTCGCGAACATCAGGGCAATCAAGACACGGTTTGTTCTGCAGAGTCCGGATGACATGTGCAAGACGTTTAACGTCAATGATTATGAAAAATACATTCTGGAGGATAAGCAGACGATAGTGCTGAACGACACAGCTTCTGTCCCGTTGCATGTTCGCGGTTCGGCCGTATACAACAACACGTTGTTCAACAAAGGCAAGCGGTGGAAGTCGAAATATTCGATGATCCGCAAGGGCGACAAGGTGAAGTTTTATTATATAAAGGACGATCGGATCCGCCCGGCGGGTGAGCCGGATCCGGTTTTCTCATTCCTGCCGAACAACTTTCCGACGGAGTTCGCCCCGCCGATCGACACGGATGTTATGTTCGAGAAGCTGATACTCGACCCGCTCAACCGTATCGTCGTCGCGTGCGGCTACAGGCCGGTTCCTTCGACGCTCACTTACGCGTCGTCGTTGTTTTAATCAAAACCGTTGATTTCCATGTCAGATAAACCGAGGACGAAAAAATTTAAGGGAAAGGCGCCGGCGGCGGATGTTAAGCGTCAGATGGATAACAACTCACCGGAGTCGCCATTCCTTTATATAAAGGAAGGTGGTGGATTGTCTATATCCAAATCCAACCTACTCAATGATCCGGAGGCGTTGCTGTACGACGGGTATGAGTCGTTCGATCTGGACAAACCGCAGTTTTCTGGCAGGTTGACCGGCGGCACATCCGTCATAGTGACATTAAGGTATTTCGAGTATCTGTGTTCCGCCCGTTTTAACCTTGACTATGTCGGCGGGATGCTCGCTGCCGGATTGGCGCTGACTGATGTGTTCGGTATGATAAAGCATCATCTCAAGATCGTGATGACGCTGAATGTGCCGACCGTCGACACTATATACGATCTCGACCTGATCTATACCGGCCATATACGGTATGAGAATCGGGAACATTCTGATAATTAGACTGTCATGAAATTCTACACGTCATATTTCGCGATGTGGCCGAAGCTGCCGACGGATTCGATGCGGGTGTCGGTGTCGAGATATCCGCCCGATTTTTTCAAGGGTGATCTGCCCGGCGGGATGTTCAGGTCTGAACTTCTCGCGCCGTCTGCCATGCTTCTGGCTGACTATAAGGCCGGCGTCATCGACGAATCCATGTATAAAAGACGGTATGTCACCGAACTTGCCGAGTCATTGTACAAAAAAGGATTCGACTCGTTCAAATCATATTTCAGGCGAATCCGTGACATATACGAGAACGAGATGTCGGTGTCATACGGGTCGGTCATCTTTCTTTGCTATGAAAAACCCGGTGAGTTCTGTCACCGGCATATATTGGCGGATCTCATGAACATGTACGGTTATGACTGTACAGAGTATTCGCCGTCGCCGTCCGCCCGTTCCGTCACTTTAGCGCCGGCGTTGTTTTAACTGATAACAGAAGTGTATGAAAATGATAAATAAAACGTAAAGTAATTTCACGCGATGGATTATAAGAGACTTCGTGTATATGTGATCGACTGGAAAAAGCTTGGCGGCGGGAGAAAGTTTTCGTCCGCCCGTGATTGCGTCGACGTCATGTACGACGAGTTCCGGCTGAACGCGTGCGTCCGCGGAGAGAAGATATCGGTGAAGACGAACAGTGACCGCGAAGTCGACAAGATAAAAAGGTTCATGCGCAAATACGGCGCGGACAAAGCGTACATTGATTCTGTCATCGGATCGGTGAAACCGCATGTCAGGAAAAAGACGGACGAGTCCGCCGCGCCAGTTAACACAGAAAATAAAATGCCTATAAGAATGGCGAAATATACATTAAACGAAAAATTTGATCACAAGTCCGACGGCGTGCTCGATGTGTCTGTTGACGAGTTGGTCAGAATGATACCGGCGCTGCTCCGTAACGGAAAGAAGATTGTTGTCTTCGTCTTTGACGGGCTTGTTGGTGATGTTCGCAGGGCGCTGGCGAAGAACCTGCCTTCACTGCAGGGTAAGGTTGGTGTCACGACATTTGACAAGCTCGCCGATGCATGCACACGCGAAGGGCTCGCGTCGACGATAACCGAAATCACACCGGATATCTATGTAAATGATTCTGTCCGCAATGTGTTTATAACGACATTCCATGACGACGGCGTTAACTATGTCAGATTCTCACCTGATTTTGGCAGGAAATGCGCGTGCTTCGTGGTGGGCGCCGACATGACGGACGGCGTGCAGGTGTCGCGGCGGCCGGATCATGTGTCATATGGCAGTTTGTCCGCTGGCGTCGGTGTTGATGATCAGGGCGTGCAGGAGTCGGAGCGGACCATGTCTGGCGTTCGCCGCAAAAAGATAAACGAATCAAAATTGAATATGAGACCAAACAGATTGAATGAGAGCCGTGACAGGCGGGCCGCTGACGTGAATCTCGCCGGCCGTAGGTTTGTCGACATGCTCGTCAACGAAACCGGATACACCGCGAGCAATCAGCCGAATCCGGAGGAGTACTGCAACATGCTTCTCAACATAAAGAATTTCGTCATCAACGAGTCGAATGGATACGACGGCAAGAAGTTCGTCGATCTCGCGTCTTACCTGACGCATAAGAAACTCGGCATGGCGGGTGTCACAAAGAAACCGGGATACAGTGTCGTTGTCGGCGACAAGATGTTTAACACGCCGTCGCTCGACGAGTCCGTGCGTTATTTCGGGCGCGCGCTTCGTCTGAACGAGGCGGTTGACGCAAACAGTGTTGACGGTGTTGAATACCGTAATGACCGTTCCGTCCGTCGCGGTTACGCCGTGTCAGAGGCCGCTCGTTCGTCCGTTCCGAAATCCGATTTTGGCGGTAGGTCGGTCGACGGACAGAAGATAAAGGAGTATAAGCTTTCCGATCTCGCCGATTTGCTTGCCGATAAGAAGGCGTTGCTTTCTGACCAGAAGAAAGCGCTTCGTACAGAGAAAGATGAGCGCAAGGCGGCGCGGATACAGAAGTTGATCGACAAGCTTCAGAACGAGATTGACATGATCAAGAACGAGATCTCATTCCGCAAGAAGAACAAGATGAATGAGTCGGTCCGCTCGAGGTTTGGTCGTTACCGCCGGGTGTTCGAGTCGGACGGTGACGACGACAAGTCAGACGACGGTTTCGAGGATATGTTTAAGGACCTCGGTAATGACGACGGGCAGGACGCGGACAAGAAAGGCGGCGATTCCGACGACAATGACAACGAGGAGGTTCCGATGACCGCCGTTCTCGTCAAGGTCGCGAAGGAGGATGTTGACAAGGCGAAGCGCCAGATGATAGAGGCCGGCGTCGAGGAGGATGACATTGACGTGGTTGACAATGATGATGACGATGAGGATGTCGAGATCAAGGTCGACGCCAACTCGATTATGGCGCTTAAGGACTGGTTGGATACCAAAGGCGTCGATCTCGAGGATAAACTCGGCGGCGAGATCGTTCCGCCGGAGTCGGACGACAAATCCGACGACGACAAATCCGACGACGACAAGGAGCCGGACTTCGACGACATGGACTTCGACGACATCTTCGGAAAGGACGACAAGAAAGACGACGAGTAATCGTCTATTCACATTTTATTTTCCGGCCGGGCTTCAAAAGCCCGGTTTTTTTATGCCCATATGGGGCTAAAAATAGCAAAGGTATAAAAATAAATACTATGCGAAGCGCATAATAAGAAAAATAAGAAAAGTAATATGGCGAAAAGTCTTAATTACAGCGATTATAAGAGCGCCGGCGTGTACTTTCTCGAGGAGGATAACTCAGTAATCGAGTCGATAGACGTCGAGGCTTTGCGTCTTGCGGTAGGCTTCAGTAAGAAAGGTCCGTACAACGTGCCTGTTTTCCTGAACAGTGTCTCTGACGCCGAGAAGTATTTCGGCACGATCGACACAAAGCTCGAGCGCAAGGGCAGCTTCTTCCAGCGTTCACTTAACACGCTGCTCAAGCAGGCGCCGGTCTTCGCTCTCAACCTGCTCAGGGTCGATGAGCGTGACAAGTCTGAACTGCAGCGCGTGAGCGTGCAGGCGAATAAAGAGAACGGCGAGAAGATCGCCGCGGCGTATGATCAGTACTTTGACAGGAGCAAGTTCTGGTACGCGAAGCCGGAGAAGCTTCAGGCGTTGGCGAACGACAACGCGGACGCACTGGAGTCGAACATCTTCAACATCGCGAATACCGGGACGAAGGATATAACCGTGTTCATCCGCAAGGCGGAGAACGTCAAGGGTTATAATGTTACCGCGAAGGATTTTTATGGCGCGGAGGATAAGATCCCGTACAAGTGGATCCTTCCGTCCGATTACCTGTCTGACTACTTCATTCAGGTCATTGTTGTCGAGGGCAAGTGGGACGACTATAAAAAGCTTTCGACCGACAGCAAGTGGAAAGATTTCTTCTCCGCCACCGGCGTCAAGAAGGACAAGCTTTCCGGCTTCCTTGCTGACGATGCGATCAACGTGATCGGCAACTGGACCGGCACGATCATCCCGGATTTTTACGCGAAGAACGGGCAGTATGAGTCGATAGTCCCTGTCATTAATCAGGCGACTCCGCGGACCGGCTTCATGGTCTCACTTAACGAGGAGCTGCTCGAGACGATAGAGGATGTGCATGAGGACGGCTACGTCGTCGATCTTGTTGGCCACACGATCTTGGATGGTGAAGACTGCAAGTTCAATGGATTCCTGTCGTACCCGGCGGTGGACGGATCGATCGCGTTCACCGAAACCGCGGATGCCGTCGACGGCAATATGTTCGCCGTCAGCGCGACGGACGCCAGCGGTAATCTCGTCAATTATAACAACATCACAATCGGTGATCTCATTGTTTCCGGAACCGCCGCCAGCGACGGCAGTGTGGAGGACGAGCACTTGTCAAGGGTGATTAAGAAGACGTATAAGGTTGTGACTGCAGATGACAAGAATGACGAGAGCGGCCTTTACCATAAACTGTTCTCTGGAATCAATGAAGGCGAGGCGGTTTACGTATTCACCTGTACGGACAAGGTTGCTGATTTCGGCGAGGTTTCGATTAAAGACTCCTCCACCGGTGATGAAATCGGAAAGACGACGCACGCCGTGTCACGTCACAGGGCAATAACCGACCTTTATGACTCGCTCTCTGGCCTTTACCTCAAGGGTCTCGAGATCGGTAACCGTCACATTCCTGGATATGACAAGGACGGTAACGTCGACATCGAGGCTGGTATCGAGAAGATATATGGCATGCTTGATGACGCCGGCATACACCGCGGACTCACCAACACCGACATGATCATGTTCCGGTATATTATCGACACGATGGGCGGCGGCAAGGGCCAGGGACTCGGTGGAAAGAAACACCTGTCGATGCTCGCGAAGGATGCCGGCTCGTGCACGGCGATCCTGTCTTATCCGTCGATGGAGTATCTCGCCTCTTCGGAGCAGCCGATATTCCGCGACATAAACGGACGTCCGGGCGACTTCGACACGAAATACCTGTCGACTGGCGGAAACCCTGACGCGATAGGCGCCGGCGCGGTGACGCTGCCGAGCGAGGACGAGGGATCGAAGTTCACCGGCGTGTTCGCACCATACCTTAAGTACACAGACGGCGTGAAGAACATTCTTGTTCCGCCTGCCGCCGACGTCGCGAACGCATACTACCGCAAGTTCTCTGCCACCGGCAATCCGTACATCACTGTCGCCAACATGAACGGCGTGCTTTCCAACTCGTCGATAGGCGGCGTCGAATACATGTTCGATAAGACAGACCGTGGCAACATCGAGCCGTATGGCATCAACCCGATCATCACGAGGAACGGCAAGGTTCTCATTTACGGTGACAAGACTGCGTATCAAGACGTCATCTCTGACTACAATTACCTGCACGTGCGCGAACTTCTCAACACGATTGAGATCGAGGTGCAAGCGAAGCTTCACCCATACGTGTTCAAGTACAACACAGCGGAGACAAGGGCGGAAATCGTGCGTAAGGTGACACCTATTTTACAGGCCATGCAGGATTCCGGCGCGCTCTATAGCTTCGAGATCCAGATGGACGAGAACAACAACACCGACGAGGTGATCGAGCGCAGCTATGGCATTCTTGACATCGGCGTCAAGATGGGCAAGAACCTCGAGAAGATCGTCACGAGGATCAAGGTCAACAGGCTGTCAGCTTAAAAGATTTCTGGACGGCGGCGCGGGACTTGAGTTTCCGCCCCGCCTTTCATAAGAAAAATAACAAGGAAAATATATGGCATTGCAGAATGTAACCAGCAAAGGTACTCTTGGCCTGCCGCATTATAACAACTCCAGGGCGTCGTCTATGATGTATGAGCCGGAGTGGAAGAACCTGTTCTGGGTCCAGATCACGCTTCCGGCCGCGGTGGCGATGGAGGACGAGGAACGCAACCTGCTTCTTGAAGAGGTGACGAAGGTATCGGGACTCGACACGAACCCGGTTCCGGATGTGACTGAGCAGCAGTATAAGTTCGCGACCAGGTCGTACGCGCAGGCTGGACCGGCGAAGACAACTATCGATGTCTCGATGGATTTCAACGTCAATCTGAGCTATGAGTCGTACAACCAGGCCGGCGCGCAGGAAACGCTCGGCGGCTCCGGCGTCGAGAACTATGTCATCAAACTTCTCCGCCGCTGGACGGACCTCATCTGGGATCCGCTAACCGGCCGCATGGGTCTGAAGAAAGACTACGCCGCCCCTGAAGTCGTCATCACCATGCACGACAAGGTGATGAACCCGTATTGGCAGTGGACGCTTTACGACTGCTTCCCTATCCAGCAGGGCATCGGGTCGATAGATCTCGACTACACGAACAAGAACGACATCGTCAAGGTCAGCGGTTTCAAGCTCCGCTGCGACCATTGGGACGAGGTCCAGCTCTAATCGTCCGTGCGGAAAAGCGAAAAAGACGGCGGCGACGCCGTCTTTCTTCGTCTTTTGTAAAACATAAAATATGAAAACGACCTATGGAAAACGTCAAGGCGAAAGAAGTGTCGGCGTTCGGCGTGGCTAAACCGTTCTTCTGCCGCGGATGCGACTGGCTCCGCTACAAGGAGTCAGATCTGACGCCATATTGCGTGCTGTCGCATTCAGTCGAGCAGTTCCGTTACGGCGGATGCAGCAACAAAAAGATTATATAGTCCACGAACACTGTTTATTCGCGTTTTAAGACAATAAAAATGACCGGATGGTAATCCGGTCATTTTTCATGTAAAGCCGCGGTCACGGGCTTCTAATCGCCGTCGACGGTGAACATAATGTTCTTGTCGTCGATGACCGTCATAGTCCACGGACTGTTCGACATCGCCGCGACGAACGCCTGCGCCAGCGCGGTCGGGTCGATGATTGCCGGCGTGACCTTCGGCTGATCCGCCGGGACGTTCCCTCTGCCCGCCCCACGGTTTCCGGTCCCGGACGTTTCGTCAACCTGTTCCGCGGCGGAAGGTCCTTTCTTCGCGTACTCCCGCTGCGCCTCCGCCTGCATGAGCGACGTCTGTGTCTTCAGCAGCTCGATCTGTTCCTTTATTTTCTCCATGTCGATCTTGTCGACCGATTCCGCGAGCTTCTGGATCTCCTCCGTCAGGCGCCTGAGCTCCGCGACCCTGCTGTCGTTCTTCGACTTCGCGAGCACTCCGTCGATCTCCTTGAACGCCTTCGACACGGACGCGGCGGATTTCTCTATCGCCTTCGCGGCGGTCTTCGACTTCTTCGGGTCGGCCGCGCCCTCCACGGCGTCGGCGAACGCCTTGAACCCGCCGGACAACTGGCGCGCTATCGACGGCATGTTCACTTTCCTCTCCGCGCCGCCGTCGGTCTTGACCGTCATCACGCCGTCCGCCGTCATGCCGGCGCCGATGTCGGATATCATTTTTACGAACGACTCAACCGGGTCGATTATCGCCGACAGCGCGGACCTCCCGTCCTCCGCCGACATCTTCGACATGTTTTTCCACATCCGCTTGTTGTCGTCGCTGTACAGCGTGTTCAGGAAGTTGACGACCGTCCCCGCGATGGCGGCGCCGACCGGCTCTATCGGCTGCACGTTACCGTCCTTGTCGAGCAGCCCGCCGTCTTTGAACTTCAGCAGCATCTCCGTGAACGCGGTGATCGGCTCGATGACGACGCCGAGCTTCCCGAACACGGCGGCGCCGCGGTTGAGCTCGCGGCCGGACAGCTCGTTCCACCTGTCGACGTTCTCCTTCGCGTACATGGTCTTCAGGAACAGCGTGACTGCCGATATGATCGCCTTCGACACGTTCGTGACGTTCACCGTCCCGGTCCTCTCTATCTTTCCGTTGACGACCGACACCCTGGCGAGCGTCTCGCCGTCGCCGCTGTCATATGACGCCAGCATCTCGACCAGCGACGTCACCGGTTTTATGACGCGGCGGAGGTTCTTTATGTTCTTCCTCACCGTCCCCGGCTCAGACAGCTCCTGGAATTTGCCGAACAGCGTGCCGGTAAAGTTCGTCACTATCGCGGCGAGACTCTCCGCGTTCGCCATGATGTCTTCCGCGGTCGGCTTCCCGTCCTCCCCGCTCGTCATGTCGGTATATTTCTGCAGCGCGCCGAGGAAATTCGGGACTATCGCGACCAGCCGGCGGAGGTTCTTCAGCGGCTTCCTCGCCGCGCGCATCCTCTCGTCGACCGTTTTGTCGAGCGCCGCCATCCCGCCGAAGAATCCGGTCGTGAACCTCAGCAGCGCGTCCGACACCTGCCGTCCTTTCGACTCGAACTCCGTCCCCTCGCCGGCGGACGCGGACTTCTCCATGTCTGCCCTTGTCTTGTCGCCGATGCCGTTCATCATCGACATGAACCGCGACGACGTCCTCACCAGCCTGTTCACCATCTTCAGGCTCCGCCGCGTCCGCCTGAACGACTCGCCGATCGCGTTCTCGAACTCGTCGCCGGCGAAGAACGCCGTCGTGAACGACAGCACCGCGCCGGAAATGACCGCCGCGTTCTCCGCCGCGGAGTCAATCATGTTCCGACCGTCCTTCCCGTCCTTGTCGAAATCCCTGATGATTTTCATCAGACCGCGGGTGACGCCCACGAGTCGCGCGACGTTCTTGAGTGTCTTCTTCTGCTTCCGTATCGTCGACCTGTGTATCTTGTGCCCGTCGTCCGCGGATTTCTCCCACGCCGCCAGCATGTCGGTCACGACCGTCATGAATCCCGACACCGCGGTCTTCATGCTCGCCGCGTATTCGACCGCCTCCTCCGCGCCGATGCCCGCCTTTTTCAGCGCGACCATCGACTTGGCGATCCCGTCGATCGCCTTGATGACTTTCATGACGGCGCGTTTTCCCTTTCTGACGACCGCCATTTTCACCGGCATGTCGATTCCAGCGAACAGTCCCATCGTCTCGTTCAGCACCGGTTTTATCATGGTCGTTATCCATGTCTGTCCGTTCCCGTCCGGCTTGTCGAGCCCGTTTTCCTCGAGCGTTTTCCTGACGCCCGCCACCGCGGCGATGCCGCCGGTTATTGACGTCGCGACAAGCAGGAACGCGATCCCGCCGGCGAGCGCGGCCAACGTCACCGGCGCCGCCGCCGCGAGCAGGGCGCCCACCCCTATGACGCCGGCCGTCACCGCCGCCATCAGGCCGAACGTACTCCACACCTTCTTGCCGTCGTATTTTTCCGATATCGACATTATGGATTTCGTCATGAGCACCATGCCGAATCCTATCATGCCCAGCGCCGCGATGCCGACCAGCGCGCCCGGCGCGGCGGCGAGGCCGAATCTCGACACGAGGAACGCCGTCCCCGCCATGATCCCCGTCACCGCCGTCATCAGCAGGACTGTCTGCCATATCTTCGACCCGCCGCCTTCGTCGAAGCCGGAGATCTTCGACAGCAGCACGACCGCCGTCATCATCCCGATCGACGTCGCCGCGAACAGAGCCAGCGCCGCCGCGCCCTTGACCGCGGATCCGTCCGACACCCGCGGCTTCGCCATCAGCGCCGCCGCCCCGATCAGCGCCGCCCCGACGACGGTCATCAGGCCGATCGTCCCGATCAGCGCGCCGGCGTCGGCTGACTCGACCGCCTTCGAAAGGACGACGACCCCGGCGGTCACGGCGAGCAGCGACCCGCTGAACAGCGCGAGCGCGCTCGCGCCCTTCTCCGCCTTATCCATCCCGTCGATCCTCGACAGCAGCCACGCCGTCCCGATCAGCATCCCGGCCGACGCCGCCGCGATTCCGAGCGTCGCCATCACGTTCCCCGACCCGGCGATCCACGACACGGCCGCTATCCCGGCCGTCATCGCCGTCAGCGTCCCGGCGAGGACCGACATCGACCTGACGTTCCGGTCCGCCGCCGCGACGTCCTTTTCCGATATCGTCAGGACCAGCTTCATCGCCCCGATCAGCATCCCGCACAGGACCGCCTCCGCGGCTATGGCGCCGATGATCTTCCCGTCGATGACGAGCGCGACGCCAGCCGTGAGCGCGGTCAGCCCGCCCAGCGCGAGGACGAACCCCGTCATCGCCTTGATGTTCTTCGCCGCGTTGTCGTTGTTGGCGGACATCGACGCGATCTCCTTTACATGCTTCCCGATTATCGCGAGCTCGAGCCGGAGCGCCGCCGCCCCGACCAGCGCCGCCGGGGCGAGCAGCGCCGCCGCGGTCAGCCTGAGCGACAGGCCGGACGTCAGGCGGATGAACGTCTCGTAACCCTCCGCGGACCGTCTCACGCCGGTGACGTCCTTCGCGGTCAGACCCGCCGACATGTCTTTCGCCGCCGCGCCGATCTCCTTGAACACCCGGCCTATCCGCCTCGCCTTCCGGCCCGCGCCGGCCGGCACCTCCGCCGATCCGAGGGCCGCCGCCGCCTTCGCCATCGCCTCGACCGCCTCGCCGGCCTTTGAGCCGACCCTTTTCAGCGCGTCCGCCGCCGCGGGGTCGATCCTTATCCTGCCGATCTCCCTGAACACCGCGTTGACCGCGCGTCTCGACCTCGCCGCGGCCGCGGGGTCAGCGGATATCCCGGACATCGCGCCGGCCAGCGCGGAGATGTTCCTCGCCGCCGCGTTCGCGGATCCGGCGGCCGACAGCTTTTTCGACACCGCCGCCAGCCCGTCGAGCTCGTTCCCCTTTATCTTGCCCAGCGCGGCCAGCGCGGCCGGGTCGACCCCCTTCGCCGCCGCGAGCGCCCCTGCGAACGCGGATATCGCGCCGCCCGCCGCGGCCAGCCCGTCGAGCGATCCGTCCTTCCCCGCCGCGGATATCCCCGCCAGCCCGTCCGGCAAAGACACGGCCAGCCCGGACAGGTCGACCCCCTCCGGCAGCGACGCCAGTATCTCCGCCGCGCCCCTCAGCGACCCGGCCGCGGCCTCCAGGCCGGACCACGCCGCCGGCTTTATCCCGGCCGCGTCCTTCTGCGCCCTTTTTATATCGGCCAGCCACGACAGGTCGATCCCGGGGTCTTTTATCCCGGCGAGCGCCCGGATCCCGTCCGCCGCCTTCCCGATCCACGACAGGTCGATCCCGGGGTCTTTTATCCCGGCGAGCGCCCTGACCGCCGACGCCGCCGCCCTGACCGCCGGCAGCGCGTCCCCGACGGACCTGATCCCCGCGGCGTCGACCTTCCCCACGGCGGACAGCGCCGACGCCGCCGCCGCGATCCTCCGCGCGCC